CCGATTTGATTCTGATTCTGAGTTCGAGCAAAGAATTGAAGATGGAGAATTATTTGATCGTGATCTTATTGCCGCGATAAAGGATAAGTATAAAAATACTAATTTAAAAGCAAATGATGACAAGAGCGTTCGCTCTGGAAGGGGAGCCTCTCTTCCGGGGGATATCTCTGGATTATTAAGTGCAATAAAGGATGATATTTAATTATGGCTCAAGGTGACGGATCTAATAGTACCGGTGCCGCCATCGGCGGCTTGGCCGATTCGGCGACAAGGGCCACTACCAGTGTAAAGACGTTATCCGAAAGCTTGACATCCCTATCTAGGGCCGGCATCAACACGGGTAATGGCCTCGGCCTTCTGACTGATGGTATAGCCGGCACGGCAAAAAGCATAGCAGATTTAACCGGGCAGATGGAATCGATTGTGAGGGCGGTTCCAATACTTGGCGGCCTTGCCTCGGCCCCCATTGGTGCAGTAAAGAACGTTATTAGCGCCATGGGCTCGGCAACAAGGGTCGCCTCGGAGGCGGTACAGGGATATATAAACACATTAGATGCGTTTTCAAAGCCAATCCGCGAGCTCGAAGGGGGGATGTGGGATCTCGAAAAGGCATTCGGCGGAACCTTTGATACCGCAAAGTCTTTTTATGAAGTATTTAATACCGAAGTCACGTCAGATTTCGCAACTCACATGTTCCTCTCCGGAGAGAGTCTTCTCAAAATGTCAGAGGCCACAAGCGGTACTAGTATCAGGATGTCGGATCTCGCAGATACAATGCATGTGGGAGGGAGGGCTACAACAGCATGGTCTGTGGCCACAGCTCACGCTACAGCGATAGGAATGACTGCCGCATCATATATGTCTCATTTAAATACCTCCATGAATGTGTATGGAATGTCGACCGAGGGCGCTATTGGGCAGATGGCGATGTACAATCAAGTAGCCTCAGAGACTGGGTTAAATACCGACAAGGTCTCCAGCACCCTAGAGGGCGCGGCTCAAAGATTTGAAAAATTAGGAATGTCGGCAAACTTTGGCCGCCCGTTTTTAGAAGGGTTTGCCCAGTCGGTGACAAATGTTGGGCTAGGAATAGAGAACGCAATGAACCTGACCAGGTCATTTTCCGGCGCAATTGGAAAGCTAACCGAAGATTATGGCCTGGCTTACGTAACGTTTCAGAGAGGAGGCCTCGAGATGGGGGGCTCGGGCGGATCGGGAGTCCTCGGGGCGTCGATTGGGCTTCGCGCAGACATGTTAAGAGCAGAAAGAGATGGGGACCAGGGGGCTATGGCTCATACTCTGGCACAGGGGATGCGAGATACTATAGCGTCTTTTACCGGAGGAGATATTGTCACTCTGACTGAGGCCGATAACGACCCATCTAAAGCGAATGCCTACTATATGCAAGAGCAACTGCTGATGAGTCAGTATGGCATGGGCCAGGACGATGCATCCAGGACGCTAGAGATGCTGTCAGAACTCGATGATGCTCGCCGGTCTGGAGACTCCGGCGCTGTAGCGGCCCTAGAGGCTCAACTTAGTGAGTCGCGAACCGCGGTGGACGAGACCTTGGACGAAACCAAGAAGATATCTCTCCACACTGGAAGGCTAGTCGCCATGGCCCAGATTGCACAGATAGACAACATAAGGGGCCTTAGGGGGCGGGCTGGGGATGACGCCCGTCACATCGAGAGTGCCATGCGAGCCCTATTTAATCGCGTTGCCGAAATGGGCGGCGATAGCGACCAAGCCGCCATGGCAAATAGAGACTGGGACCAGATGAGCGTCATCATGGGAAACCTTAGAGGTGTCGATAGTTCAGACGACCTCGACGCAGCTGAGAGCGCGATAGTTTCCAACGCAGAAAGGACCCTCAGTAACCTAAATGAGGCCGGCGATATGTCACCGGAAGAGCTGGATATGCTAGATAGATTAAAAGAACGGGTTGGGGAATACACGAGGAATGGGACATACATAGCACCGAATAGCCAGGAAGCAGAAGCTGCAGCCCTCGCCGGTCGCAGCGGCACGTCCGGAAGTGGCTCGAGTGGGCGCAGCGGATCCAGCTCCGACCTCGCCTCATCTATGAATCGGCTCAGCCGAGCCCTCGAGAATCAGCCACAAAGAGTGGTAGTAACACCCGCCAACAGCCTGCTGGCGCTAGTTGAGGCCGCCGGCGTCCCCGATGGTGGCTCACAATGACCAGAAAGATAAATTCAAGCTTTACGCAGACAAGAGAAACTATAATGTTTTTCCTTCCGACATATTTGACGGAAGATCAGTCATCAGATCCGGCCACGGGTGTTCCGATTTCATATGGGGAGGACGGAACTTTCGGGAAGGACGCGAAGGTTATGTACCTAAATCCCCAAGAGTTTAATATATCAGAGAAAAAAGTTATTTCATCTCAAATGACAAAGGGCGGGTATATGGTCCAATATTGGGGAGAGGAGCTTCCAAGTATAAACGCCAGCGGAACAACCGGCTCAGCAGGAATTGAGGGTATAAATGTACTAAGAGACATCTATCGTCATGAGCAGATTCATTTTAGAAAAGTTTTAAAGCATAGAGCCAGAGAGGCTGCTAGTAAAAAAGCAGCAAATGATGCGCTAACTAATGCCATAGAATCCCAGTCAAGGGACGGATTTGGGGGTTTTATGACTAACGCAGCTGACCTGGTCACCGGCGGAGCCTGGTCGCAGACTGTGAATGGATTTAGTAATGCAATAGATATGATTGGGAATGCATTTTCTGGAGCCACCCCCGGCGCCGGAGAGCTAAAGACATCGTCATTTCTTACGGCACCAACTTTGGCGTCATTTGCAACTCAGGTCGATATGTACTACCAAGGGGAGATGTTTCGCGGGTTCTTTTTAAGCTTCAACGTAAAAGAATCCGCAACGAGTCCCGGCTTGTTTAATTATGACTTTAGCTTTACTGTAACGCGAAGGACTGGTGTTCGAGAAAACTTTATGCCATGGCATCGCAAGGCTCTCGGCCCAGACGGCAAAACTAGAACTGCCACTGAGCCAAATGTCAGCGGAGATGAGTTTGATTATAGGGGCTCAAATAAGAGCATAGAAATAAGTGAGCTAAGCTTTGAAAGCAATCTGTCAAGGGGAATTTTGAAGCCAATTAGGATTAAGATCGCCGAAGACGGAGACGAATAAGCGCTCATCTTCTTGATAAAAAGAGCGGTAAATTATCCGTCTTTTGGTAAAATAAGTTAGTAATTTAAGTTTAGGTTTGTAAAGTGGCTAAAAAAAATGACATCATTGCCGATGGATTGAAATATGTTGAGAATGCCGTTAATGGAATTCTCAGAGGAGAGGCTACGGCATGGGTCGATACAAAGAGCACCGATAGCAATCACCAGTCCCTTACGGAGTCTGGTTATAGTATTTTTTTGAATCAAGATAAAAATTCATCTTTTACGCCAAAGTCTAGAAACGTAGTAAGTATGTCCCCAGAGGCGGTTGTACTTATTAAGAAGAAGGCATTTTCGTCACTGAAGTCTTCAAATGATTTAAAATGGATGGACGATACTGAAAAGATGTTTTTAAGGGCGACCAAAGCTCTTTTTGCAATAAAGGTCCAGCAGCTTCGAGCATATGAGTCTCTGACCAAGTTTAAGGATTATTATGCAGAGCATAAAGAATATAATCTCAGCTTGCTATCTCAATTTCTAAAAGAAGCAGAGTCTACGGCCGACGCCAAGGCCCTAAAGTCTAACGACTTTTCCGGGGGAGTCTTCTCGGATATAGGCGATGTGTTCGGATATACCGCCGGACAGGATGCCGCCCGAAGGGTGACGGAGGAGATTGCTGATATAATAAAGAGAAATGCATTCTCTTATGACTCCACGTTAACAACCTGGGTTGTTGATCCTGAAAGTGAGGATAATTACTCAATTGGCCCCGGAACCGGGGTCATAGAGATGTCTTCATTCTTTTCTTTTACGACATCTTGCGATGTATCTTCCAATCCAAGCTCTGCGACGATAAATATAGAGAATCCATATAGGCTAATGACAGTTCTTGAGGGAGATATTGAATCTGCAATAGATGAGGCCGTAAATGGTACCCTTGGCCTCTTGAGCGCCCTTGCCAACGGTGAGGGATCCGTTGCCCTTGGAGGCAAGGTCCCTCCGATTGATGGCGGAGAAATAATATCTACAGCACTGGAAGCCTCGGGCCTCGGAGATATTTTAGGAGGAACAACTGTAAACTTAAATCACGTAAGAGAGAGGCTTAGAAGCTTCTATTTGGGTAAGGGGCTCGTGAACCCAGCAGACAGTGTTAATTTCTTTATACGAGGAAATCGAACAACAGAGTCGTACGAGGACGGCGGAGGATATTCGTCGATAACTATGGATAAGACGGGCCTAGAAGTTGACGACGTAATGATTAGGGCGGAAATGAGGCTGAATACCAGCGGATTAGTTGATGCCGAGTCTTACAGGAAGCTGAGACAGACTGTAGATAACTCTTTTGGCATGATCTCCGTGTATGGCGGATTTGTGAAGAGCGTATCGGAAAGCTTCCAAAGCGGAAAGTGGAAGATGACCATTAACTGTGTAGATAATATGGCCTGGCTCCAGTGGTCTAGGTTTAATATATCGCCATCTCTTAGCGATCCAAAGGGCATCTTGGAGGACCCACTAACTCCATTCGACATTCCATTGGATGACACCGGCGCTGTTGTGTACGGAGAGGGGCAGCAGCTCCTTCAGGAGAATAAAGACTTATTACATTCTGGACTGCTATCGTATGACTCGGGGCTGCTCGCCGGCCAAAATGCTTCTGAGGGAAATATTCTTCAGGGGCAATATAATGGAGCAGGGTCTCTCGATGGAGCAAAGGTTTTGCAGCATCCGAGCGGATTTGTTTACAGGTGGAAGACGGGAATTATTACTGCAACTGCAGGCTTTCAGGTGGCCGACCCAACTCAGGAGGCAAATCGACAATCTCAAACCGATCGATCTCAGTATGGATTGACGGTTGCAGAAGATGTTTTGTCAAATCTCGATATAGCAAATATTTTGAGCGTTCTCATAATCGGAGAACCCTACAATGTAGAGACTTTTATGAAGAGGACTTTTGAGGCCCACTCTAGAATTAATAGGTCATCAACAACTCTCGATCCGGCGGACCCACTGAGTGCAGTAATTGAGTCTGTGCGTCGTCAAAATGATTATTATGGAAATTTTCAGCCATATAGAATGATTACAATGAGTAATTCGACAATACAGCAGACTATATCTGCAGTTGGAAAGCTCGAGGTTGCAAAGAACTCTGTAGATCTACTTCAGAGAAGAAAGATTTCAATAAAAAGAAGAATATCAGATCTCAGAAAGAATGCTCACACTCAAAACGGAATACTTATAAATGCACTAGAGGCAGAGATTCAGTCTATAAGCGCCGCCATAAGCGATCACGTCAGGGTGGGGCTTCAGGCTGGGCAAATTTCTTCGGCAGATAATGCTGTAATTCAATTTAGTCTTTTTGGGTCTAATCCGTCGCTTCCAACTTCGAGCAATGAAGCCAGAGAGCATGATATAAATAGGGCCACAATGTTATTGGGAGCTCAAAGAAAAATCGATCAAGTAAGACTTAATTCAGATAATAATTTGTTTATTGTATCAGATCAATATGATTATAATACTGACTTAAGACCATTCCTTCTTCGGCTCAACCGATCTGGGTGGAAGCTATTTGACTCAGATTATGTTGATGTTTATAACAAGTGTACTGCGGCAACTAGTCATTTGAAATTAGAGTTCTTTTGCAATCCAAACGGACACCTGGAGTTTAGGCCGCCGGCATGGAATAAGGTTCCATATAGCGTTTTAGAAGAGGCAATAAATATGAGTCGAGAGACTGGAAGAACTATAATTCCAGACTTTATAACAAATATGTTTCAGACGAGAATAGATAGCCTTTATTTGGATATTCATACGCAGAATATTAGAATAGTATTGATAGCCCTAATGTTGGGTCGATATCCAGATAGTACGTTGATTCCAAATATGATAACTTCCGGTGGCGACTCTTTGGAGTTCTTTGGAGTAAAGTCTCCAGAGCCAAAAGGATTTTTTGGAAATCTTTTAGGAGGAATCCCGGGAATGTCATCTGGAGCCACTAATGATTCGTCAATTCCCCTTACTCGGGTTGGAGATTTAACAGAGCAGAATAATGTTTCTCTTGGAAACGGAATTAATATATCATTTACAAGCACGGAAGAAAAGGGAGACGTCTTAGACGCGGATACGGAAACAATATTGGGCGCATTCGATGTAATATATAGGGAGTCTGCCGGTGTTTCTGATGATCTATATGGAGCCATATTGGGGATCGGAACCCCTCCTGCGACGGCCGGAGGCGCGGCAACTGTTGAAAACCTAAACGCAATAAGAAACTCCTTTATGTCCAAAACAGGGAGGGATCCGGCCAAGAATCTTGGGATAGATTTAAATATAGGATTTCAAAGTAAGGACTTCTTCTTTGGGTCGGCTACGGGCTCCGACGCTGCAGAGAGGGCTGTAGATAATCTTTTGGGCGAAAGTGATATTCTAAGCAAGCTAGAAAGCGCTATTTCAGAGAGGGACTCCTTGGTGTCGCTGCTTAAAAACAATATAGCAAAAAGAACGGAGCTCGAAGAAATTGAGCAAATGTTTTATGGAGATTATGGCTCAGAGGATGAGATAAAAAGCATGAGCGGGAATAGCGCTATTGCAAAACTCACTCGCGGCCTAAAGTCAATCGGAGAGCCCCTTCAGGCGGTTAATCGTGGGATTAATGCTATAAAGGATATTTTAACGGGGTCGGCGGCAAAAGGGTCTATTTTTGACCATTTGATTGAAGATGACCGAAGAAACCTTTTGGGTCCAGGTTCTGGCTCTAGGTTTATAATCGGAGAAGAAAATATATTATCTGCTAGCTTTTCGGAAAATCCACCGGAATTTACAAGAGTGGATATAAAAGGAGATCTGCCACTCGGCGTAGCAGATGCTCTTGAGCGCTCGCTCGAGGGTTATTATCTTTGGGCGGGGGCAACGGACTTTGATCTCTGGCGTCAATATGGGTACAAGCAAAAGAATATAAAAGTTCCATTTATTAGCGACCCAGAGTCTCAGGGTAGGCCGTATGCTATTTTGGAGCTACAAATGCAAAGAGCCCTCATCAATAAGGGCTCTGTAACCTTGGCGGGAAACGAGTTTTATCGACCAGGAGATGTGGTTTACTTATCAGAAAAGGGGCTTCTTTATTATGTAAATTCTGTAAATCACTCATTCTCCATAGGCCAGTCCTTTACTACGACCTTGGATCTTACATATGGGCATCCTCCCGGGATCTACCTCCCCACGCCACTTGATGTAATCGGGCAGCAGTTTGCAAAGGACCCAATGAAGCACAGCACAATAACATATAGAAACGAAAGAGGGGATGATAATTATAGACCATTGCGCCCGGATTGCTCCCTGGTGTTTCCCTCCACCCCTGGCGCGGGCGTTGCTGAGCTTCTGGCGTATGGAGATAATCAGGTAAGGTTTACAAATATGATGATCGATCTGGCCGGCACTGCCGTTGGAAATAGATACGTTCTAATAAGAACGTTTGTAAAATCAAAATATGATAATTCTGCAAAATCTGATGCAGAAAGAAACTCCAGCACCGTCAAGTCTTTGCTAATGGATCCGCAGCAGGTATCTCATCAGCCTTCTGGCACGTCTGGGCTGGATGTTCTTATGGAAACTGGGAGGGACCTGTTTATGGGGACCGGAACTTCGAAAGAAGTCTCTCCAATGAGGCTCCCCAATAATATTATGGCCAGTCCCGTTCCGGAAGATAAAATTTTAGAGCAAATTGTATATTTAGAAAAAGAAGATGAAAATACCGTTGGAACAATCAGGTGCATGAATGTGGATATCGCAGGAGATCTAAGTGCTGCTGGTATCAGCATAAGTGATGCTGATATTCTTGGAGTCTTTCCAAAAGGGGGTCCCAAGCAGAAGACATGGCTGGATTTGCGAATAATGATGAGTAATACAGAAAATGTGATCGAAATAGGGATAATCGATATTCCGGGATCAGTAAGTGAGGCTGGGGGGTAGTAATGGTTTCTGGTTTAAATCCATTTAAAGCTTATTCAATGCTCTCATATACCGTCGTAGGAGTCGATGGTCGTGGAGGTGTTCTTCTCGAGTCCGATGATTCCGCGGGAACGTCAATCCCATCTGTTTCGGCATCGATCCCACAGTGGTTGGCGGGAACGGATCACGGAATAGTCTCCGGAGGAACATCCCTGAATGGAATGAGGGTATTTGCGTGCAGAATCGCGAACACCGATGAGCTGGTCATAATGGGGGTAAAAACACCGCCGATTCATGTAAATGAAAGTGGAATCGACCCATCAGATCGGCCAGCCGGGCTTACTCCCCTTCCGAGGAGCATGCTTGAAAATGGAGAGTTGTGCATACTTGGCCCATCTGGCTCCATGGTTCTTTTGGATAATGATGGAGTGGAAATATCGGTTCCAAGCGGATCCGGATATAAGATTGGCTCCCTGGACGGAAGTGCTACTCGAACTCAGATTTCAGCTTTATTTCATGGCGCAGTTAGGGCAGATGCGGGCGGGATAGTTAGGTCAACAACGGTTCGAAGAAGCGGCTCCATGATGCCATCAATTCCGAGTAACGACGATACGGATCTTAATATATCTAGAGACCTTTCGGGCAGCGAAAGAGGGCTGTTTGCCGCCACCGCCGAAGAGTTCTCCGACGGCGGCGCACCGAGAAATATTCCAAGAAGTGAATTTAGACAAGTTATAAATGAGTTCCCAAGTTATGTGGGCTTTGCGGGATTCGGCCCGGAATCTGCACTGATAATGGAGACAATGCCAGTACATGGGGCCACAACTGGAGGTCTCAAGTTCCGCAGAGGAATGAGTCACAAGAATGCATTATTTTTAGACTCAAGTCAGCTAATTGAGGTAATTGGCGGAAGCGTAGTTGATATGGGATCCAATGTTTTGGATATAAACTACGGAAAAGTAAGTATTGGTGGGGCCGATGGCGCCGTTCCCACCACGGATGTTGGCAGAGGCTTTGAAAAGGCAAGAAGAATATCCAGAAGAGAGCTTGGTTACCACTTTCAGCTGTCGACATCTACGGAAATAAGCAGCCCCGTCGAAACTGCTAGTAATTTCGTTTTTGGAATCGACAAAGAGGGGGTTGCAAAATTAAATGTTCCAAGGAGCTCTCCTACCGGAAACATCCCATATGTAACTAATGCAAAATTGTATAATAACAATGGAGAAATATCGGTCGAGCCAGCACTCCCTACCTCCGATGAGGATATTCCGATAACGTTGAGATCTAAATCTGGAATGGTAATATATCCAAAGATAAATCATCCATTTCCATCTCAGCGCACAAAGCGTGGTACTGGGGTTAGGTTTGCAAATTCATCGGGGTACTTTCCGGAGGAGGGGGAAACTGCGAGGGTAAATACCACAAAGCATCATAATATGTATGCCGCAGCTGAGATGTTGATCGCGAATACTATTTCGAAAATTTATATTCCCCCAAACAATATAACTCCGACGGGAAAGATTCCACGAGGAGCTCCTAGTCGTCCAGAGGGGTTTGAGATATGTACCGGCCCGCTAAGAGGAGACGGAAGAGAGGAGTCAAAGCCCCATTCGGGATCTATGGCGAAAATAATTGTCTCCCCAAAGGGGTCTGCCATTGACTCCGGAGGCGGAGTCACGGTGTGCGGAAAGGACAGGACTAGTAACTATAATGAAGATGGAACGCGTGCAAACGGGTTTTTTGGGAATGTATTTGACATAACGTCTATTGAGCCAGCCCCGGATGGAGGATCCACTGTCGAAATATCTCAAGTGTCTTCTGGGGCTCCAATATCTTCCGCCGGCGGAAGAAGTATGAACGTAAACCTCGAGGGCTCACTAGAGATGTCTGTTGGGGCGGATGACGCCGACAAGAAGAGCGTGGTGTTGGATACGGCAGGAAGTCTGATCGCATGGCTGGGGAAAGATAAAAATAACAGGAGTGCAGTCGTACAGACAGACGGAGACGTAGCGATTAGCGTTGGAGGGATGAGCTCTGGGGGGTTCAGTGCCGGCAGGTTTGATCTTAGAGTAAACGTAGTAAACAAGGGCACCTTAGATGCTCATTATAATAGTGAGCCGCCAGAAAAGACGATGCCGACGAAAGGCTCCCCGGGTGATGCCGAAGTACTCCCGCCATATGCATCAGACTACATTATATCGATCGGCCCCCACGGCCTAGTTATAGCAGGAATGAATCCCCATACTCCGATGGTTATTAGGAATGATGGCAATCTAATGTTAGAGGCGACCGATAAATTAATTTTATCTGGAACGAAAATTATGATGAGAGAGGGAGGCAAGGCCGAGCGGCCTTCGCATCAGGACACAGTATCTGCATCGGATAAGGGTAGCGCAAATCCTCTGGATATAGCAACATCTATAAAGGAGGCCATCGAGGTCGCTGCAGAGTCGCTTGTCCCCAAATCGTGCGAATAACAGTCTCGATTAAATAAGATGTTTGTAGTAATATATTGCAATAGTTTTTAGGTTTAATAAATGGCAGAAAAAGCATCAGAAATATTACCGCTAATAGTTGGCGCAAAAATTCCAAGCTCGAACGAGGAGTACTCCCTTTATCGTGTAAACTGTGAGGCAAATAACTCCACAGAGACCTCGAAGTCTGGCGACTTACAGGTTTTGCACCCTTGTAATGATGACAATTACTTGCCGTTATCCGGCGGGGCGGTTGCCGCCATCCCAAGTCCACTCGGAGTATTTACCTCTGATGGCATTCCTGACAGTTTAAAGAGCAATAATTTACAACGTTATGGTTCGACAATTTCTGCTGTAAAAAGCCTATTTCTCGACGACCCCATAATGGAGGCCGCTGCAACTGACGGGAGCAACATAAATTTCTCAAAACTCATAGAAAGGGTTCGAAAAGCCTCGACGAGGGCTCTCAAGGGCATGCCATCAGACTTGCCGTGGGGAGTGGGAGGCCCTCCGGAGCTATATTTGGCGGGGCATACTCCGACGGACCGAAGAGACTCTGTTTTAGATTATGAATCTTTAAAGGCAAATCTCGGCTCAGATCAGCCAATATCCGGCAAAGAGATCGGAAAATTTAAGTTTATTCCGATAGAAGCCCTTGCATCATTAATTATGGTTCTCTCGGGGAAGGACGAAGCCTCAGAGGCGGGGCCAGACGACAGAAGTGGAAAGGGCCTTTATAATGCAGTCGGTCCAAGCGGAAGGACCATGGGAGAGCTGGCAGAGTCGTTATGGCAAAAGGCATCTGCAAGCAGCCCGATCGAGACGGCAGATGACATAGCCGTAACAGATATAATGAATGCTGTTTTGGATCTGTTTCCCATCTTTAGGGTGTCAGAGGACGATATCAATGCGCCCAACCCGGAAAGGATAGTCGGGTACTATACCGCTTATAATAATACATTATATGCAAAATTTCCAGAACTAAGCGGAACAGATTCTTCTGGGTCGTCACCAAATATGCATGAAATCGGAGAAGAAGACTCCGAGACTCCCGGTCCGCTATTTTTTCTAAGGGTGTTTTACGGGTCCTCAAGCATACAAGAAAGCATAGCGATAAACCACTTGCCGCCGCCATCTTTGGGCTTGAATTCTGAGTCCGCTGATTATCCTGTGCATGGAAACCTGGAAATAACCCTGGACGCCGAGGGTTTAAATCCGGATATGCTTCATAAGTATAACTTCTTTCTATCACCACTCATGACTCGCCCCGACGATCTGCCGCTAAGCTCTCAGGGCATGGAGCTTTCTCCTGGAGAAATAGAGGTAGTAACGTCTCCTGTTCTGACGAGAGCCACCACTGGGGCTCCGACCATAGGGGGATTTGTGTTGAACCCGTGGTTCACCCCCGCGAGGACTTTGAATTCGTCCGGAAATTTTAATATATCTACCACCCTGGAAGACCAGACATCTATTACTCTTACGGGGGCCGCAGAACACAGTATCTCCCTGTCTGTGGGAGATGTTGGGATCCCGAATGTCAACCTCCCGACATTCGTTGGATCTGTGGATCTTCTTGTGGGAGAAAAGAATCGATCAGATGGATTCTTGGGCGATTCTTCTGATAATGATGATATTTATTTTAACAATAACTCGTCGCATTTAAAAAGGATGCTATCGTCTACTAGGCCAAAGTTTTTCAATATTAATTTAGTATCTAGCCTTTGGGCGAAGAATCTCTCTCCGGCGACTTCTGGAAAAGAAGATGGAGAGCCGGTGGTTCGAGTAACGTTCGACGGCCTTGATATAAGGAAGAAGTTCAGGCCGCCAGCCGATAATATTAAATTTGCAGTTTACGTCATGGACGAGATCGGTCAAATTGCCCGGGCAACAAATTCTGTGCTACAACTAAGCCTCCCCTCCCCAAGCCTTGGTCGCGTCACCCCGGGAGGCTTCCAGGGGGACCTTCCTATGTATGGCTCTGAGCGGGCAATTGTGACGATTAGCGGGAGTGACTTTGACGAGGTAGTCGGGGTTCGTTTTAGCCCGGCAAATTCTCTGGACCCAAGCCTGGCAACTGATCATTACTTTTCGGACGGTGTCTTTAGGGGAATTGTTAGCGAGAACTCTATAGGGATCATGGGGGTTGATGACTCTGCAGATTATGGTACGCTAACGGGACTGGGCTCGAACGTTGGGCCCGTGACTCTCGGCCTAATAGATCGAGTGGGAGGGATCCACTATGGTGCTGGGCGGACTGGGCTTGCTTATATATCTCCCGGTGGAACGCCGAGCGCAGATAGGCCATCGAGAGATGAGGTCCCGCCTCCACTTGTACTGATTGAGCATCCAGAGGAGGAGTTTGAGGCCGCAAAGTTTTTTGAAAATAGCTTTAGTGCAGTCCCTCTCTTGATGGATGGAGGCAGTGCAAAGTTAAAGATAAAGTCAAATAACAAACTGTTTCGATCTGGAAATAAATTATTTGGATACCTAGCGTTAAAATCTACGGAGAAAAACAGGAAGATAATAAAGGACTTCTCGATGCCATCGGAGGTTGTTTCTTTGCGCGCTGGCGATGGCGAGAATTATATTGTTGCAATAAATGTTATTTATAGATTTAGTGACTCTAACTCTGGTGATTTTTATCGGCTGTCAAACAAAAATAGTATTTTAAAATTCCCCGGATCAAGCTATGTCGGATATAATTTTTCTCAGCTTCCGAGTGCAGATGGTCCCTCGAAGATACTTATAACTAACAAAGAAATAGAGCTGGCGGCACCTGCTGACAACGATGGCGCCGCTGCCGGCGATCCGGATCCTTTGGAGGTTACATTAGAGCCGAATGGATATGGAACGGTAGATATAGATGGATTTTCTCACCCTCCAACAATCCGCGGGCTATATCTTAAGCTACCCGGCAGTGACGATGTACAGACCAATGCGAGGGAGTCCGACATCAATGGTAAGCTGAAAAAGAAGCTCGAGAAAAGAAACCTTGAACCCAGCGAATATGGAAAGAAGCTGAAGGCCGGAAACAAAGTCAGCCTGTTGGGTGTTCACGTTGATCTTCCCGCTGGAGCAGGGAAGTACAAGGGATATATTGGAGGAAAAAGGCTTAGTAGAAAGCTTGGATTCGAAAGCCTGACTGGCCGTAGGGTTAAGTTTGGTGGCGGTGCATTATTTGTATTTAAAGGAAAGCAGATCGACGACGACGGATGGCTCGATGTTGAGATAAGAAAGAAAGATAAAAACTATGGGGTTACCTATGGCTCTTCCGTATACAACCGAGTTACCGTCAGCATAGAAGGGGATGAGCCATTCGAAACTGTTGATGGCGTTAAGATTTATAATGGTAGCGATCTAAAAGTTTTAAAAGGTGAAAGTGACATCAACCAGGGCAGTCCAAGCCAGGTAGTCGGCGAACCGGTGGATAGTAGTAGTGTTATCATTCCAACGGAAAGGCTAATACTCGCGCCATCTAGTTATCCCCGTCCAGGCGGATCCGCATCAGATGTTGAGTTTATGAGCGAAGTGGTTTTAGTCCCAAATATAGGGCTCAAGCTGGGCCGTGAGGCCGGTACGGGTGACAATAAAATTATTCATGGAACGCGATTCGAAGGCATTCCGGATGAGCTTATTGTCAATTTAAGTCCGGGCGGATATATTTCCCAAGTTATAAATTCAGACATTCTGGGAGAGATCGGCGCAGCGTTAGGGGCGGAGAGCGAAAATAAAGTTGGCGGGATACCTCCGGACTTGTGCTCGGAAATATCACGATCACAGGCCCAATCGGAGCCCGATCCCACTGGCTCGGGAGAGGTTGGGGCGGCGAGCGACTCCGGCTCTGCGGGCGGCGGGGCATCGGGCTCCGAAGAAGAGGGGGGTTCCGGTACGGCAGCAGGGGCTTCGGATCAGGCCGCTGCGCTGGCCCAGGTCGAGGACCAAGTCGCAGCGGCAGAGCCAAGCGATACTGGCTTGCTGGATGGCGCCGTGAATGCTGTCGTTGAGGGTGCCGAGGCTCTTGATGACGCATCAAAGGCTGCAAATGAATTTGTTGATGATGTAAATAATCTCACTAACGTCTTAACGGACGACTTATCGTCCGCGGCGGACTTCGTTGAAAACTTTTTGAATGATTTCGCAGGAAGCATAGAGGGACTCTTAAACTCTATGATAGGCTCGAGCGCAAAGCTTGTTGGGACAGATCTAGAAGGAATAATTATTCCAAGTGGAGCAGAAGTCTCTGGAGCCCAGATACATAATAAGGAGGGGTCCAGGGACTACAAGCTGGTCCTTGAAATGGAGATAAGGAACGCCTCATCTATTCGATTTAATATTCCGGAAATAGTCGAAGTAAAGAAGGAGGGTGATGAAAATATTTATCTTCCAAATCAGTCGGAGAGTGTGACTGCGGGCACGTTTCCAATTTCAAAGTTATCAATCAGAACGGGGGAAAAACTAAGAATAAAGTCCATTGGAGTCACAGAGACTACGAAGTTTGAAATTTCCGGAATAAGAGCGAACAGAGCGGGTGCAATCTCGTTCTTGGGCCCAACGCAATTAACGACGATTATTGTTCCGGATATGAGTTTATCACCAACATTTTCTATGGATGGCTGTGTAACGTTTGGTCTGACAAACTCTAACGAAAATATGATGAGAGGGATTCTCCAGCTTGGGACGGAAAAAACATTTTCTTTAGAAGATGATTTTGGAGACATGCTAGAGAGGATGGGCCTGGATGACATAAAAGATAGAATTGAAATGTTCCAGCTAAGGATCGGCGCCTGGATCGGGGACAAGTCTATGGCCGCAAAGGAGTTCCTGAATAGCTTCTGTGACTTGTCCTTTCATCTTACCGCTGAGCTAAAGTATCATCTTGATGACTTAAAGACATTATATATTCCAATTAAAGTTATTTTGTGTATTATTGATGTTATTTGTGCGTTAATGAATCCATTTAAATTGGCTTATGCAATAATAAGATTATTTGCTTGCCTTTTTGAGTTGCTGCTGCTTCTTCCTCAGATCGCAATTCCTATTGCGGTACTGTTTCTGCTTCTGCACCTATTGGAGCTTCTCCAGTGCGTTATTCTGAAGATCCTCGGATGGATAGTCGCTATAAATGATATAATTACATCTTTAGATGCGGCTATTACATATAAAAATTATGCGGCGATAGTAACCCTGGAGGAAACTCTTAATGAGCATATTTTTAGTCTGGAAACCGATCTTGAGGTTCTTGAGCCAATAATTACAATTCTTGGAATGATTCTAGAAATAATTCAAATGTTCTTCCGATTCCCATGTGAGATCGAAGAAGATGGAGATCCAGAGATGTGCATCTCTCCGTCTATGCTTGCTGGAATTATCTTGAGCAAAGTTATGAGCCCAACGGGAGAGATAACTCCCGACGCCCTTCTGCCTATGGCTCAGAGCTATACTGCGTTGCCGAAGAGTAACGTTGGAGGCTATGGAAATACTCCGGAGGCCGGATACGATAGTGAGATCGAAAACAAGGATGGCGGGACCTCCGGCGTACCGGGCAACGTTCTGGTTCGCCCGGGAGAGGCCGGAGTAGGCGATCTCGTCGCTAATTACGAAGAAGTAATGGATACAGAGGGCGAGCTCTTTAGTGTGCACTTCGGGGAGGAGGAGATCGATGCCGATGGGAATCCGGGCAGGTATGCAAATGTAAAGCCATCGTCGGTAAGGTTTGACAATGGAGATTTTGAGGCAACTTTCGGTTTATCATTCACAAAGTCGACCAAGGGTGGATTTAAAATCTTCAAGGGTCCAGACCCAAGAGTTGTAACCTTTGAGTTTGAGGAATCTGGGATTACTAGCTGGGCTGCATACCACTGGTTCCTCGGAATATTTGTAAAGGCAAAAACACTTGATGAGCTGCAGACTTTGGATGATGGCCCTGTCTTTTTAAAGAAAGACGGCGATGGGAATTTGCGCTTAAGCGAAGGCACCGACGGCGGATGGGATCTTGTCAGTCCTCGGGATGGTTATAATAATTATTTAAAGGGAGCTGGATCGCTCCAGCCTCGCGGTTTAACTCTGGATTTAATATCCTATTCCCAGGAAGTTGATGATAAGGGATTCCCACTGGAAGATCTTACTGAGACCCCATATCAAAAGACGTTCCCGGGGATTCCGATGGTTGCCTTGGTTGACGATGAATTTAATGTTTACTTTATAGAGCCAAATGGAATTAATACCGTTGGAAATAAGATAACATCTATAACTGCCAAAATGATAAATCATCCTTCGGCTCCAAAGCAAAAAGCATCAAAAGATGACTTTACGGTATATAGAACTACCGAGGAAGAAGGCGGCGGCGGCACCAAAAATGGCGAGAAAATAGTACAACAACAGGCTAATGCAAACTGGATCTTGGCAAATTACGAGGCCGCTTCTGATCCAGGGGGCTGGAACACCGTGCCCTGGGGGCCCGATGGCGACCCCGGCAGCGGCTATTTTGCCAAAATTCCTGCAAGCAGTTACAACGCAACGTTCGGCGCTGGTGCCACCGACCATGACGAGTTCACTCCTCCATTTCCAGATGAAGGGCAACCTTCACCACCAGGCGCTTACAACTATCTGCATACCGATGACGACCACAGTCCCGACGACGATCAGCAGGCAATCAGTGAGGCAATCGACACGATAAAAGTACTTGATTTTCCAAGATTATATGTGGTAGATCTTCGCCATTGCGCCGACGAAATAGCTTCGGCATGTCAGGTGTCAGATATGAATGAAGCATTGTTTGACCTCGGACCGATGGACGCCATTTGGCCGGATGATTTCGGATCAATAGTGGGCGAGGCAAATGATTGTATAGAGTCATTTAGGGATTATATAAAGGAAAAGTCAAAAAACATACTCACAGCAGCAAGCGATAAAACTCAGTCGATAGAAGATTTTCAGATAAAACTTAGAGAAACAAAATTCGACGTAGAAGAAGTATACGACGAGCATAAAAAACTAGAGCTGTGTATAGACGATGCAGTTACAAGGGTGTGTCCTTGGGTGTTTAATCCGTTAAATACCGGATTTAAGATAATAAATGAAGAGCTAGCAGACTCGGGAGATGAACTGGGAGAGGATCCGACCAGGCTCGATCCAGATATAATAGATGGCGTTAGTTTTGATTTGCCAACCGTAACTGGTGCATCTGAATTTGCCTCTGGGATTGGAGATATGATAATGATTGAGGCCGGCTCGCCAGTTTATATAGAGATAGTCCCTCGTGATTCTAAAGATGCGGACTTTCCGATCTCAAGAGACTGGTCCAGCCACGTCGAGCTGAATATAGTAAAAGACAAGACTGAGTCTAGGGCGTACTTTATGGAGATAAACGAAGATGGAAATATAATCTCCAGAGAGAGTGAGAAATATTTTGCTTCTATTACATCTCAAACGCCTGGCGTTGTGCAAATATCTGCATCATTTTGTGATATTCCAATAAGAGCCTGGGCAGACAAGGGGCTCATATTTCCGGAGTCCGCGGAGGATCTCGGAGTAGACTGCATTCCGGACGCAGAGGAAGCTCAGGAGTTATTTTCTCCCGGGTCGATTATGCAGGTTGACAGAATCTTAACTATAATATTTACTCCAAAGGTCAAATCTGGTATTAATTTTGAAAATGATGCAAGAGATGCCAGCGCCGAGAGCGCGAAGCCATCCCCTCAGGGCTTTGGCACAAAGCTTGAAAACTAAGAGGAATGTATGAGCGACGATACGACAAGCCCTGAGGGCAGTGACCCCATAGAGGAGTACCTGAGGAGCGCCAACATTATGGCTCGGGGCCTTTTGGGCAACCAGCTTGCCGCAGCAAGAGGGCTTATGGATCGCTTTACGGACTCTTCGGATGGCGTTTCTGGGGCCTATTCGGATTTAACAGCCGGAGCGAGTGGGGCGCCGCTGCTTCAGGCAATTGAAAAAATATTATCTGACGCAAAAGATCTACCGGAACTGCTCAGAGGAATGAGGTCATCATGGATGCCAATAGAAATCCTCGAGTCAATTGAAAAACATGGGGAAAATACTGTAGTTAATGAGGCCATTCCAAACTCAACCGCCGCAATGGAGTCTTATGAGAATGCATTCATGAGAATGCTTGGAATGCCAAGCTCAAATGATATAGATGATTGTCATGCCTGCTTGCTTGATATATCTAGCGACGGAAGAGCATCGCTGGAGAATACGAACTTCGATGAATTTGTGGGAAGGGCATCCGTGACAAGCGGGCTGTGGGGGACATTAAACAAAAGACAGGAAGCAGAGGGGAGCCGAGTTAGTAATGCGGCATTATTTGACTATATAAATAGCAGCTCGGATCCGTTTTCAGAGGCTCCGCCGGTTGGCGATAGCGAAAAAGAAGAGATGAAGAACATAGCTGACGAAATAAATAAAGCAAGGGGCATTGGGGCTGGCGACTCCGGCGCGGCGGCTACGGCGGCAGCAGGTCTTGCTGCGCGTACCGATGCAGCCACGGGGGTCCAAATATTGCTTTCGTCCGGAAGCTCGCTCAATGACGGAGCCGAAGTTTTTACAATTTTGGTCGCCAATGAAATAGATAGCCTCCCAGGCTTGAGCGAGAAAAGGCTGAAAAGAATATTTCTAAAACTGACAGGCGGCGCGCCACCCGAAACTGTGGATTGGCTCCATGAGCCTGGTAATTTTTATAAGCATGTTTATCTGCTGTTTCCACCGTTCCAAGATGGGGATATAGAAACTTGCATAAATGAGCCATCAAAGATTATTGCCGAGCCATTCCTTCCGAGGAGCCAAAGGACGATAAATGGAGCCACTATGAAGTCGACCCTGCTGGAGGCAGTTATAAGGCTGAGAATGGATAGAATCTCTGGAACGCTAGCATTTGCCGGCTCTAGAGACCCGCTTTCTGAGGAGATAAACCTTGGAGTAGAAATGACCATAGATAAAACCGCCGATAGCATGGGAGTGGTAGAGGCAATGGTTATATCCAGAATGTGGTCCGCAGTGATTGGAATGGTTCAGTGGGCGAAAAAGAAAAATAAAGACATAAAGAGAACTCCGCAGTTTTCGGCCTCTGAGGATGGTCGAGTGGACTCTAGTTCTCGCCCTTCCGTGGCTCAAACATCTTCGCCAGCCCCAGAGTCGGATGAGCAGACCAAACTCCGAGCGGCATTATTGTTCGAAGAGTCGGCGATGACATTATTTGGAGAGGCGTCGAGCCCACTGGCAATAGATCTTCAGAGAAATACCCAAAGAAGCTCCGACATTGGAAGCGCTCATTTTATGGGCCATGTGATGAAAATAGTTGGAGCAAATCAAGATGCAATAAGAAGCAAGCTAACTGCATCTGCAGAGAGAAGGGTGGCCGCGCAAAGAAGGGTGGCGGAGAGTGCAATGGAGGATATAATGCTGATCCTGGGAACGAAAAAGGGAGTTGGAATTCTGGATCTTATGGCCTTTTCTATTGCGCTCTTCTCAATGGAAGAGGGCGGCCTGATAGGCTTGCTGAACGATTCTCAATATGAAAATATGAAGAGAGAATTTCCAGACGGTACATTTGATCTTTTTGAAGAAAGAAGCTCAATTGAGGGTGGTAGAAAATCAATAGTTGAGTCCGTAAATGATGTCGCATTTCTTGCAAATGCCGTATACAGGACGTTCATGGAAACATGGAGCCCTTCGCCGACTCCACCGCCGACGCCGGCCGATCCGCTCGATGCCTAGGCCGCCTTTGCTGGGGCTTTGCAGCGATAGTAGTTTTTCTATTATTTTTTACTTAAATATCGAAGTTTAATTGTTTAATTTAATAGGAATATAAATGTCGTTCGATCTTAAGATACAGAATGGAGATCTAAGGCTTGTAGCGGGGGGTGGGGTAGATACTGTTGCTGAAAACTCTAAGTTAAAGCAAGATCTTATAAAGATATTATTAACCCAAAAGGGCAGCGTAAAATATCATAGAAATTATGGTAGCATAATTGGCGCGCTAAGGGTAGGTCACTATACTGATGAAAATATGATGTCCATGGAAATAATAGCATCGGCAAAATCAGCTATTAAAACTCTAATTGCAATGCAAAGAGCACAAGAGAGGCGGCAATTTTTATCTCCAGGCGAGGCAATAGTTGAAATTAGAAATGTTAACGTAGGCAGGGACCTTGATGACCCAAGATTATATAATATATCCATTTCAGTTATTACCAGAGAGCTAACAGAGGTTAGTGAGTTTATAACCGTAAGGTTAACATAGGAATTAAAGATGGCATCATTTAGAACATTTAGCGAAGTAGTAGCAACGATGTTGGAAAGATTAAGATTGGTTCAGCCAAATCTTGATACCAAGCCCGGATCTGTATCTAGGGATTTGTTTGTAGATATTCAGGCGGACCAAATTGATCGGCTATATAGAACGCTGGCGGCAATATCTGAAAAACAATCTTTGGCCTCAACCTCTGGTGCGGATTTGGATATGCTTGCATCAAATTTTGGGATAACAAGAGCGGCCGGAGCGTTAGCATCTGGGGTCGTTATTTTTGCTACAAATTCGATTTCTACTGATATCCTAATTCCATCTGGAACGACCGTTAGATCTAGAAATGGCGTTTCGTTTTCTGTAATCGGCAATTATGCAATGACCCCATTTGAGAAGGGAAGGTTCGCAGCAACGGCAAATAGGCTTAGAAAGTCACTAAATATAGCGGGAATAAATAGTAAATATGCGATTGAAGTTCCAGTTCAGGCAACACGCCCCGGTACTGCCGGAAATGTTGCATCTCTTCAGATTATAGAATCAAATGTTGGATCCGGAGTTAATGTTGTAAATTTAACCTCGCTATTTGGAGGATCAAACGTAGAGGTTGACTCCTCTTTTCGTGCAAGGATTTTGTCTATATTTGGAGGTTCAAATACCGGAACATCTTCTGGGTATAGAAGCGCAGCGCTCAGCTCTCCGGGAGTTCTGGACGCGATAGTTGTGGAGCCGGGAGATACACTCATGTCGAGAGACGGAACAGAAACTATAGAATTAGACGGCGGTGAGAGTCGAATTTTATCTTCTGGAACTGGCGGAAAAGTCGATGTATACATTCTCGGAAAAAATATAGTGGAATCTTCAGAGTCATTTATATATACAGATCTATCGGGTAGTGGCGGAGCTAGTGATGAAAGAAATGATGTAATTCTCGGGCAAGCCGGGCAAGACCCAACAAGGACTGCATCGGAGCGTAGAGTTTTGGCATTTAAAAACGGAAACCTTCCATTTCAGCCGGTCGATTCGATAGTCTCTATTGTAGGAAGCCAGTCGGGGGTCTTCGCGGAAGAATCTACCGATGAGAATGGGGTGTCCTCTGGAAATTATAGATTAGTGAAAGATCTGAACCCAGAAACAGGCGGAAGCCCGTTTGGATTCGATTCGATTCATTTTATATCCGGAGAGAAAGAGGTTCTTGGGGAAATAGTTTCAAAGCCAAGTCTGAATAGTGCTGATGCTCTGAGATATACCGATATGTCCGATATGGGCAGCGTATACCAGGATATTAGAATAATAGGAGAAAACTCATCTATATCTATATCTGGAAGAGATTATATCCAATTAAATCACTTTCCAGTTACTAGCGTTTCTTCTATAAAAAATAAAACAACGGGTGAGACCTATGTGGTGGGCCGCAGCAACAGCTTGTCTGGCGGCGGATCGGAGACCGGGCTAATAAGAATCGAAGGCCGGAGCCTTCCAAGCTCATCGGACATTCTTGAGGCGGCGTATACATGGAGAAAAAGATTCGATAAGTATATCGATTATGATCATGTTGATAATGAGCGCAGCTTATTCGATGATTCAAAGTCTGACGTCATAGATTGGGCGCTAAGCAATGGAATCTATAAAGAATCCGCAATAATAGAAAAGACCAGCGATGGCATAGAGTATATAGTTTCCACCGAGCAGCAAATAAGTAGGGTGGTTTCTGTTTACTCAGTATCCACAATAGACGGAGCCATAGGGGGCGTCCCAAGAGATGGAGTCTTGGGGGCAATCGGGATAGATCTTGGCGGAGAATACCCCGACATAAAAAATGTTGAGTCGGTGATTACCTCGACTGGGGTCGAAGTTTATAATACAAAAGCTTCAGATGGCGGGTTTGCATCTAACATCATATATTTGCCATCGGATTCTCCGGCAGTCGCCGGAGAGGCTGTGACTGCGTTCTTTAACAAGGTAGAGTTATTTGACATCGAGGGCGGCAATGGATCGTTCGGCCTAAACTCAATAACTCTTCCTTCCGAGGACATATTATCGGAGGCGCAGGTATTAGACCTCGTAGACGAGACGGAGCAGTTGGGTTCGGATATTTTTGTAAAATACGTTGCAGAAATTCCAAATATTATTGGCGAAGTGTCCCTGGAGGCGCTGCCGATCCTCGGCTCTGACGTTTCTAACTCTCTATTTTCTTCTGTAACGTCTGATAGTGCCCAGGGTATGCAGCCAATATTTTTTGACCACGCCTCCGGAGGTGTTTCGAGATTTGGGCCAGCACAACTAGCCGTCTCGGTGATTGGTGCAGGCTCTCCGGGAAAGATCAAGATCGCAGGAGAAACCCTGACAAGATTTGATCTAGATTTAACCGCAGGGCTATCAATTGACGGCCTGACAATATCTTTAAAATCAGAGCTCGAAAGCTTCTTTGGGGGAACAATTCCGAATGGAGTGGGCATCGCCAGAATTGATTCGGCACAGCTGTTGTCCTCTAACATGACTCTCAGGTTAAAATATGATATTGCCGGGGCGGGCCTGTTGAGTGCGAAATATAGTCCTAAAAAATCTTTCTATGCGCCGTCTCTTGAGGCGTACAACGTGAGCCTGCCATCCACTCCAAATAACTCTAGTGTTACGGCGATTTCAGGCGATATTATTAGGGTTAGCGTCTTGGTTTATAATGACCAAGATGTCGAAGAGCTATATTTTTCAGGGTCTGGCAGTAGCATTACAAATAAAAGATTTGGATTAATAAACAGAGTATCTGTATCATCTGGATTTAGAGCCTCGACTGGATTGCTTTCCGGATCTATTTTGATAGATTCCATGAGCCAGCCGGGAAGCAATGATATATATTATGCAGATTACTCTTTTGTAGCCCCCAAGGAGGGGGAGAGAATAACTATATCTTATAATGTTAATGACGTAATATCTTCTGCAACTAATGCAATCGAAAGTGTTAGGCCAATAACGGCAGATGTTCTCGTAAAGTCTGCAGAAGAGTTATCTATAGATGTATCTGGAACTATAATGATTAATGAAGATTATATACTTAATGTAAATTCCATAATCGAGGATGTTTCGAACAATATAACTAACACGTTAAATTCTTCGAGACTCGGGTCCGTGGTTGATTACAGTGATCTTATATCTTCTGCGGCCTCCGTTAAGGGTGTCGACTCAGTTGATATATCTATGTTTAATGAGTCTGGACTTGGCGGAAGAAAATCATTTATTAAAGCTCTAGATAATCAGTACATCTCTCCCGGATTAATACTTTTTGAGGCAGTTTTACGAGAAGAATTTAGGATAAGTTAAAAATGTTATTAAGACCAACTCATTTTACGGTTACATCTAGTACTGGGATAAAGATCGTATTCACCGACAACGTATCCGACAAGATTTCAGCCAGTAACTTTACGATAACATCCCTGGGCGGGAATATAGATGACCTGGAGATATTGAGTGTATCGGTAAAAGATAAGAGCATAGAGATAAAAACCAGACCACAGGTTTCTGGAAACTTTTATTTACTTAAAATGATTGATACTGACGACTCTCCATTTTCTTCAGAGAGGGGCGCGTCTTTAATAAATGATGATAACTCAAGAGAGATCTTTTTTATAGGAATTGACTCATATAATCCGATTCGCGATAGAATTTTCGAAGAAGTTCCGCATCTATATAGCCTAGAAAATACATTAATAAAAGATATAGTTAGCTCCCAAGCTGATGAAATATATAAGGCCCAAAAGCACATCGGAGAGGTGTTAAGCGACAACTACATATCAGAAACTGTAATTAACGAGCTAAGAACAAGAGGCGCGGGCGCCACAGACCGCCTTGGAAACGAAGGATCGTATAGTGTGGATAGGGTTTCGAAGATTCCCGAAGGCTTTCCGTCGAGATTCGGAGCAATAGACCTGTCTTCTGGCGGAGAGGCGAGGGAGGGGGCTATGCCATCAAGCGGCCCAGTGTCGCTCCGCAGGCGAGTGGTAAGCGTAGACATTAGTGAAGATACAAGTGATGGCGAATTTGATGGATATTTAATTAGTCTTGCAAATAAGAATATAATAAAATTATTGTCCCTAGCGCTCATAAAGGAAAATGATATTTATGATTGCAATAATGAAATAGGAACAGATTATAATATAGAAAGATATAAGTACTCCATACTGGATAATAAATATGATCGAGAACATTCTCTTTCTTACTTTGAGTTGAAATCAAATCAAATTTTAATATCTGAGTTTGGAAATATAGACAAGCCACGACCCGGCGATAAGTTAATAATCTCTTATGCGTTTAATGACTTTGGAATTGAGGTGTCGGAAGATTCAGTTAGTGTATTTAACGTAAAACATGTGGCAAAGGAATCGATTCCAACCAATATTTCTAGATTCTTTTTGTCTAATGCTCCGATTGTTTTTTCTAATAACGAAGTTGCCGAGATTGGCGGGGTTGCATTTTCACATTCATCCGGAGAGCCGGGGCTTCCAAGTGCATTTTTAAAAGAACTAAAGTTTAATACATCAAGACTCCCGATGCTGGAGGGCGAGTACTCGATAAATTACGAAACCGGAGAGGTAATAATCGTTGGAGACGGGGTATCTGGAACTGGGTCTAAAAGCCTCGCTGCGCAATATTACTATAGAGACGTATTTGAGAATAATTTAGACTATTATGTTGATGGAGGAGATGTTGTCGCCAGCAAGGTGAGAGATCTCGGCGGCCAAGAGGTGAAAATAGAATTCTCTTACGGAGAGGTATTTTCAGAGGGAGATGATTATAGAGCTCCATGTCACGAGGAGGTCTCGGCCGAGCATGTGGAAAACAACTTTACGTCGTCTTTCTCGGTAGAGACGGCGCATCAGCCGATAACAAATGTATTTAGAATTGTAAACCAAACAACGGGAGAAGTATATAAAAAACTATACACTACCGATACGGAAATCCATTTCACTGGCCGAACTCCTCCAAAGTTTGAGTCTAAAAAATCAGAAATGGCAGAGTTCCTAAAGGTTGATGCAGAAAAAATCGAGCCATTCGAAGAGTTTGTCTCTCCGGCATTTAAGACTACGGTTGTATCTGGAGGTTCAAATAGTAACATTAAGATCAAGCCGGGCATCCCGGCAGAGCTGATCGACGAGAACTCAAAAGAATACTTTATAAGAGGGGAGTCCGATTCGGACGATCTGCCGATTCAGTTTTTTGGCTCCCCCGACTCAGAGGGCGTGATAAACTCTGTTGGAATATCCAACTCCTTGTCGACCCCCATGCTGGGCTCGGAAGTGATTATTGGGCCAAGAGTTATTTCCATGGCTCTTTCAAATATTGGCATTTTAAATAAAGAGCTTGACGCCATGGGTGTCTTTTTTAATTCATCATTATCTTTTTCCAAAGATGATGTATTTATAGAAGAGAGGTTCTTTTCTCCGCTTTCATCTGATTACGACATCAACGAGGCATCAAGATCGGGGTTTGTATCGTCGGTTTTGTCTAAGCGCGGCGATAAATTTTTTGAGAATTTATCCAGGATAACTCGCGTTGGAGACTATGTTGTTGATTATGCGCATGGAGTTGTATATCTTGGAATCAATAAGAGCCAGGACCCCCTCGCGCTTGGAACGGCAAAATATAGTTGCTCAAAGATTATAACCAAAAACCCCAACCTATTAAGCTCGGATCAGATCGCAAAGAAAAACAGAGCTTCTGATTCGATTAAAAATGCAGCCGTAATATATGAAGATTTCTCTCTTGATTCCAATAGTATATCACTAATAGATCTAGAGCCATCATTTGAGTCTCCGGAGATTGGAAGTACATTTAACTCTCACGGGGAGGCGGTTTCTGCTGCAACTGTTCTCGGCGACTATACGGTTGCCATGATGTCCGATATAAGACAGATAAATGGAATTTACTTAAAAGAATCAGTTGTAGGCGCTAGCCTTGATAGCAGGTACAGATCCAAAAGAAAATCGGCCCTCGATGCTTCCTTGTTAACCTCCTTTGTTTCGGACGGCGGCGGAAATATTTATAACGCCTCACATATGAAGATCGACGCCAATGTTATCGATCTAAAGAGGCATGATAGTCGCTACCTGATAGAAAAAGATGGGACTTATAGTATAACGGTAAAAGATTCAAATATTAGCAAACTATTATCAATAACCTTGTCCAAAACGGGAGAGGAGCTGTTTGATGAGAAGCTAAATGTAACAAAAATCGACGATGTTGAAATAGTTTTCTCCAATTCTTTCGATGGCACAGCCTCGGCCGGGATTAGGAGCGGAAGCATAAATTCATCAATAGATAACCTAGAAGATTTTCTGCTTGATTCGGATGGAAATAGGTTCGAAATAAATAACTTTGACAGCCTGACATCAACGCTTGACGTCTTCTCTCCTGCAGTAAATAACGTAGAGGCGCAAGAGCCGACAGTAGGAGCGGGCGCGAAGATCATTGTAAAAGCCACTGTAGACATCTATGAAGATAGAATGGAGATATTAATTCCGTCGGATGCCGCCGTTGCAAATGGAGATATGGTAGATATATCTTATATCGATAGCAACATCCCCGAGCCCGGAGATAGTCTCATTGTGGATTATAGGTACGGGAAGATCTTTTTAGATTACTCGTATGTTGCTGACGATATCTATGTATCATATGAATATGGAGATAATCAAATTGACTGGTCCATCTCCAATGCGATGATCGAGGGGCAGGATTATTATGTATCATACAAATACGGAGCGCTCAGGGATGCTCTGAGGAAAAACTTCGGAAACCTAACTGATATACCATTTTTCAAAGACTTCTCTATGTCGACAGACCGCGAAACGTATAGAAGCGCGCTACTGGGGACGCTAGAGGCATTTACATCTGGGCCGACCGTCCCGGCGTTCAAATCATTGATAGAATCGTTCACACTGATTGAGCCGGAGATAACTGAGTCTCATTTTGGAAACTGGATTCTTGGGCGAGACTACTTATCTCCGGGTGGAGTTGAATACAGCGGTGTTCTGGATTTCTCCGAGGGTCGATTTGGCTCAGGGCTGATGATAAATGATGATAATATTGTTAAAATACCCTCCGATTCAAATATTTCAATAGAAGAGGGAACGCTATCTGCATGGATTCGTCCGGAGTGGGCAGGTATAAATAATGATGCAACCTTAACGATTAACTTGGATGATATCGGAGAAGATAGGTTTTATTACAATACAACCACGGATCCGTTTAGCCTCAAAAATAAATTTGAATTATTCGAGATATCCAACGCTGTTGGGACTATAGATTACTCTGGAGATGGAGTCTCTATATCGAACTACAAGATGGTATACGACGAATCTGGACTAGAGAAGGTTTCGTCCGGAGAGTTTGGGCTAAAGAAAAGCCCACCGGCCCTTTCTCATTTTGGCCCACTTAGGCTCGATACGAGCATAAGAGTTGATACCTTCTCCCTTCCCGAAGCGCTTGGACATTCTACAGATATATCCCATCACATGTCCGATTTGGACTCTAATTGTGTGGCCGCAATTTCTATCTCTGATAATAATAAATCTCTGCAGATTCTGCTTAATGTGAAGCCGGTAAGGGATTCCGATGGAAATATTTTAATCTTCGAGACGAAAGAAGAGCATATTGATGCGGTGGAGTATCCGTCATACGAGGGGCCGTACCCCATACGAGGATGTGTCTGCGCTGTTAGCAATGTTATTGATAATCTTTTGGACTTTAGAAATAAAGACACCCAGGTTATAAGAATTGAGTTGGACCACGAGATCGATCTTTCGTCATTCCTGAACAAGAATTTCCTTATCGATGAGTCCCCGTCTGTACTTCAGATCGTCGACTCAAATGGCGGGATATATGAGGTGTATGCGTTCTTGGATCTTGCAGGAAGAACGGTAAGGGGCGGAATTCCGACCAAAATTGGCGGATTTATTATCGAGAGAATCCCCGGAAATATGCAGCATCTTAGCGCCGCAGGGTCGAAGGCCTTGAACGATTACCTTCCGATTGGAAGATTAAGAGTTGTGGCTCAATCTGTCTCCATTCCCCTCGCAACCAGCGCTTTGTCTGAAGAAATTTTTAATTTTGAGAATATGGACTACCTATTAGATTGGAGCTCTGGTCACGTCAATGTAACAACAGATCATAATCCATTAGATAACGTTGTCTCTGTGTTGCTAAAGACGCACCTAAATGCCGGAAAGAAAGCTCAAGTTCTCTACTCGGATCTTATGTCGCATAGCGACTCATCATTTGGGCACGGAATCTCCATATCTGCTCCAGATAGCATGTGCCAGTCTGTATTTAATATAGGAAAATATAATTATTCCATAAAAAATAGGTTTGGATTGGAAGACATATTTATTGGAAAGACCGCAAGAAACCCCATGCGTATGCCGTTTTCTGTAAACAAAGATGATTTTCCGCTCGTGTCTTCTGGTCTTCCTCATAATGCGGATGTAAGCGAGGGGATATTTATAGGCTTCGATGAGACCTGCGAATCACCGCTGTCTGAAGATGCGGGCCAGTGGGTTATTAGGAGTCGAATAGATAAAAATGTAGTAATTCCATCTGGAGCGTTCCCGATATACGACGATTTCTCCCTGGAGTTTTCCAATCCCCCGGCGGAGTTATCTTCGTTTTTTGCCGCGGGGCTTGTAAAGTACATTAATGTATTCGGGATTCATATTTTCTCTACGAGCTTGGCTTCAAGCGAAAAAGTCCTGCACGTTGCAAATGTTCTTGCCCAGCTCTTGGATAATGACGAAGACGGTCATCCTGATAATAAGCTCGTTATTCAAAATTTGACGGAAAGAAATTCATATATAATAGTCTCAGAAGATAGAGGCGATTTTGACTCACTTGAGTCAAGAATTTGGGAAGATAAAGAGTTTAATACTGGTATTGTAATATATTCAAATGACATCTCGGACGAAGCTGTAGATCCAACGACCAGAATGGTGTGGAGTTTAATAGGTGATGTGGGCTATTCAAATACATACCCGGACAAGTTTGGGCTCTTCGTCGGATCGGAGCTGACAACCGCCATGAATACGGCGCGGGGAGGATATTATCCTATAGTTCCGGCTGTATACCCGATATCATCGTGGTATCATGATGATAATAAAAATTGTGATTTTGAGTGTCAGATTTCTAAATATTTATACTGGGGAATATCTTCTCTTCTGGGCGAGTATAGCGAGAATGAAGACCTAATCTCTGAAGAGTGGGAGATTACAAGCAAAGATCAGCTCATGGCTACTGACCCCGCCCTGTATTCTCTCGTCATCAATTCTGATTTTGGCTTCCCGTCAATACTTCCGGATGGAAGCTACAAGGTAGACCGAGCGGTTCGATCGTTTCAAAATACATTTGAAGAAATTCATTCAAATTATGGTATTTCAGGAAAGGTTACAACAAACGGTGAATTTTCATCGGTACTGAGGGCGAGAAGAAGTGAAGATGAAAACGGGTGTCGTATTGGAGCTGTGTGCTCCTCGGAGCTCAGATACTGCGGAGACGGACTGATAGAGGAGTCTGGGTGGAGAAACATCAGGGAGACGCAGTCTGAGCTAATAAACGTCATAACCGGAGGGTCGTCCCTGGAGTCAATCCCGTGGGCAAAAGTTGGTGATTTTTCTACCAATGAATCCGGAGGAATATATAGAATGAGCGGAGGAGGGCTCTCCGGTGGAGATGAGCTTATTTATTCAAGCCTCCCATGCTCCGGCGGTGAATACTCTGCTTCTGTATTTTTTCGAGCAAATTACATCGATCAAGCCGGCGGGTCCGAATTTGATGGTGCAATTTCTGGTACGTTTTCCGGAATGATTCCAATTGAAATCGGCGATGGATCAATATCTATTAAGATCGCCCTAGCTCATGCTAACTTCGGAACTCCACTGGCTGTTATTATGGACGGAGTAGATAACTCCATTTTGGACATAGTATATTTGGACTGGATATCTAATGAGTTTATCGGACTAAGCGTAGATAAAGATTTAGATGGAAATATAACAATAAGCGCAGACAGCACAATTTTGTCAAGGCTTGCCGGGTCAGATTTTAATGATGCCAATCTGGATGACTGCGATCTCCTGTCCGAGCCATACATTGCGATAAGATGGCTTGACTCATCTGTTTTCGAGCCAGCCTCAGAAAGATCTTCCTCTCTGGATTTATCCCTAGTGTCCTTTGAGGGAAGGCACGAGGAGAGGGTGAGTACGCTAGAGAGCAATGATATATTTATAAATACTGATTCAAAGGTTTTGTTCTCCTTCTTTGCGGGAGAGCCGGCCCTGTTCGTGGATGGTTACGCCGATGGCTATATTGATGGTTACGCCGATGGCTACCTGTCCGGCCCAGATTATGACGTGGATGAGATTTATTTAAATTCAGACAGATTCAGGTATATATACGATACCGGAGAGGATGAGCGCCACGGAAGAGTCTCTCTGTTCAAGGATGGCAAGGGATTTCTAAATTTTAGAATAAAAGAAAGTAAGTCATCTTCCGAATCGGGTGTTTTTAATATAGCTACAAATATAAAGAACTTTAGGCCCGGAGAGCTGCATCATGTCGCTGCAAGTTGGAGGTTAAATACTCTTAACGAGCAAGATGAAATGCACCTATTTCTTGATGGCCTAGAGGCTCCAAATCTATATAGATTTGGTGGTTCGGCAAAGATAAAAATAAATGATAAATTTTCAGACATTGGCCAAGAGGTGCTGCACGGATTTGCGATAGACAATATATTGTTTTCAGACATATATGAGGACGGAACGGTATCTGCCGGCTCCAGCTCTCTATACTCCGGCGATGCAGGGTTCTCCTCGGACATGGTTGGTAGATCTATTATAATAAGATCGTCCGGAATGGCCCCAACCATGGTCGGAGAAGAGCTAATAATAGGAAGCGTAATCGACTCTAGCCGCGTAACAATAGTGTCTGGCATTAATTTAAATCCAGTTGTATTTAATACTTCGGCATCAGATATCAGATTCTCTTTTGCTCCGACAGCCGGAATTAAGAGTAGAATTAAAACAGATCTTAAAAATGAAAAGTTTTCGATTTATAGAAAAACATGTAACGGAGAAGAGATGGAGCTCGGTGGGGTTCTCTATTCGGTAGACAGTGGGGCGATAAATATAATATCTGGAGATGAAATAATTAAGCCATCCTTCCGGGCCAACGTGTCGGATCGAACGATAGAATTTGTTGGTGGAAATGTTGATTGCAAAAGTACAGATACAATTGAGTATTCAGATTTAGACATTCACATTAGAACATTTGGACTCGTCCTTGGAAGGCTAAAAGAGGGGATTTGGCTATCTGGCTCTTCTTACTATTCGGACTCCGGATTTGACATTGAGAAATATAGCGGAAAGAGCATCCTAAAAACCCACTCTACGCCGCCGATCGATTTGGATGACATATCTATGCGAAGAGTTGTTCTTGATCGAATGATTCCGGCGATTGATAGTTACGAAACTGGCCCATGGGGCTCGTCGGTAGACTTTGAGATTTCGCTTGACTCTGAGCTTGGGCATAACTTGCTAACCTCGGAGTCTGGAAGGATTTCAACTCAGAATCTGGGGCGGAATCTGACGCTACGATTTGACTCCGACAATGTGATTTTCTGTGATGATCGCGATGGATATATAGACGGATATGGCGCCAGCCTGGGTGATAGTTTTATTGATGTTTTTGGAGATACTACGGATGGAGTCGGAGTTGAGAGAGTTATCTTAAGAGAAAACGGAAGCGTTGAGTTGTCAAAGACATTTTTAAATGTTTCAAGAATTGCCGGGTCCCTTGGCGTTGCAGACATCGACTACGAACCATGCGTTGTCGAGCTTGTAGAGACAGATTTGATTACAGAGTCGGTGAATGGTGGCGAAACTGCAGAGTTTGAGTCTTATCGGGCTGGCCTATTTAATATTACAACGGCAGGGACCGGTGGGACCGTTCCCTTTGAGTTGCATCCTGGAAAATACGAGCTCGACTACCCAACCAGGCTAAAAGTGTCCGTTCCAAGGATAGGGAAAGATTCATTTATAGGAACCGATATAAGAGGAGAGGGGCAGTTTGGCGGAGTAATTGATGAATTTAAAATAATCTCTGAGATGTCGCAAGATACCCGACCAGTTGCCACCGGCCGTGCCGGAGTAAGGAGCATTACTGGTGAATTCAATGATCCAAATAGATCCTGCCCTGACCGTCAAACCCTGGCCCTTATTCATTTTGAGAATCCAATTGAATTACAGCGAAGAAGGCTGCGCTTAAAAGAGTTTTTAAATGAAGAAACGAACTTTAAATTTAAATTAAACACAGAACAAATAGCCCTATTACTCGCCCATATAAATAACGAAGCAACCTTCGTTGACAACATGATGAGAATTGGATTTTCAAAAGAGGACTCAAGAGCGACGTATCTCGAGTCCCACGCTGCAGCCGGTGGTCCAATATTTAATGATGCTACATATTATCCGGGAATAGGGAGTAGTGATATTTCTGGGGTTAGTGTAAACTCGGCCTTTGGCGAATCTGCAAGATTCATAAACTCACCGCCATTGATTTTAAACAATAAAGATTCATACTTCAGAAGGGACGAGGGGTCCATCGAGCTTTGGGTCAGTCCGGCCATGGACACAGAGGCTGACGACGAAGACCGATACTATATAGATATCGCATCATCTGCAATGGCCAGAGTCTCGGCCAGCTCCCCAACTTCTATTCGCCTGCCCTCTGCCGCCTCGAAAATCATTGGAATAAGATTAATGAGAAAAACAAAGGAGTTTTCGGAGTTTTATACCCAAGAAGAGGCGGACGCCATACTTTTCGACGAGATACATAGGAGTCAGATATCCGGACGTCTCGCAGGAGGAACCGGAACGGATAAGGATTTCTCCGTCGGTGCTATTTTATCTCCGAACGGAAGAGAGGTAAGCCTAAGAGAGGCGCTGCCCGGGCACGATGTAGACGTTGTAGTCTCATATGTTCCCCTGGAGTTTTCTGGGGATAGAATATCAATATATAAAAGTAAATTTGGCCAAATTGTATTTTCCATAACCGCAAGTGGAATAGAGAATGCAGTGAAGACAAATATAAATTGGACAAAAAATACTTGGCATAGAATAATTTGCACGTATAAGGCAAATTCCAGTCGGGATAATATGACGATGTTTGTCGATGGAATCGAGGGCGGAACAATAACTTATGGAACAAATTTAACGTATAATGGCGGAATAACCTACGGGCAGCAATTATCTTCCCGAGGAACGATTGCATCAAATAATTATAAAATCAAAATTGTTGATGACTTCAGAACAATAGGAGTCGGAGGGGATATCCTCGGAGGAAGATCGGCTTATTCTAGAATTGACAATATACGATTCAGTAGGGTTGCAAGGCACATTCCAAGAGATATTTACGGAAATTATATAGATATAAATTATTCAGAAAATAAAGAATCCATATATCCAATAATAGAAGATGATATGACAACTGCTATTATAAACTTTACGAAGGTAATGGCAGACGATGAAAATTTTGCATCGATAATCGATCCAGAAAGAGGCATTTATAACTTTGATATAGAAATTCTAGACGATCTAGGTAGAATAACTGATGAAAAAACAGAAGATTTAATAATTGAATTGGTAAATAGGCTTAAGCCCGCTCACTCAAATGCCTTGGTAAAATTTCCAAGAAATCATTGCTGATGGCTCTATTAATAATCAAGCTAATATCGACAATGTGTTAGTTAGGAGCAGTGAATGGGAAATATGAAAAAAGCCAATGCCCCAAGGATTAACTTCTTTGATGGGCAGCGGGTTACAGAGAGGGATTTAGACGAAGAGCAGATTCATCATAGATCTCTAGTATCTGAGCTAAATATTGACTTTCACGGAAGTGGCGTGGTTCAAGATGCGCCGTTTGGCGAGAGGATTCTTCTGGATACTTCGGCTCCTGGGGCGCACTCTTCTGGCGCAAACCCTTCCGAATTCAAAATAGAATCTGGATCCTTTGACGGCTCTGCCGTATATTTTGATCGACAGCCGGCAGATTCTGCCCATGGAGAAAGGATCGAGGTTGAGGCGCACGGCCTTAATCTCGGAGGAAGACATGCCGCAAAGGTATTGATTTTAGGAAAAAGATTCAACGGCATTGGTGATTCGGGACTTCTGACCTCTGAGATTTTAGAGTTTAAAGATAATGAAGTGCAAGTTACAGAAAATTACTATACTAGTATTTCCGGTGTTATTTTCAATAACTTCTCCGGAGGGACTGGAAGAACAGAGTTTTTGTCATATGCTGAAAGCCTTAATTCAATTTCAGATGCCGGTGGCGGCTTTATATTCAGAGAGGCTGAGCCACTAAAGGTTTTCGCACGTACGACCTCGTCCTTTCAGGTTGAGTCTCCAAATATTGGAATTTCTAATTTTATAAGCTCGGATCCAGAAAAGACGATAAAAGATGAAATAATAGACTTATTGGGGTCCGAGAATTCAATATCTGACTTATACATTGAGCTAGAATCAGAAAGCAAGGTGTCTTTTGCGGCTGCTTCGTCGGATTCTCCGATGTACGGTCAGAAGTTTCTATCTAGAACAAATAACCTCCAGAGGGTCGATTTGTTGGTATCGATAGAGGAAGACCTGGATGCTGATGCGGGCCTTGAGTATGAATTTTCTGGAGATATAGTTGTATCAATTCACAAGCTGTCAACAGAAACAAAGTGCTCCTCAGATCATGTCCCGGATAACTTCATTGATTTTGATCCCGAGCCAGAGCCAATAGCGGAAAGAGCCTATAGTCAAGAGGACTTGAAAGATCTTGGATACGAGCTTAGCAGCACGCCGAAGATAGTCAGCTTTAATTTTGCTGATATGCTGATTGCAGACCCCGATATCGAACCATCGATGGAGGTCGATAAATACTACGTCGTTTTAATCTCCAGAAGAGGGAGCAATAAAACCGGCACGATACTCCTCGAGAAGGGATATGATGCCGTATCTAGAAAAGAAGACAACGGGCAAGACCTATCGGTAACAGAGCGATTCGGTCGCCAGCAGAGCAGGTATGTAGAATATGACTCAAAAAATAGAGTTTATGTTGATGATATAACGGCATCTTTGTGGTTTGTTATTCATTCCGACTCCATAGAAGTTACCAATGGCTCTGCATATGCAAGTGATGGAACCCCAATAACTCTTCCAAAAACAGAAGAATATGTTGGCGGAACTCATATATCAAAATTCGAGAGAAATATATCCATAAGCGATGTATCGGAGGGCGGAACAAACTATCTAACTCTTTCTAGAGAAGACAAGTTTTCAGACCCCAAGACTCATCCAAGAACTGGGAATCTTGTTTATTCAAAAATAGAAGACTACCCATCCTTTGGAATGATAAAAGATCTGGACAGCCTGGATTATAATAATCCAAGTATATTCCTTGGCAAAATTTCAGATAAAAACGTTCGGGATTCAAGCATATTCTCTGGAGAGATTGATCTCCCGGGAATGATCGAGGCCAATGAGGTCGTTATAGTGAACCCGGAGGCGGCCCTTGTTGCCGCTAACCTCGTTGGGCAAGTGATTACTCCAGATACAGATTGTGAGTGTACATCTCGCTATAGAATAATAGAAGCAATATGCGAGGAGGTTCTCACCGGAGACTTGGATGGTGATAATGAGATTACATCAAACGATATAATAGAGCTACTCAATGTTGTCGGAAATACAATAAATTCGGAGACAACAGAGCGAAGAATTCTCGGCGGAGAGTTTGGCATTATAGACTTTCTAAAGGCAGATTTAAATGCCGATGGCTCAGTAGACGGAACAGACATAGAGCTGATGGAAGACGCTGTAGACGGCTATGTAAATTTTTCTGCGGATGAGACTTTTAAGATATTAAGGCTTCGGCTGGAGAATATTTTTGAATCATCTGATTATCCAGAGGTATTTTCCGATTCCGTATCGTCCGGCTCATCTGCATCCGGAGGCAATGTTATTTCATTTTCTACGTCCTCTGATTTGGAGGCTCTCGCCATTAGGGTCGGGGATAAGATCGAAATACCCTCGGACCAAGCGGATGCCGGAGAGTTTGAAATTACAGCCAAAACCGTCGGCACATCTGGTCTGGACGTTTCGGTTGTCGTCTCCAGCATGGACGGGGCAGACGTTGAATTCTCTGGAGCATCCGACTTTAATGTCATAATTATTAGCGGAACCAGGGTAAACGTTTTTGCTGATAACATAAACTTGATGAGCGTCCCATTTGTCAAAAAGAATTATTCCATATCAAGCATAGGAGCCGCGTTTGACGAGAGGTTTGTAGATATTTGTGACTTAAGAAGGTTCGTTGAATCCACCCTCATAGAAGAGCATATTGAAACCTGCATCTGTCAGGAGCCAAAGTGCATTGACGGGTCCCTGTGTACTCCTCAGTTTAAAACACAAAAAATATTGGCAAACGATTTGTTCATTCCAAATGGAGAGATCTACTCTGAGCCGGGGATTCCATATCATGGAGACTTCGAGTACTCCAACGTAACAATACCCCTTCCGCCTGGCAGTATCGAGGGCTGCAGCATAAATCTTTATACAAACTTTATAAAGTCTGATGAAGGGAAGTGCTTTACTGCGTCTGGATATCCCGCTATGAAGTTTTCGGATGGGACATACGTTGGCTGTGAGGACTCGGCTACTGATACCGACATTACAAAGGGTAGGGTTAAGTTTTCGAAAGCCATTGCAAGTCTTCATGTTGACGCCCTGGTCGACGGGTACGTTGTCGATGGATATGCAGATGAGGCCGAGGCCACAACGGCCACTGAGCTCATAGGAGAGGAGCTCAGTGAGAGTTCTTATATATACTTTTCCGAATGGGCAGAGTCTCTTGGGAATGCGTCATCCTCTGTTTTGGCAATAGATAAGGACGATGGAACAAAGTCAACTCGCGGAATAAAGTTTGACATTACAACAATAGAGTTTTCAACGGAAAAATACGGAAGAGTAGAGTACCCGTCAGCCGCGCCGGGAATGTCTGGAGATTTTATTATAGATTTTCGAGCAGCGAGGAGCGCGTGGGAGAGCGATCTATTTTTCACCGGAAAGGCCTCTTTCTTCTCTACGATAGACATAGTAAATGATGACGGAACCTGGGCGGAGCTAAAGGTTGGATGGAGAGAGGTTGCGGGACATGGCCTTGGAGTCTTTTTTAGCGGAGAGATTTTTAATGCAGATGGTGCTCTGATATACGATTTTGATTATTTTGATGATTACGCAGAGAAGCTGGGCGAAGACATGTTGTTTAGAGTGCGCAGAGTAAATGAGGTAGTAACTGCATACTATTTTGATGACAACTCAATAGATGTTTTGGCAAATCCGACCGGCCAGTATATAAGGATTGGCGAAAACCCAGATCTTCACCCCGGCATAGGCGATGCTACTGTAGACTTTGAGGTTGCAAATTATGATACACCGAGTGCTGGCGTAAACTTCGCAGTTAGGCTGCATGAGGTGGTTCTCCAGTCGGATTTAGAGTCAGATAATTTGCTCGGAGAGTCAATTATTGTCGGAAGAGACGCCCTAGCGGGGGCAAGCAGGGTTACTGCTACATTCCCGCTTAATCTTACGTCCAAAACAAATATTGTATCTGCATCTTTGAAAATGACCGCATATCAACCGATATTATCGTACGACAAGTTTAACATAACTCCATATAATATAATGAATGCAGATAACTTGGGCGCATTGTTTGATTATCCGCTCGAGCACAATGATTCTTTCGTGTCAACATTTGTGCCAGGAGAAGTCGCAGTTGGGGAAACCTTTGAGGTCGACGTGACCTCGCATGTTATTTTCTGGTTATCCCAGTCCGGCCACCTGCCGGGGTATTATAAGGCGATATTGATTGAGGCGAGCACGGACGCAACAACAAGCATTGAGGTTGGGGCGGATATAACCCTGGAAATTCTCTATGAAGACGTTACGACTGGAGTTATATTTAAAGTTGGGGTATCATTAGATCCCCAGACTGGAATTGCCACATTGAGAACTAAAAATGTTTTATATGATGCTCTAAACGCTGAGAATAGAACCGTTTTAAACTTTGGAATTTACCTTAAGAAGTCAGGATTTGTTAATGGCGACGTTGAAGTGAACATTAAAGATCTCGACAGGATTGGCCTGGGGCTGTGCTCCGATATAGAGGCATTCGAAGAAGACGAGCTATGCTTCTTTGTTGTTGCGGATACAAGAGTTGGGTCATATGTGGACGGACCGTGGCCATGCAACTTGGGAGCTGGGGCAGATAGTTAGTTTTAATTTAGTATTTTCAATTATTGGTACTTTTTTTGGTAAAATCATGCCATGCCCAAGACGTTAAAGATCAGAAGCAAAGCCATGCTCGGAACCAGCCATAGCTGGGCCGTAACAATCAGAAGCCTTCTTGCTCAGTTTGATGCAAAGGGTCATGACTTATATCTTAATTCAATAAACGGGTATGAAATGTTTCCGCCAGATTGGATGAAAAAGACAAAGAGAGAGGTCAAAGATCCGGACATAGACATCACATATACCCTCCCTCGGAACTTTAAAGAGCGATTTCGCGGCAAGTCAAACTTAAAGCTTGCAATATATAATTACGAGTCCAGTATCCTACCGGGGGTTTGGCTCCCCGAGATAAAGCATGTGGATTACGTCTTGCCGTCGAGTTCATACTCTAAAAAGGTATTTGTAGAATCTGGCTGGCCTGAAGATAAATGCATAGTGGTTCCTCATGGAATAAATATTGAAGATTTTGACCGAAAAGACAAGTTAGATTCGATCAAGACCAATAAATCATTTAAGTTTCTTAACGTGTCTATAGCGCATCACAGAAAAAACATAGGAATGCTGGTTGATGCTTATTATTCTGCATTTTCTGCTTCCGATGACGTTTGCCTGATAATAAAGACCTCTCTGAAGAAGCCAAAATTTAAATTTGAATGTGATATTGCAAAAGAGATTGTAAAAGTACAAAAAAAGCACAAAGGAAAAAGTCTTCCTCAGATTGAAATCGTACAAAGAAAGTATGACAGCCTGATTCCTCTTTATAATTCTTGTGATTCGCTTGTTAGCGCAACTTCGGCAGAGGGATTCGGCCTTCCGTTTTTAGAGGCAATGGCCGCTGGTCTTCCGGTTATAGCTCCAAATTGTTCTGGCCATCTAGACTTTTTAAATGAGAAAAATAGCTTGCTCGTAGATGTCAGAGAGATTGCTGCCGGAGATAAGTATCAATACTGGAGGGCATCCCCCGGGGCAAAAATATGGGTCCCAGAGGTTGAAGACCTGGCCGATAAGATGAAGCGCATGTATCTCAATAAGGCTATAATTTTAGATGAATTCTCGGATGAAAGAAAAGAGACGCTCAAAAAGTTTACTTGGGAAAATGCAGCAAATCAAATCTTGGACCTAGTATGAGAGATTTCGACTCCGCTAGGGATTTTAAATGGTTTGGAAGCGGGATTCGTGTTGGGACAGAGAAGACCGTTCATTTAAATCCCAGGGGAATCGCAGAGCACCCGGCAAGGATACCGGCCGAAGGAAGGATAAAGGTTATAGGGCGGAAGCGCTCGGGAAACGGCCCAGCGAGGCTCCAGATTTTGTCGAAAGATAATATAATATTGTTGGATGAAAAAATTTCACTATCTAGCACGAGTTGGTCGGAGTCTTCTTTTCCGATTTCTGCGCCGGAGCCTTTTTTTGGAAAAATAAGAATAACTAGACCCGGTGGGGCAATCGGTGGAGTGGAAATTGGAAGAGTCGTCATATCTTCGAGCCGAGCGCTTCCGATAAAAAAGAAAAAGAGCAAACAAAATAGCATAAAACGAACAGATCTAGAGTTGCTTTCGAGATTTGGGACCGCCGACCCAAGCACATTGGCCATCGTCATCCCGTATGGAATTTATGGAGGGGCAGAGATATATATAAAGAGCATATTGGACAATATAGACTCCAAAATGCTTTCTATAGAACTACTATATCTTGGGAAAAATCCGCTCGTCGGAGCTTGCAGCAATAAGAGAGTAAAGCACACCAGGGTTGGCGGCGTTGATCGTCTCGGGGCGCTTATCTCCTCAAGAGGTTACGATGTTGTTATTTATTATAATAGCAAAAGGGTTTACGAGAAGATCTCTGCGCTGGTGTCTACTGGTGCGATATCATCTAGAATAATTGAAATTTATCATAGCGACTTCGAGTGGTCTGATTCGGTCTCGAGCATAAAGTCGAGAAGAGGAGTTGATCAGATATTTAAAGTATCATCATCTTTGTGTCTTGATATCGAAGGAGTCGAAGAGAATAGAGTCACAACTATACCAGTTGGGATCGATCTAGACAGATTTTGCAATCGGGATGGGAGAGAGTTTCGGGTCCAAAATAATCTTCCAATCAATCGGCCGACTGTGGGAGTTGTTTCAAGGCTTTCATCTGAGAAAAATATAGATAGAGTTTTAGATATTGCTAAAAAAATGAAGGATTTTACCTTTTTAATTATAGGCTCCGGCCCCGAGCTTGGACGACTAAGGCAGGCCGCAGGGGAGAACGTTAGGTTTTTCGGACATAAGAGGGATGTGCATAAATATTACTCATTATTTGATGCATTTCTCTCTACATCAACAATGGAAGGAACTCCCATTTCAATGCTTGAAGCTATGGCATCCGGAGTTCCGGTTTTTATGCCTAAAGTTGGAGGGATTCCAGATATTATTTCGAATGGAGTTAATGGATTTTTTATCGGTGATATTGAATCTGAAAATGCTTTATTGATATCTGAAAATATCGAAAATAGCGATGTAGTTAGAGCTGCATCAAAGTATGTTAGAGATAATCATGATATAAAGGATATATCCGCTAAGTTTTTATCTGGGGTTCTTCCGGATTCTGTATTTTACAAGAGAAATGATGGAGATTCTGAGATTCTAGTGGGTAGGTACGTCTGATGCCTCTGCCTTCAATAAGATATTTCGCAAAAACCTCGGGCCCCTCTGGGTATGCAAATGCCAGTAGAGCTTTTGCACTCGCGTTGTCTGGGTCGGATGTAAATACAAAATTTGAATTAAGCTCAAGCCCTTCGGATTTTAACATCAAGCTAAATAACTTTTCTGGTTCGCCCAAAATTGATTTATATTTGAATATGCCACCCTTTAGCCAGCATAAGTCAAATAATTATAAAATAGGCTATTTCTACTGGGAGGCGGATGCTTTGCCCACGCCTTGGCGTAGTTCTATAAAGTTTTTGGATGAGATATGGGCACCATGCGAACTGGTCGCCACAGCCTGTCGCAGGGCTGGCTTTAAAGGTCACATAGAGGTCGTGCCAACCCCGTCCATCTGGAGCTCCTCAGCGCTAACTGTGGCGGTTCCGTCCCCGGCAACTTCTGAGCTTTTAATATCGGATGATGTATTTAAGTTTTATTCTATATTTCAATGGCACGAGAGAAAGGGGTACAAAGAGCTACTAACGGCCTATTACAACGAGTTCGCCCGGAAGGATAAGGTTTTATTGCTTATAAAAACCAGCAAGCTCGATCCGGATAAGTACAAAAAAGAGCAGATTTATCTTGATATTATAAATATAAAGAGAAGACTAAATAAAAAGTTTTATCCAAAAGTATACTTAATTGACGAAAAAATTCCATTTGAGCAAATTAAAGCAATTCATAATTATGGCGACTGCTATGTGGCTCCGCATCGCGGCGAAGGATGGGGGATGCCGATTCATGATGCCATTGAGGCCGGGAATCATTTGATAACTACAAAGTTCGGCGGGATAACAGAATTTTTAGATGAAAATAGCGCAAATATAATTGCTCACAAAATCGGCCCAGTGAAGGGCATGGGCTGGCAGCCATTATACAATAAGACTCAGAATTGGGCATATCCCTCCACCTCTTCTTTGCGCAAAAATATGAGAAACGTATTCGAGAATAACGAAGACATAGCCGACAAGGTCATTAACGCAAAAAATATATCAAAAACCATGACAATAGAGGCCGTCGGGAGTAGAATTGAAGAAATTTTAAAGAAAGATCGGTTTAAAAACTATGGTTGAAAAATTGGAAATTATGGATTGGCTCGTTCATGGCGGGCATCAATATGAGTTCTTTAAGACTGGTCCTCGATTTTGGTGCACCAAACTCAACGGCCGTGCCCCGACCGATGAGGACTTCGGCCGACCAGCTATTAGCGGAGATAAGGCGAACATCGTTGCCGCAAAAGAGCGCGCACTAATGACGCGAAAATATAATATTATTATGGTTCGCGTGTCACCGGGAGCAAAAAGGCTTGAGCCATTTCGAAGAAGGCATCGCGCACCGGGAATTGCCGTAGTTCAGACGGATGCTCCCTTTTCTATTCCAAGGTGGGCCAGAGTGGTTGTGTGGAATTCCAAATATGCGATGGATAAGAATTATAAAAACTTGCCTGGAAAAAAACATTTTTACATCCCCCACGGATTTGATCCGGATGAATTTTGCGATATGAAGCTGAAAAGAAATGATAGGATCTTGACCGTAGCGAATGTATTCGAAAAAAGAGGGGCAATATTAGGATTTGATGAGTGGAGGTATGTCTCCGAAAAGACTGGCTTGTGCGACTTGGTTGGCCATGGAGACGAGGACCTGCCCGAGAGTATTGGAAACTTTCCGTTAAAGAAATTAGTGCAAAAATATAATAAGTATGGGGTTTGCCTGAATTCCACTGTGCGAAGCGCTATGCCTCGCAGCAGGGTCGAGGCAATGATGTGCGGGGCTCCGCTAGTCACAACTAATAATCATGGAATAAGCAGGCACCTAAGGGGCGGGAGAGACTGTCTTTTTGCAGATACGAAGGAAGATATGTTAGCGGCGTGTAAGAGAATTTTGGGGTCAAAAGATTTGCAAGCGGAGCTGAGCGCGGCCGGTCGAGCCAGGGCGATCAAAGTGTTTGGAATTAAAGAATACAAAGAGCGCTGGGGCGAAGCTTTCGAAGAGGTATTGAAGTGAGGATTGGAATCTTCTCAAGATATTCCGGCAACTATGGTAGAGGCGGGCTCTATCACTGCTCTCCATGTAAGATTGGAAAGATAGTTGAAGAATTGCATAAAATATGTGAATTTGAATCCTTTATTAATGATTATGATTTAAAGTATGATTTCGCAATTATTGACAGAACGCCTCTAAGGAGAAAGATTAGTTCGAAATATACTTTGAAGATTACCGAGTGCGGATTCGATATGACCGGGGTAGATACAGCCTGCTCGATATCCCCATACCCTGCTCCAAAAAATAATCAGTTTATTTTAATGAATTACTGCCATGGAGATAGGGATATAAAAATAGCCACCACGGACCGGGTGCGAATGGCCTACTTGGGAAGACTCTCTCCCTTGGCTGAAGCAAAGATAAAGACAATGAATGCCTCGGGAATTAGCTTTGGGGTTTATCCGATAAAATACTGGCGAGGGAAAAGTATATTGAGATTCACCAGGAGCTCTCCAGGATTTAAGGAGAATATAGAATTCGTGCAGTCTAAAATTCCAGGTTCTTTAATTTTGGAGCCGAAAAGCCATAGCAAGCTCTATCAGGAGCTAAATCGTGGCCACTACTTTGCTGGGTTTGTCCCGTCAATTTATCCGCTAGGAAGCAAGAAGCTTCAGAGAGAAAGTTCGTCAAAATTCTTTGAGTACATAGGTGCCGGAATGCCGGTCCTCATTGAGAGAAATATTCCGGAAGCTAAAATAGTAATGAGCAATCCATTCTTGGGGGAGGTATTTTCCGGAAAGAAAGATATGATTTCAAAGGGAAATAAATTAAATAATAATAAATATTCTTATAATAAAATTGCTAAGTATGCTAGAGATAATCACTTCCCGGACAGCAGGGCTCAAACCTTGTTTGATAATTTCTTGAAGGATAGAGCGTAATGGGTGACTCAATAACAATATGCATCGGAACGGTTGGGTCTCCAACGTTTGCTCGCTGCAAGAAGATAATAGATGAATTAGCCGCTGAGAGCCCAAATGTTGTTGAAGTTGTGGTTATTAAAAATAAGTCGCCACAATCTGCGTGGCTAAACACTATGCGAAATGCGTGTGTTGGTACCAAGTGGTGCCTTCAGATAGATGAGGACATGTATCTTAAGAAAAATGCTATCACTGAGCTGCTCAAGTTCGCAAAAAAGAAAGAAGCAGATGGAGTAAAAATTCTTAATGCCTCCTCGTTATTATATGATTTATTCTTAGAGAAGAAGATTGGCTCATTGAAGCTATGGAGCTCTGAGGCGCTGCAGCAGTTAGAGTTTAGAGATGTTCTGGGTGGTGACCGAGACTTTGCAAAAAGAGCTGCGAAGTTGGGGTACCAAAATGTTGAAATATCCAAAGTACTCGGGGACCACGATTCGGCTCCGACGGCAGCTATAGCATTTTCAAAATATTATGAGTATACACAGAAGATGAGAAAATTCGGAAGTGACGCTGGAGCAAGACACTTCGTCGGATATCTAAAAAGAAAGTGGAAAATGGACGGAAGTTATATAAGTAAAAAAGCTTACAACGGAGCCTCCAAGGGTCTGTCTAGTTCTCTGAGGAATAAGAGCAAAAGAAAGCTCCCACCGCCACGTAGCGAGTTCCGGCCATTGATAGCTACCCCAATCTGGAGAAGAGAGGATGTATTTAGGCTGTTCGTAAAGAATAATAGTCAATTTGCAGATATATTGGCAGTCGGAAGTGAGGGTCGCAGATCGGAGTTGCTATCAAAAAGTCTCGGGTGCCACTACGTCGAGGAGAAAAATAAGCCACTTGGACGGAAGTTTAATGCCAGAATAAAGTGGTTCATAAAGAGCAAGCAATACACCCACATAATCCTGTTAGGCAGTGATGATTTAATTTCCAAGGAAGTTTTTTCCGAACTGAAGACCAAGGCAATGTCATATGATTTAATAAGTTGGGGCGACTTGTACTTTTACGATATGAAGTCCAAGACTGGGGCATATACATTTGGGTACAAGGGAGGGCGATCAACAGAGCCGCTCGCCCCCGGGCGATGCCTCAGTCGGTCATTGGTTGAAAGAATTGGTCCAAATTTATGGCCAGACGACGCGAATAACTCTCCCGATGGAAAGCTTTGGTCTAAAAAATTGAAATCAATCAAGAGCCAGACGGTCCTGAGCATGAAGGATATAAATGGTATAATTGTAGATATAAAGACAGAGGGGAATAGAACCACTCTTAAGCAGATATTAAAAACATCGAATAATAGAGAGCTGACGGATGATGAGCGTAGTAGAATCTTGGAGATGATCAAGTAAATGTGGAGTTTTATAGATGGAAACAAGATTCATAGTACGGCGATTATTTGCGATAACGTTGTGATTGGAACTGGAAATATAATATACCCATACGCAGTTATAGGTCTGCCGGGGTTTACCAGTAGCGGCCCCGATGATGTTTGCGGGGTTGTAATTGGAGATGATAATTGGATTGGAGCTCATGTCTCTATAATGTCCGGAGCAGAGAGCGATACAGCGATAGGGTCTGGAAATTTTATAATGAATTACTCGAATATTGGCCACGATGTTTTAATTGGGGACAAAAATGAAATCGGAGTGCGAGCGATTTTGGCTGGATTTTGTAAAATTGGCAGCTTAAACAAGATAAAAATAAACTGTTGCATTAGAAATAGGGCTGTGCTGGGTAGCAAAAATATAATAGGGATGGGCTCTGTAGTCACTTCATCGTTTTATGAAAATGAAGTGCTTATTTATGGCTCTCCGGCGAAAATAATTAGAAAACTAGATCGGCAGACGGCCGAGGGGGGCGCATAGTGAGAGATTTGGGAAGAAATTTGGAAATACATCCGCTTGCATATATTGAAGATGGAGTTGAGATTGGGGACGGTACCAAGGTTGGCCCATTTTGTATCATAAGAAGTGGGTCAAAAATTGGAAAAAACTGTAGTTTTACGGCCTATTGTGAGATTCGGGAGAATGTCACAATAGGTGATGGAACATCGTTTGGAAGTAGGTGTACAATCTCTGCGAACGCCGTTATCGGCTCTAATGTTTTAATAAAATATGGGTTTGTGCTGACAGACACGGCAGACTTGAGCAGGAACGACGAGAAGATGGTTGTGGGGATTGGAAACGGAACGCTCATTGGGGCGAACGTAACTCTCATGCCTGGATTTGAGATAGGAAGCGATTGTATTATTGGCGCGTGTTCTCAGGTTCGAAGCAACATCCCAGATAAAGAAGTCTGGTTTGGGTCCCCGGCAAAATTTTATAAAATAAAGATTAAATAACAAAGTGAAAAAAATAAAAATAAAAAAGAAGAACGCCAACTTTAAGTCCATAAGGAAGGCCTCATCATCGTCTGGGGGGGCTATTGAAAATACAAGTAGGATATATACGATCCCATCGGACCAGCTGCCTCTCCAGAGTAAGAGCGGCGGGAAGTCGAAACCGATTGTTCAATATTCTAATAAAAAAAAGATTTATAGATATGGAGTAAATAAGTTTAACAAAAAATTATTTTCCGATCCGGAGCCTGCCGGCCTGAGCATAGTTATTGCCACAATGATATGGAGACGTCATGACGTCTTCATGGCCTGGGCTGCGGGAATCAGGCGATTAAAAAATAGATTTCCAAAGATCACTATAAATGTAGTAGTCGTCGGCAGTGAGGGCAGGTTGTCGCGAGAACTGGTGGAAGGCTGTGGGTTTAAGTATGTGGAATCCCCCAACGCTCCGCTGGGGAGAAAGGCGAACATTAGGCTGCTGGCGTGCAAGGAATACGACCCAGACTATGTTATCCTGACGGGGTCCGATAATTTATTCTCAGATAAGTATTTTTTATTTGTATTGTTGAATATGCAAAAGAAGAAGTATGACGAAATAGCCTCATTAGACATATATTATTATGACTTATTAACGAAATACTCAACTTATTCGAATGGATATCAGGGGAATATAAAGGGTATCGGACATCATCGAGGAGAGCCTATTGCTCCGGGGAGGGCGTTATCGAAAGAAATATTGGAGAAATTAGAGTGGAAGCTATGGCTCGACAGTGAGGATAAGTATTTAGACAAATGGCCAAGAGATGCCATAAAAAACCATAGAAAAAGACACCTTCACTTCTCGTGCAGGGAGAATGGCCTTGTTATGTGTGATATAAAGGGCGAAGTAAATATGACAAAATCCATTATACGCGTCAATCATGAAGTTGTAAGCGATGAGTATATCCGCCAAGAGATCCCAGAGATATTCGAACTGGAAAAAATAAGGAAGTCGAATGGCTCATAGGTATTTATATAAAGACTTAATTGAGTCACTCTTGGGGCCTAAGACTCCCACGGGGCCGAGCAGTAGTGCGGGGGAGTACTATAAAAATAAATATCATTTTCAATATAATATTTTTGAAAATAATTTTTATATATACGACTACATAGACTCCCTCTCTCCAACGACGCTATTTGAATTTGGGTGCAATATAGGGAGGCATCTCAACCAGTTTAGGGAAAGAAATATAGAAGTTTATGGAATCGATATCAGTGAACGCGCCATTGAAGAGGGGAGGAGGGTGTTCGGACTGAGAAATATATGGGTGGGGGACGATACAGACCTGCCCAGTATAACTAAAAAATATGATGTTGTTTATGTGAATTCTGTCTTATGTCATATTCCCGAAGTAGATGAGATTATTGATAATCTAAAGAGAATTGGAAAAATAATTGTGATATTTGAAGCTCCAGACAGAGAGCCCCAGGGGACCGCAGAGATGGCTCCATATTGGTTTCCGAGGGATTACGAGCAATTTGGGTTTGAAAAAATATGGGAATATTATGCCAACTCCTGTAAGGCAAAGTACTGTCTTTACCATTTCGAGTGAGGTGTATGGTGTGCGGAATACTTGCGGTAATTGGTGACTATAGATATCCAGAAATTCCGGATTCAATAAAGGATCGCGGCCCAGATTCTTGTGGAGAATTCATAGGAGACGGGGCACAGCTCATACAGACGAGACTGCAGATTACAGGCGAAGATACAATGCAGCTCCCATTAGAGTGTGATGACTATGTTCTCTTATTTAATGGCGAAATATATAATTACAGAGAAATAAACAAAGAGCTTAAAGAGTATGATTTTAAGTATGATTCTGATTTCGAAACAATATTATTCTCATTTAAGAAGTGGGGCGAAGATTTCGTAAAGAGATTAGATGGACAGTACGCTATACTCATTTGGGACAAGAAAAATAAAAAAGAGTATGTTTATACAGATCCATTTAAAGTAAGATCACTATATATGCAGAGCTTTGAGGGATCAGTGGTATATTCGTCAAATATTTCATCGCTCCCATTAATAGATTTTAATAGTACAAACATAACTGGATTCGGAAATGTCAGTAGCGCAAAAATACTATAAAAACTTTAAAATAGCAGTCGAAAAAAGGATAACCAAGAACTGCGCTGTGCCACTATCGGGAGGGCTCGACAGCTCACTCATAGTGAAGGCGGTGTGCGAGCTAGGGCGAGAAGAGGATTGCCTCTTCTTGTGCTATGGCGACGATAAGTATGCTAAAATTGTTGAAGATAAATATGGAATAAATGTACATTACTTCTCTCACAGGATAGACTCTTTTGAAGATTATTTATATGAAATAGTGAGAATATGGGAGGAGCCGTTTTACTGGGTATCGGTTGGATATTTTCTTTATCGTGAGATTAATAAAAAACAAAAAAGAGTAAGCATAAGCGGACTAGGATCCGATGAGTTATATGGCGGGTACTCATATTATGACACGGAAGAGTATCCCAGAGGGCTTTTCGCAGAGATTTCTGCGAAAACCAACCAGGACAAGCTACATCACGATAAGAATCTTCTTATTTTTCATCACCTTCGGAAAAATGATAAAATGGGCTTAAAATTTGACATCGAAGGACGGTACCCATTCTTGGATCGTGATTTGCAAGAATACAACAAAGAGTCTTTTGGCAAAAAGATAATAAAAGAATTACTTTTAGAAGATTTCTCTAAAGACTTTGTATTTAGAGATAAAAGTGGCTTTATTATGGAGTGGGTAGACCACGACATAATTGACAAGCACGTCGAGGCATTGAGAGCAAAGGGGTTCGCGGTGGAGCCGAAAAGCAAGAGGCAGAAAATGTTTTTTTGCCAATTTAACATATGGCTCGATATCTTTAAAGTTCCGCACGATAGTATAGCATTTAATGGAGAGGTTTTTTGGAAAAAATAGATACAAATATTGATTTTTTTAATTTTTCAAAAATGTTAAGCGGCAGCAGGAAAGAGCTGGTCGGATGCCTGGAGAGGTGCCTTGAGCATGGAAACTTTATCTTAGGCTCCGAAGTTGAGCTTTTTGAGGATATTTTTTCCAGAAAAGTTGGGTCGAAATATTGCGTTGGAGTGTCGAACGGCACAGACGCATTAACTGCGATATTAACATCTCTCGACTTACCACCGGGATCTGAGGTTATAGTCCCGGCTTTTACGTTTATATCATCTGCATCGGTTATCTCAAAAGCGGGTCTGACTCCTGTTTTTGTAGACCTTGCTCCAGGATCCTTTTCCCCGTCTGTCGATGGAATAATGAACTCTTGCACGGGAGCTACGAAGGCGGTAATCTTTGTTCACCTGTTTGGAGAGTATAGCGATCTAAGCAGTCTATCGGCTGCATGCAGAGATAGGGGGATCCATCTTATAGAGGATTGTGCTCAATCTTATGGTGCCCCAAATGGAAGCTTCGGGATAGCGAGCAGTTTTAGTTTTTTTCCGGCAAAAAATCTAGGATGCCTTGGGGACGGGGGCGCGGTTACCACGGGCGACGGGGGGGTCGATCAACGACTAAGAATGATTAGAAAACATGGCATGTCATCAAAGTATAACTATGAAATTACTGGCGGAAACTATAGGCTGGATGCATTGCAGGCTGCATTTTTATCAGTATTAATTCAGAAAGCGGACGAATGGATTGAAAAGAGAAGGGAGAATGCTAGATTTTACTTTAATGCTATAGGTGATATCGAAAACATTGTTTTGCCAAAGAAATGTAGCCTACACTCTTTTAATCAGTTCACAATAAGAACAAGTCGAAGGGACGATTTGAAAAAGTTTTTATACAACAATGGGATCCCCTCGAATATATATTATCCGGCACCTCTTTGTGACTATTCGGCGTTCGCAGACTCAGACGGCCTGCTGGAGTCGAGAAAGACCTGCGATGAGGTCTTATCACTCCCTATTTATCCTGGGCTAAAAGCAGATGAATTGGAGTATATATCTCATAATATTAATCTTTTCTTTAATTATGGAAGTAAAAAGTGAAAAAGTTTGGACTCATCGGTGCCGCTGGATATGTAGCCCCACGGCATATGCGAGCAATAAAAGACAACAACTGCGACTTGGTAGCGGCAATTGACCCATTTGATTCCGTTGGAATTATTGATTCATACTTTCCAGGGGCAGATTTTTTTACCGAAATCGAGAGATTTGATAGACACGTCGACAAGCTGAGAAGAACAAGTGGCAAAATAGACTACATAAGTATTTGTTCGCCAAATTATTTGCATGATTCGCATATAAGGCTGGCGCTTCGTAACGATTGTGATGTTATTTGCGAAAAGCCACTGGTTGTAATGGCAGGTAACTTGCAATATTTGAAAGAGATAGAGAGAGAGACGGGAAGAACAGTAAATTGCATTTTGCAGCTTCGTCATCATCCGGCCATTATAGACATAAAGAGCCGATATAATAACTCCAAAAAAGTTGTCGATGTAAATCTTGAGTATATAACGTCAAGAGGCAAGTGGTATTGCCAGTCATGGAAGGGACAGGAGTCTAAGTCGGGAGGTCTTGCTGCAAATATTGGTATACATTTTTTCGATATGTTAATATGGATTTTTGGGTCGCCGGTTGAAAACATAGTCGAAAGCAAGTATTCATCAAGCGTCTCTGGAACCCTGATTCTAGAGAGAGCAAACGTAAAATGGAGGCTGAGTACGGATGAAAATGATCTTCCAAAAGAATCTATCGCTGCCGGTCAGCCTGCTTTTAGAAAAATAACGATTGACAACCAAAGTGTTGAGTTTAGCGGCGGATTCACAGATTTGCATACAATTTCGTATAAAGAAGTATTATCTGGCAACGGGTTCGGAATAGACGATGCAATGGAGTCTCTAGTGGTGGTCAATGAAATCGCAAAGAGCGTGATGTGAATTACACGGCCATATATGGAATTGGGCTTCCAAGGACGGGGACTACCAGCTTGGCCGCATATCTTTTTGAGCTTGGGGTTTCGTCTGAGCACAAGTGCATGCTCACCGGTGGCACTCCGAATGTCGCAAATCTTGATGCAGTTGCGGTAATCGATAATTCGCTATACCAAAGATACGAAGAGCTGCTGGCCGAGTCGAATAGCAGCGGATTTATATTAACCATCAGGGACAGTGCAGCCTGGACACGCTCGGTGAGGCGGTTCTCTAATCACGAGGGGCTTCCCGATATGCTCGAGTTCCATCGCGATGTTATAAAGACCTTTTCCGACGCAGGCGCCATGGATAGGCTCTTGATCTTGGATATATTCAAAGATAAGGACGTTACCGAGAAGATAATAAAATTTATTGGGGCTTCAGGCGATAAAAGTGCAGGCTTCCCGCGCCTAAACGGTAGGAAGGAATGATGACGATGAGAATTGCACAGATAGGGAATGGCTTTGTTGGCAGTGCATTGCATAAGTCGTTTAAAATAAATGGCGTAACCACAGCTATATACGACAAGTTTCAAAAAATAGGAACGATTAATTCAGTCCTAGATTCGGATATTCTGTTTCTCTGCCTTCCGACTCCATTTATAAGCGGCAAGCACTTCGACTTATCTGCGATCGAAGAGAATCTTGAACTTTTAAAAAAGAACAACTACAAGGGGCTCTGTGTTATAAAGTCTACTGTTGAAATCGGTGTAACCAAGACGCTGGCAAATAAGTATGGGCTTAATATTGCTCATAATCCAGAGTTTTTAACCGAAAGAACGGCATTTGAAGATTTTCACAATCAAGATTACATAGTTATTGGAAGCTCTAGCAAGTCTGAGCTGTTCGATAGGCTGATATTGTTCTATAAGAGACTATACCCGTCGGCAAGAATCGCGGCCTGCACTTCTGATGAGTCGGAGGCAATGAAGATTATGAGAAATTGCTATTACAGCGTTAAGGTTTCAATATTTAATGAATATTATCTTCTATGCAATTCTCTTGGAATAGATTATAATAATGTAAGAGACTTAATGCTCGGCCCGTGGGTTGAAAAGATGCATACAAATGTTCCAGGCCCCGATGGTGGACTTAGTTATTCTGGACATTGCTTCCCGAAGGATACAAATGCCCTTCTGGCGCAAATGAAGAGGGAAAAGTCTATATGCAAAGTCTTGGAGGCCGCGGTTGAGTCCAAGAATATACTAAGGCCCGATTCTATAAATATTATCGAAGATTAAATGCTAATATCACATCGAAAAAGTTCATTTACATTAAGAATAAAAAAGTCGGAGGAAGTTCTGTCGAAGGCGTCTTTCAGAAATATTGCATAGGCCCCAAGCAGAGCATAAAAAATGGTGATTCTGTCAATATGCAAGAATCAAAATATGGAATAATCGCAGGAAGAATGAATGGGATAAATAAGAGGTCTCAGTGGCGGCCGCATAGCCCCGCATCAAAGATAAAGAAGGAAATCGGACCGGAATTATTTGATTCATACTATAAATTTTCCGCCGTAAGAAATCCGTGGGATAGGGCCGTTTCTTTATTCTGGTTTGTGGGAGGCAGAGAGCTGGAGGCTAATAAATTCGCCGATGCAAAGACTTTATTTAAGTTGTTTTCGAAGAAGCACGCGTCAGAATTAAACAACTGGGAGCTTCACACTATAGACGACAAGCCAGTTTGTGACTTCTACATTAAATATGAAAACTTACATAATGATATAGCAGTTGTTTTTGACAAATTACAACTTGGAAGGTTTGATTCTAAAAGTTTGCCAAAATTCAAAACGTCATACCGAAAATTTAACAACAAATACCAGGATTATTATGATGAGGAAATGGTAGAATTCATTCGAAAGCTTTATTCTAAAGATATAGATTATTTCGGATATAAGTTTTAAGTGAAAGGAATTATAAAATGGATACAGTATTAGTTACCGGATCTGCGGGGTTTATCGGCGGACACCTTACGGACGAATTACTCAATAAGTATAAAGTTATTGGTGTTGATAATTTAAGCTCTGGATTGCAAACAACTCTGGAATCTCATATTGGGCATGAAAATTTTATTCCGGCTCTTTATGATATAACTTCTGATAACCTAGAAAGAGCCTTTCAGAATCATAAAATCAAGTACGTGTTTCATCTTGCCGCAAAGTCTGGAGTAGCCCCCTCCGTTGAGAATCCGGTTTTCTCTGATTTTACAAATATAAACGGAACGGTAAGGCTTTTGGAGTTATCCAGAAAATATAAGGTTGAAAGATTTGTATTTTCTTCTTCATCGTCTATTTACGGTGGCTCTGACGGCCCTCCTAACTGCGAGAGCGACGAGCCCAACCCTCGGTCCCCATATGCTCTCCAGAAGCTAACAGGTGAGCGGTATTGCCGACTATATGCATCCGAAATGGGATTAGATACCGCATGTTTGCGATATTTTAATGTGATCGGGCCAAGGCAGCGCCCCGATTCGGCTTATGCGGCCGTTTTGCCCGCGTTTTCGGTCTGCAAGAGAAACAATGTTCGTCCAACAATTTATGGCGATGGAATGCAGAGTCGAGATTTTTGCCCCGTTGAAAGTGTTGTTTCTGCGAACATATTGGCGGCAGAGCATCCTGAAAAGTTAAATGGGGAAGCCTTCAACGTAGCCAGGGGGGAAAATATGTCGCTTTTACAGCTTTGTGAGATTTTAGATCTTATGCCTCCAATATTTAAAGCCGAACGATTAGGCGACGTAAAGCACTCTCTCGCCAATATAGATAAGATTAAAGGAATTCTCGGCTATTCTCCGGTCAAAAATATAGAAGAAAAAATCTTAGGGACGAGCTACTCATATTAATTTTCCATATTTGAGTATAGTTATGGGGGACTAAATGCTCAAACAATTAATTGGAAACACACCATTAGTTAGACTTAGGTCCGGAATTCTTGTAAAGCTTGAGACCTATAACCCCACGGGCTCAATAAAAGATAGAATCATCTCATATATCGTAGAAGATGCATTAAAAAATAATGCAATCTCGAAAGACACTATATTGGTTGAGGCGACCTCCGGGAATACCGGCATATCTCTTGCTGCGATTGGGGCAACCTTGGGGAACGAGGTAAAGATCATAATGCCGTCTAACATGTCCGAAGAAAGGCGAAGCATGATGAGGTTCTTTGGAGCTGAAATTATTGAAGTTGCTCCATATGATTTCGCCGGAGCCATAAAGTATAGAAATGAACTTGTAGCCGCGGGGGCTTGGTCGCCCATGCAATTTGAAAACAAACTAAATATACAATGCCATAAAAATACAACCGCAAAAGAGATATTTAGGCAATTAGGCGAAAGCACATGGGGAGCCTTTGTATCCGGCGCCGGCACCGGAGGGACAATGATGGGGATCGCTGCTTTTGTTGCAGAAAATGATTTAAATACAAAGCTTATATTTATGCGCCCAGAAGAAGAGGAACACGGGATTCAGGGAATCGGCGATGGCGGAGATTACCTGATGAATGCTGAGCACGCTGATGCAACACTTAAGATAAAAACAGAAGATGCAAAGTCAAAGATGATATCCCTGTCCAGGGAGTTGGGAGTTCTAGTTGGTATTTCATCGGCGGCCAATGTTCTGGCAGCCGAGCAAATTAGATTAAATAAAAGCATCTTCGGCGAAGTCGTAACCATAATCTGCGATCGTGGAGAAAGATATATATCTGATGATGACTTAAAAAGGTTATTTTAAAATGAAAACAGTATTCCTATTTGATCTGGACGGCACCCTTTGCGCGTCTCGGAAACAAGTTACAAAAAAGATTATAAAGTTATTATCCAAAGCAAATAAGTCCATCGAGATCGGAATCCTTACGGGTTCGGATATGGACTTTTTAAAAGAGCAGTGCGAAGAGTTATTTTTAGCAATGCCGCATGATTTTAAAGTTTATGCCCTGGCCTGTAATGGAACCAAGGCTTATAACGTTATAAAGTCTGATGAAAAAATCTCTTATGAGGTTATTAAAGAAGAAGATTTGCGAGCCCACCTGGGAGAGGTCGCCTTTAGAAAGTTGATGACCGAGCTGGTATACGCCCAAGCTGAAATTATGCAAGATGCCGATGATATTCCACTAACCGGGACGTTTATTACGTATCGCGGCTCTACAGTAAACTGGTGCCCGATTGGGAGAATGGCAACTGATGCCGATAGGGATAAGTTTAAAGAAATTGACGCAGAACGAGGGCTGCGGGGGATTCGGGCCGGGGAGCTCCAAGAGTTTTTAGATGAAAATGGAATAAAGCTTACGGCCGTTATCGCTGGTGATACTAGTTTTGATATTTATCCCGAAAACTGGGACAAGACATACGCTATGCAATTTTTTAATGAATACGATGTTTACTACTGGGGAGATAGAATGACCCCAGAAGGAAATGACTATACGATGCATAAATTATTGGAAGATAAATCATTTCCGGTAACCGGACCAAAAGATACTTGCACCTCTGTAAAGAAGAAAATGAAAGATTTAGGAATATAATTTAACTATTTGAAAATTTGCTAATATTCAAGCGTAGAATGAAAGCAAATTGGAGAATTTAAGTGAATCGCTCGGGGCAAATATCGAGGCTGCACAAGATTGCCGAAAGAAAGCTATTTTGGCACGGAACAACCTCAAATAATTTAAGGGGGATCCTAAAAGAAGGATTATTGCCAAATAAGCCCCCCGTTTATAACGATGAGTTTGGACGCGGGGCCGGCACAAGCTCCATAAAGACTCATGGTGGCGTCTATATGACCGATAATTTTGGATCCGCATCTTCCGCATCGAGCACCGCCACGACCCGCGGAGATAATAAATTAATGATTGGCATAACTTATGAAACTCGCAGCCCAGATGCTATGGTTGACGAAGATTTTGTACTGCCGAATATATCCAGGATTATTGGGTCTTCTGCTGACCAATTCTTTCGCACGTTTGAGGGCAGCCTTGTCTTCCACGGCGCTAGAAGTGGCTGGGGATACTCGGGAAATCTTAATCCAGATTTTTACAATAAGATATATGATGAAATTAGACTTTGGGACTATTCGGATAAGATAGACGACCTAGGAAATATTTTAATCGAAAACCATCCTGGATTTAAGAATAGGATAAAAAGACAGAGAGAGCGATTCTATGGTTTATTCAAAGATGTCTTCATTTCTTATGCGAATCACCTCATGGAGGTCGAGGCTCATCGTTATAAAGATGAGAACATTAAACGTTATAATAAAATAATTGAAGGAATCATAAGGCGCAACAACCAAATGGTAGAGGGGGTCGAAGATAAGATTCAAGATTATGAAGACTTAATCGAAACCACTAGAAATAATGCCTTTAAGGGCTCATGGGAAAAGCTAAGAGTCTCGGTCGATGCCCTAAGCGCCGCCGCTCCAGAGCTTATAAATATAAAAAGTGATAACGATTGGCGTCATCAAAATCTTCGCTCAATGATGCCAATTGGATTCTCGGGAAAGAACAGAATACTATATGTGGTAGAGGATTCTGGGTATCCAAATTATGAATTAACATTTCATTATGGTGGAAATGATTATGTCGATTATATAGCTGAGCACGAGAAGACCGTGGGCAGCACCTGGAGGGCGGTGCTTCCAGGCGGAGAGGTAATTGGCCAGTCCGATGGATATGACGAGGAGATGTCCAAGCGTCAAAGAAAGATCGCGAAATTAAATAAAGTAGCCACGGACTACCGGGACGAAGGCTTTGTCGGGAAGTACTGGGGCTCAGCAGCCTCGGGCATAATGATAACGGACGGCGAAAGAATATTATTACTCAAGCGCTCACCATACGTTGAGAACCCGGGATTGTGGGGCATTTCTGGAGGGGCCATTCCGAGGGACTCTAACGGGGGCGGGAGGGATCCGAAAGAATCTGCAATCCATGAGGCCGAAGAGGAGATCGGAGGCATACCATCTGGAAGGTTTGTAGATAATTATGTTTTTAAAGATGGCAGCTTTACTTTTACGACGTTTCTGCTGGAAGTTACTGCGGACGTAATGGGCTCGATAAGCCCGACGCTAAACTGGGAGCATACAGATTGGAAGATTGTCGATTTAGACGAGGTTTCGAGTCTTGATGTTCATCCGGGGGTTCTATTGGCTCTAGCTCACTTTGATATCAGCGCTAGAATGGACAAGATTGCAAGCTTACATAAAATTGCTATGCATATCTACGGCAGCGGATCTTCGATTGTTGCGTTTGGCTCCAAAATATGGAGATTCGAAGATGATGATGAGCCCATACCTGATGACATTATAGATGAAATAAATACCGAAATAGGGATGAAGTATAAAGACTGGGAGATCTTAGAGGATCTATACACGGCAATCGACGATGAGGGGCGCTCTGACGTTCTTGTTGGGTCGATCCATGACGCCCCCTGGACCAACCCTCCACGCTCTGATCTTCACTTGCAAAGAAGAGGGGGGTTTTCCCTGGACCCGAAGTCTTCAATCTTAGTGAAAAAAGTATTCAAAGAGCTAGGGCTAAACAACGTTGTTTATTACGGCGGAGATGATGAGTTTGAAGCATCAAAGCACGAAATACGCGGGAGAGTTGCAAAGACCATGTTTCACGGTACGTCAACCAAGTATTTGGGAGATATTTTAAAGACGGGACTTCGGCCGGGAGTGTCAGAGACGAATTATAAAGATATTGCCCATTCTGATTTAATATTTTTTACATCCAGATTTGATGAAGCTCGAGCGCACGCGGTACATACAGCAGATAAGGTTGGCGACGACCCCATGATCGTTGAGTTTTCTCTGCAGGATGAGGCCAAACTTGTTCCGGATTATGATATAAATAACAAGTCGGAACAGACCAATGTTTATGACTATATTTCCAACAAAACTCGCAGCTCCGGCACCCAAGGTGAGGCAATGCCGGGCACGGCGATGGCGGTGTCTAGGGAGATGGGCGTATATGGATATCGCGGCAGAATCCCGGCAAAATTTATTGATTCATATTATATTCTGGCGAACGCTAGCGATATTTATCGGAACGATGAAATGAGCTACAAGGGGCTGTCAGATTATTACGAGGCAACGCCGGAAGAGGCCTCAATATACTTTGAGACAAAAAACGAATTAGGATACGGACAGTTCGAAGAGATAGAATATGAGGAAGATGAGGATTTGGCCGATGACAACGAGGCTCGCAAGCAGAGCGGCCGTCAATTGGAGCTTCCATTCTCAAAAATGCCCTTCTCATTCTCGGAGGATCTGCTTGGAGAAATAGAAGATAGCGAAAGCGGATACACCCTGGTTAGGGGCATTCCTTTTGAAAAAATCACTATGTCTAAGGGTCAGGGCGATTCGACTTTGAGGCATCTTCGCCTCGGAAGGCCATCGATGACGGAAGGGCTCCCGGAATTATTTTGGGACACCAAACACGAGCAACTTATTGTTGAAGATGGCAATCATAGAATTTTTCAAGCATATTTAGATGGAGATAGAACCTTTGATGCCATGGTATCCTCTGGAGATTACAACGATCTTTATAGTCCAGTCGGCGATGATGAGGAGAAGTTTGAGTGGGGAGCTTTTCCTAACGAAAATATAATTGAGGATGGAAGATCTTATAAAATTGCAAAGCTCCATAAGCTTGCCAGCCCGCTCAAGCTCGGAGGTTTCTGCGAGATTAAAACAAACTTTGAAGATGCAGATTTTTGGATAATAAGGAAGGGATCGAAAGAGTCAGTGGGGTCAGTGGTCAAGTCTTTCGAGCCGCAGCACATAGGAGTTGCCGTAAGGCCGGCGGCAAAAAGCGTGCTAGATTCTAATTATCTTTATTATGTATTAATGAATATCCATGCACAGGGAGCTTGGGAGAGACTTTCTTCTGGGTCGTTAAATTTAAAGCATATAACGACAAATGATATAAAAAACATTCCTTTAGAGCAACAACACACAAGGGGCGAATCATGAAATTTAGAGACATATTTAGGCCGTACGCCAAGATAAAAGAACTAGAAAAAGAAAACGAAAGACTTATGGACGAAAACGCTAGCGTTTGGGAAATGATGGATGAAATAAAGGCAGCAGAAGAGGATGCGATAGAGACCCTTGCGGTACACAGCATGTCTCCTGCGGCAGAGGCCTAAATGGAAGATGAGAAAAAAGCAGAGGACGAGGATCTGAAGCCGCGCCCTCCAGCGAGACTTGCTCCTAGGGGCATAAGAACCTTTACGGTCTGCCGCCAAAATGACGAAACGGGGATATCAGGAACGGGAGTCATAGTCGAGGGGGCGTTATTGGCAACAGGACAGGTAATGCTTCACTGGCTCTCGCCCTCACCTCGCGGATCGATCGCGGTATTCGACTCAATGAACGACTTCGTAAGCATTCATATTACTTCGCATTTAATAAATGGCACCATTATTACCTTTGAAGATGGAGAGCAAATAACATACAATATTGACGGCACCAAGGATAATAAACTTCCGGAGACGAAAGAGGGAGAGTAAATATTTACGTCAGCTCCATGCTTTTCGTCAAGTACTCCAGAGCCTCTTCCGGGGTGTCGCATATTTTAAATAAATTCAGATCTTCTTCCGAGATCACTCCGTGGTCCGCAAATGCCTGAAGGTTCAAAATAGAATTCCAATAATCTTTACCATATAGGACTATTGGAACTTTTGGCATTTTCTGGCACTGTACTAGTGTTAGAATCTCGAATATTTCGTCCATAGTTCCAAATCCACCGGGCATGGCCACAACGGCTCTTGCATGATATGTGAGCCAAAATTTGCGAATAAAGAAGTAATGAAACTCGAAGCTTAAATTTTCTGTGATGTATTCGTTATTTTCTGCCTCAAATGGGAGGGATATTCCATATCCGATACTTTTATTTGGATTGGCCAAAAATGCACCCTTATTGGCGGCCTCCATAATTCCAGGGCCGCCTCCCGAGCATATATGCATATTTGTCTTGTTTTTATCAGACCACCCAATCAGGTCTCCAGACAACTTCATGCACTCTTCGTAGTACCTCGACTGGGAAAGTTGTTTTTTAAATTCTTTATCTTTTGCAAAATGAGCATCTTCAGCTTTTGACGTCAAGTCTAATGGCGGAAGCGTCCTTGCTGACCCGAAAATTACAACTGTATTTTCCACATTGTTGTCCTTCAATCTCGTTTTGACCTGTTCGTGCTCTAGTAGTATCCGAATATGTCTAGCGTCCTTTCCTCGAATGTAGTCTAGATCGTCATAGCATTTAACTGGTTTCATTTTTAGCCTCCGCAATATATTTAAAAATTAGCTATTAATTTAAAGGGATATTACGAAACCCGGAGGGAAAAAGCATGTGTGGAATATTTGGATATATTGGAGATGAAAATTCATATGACATAGTGAGATCGGGGCTGGAGCGGCTTGCTTACCGCGGATATGATTCCGCTGGAATCGTCTCGGTAGTAAATAGTGAGTTTTTGATCGAAAAGTGCGTAGGTCACCCGGAGCTATTAGCCGAAGAGGCCGAATCATTTGGATTATCATTCGGGCATAATAGATGGGCAACACACGGAGTCCCAAGTATAGTTAATTCTCATCCTCATTTTTCAAATGATAAAAAAATTGCCTTGGTACATAATGGAATTATTGAAAATTATGCCGAGCTAAAGAGCTTCCTCGAAAAGGAGGGGTTTAAGTTTGCCTCGGATACGGATAGCGAAATAGTTCCAAACTTAATTCAGTTTTATTCTGCAAATTTAGATATAAAAGATGCCATAATTGCCGCCCTTAGATCGATACGTGGAGCATATGCAATGGTATTCACACATTTGGATCATAAGGATAGGCTTTTTGTCGCCAGACTAGGCTCCCCCGCCTGCATCGCTAAGGATTCGGATGATAATATATTTATATCCTCTGATTTCGGATCTCTGCCGTCCGGTGCAGATAATGTAGTTACAATGGCAGACAACCGTTTGGCGATAATCGCCCGAGGTGGGGCGGTAAAGATGCACGCTTTAGACGGGGCGGGAGTAGACGCGAAGTTTGAAAAAGTAGAACTTGTAGAGTCACAATATCATTTGGGTGATTATGCTCATTTTTTGGAAAAAGAAATATTCGAACAGCCGGACTACTTGAGGACGGCTATTACGGGGAGAGTTTGCGATGACGAAATTAGAATTGGCGGGATTGATTCTGTTGTTAATAATCTGCTAGAAGCAGAAGAGATAATATTTACCGGATGCGGATCGGCATTTTATGCTGCGCAAATCGGAGCGATGGCGATGGAAACAATCGCAAGAATAAGAACCAGAGCGATTCCTGCCGGTGAATTGAAATATTACAACGCAGTTGTTACGGGCGGAACGGTTTTGGTGTCAGTTTCTCAGTCCGGAGAAACAGCGGATACAATTGGATGCATAAAGGCATTTAAGAACCATGGGGCATTAAATGTTGGAATTGTAAATGTTCCAAATTCTACAATTTCAAAGATGGTCGACGCAGGAATATATATTCGTGCAGGAAAAGAGGTGTCTGTGGCATCGACCAAGGCTGTTATGAACCAAATAACAGCGATGCTAGCTATGGCTGCAATGATCGGGGCAAAAAGAGATTTTGCTCGACTAAGTTACGAGTCTTTGCTGTCTGAGTTTAAAAGTCTTCCGGGCGCTATGCTTGGAGCGCTTGAGTCTGCCGACAAACTCAAGGTGTTGGCCAAAAAATATGCAAAATATAATAACATGCTAACGATCGGCCGAGGGCCATTAGAAGTGGTCGCAAAAGAGGCTGCATTGAAAATAAAAGAAATAAGCTATATTCACGCCGAAGGATACTCCGCTGCTGAGTTGAAGCACGGGCCTCTGGCCTTGATTTCGGAAGAAATGCCAACATTAGCGCTGGTTTCCGCTGATGCATCTGAGGAGAAAATGATTTCAAATATTAGAGAGATAAAGGCAAGGAAAGGAACGGTGATCGGGATATTCGAAGATAAATGCTCTGATGAGCTACGAAATATTGTTGATGACTACATTGAAATTCCAACTTGCTCGAATAAAGTTTTGAATCCACTGATGTTTTTGGTTCCATGTCAATTATTTTCGTACTATTTGGCAATAGAGAGGGGCTGTTCGGTCGATATGCCTCGTAATTTGGCAAAATCCGTTTCCGTTGAGTGAAAATTTCTATTGATAATCAATGCTCTTCAAGCGTAAGGACTAGGTTAAAGTGAATCGTTTTAGCAAAATAACAAGTTTGCATAAAATCGCAGCCGACAAGGAAGTAGTTACTGCCTATCATGGTAGCAATGTTCCTATTCATGTTTTCGATCCCAGCATGGGAGCTCAGGGCGTTATGTGGTTCCACGAAGATAAAGATAAAATATTAAATGGTGAATCTGGGGCTATATCATCAAAATATATAATGGAAGTCGAACTATCAGTTGGCAGAACCGCCGGATGGGGCGAATATGACAAGCTTTACCTGCAGCAAATTCAAGAGCAAGGGTTTGATTCCATTTATTTGGATGGAAATTGGGTAATATTCGATCCTAATAATGTAATGGTAATTAAGATTGAGAAACAATGAAAAGTTTTAGAAAATTACATCTAAAAAGACTCTTTAAGCAGTCTTCTGCCGATCGCCCAAAAATTGAGCTATCAGAATTTGAAAGAGCCCAATTGGGCTCGGATAATGAAGGAAAAAAGCCATACATATCTGAGGAGAATTGGCCAGAATTACGCCAACATCTTTTGGATAAAAAAACCAAAGGTTATGGCGATAAAGATTTCAGATTAAACCCAGATCTTGTTGCATATACTCCCGGAGAAACCGTTGGGCTTCTATCTCAGCCGGAAATTATAGAGTGGCATGAAAAAATGCGAAACTATAAAATCCCCGAAGAATACAAGACAATCGCCCTGGTTCCATGCGCGTCAACAAAGCCTTGGGGCCATGGTCGCTGCAATACTAGCGAATATTATAAGGCATATAATAAAATAAGAAAACAGGTCGAATCCGGTGAACTGGATGATTCTGTATTTTTCGTCACGGTAAGTGAGCCGCTCGGAGTTGTGCCGGAGGATATGTGGAATGACTTCCCGGCCTATGACAATCCGGGATTATTTAAAGATGATTATTTGCGGACCGGAATGACGGCGAAAAAGTGGAAGGAGAAGTACGATAAAAGCTATAAACTGCCATTTGGCGGAGAGTCTTATGATTCTTCGATCAACGCGTTGTCGGCAATAATCGACACCTTTGTTAGAAATAACCAATTAGAAGGAAGAAGGTTTGTTTCCTTTGTAGACTATAGGCCGGACTCATCCATGGGAAGGTCCACTCATTCCGATATGCTAAGCCGAGTCGAAGAGGGGTTCGAGGAGAGCCCCTTCGACAGGAGGTATAAATCAGAATATGCGCGGCAAAAAATGGAAGATAAAGAAGATCGCCGAGGCCTTCACTCTTATATGGTCGAGTCTTTGGGCGACAAAGAGTCTTCCAGGAAGGTTCGTTTGGGTCAAATTTTTAAAATATCAGAAGAAATGGATGTCAACAATGTTCGTCCAAATGATATCATAACAGTTTTCCATGGCACAACCCTGGCGGATTGCTACGAAATGATTAATGGATTTGACGCAAATAAGATTATGCCAAGGCTTTATAGCGGCCCGAGACACGCGGGTATTTTCGTGGCCCCAACCGAAGAGGCGGCGGATAAGTTTGCAAGCTATGGGCAGATAATTCTAGAGATTGATGTAAGGGCCAAATTTCTTCATGGAGTTGATTATTCTGGGAATATAGGAAGAAAAAGCGATCCGCATGCCCATTCTGTCGATTGGCATAACGCCGAAGTGAAAGCCAGATCCGAGATGGCAGGTAAAAAGTTTCCAGATAGCTTTAGGCCACATCTGTCTCTAACCTGGACCCAGGGAGGCGAGCCTCAAGCATTATTGAGAGGCCTTGTTTCTCCGAGGCAAATAAAGAGAATAAGACACAAAGAGTATGGCAAGGATCCGGTTTGGTATTCGCGAGAAGAATTTCTAAAATTAGGCCTGAAAGTTGTTCCCCGGAAAGATCAGCCATATGGATCTGAGAGGAGGCTTTCGGATGTGGGTTACGATCTGTCTAAGCCAAATTATTCGGACGAAGAATTCACAAATATGGTAGCGAAGATAAATAATGTACCCCCCGAGAAGGTCACTAAAATGGTTGACTTTTATAGCGAGCTCAGGAGGGATAATCCAGACCGCAGCGATATGATTCTCGAACTGCTTGTTGGATCGGGCGTGGGGGAAACTGCCGCTACGGCATATTCGAAAAGATATGCAGAATTAAAAACATTAAATCAGCTGCTCAAGCTCGCAGTCCCCCGCGACGAAGGTCCGCTTTGGCGCCAGCCGGATCAATATGCGGAATACCGTGAAGATTTTTATCCAGATTTAGATTCAGATGAGATCGAGCGCGAAACAGAATTTGACAATCTATATCATGGGCAAAATGTAATTTGGATTGGAGACTCCGGAAAGATGGTAAGGGCGGATTCTCATTATGTTTATCCAATCCAAGGGAATGTATTTTACGATGAGAAGATTTCTCAATTGGCCGACAAGATAAATTCATCTCCAGAAAAGGTGATTCTTTACGCGCCATATGGCGAGATGTCAAAAGTCGGACTCAGCGAGGTTGAAGAGTCGATACAGTACCAGGAAGATTACGGCCATGCGCCATTAACAACTGGAGATGAAGATCTAGATGAATATTTGAAGGATAAAGAAGAATACTTAAATAACAATGCAGAATATGATGACGAATATGAGATAATCAAAAGCTCATATAACGAGCTCAAAGATGAGTTAGAATTGCAGTTGAAAAAAGCAGAGGAGTCTGGAGGGGGAGATCTGGGCAAATTTACATTCCAAATTCGAGATGGGAATCATAGGGCCTTTGCGGCAATCAATGCCGGAGAGAAGTATATTTGGATAATGATTTCTAAAAATCAAATGCAAAACATAGAGCAGGATGATTCATGGGTCGCTGGATATAAGGATGTCTTGGAATGAAGGGCTGCAGAAAAATGCAATTAAAAAGATTCCTTAAGATCGCCGAAGCCGTAGAGCGAGTCACATGGGAAGCTGACCACTCATCTGTAGACAGGGAAATGCATGATGCCCAGGGGGAAGTGCAGCAGTTTTTGGGGCCCGAAGATAGGAAGGAGGATTTGTTTGGCGACGGAATTGAAATTATCTCGGTCGAAGAGTTTGATTATAATGCTCCAATAAATTTGGCAAAAAAACAAGAAGAATATGGAAGGATCTGGACGAATGAGCTGAAAGATAAAATGATGAGTGGGGTTCCGCTTCCTCCGGTAACATTATGGAAAAGTTCATGGGGAAATAGAAGCTATAAGCTCGTTAGTGGTCGTCATCGACTCGCAGCGGCCATAGAGCTTGGAATGACGCATGTACCTGCCCTGATAATGTACTGGAGGGGGCAATGAGAAGCTTTAGGCGATTAAGAGTTAAAAGTCTATTTAAAGCTGCCATGAAACCAGAAGGCTTGACCGAGGAAGAGCTCGGGATCCTTGAGGACGTGATAGGGGGGTATGAGGCGCTTAATTGGAGTAGGTTTTCTGAGCTTATAAATAAGGACGGTGGATCCACGGAAGTTATAGATCTTACGAACGAAAAAGAGGGCCTGAGTAAAATTTATGCATTTGGCTGGCGGGGCGACAAACATGTTGCTGACATGGACGGTGAAAATATAAGCGGCTCCGAAGACGCGAATCATTGGATTTATAACATTTCCCCAGAAGACTACGTTGACGAGGAGAATTATCAGGAGGATTACTTTGCCGGAATAGCCTATCACGCAACTCCAGGAGAGAATGTTAAATCAATTATGCGAGAAGGGCTATCTCCAATGAGCAAGACGAGGGGGCTTTCAAATCGCTGGGTTGGAAGTGCTATTTTCGCAAGCTTCAATCCAGAAGCAATTGACTCTTATGGCGACTATATATTTGAAATAGATTTAAGCGCGATGCGCAAAGATTATGAGCAAAAGAATGAAGAGCTCCCTGTTATAGAGATGGAGCCGGCTATTTATAGAGAAAAAATGATAAACTCCATAGCCTGGGCTCTGGGGGTGGAGTATTCTGATTCTGAGGCGGCTAATGACGGAGTTGATCACGATACAATAATTATCAATGGTCACATACCATCTAAATATATTTCGCTAAATGAGCAGTGGTCTGAGTTCGATCCGGATGAGTGGCCAGATGAGCCTGATTATGCTCTAGATAGGCTGTCGAAATGGCTTCGGAGTAATGGCTTCAAGAAAGAGGCAAAAGATATATCAATAATTAGAGCTTGCGAAAGCGAAAGAGGCCGGATGGGCCAGATAGAAAAGCTGCACAAGGTTGCCGCACAGGCAGATAAGGAGTATCTAAAAAAGATTAATATAAAGTCATTGCAAAAGCAGATCGCAAAGAGCCCGGAGCAAGATCCTCGATCTTATTTTGAGAGCCTTTCCGAGAGGGCAGAGGATGGACCAATTTTTAATAGATCGGCATTAAATGCCATTGCCCTCGTCGGTGATGACCTGTTGCCCCATAAGAATAGAAAGCCATTTATTAAGTGGCTGGCGAACATTAATATGAATGAAGCGGCATCGCCACGGCTGGTTTTAATTCAAATTAAGGATTATGTGAACTCTCTGGATGCGTTCCCTGAGCCGGGAATGGGCCCATGGCAGAGTATTTCCGCGCAGACCATGATCCAGGCTGCCGAAAAGTGGCACGAGCAGTTTGTTCCGGCTATTGAAGTTGGCGAATATAATACAAAAAATGTTCATCATGATTTTGGGGACGGATACACGATGGTTCTTGTCCCGCCCGAGGATGTCGAAACCGAGGGTCGCAACATGGGGCACTGCGTTGGGGGCTATTGCGATGACATCATCATTGGGCGCCTTAAGATCTATTCTCTAAGAGACGCCAAGAATGAGCCTCACGTGACAATAGAGGTGGGAGGCTCATCGGGCAGAAATGTGCATCAAATAAAGGGAAAGGAAAACGCCCCTCCGGTACAGAAGTATGCACCATATATTCGTAATTGGCTGGATGAGTATTTTGCTCCAATAGATTATGAAGATTCAGACGATTATTGGATGATTGCCGAGACTGAAAAGATAATGGATAATTATTACTCCGGAGCCCTATGGTCTCCGGATGAAGTTATAGCAGTCCTAGCCGGTCGAGAGGAGCATAACTTGGTCGACGGTGTTTTGAGCAATATGGAAGAGAAAGGTAAAGAGTACAATCTCAGTAGTGTTTTCTTTTCCGTACTTGGGATGTCTGCGCTATCCCCAATTGCTTTGAGGTTTCTTGCTAAAAATATTGAAACAATAATGATCGACGAACGAAGTTACGGATTTGAGAAGGTTATGAGGGCGAATAAGGACAATCACCTGCCAGATGTGCTTATCTCGAAAGCTGTGAGCTCATACGTCCTACATTCCGAGCATATATCGGAAGAAGAGGTTCTGGGGATCTTTGATTTGCTAGAAACAGAGGAGTTGCGAGAAATGCTAATAGAAACATCTCTTGGATCCCATCTGGAATGGAGGGCGTTGGTGATTCTCCCGGTTGAAAAATATAAAACTATAGAATTTATTCGGGAACGGATGAAGGTATGGATTGACGCCTTTAATTCGGATGCGAGAATCGAAGGCTTTGGCGTCCCAGATGGGTATATGATTCAAGATATGATGGAAAACCTTCCTAATGAAGTATTTGATGATGAAGGGCTAAAGGAGTCTGCAAGAGTCTTTTTGGATAGATACGTGATATATAATATGGAGAATCAAAATGATTATTACAAAAAAGGACAAGCAATTAAGGCCTTAGGAGAGTACGCGACCAATGTTAATCTAAAAGAGTTGCTGACAAATAACACGATGCACACACTTGATGCAACCTTGGCGAAAAATAACTCGGATAGCTTCTCTGACTTTACAGATAACGGACTACACACCGTCGAGGAGTTTATCACGATAGCCATCAGGATGGCCAAGAGATATGTATGTAGTGATTATGAAAAATACTTAAAGTTATTAAATGGCCGATTTAATGACCCAAGATTTGAAGTATTAAATAAGAAATTTGTAAAATGCATGGTAGAGTCACGTCCATATTCTTATTTTCAATTAGAAATACATAAGCAGGGCCCAAGTGATATATACGCGGCAGCAGCCCTGCCCGCCGCGAAAGCTTTATCCGAAAAAAATCCAGATGAATTTTTTAAGCTCAACCTTCACATGATGGCGGAATATTCGGAATTTGGGCTCGCCGCAGCGGAGGCCTTGGCTACAGGGAAATACCCATGGGCCTTTTTCGAGGAGGGCCCCGATACGGCAGCCGATGAAAGGTACGAGGTTCTTGCGGAAGTCGCAATAGACAGGATAATAGAGAGCTTTCCGTGGGTATTCTTTGGAAGTGATCTTTACAAAATAGATAAGTACAAAGACAGAATACCGATTGCCATGAAGGGGATGATAGAATTAGGCCCTCGAATCTTTTTTGATCTAAAATTTCACGAATCGGATGAATACGGACACTTGACAATGGAGGCTGCGGAGTCTCTGGCGAAGGCCTCTCCTTATGAATTTTTTGATAGCAAAATACACGAAATATACGGTGATGCAGATTTCGCAATTTCTGCAGCCAGTCGATTAGCAGAGGCAAAAGGTGGTTACTACTTTTTTGAGCTCGGTCTGGATAAGATCGATGACTATAGTGGGCTTGCTCCTAATGGGCGGACAGCTCGCGCCCGGTGGCTTTCGAGCGTTACCAAGCAGGGGCGCTGAGTGAATAAATATAAAACATTTTTAACCTGGTGGTTGTTTTTTTCGCTCATGCTCGGGGCGATAACCCAGGGACTCTATATGGGCCTGGGAGAGGCTCTTTGGGATAGTGACTTTACCAAGCTGAGCTTTGTAAACTTACTCGTTTTAATTGTTACGTCCGTGTGGTGTGGGCATAAATCATGGCAGATCGATCGAGGTCTGACCCCGAATATAGAATTTGGATGGTTTATGAGCGATCTGGTTCTCACAATAGGAATGATTGGAACTGTTATAGGTTTTATAGAAATGCTTAGTGGGTTTGCTGGCATAAATATAGAAGATATAAGTACAATTCAGGATTTGATTACAGAACTAGGAGTTGGAATGTCAACGGCGCTATATACAACTCTTACTGGCCTCATAAGCAGTGCCCTGTTAAAAGTTCAATGCTTTAATATCGACGACTCTGAGGCGAAATAAGTGGGAAGGTCATACCATTCAAACTTGGCATTTCTTGATATTTTATTTAATACGCTTCTGTGCTTTGTTGCTCTATTCGCAATTGCGCTGTTAATTGTAAGTCCAGAAAAAGAGTCAAGCGAAATAGACGTGAGGGCCGAGTTTATAATCACAGCATCATGGCCGGGTGACAGAAACGATGATATAGACATTTATGTCGAAGACCCAGAGGGCAATGTTGTGTTCTTTAGAAACCAGGAGGCGGGAATGATGCATTTAGATCGAGATGACCTTGGAGTTGATCCCTACTCCTCCTCGATATCAGAATCAATAGATAATAGCGATAACAGGGAGATCGTTATGATCAGGGGAATGATGCCGGGAGAATATGTTGTAAATATCCATGCTTACATCAAAAGAACCGAAGGAGAAACTCCAGTCCTGGTTACAATAGATAAAATAAATCCATTTGGAACAGTTTCTTCAAGAACCCTGTTAATGAGGTACAGCGGGCAAGAAGAGACTGCCTGTAGGTTTATATTGGATCGAGAAGGACGGGTAATTGGGACGAATAGTATTCCAAAGTATTTTACAGGGATCGGATGGTGATAGAGGTTTCTTTGATATTTATAGTCCTTGCGTCAATATTGTTATGGTTTGTTATCGGATCAAGCGGTAGGTGGTGGGCTAAGCTTGTTGCGATAACGGCTACGGTCTTGTTTTCGCTCAATATCGCCCGATCTTTAGAGAACTTGGCCGGATGGCCCGCCGAGGTCGGGTTGCCAGATAAATTTTTAATACACTGGGCCCTGGCAAGAAGTCCAAATAAGGCGTCTGGAGAGCCGGGGGCAATATTTTTATGGATAAGCGAAGCCGATGGAGAGTTGGATGATTCTTATGAGTTTTTTCGACGCCGGCAGTTATCAGATCCAAGATCTTATAGGTTGCCGTTTTATTCCGAAGATATGCACGAAACAATTATGGAAATACAAGAAATAATAAAATCGGGGAGACCGGTTACCGGAGCTATGGGCCCGGAGGAGGATGGAGGCCTTGAGCCCGGCGGCGGGGGGTTCGGGAGCCTTGGAGCAAAAGGCGGAGAGGTTAGGCTGTATGACCTACCTTCGGCGGGTAGTGTTATTTTGGAAAAATAGTTTTAAAAATTATTGTTCGATAAAAAATAGACAAAGTAAATGCCTTATATGAAGTATTATAATTCTATAATTAAGGAGCTTTAATGCTTAGGGCAATAATAACAGGCACGGCGGGACAGGATGGTTCATATTTGGCAGAATTTCTGCTAAGTAAGGGGTATGAGGTATTTGGAGTTAGTATTCGCAAGAGCGTTAATTCTGGAACGGAGAACATAGCTCATCTAATGGATGATGAAAACTTCCACTACACCGAGGGAGACCTTTCTGATCCCATTTTTATCGGCCGGTTGATCCATGACGTACAGCCTCATGAGTTTTACAACCTAGGGGCCGCCAGTCATGTTGGTTACAGCTTTGTGAATCCGGTAAAGGTATTTCAGGTAAACGCAGAAGCCGTGATAATGCATCTTTCTTTGCTGAAAGACTACTCTCCGGCCACTCGCTATTATCAAGCCTCCACGAGCGAAATGCTAGGGGGAGTTGACTGCCCAAGGGAGGGGTATAACGAGAACTCTCCCCTCAATCCCCGCTCTCCCTACGCTATTTCTAAGTGTGCGGCTCACCTGTCCGTAAATAATTACCGAGAAGCTTATGGGTTGTTCGCCGTTTCTGGAATTTTGTTCAATCACTCTTCTCTGCGCCGAGGCGTGAGCTTTGCAGCTCGAAAGATAACTCACGGAGTTGCTTCCGTTAAGTTGGGGCTTCAAGATACGTTGAAAATGGGCGACCTGTCCGCATTTAGAGATGAAGGCTGCAGCAAGGACTATGTAAAAGCGATGTGGCTGATGCTACAGCAAGAAGCTCCGGAAAATTACGTCATAGCCACAGGATCGGGAGCAACAATAGGAGAAATGCTCAGGTACGTTTGTTATCTCGCCGGCCTGGAGTTTGAAGAAGTATATGAGTTGGATAAAAGATTTCTGAGACCGTCAGATGTCCCATACCTACTAGGAGACGCGAGCAAGGCTCGAGAGAAGCTCGGCTGGGACCCAGAATATGACTGGAAGGCGCTATTAAAAGAGATGTATGAGAACGACCTGGAAATGCTGAGCGCAATTGGCCAATAATTAGATATATATCTGGAGATATAATGGCATATTCAGACAAGGTAATGGATCACTTTGACAGTCCAAGAAACATGGGCAGCTTAGATAAGTCTGATCCGAATGTTGGTACTGGCATGGTAGGCGCGCCAGCCTGCGGCGATTTGATGAAACTGCAACTCAAGATTAATGACAACGGTATCATCGAGGACGCAAAATTCAAGACATTTGGGTGTGGCTCAGCCGTGGCCTCTAGCTCACTGGCGACCACCATGGTCATCGGAAGGACCACCGATGAGGCGGAGGCTATTTCCAATTCCCATATTGCGAGAGAGCTCTCATTGCCGCCGGTCAAAATTCACTGCTCTGTCCTTGCAGAAGATGCCATCAAGGCTGCAATCAGTGATTGGAAGAAAAAACGTGGGATAGAGAATGAATAAAGAAGAGATACAGAAAATCATAGATGAAGATATAAATTCTGGCTTAGAAATGCACGGAGGAAACATTTCCATTCATGAATTCAATGAAAGTGACAATTCACTTAAAATAATAATGGGTGGAGGGTGTCATGGGTGCGCATCATCAAAAATAACTATGATGCTTGGAGTCCAAAGACATTTTAGAGAAGTGTTTCCAGATATCGGCGAGATTGAGGATGTTACCGATCACCTTTCTGGCACAAACCCATACTACTAGGTTGGCACAAAATGGCAATTACAATGACACAACCTGCGCAGGACAAGGTAAGATCGCTTCTAATGAAGCGGCAAACACCAGATAACTATCTTAGAATAAAACTTCAGGGCGGCGGCTGCTCTGGCTATATGTACAAATATGAATTCATAGACCAGCCCGAAGAGAGGGATAAGGTGTTTGAGTTCAACGGTGTCAAAGTTTGTATTGATATGAAGTCTTATTTATTCTTAAATGGAGTGGAAATTGACTACGAAGAAGACCTTTTGAAATCTGGCCTGGTATTCAACAACCCAAAGGCAGATAGAACTTGCGGTTGCGGCGAGAGTGTATCATTTTAATGAATTCTAAATCCTTACTAATAATTTGAGACCTATTACTATGAAAGGATTTAATAAAATCCCACTATTACGAGGCATATTGGAGGACATGGGGCTGAAAGACGCCGCTGCCGCCGTCGGCGAGCTCATGCCATATAACTGCGACTATAGTCATCTAATATCAAAGAGCGCGCGCGGCAGAGTTCCGATCCCACACCTAGGGATAGGGCCGGGGCAGGAGGTTTCAGCAATGGGGCCGCTGCAAGATGGCGTTCACTACATATATGTATTAAAATTAGAAAACAAAGTTGACGGAAAACAAGTGGTCGACGCACTAACGGGCCTGCCGATATACAACTGGTATGTCGGAGAGGCAAAGAATCCCATCACGCGGCTCTTACAGCACAAAATCGGCCGTCTATATGTAACGTCCGCCGGGCTTGATACCATAAAAAAATTATATACCGAGCCATTCGACAAGGGCGCGGTAGAAAAATTTATGAGCAGAAAGATGCGCTTAAGTGATATTTTTTCCCCCAATTCTGATGGTCCCGCGGCGGGCGGCGGTCCAAATCAGATGTCAGCGGATTATACCGAGGGCAATTCTCATATTCGATGTGGCGCAGCCTGGACTACGCTCCATAAGCCGATAGAAATGGTCCACCTAGAGCCCATAGAGAGGAGCGATGGCGAGTCCAAGGAGTCCTTTAGAAGGCGATTCTTGGGAGTTGAGGTTTCGATATATAAAGATGTTGAAGAAAAATATGGAAAAGACCATGCTCGCGGCGGAAATAGGTGCAACATACTGAAGAGCGATCCCCATTCTCCGTATCCCTCTGGTGCGAGTAATAGTTACTATTCTGACAAAATAAAGTCTAAACCAGAATTTGAAATCATAAATTATATGGACTCCATGGAGGCTGCCGATTTGGAAGTTATAGATGCGGCCTGGTGGCTAAAGGGAAAAGTCATCGACATATTTGAAGAGGCACATCCAGATTTTGGTAGTAAAATCTCTGATGCAAAAAACATCATCAAAGAGGAAAGAGAAAAAGAGCGAGCGGCAGAAGAGAGGAGAAAGATAACAGAGATAGAAAAGTTTTTAGTAGAGGCAAATGGAGACCGAGTTCTTGCCGCCAAGTTGATGGGAGTGAAGTACCAGAGCTTAGCGCATTATGCGGATAAGTTTGGGCTAAACCCGGAAGATTACAGGGATACAAAAAAAGACGAAGAGAGAAAGAAGATTATTATTGACACGCTGATTGCTAACAATGGGAATGTAAAAGAGACATCAAGAAAAATAAAAAGGCCCGGAATAACGCTTAGAATTGAGATGAGGACGCTCGGGATAAATATTGATGAAATAAAAAAGAGAGTAGAAGACGCTGAATCGAGTAGCATTTTAAATGCACTAAAATCCAGCCACTCAATTGCCGAGGCGGCCCGGATGATCAACATGCACTCGGCCACATTTGCCACTAAGATGAAAAAATATAAATTTGATAAAAGTGATCTTCTATATAATGAGCAGCCAGTGTCGGCGGAGGATGTCGTTGCTGCTCTTTATGAGCTAAATGGAGACGTAAACGCTGTTGCCAAAAAGCTAAACAGAACAGAGAGTGGAATTAGAGCCGTTGTCAGAAGAAATAATATAGATCTATATGAAATAAGCGGAAAGGCGCGTAGAATTAGCTACCGTGATTTAGATTTTGATAGCAGTAGGGAGGAGTTCATAAGAATACTGGAGGAAAATTTTGGCAATAAAAGTGCAATGGCCCGGGCACTAAGCACAAATGATAGAGGCTTGAGCGCCCGGCTGGAATATTACGGGGTGGATATTTTAGGATATATGCCAAAATCGCTAACTCCAGATGAGATTAGAAATAAAATTGATATAGCTCTTATTAATAATGGCGGAATTGCAACCACTACGGCCAGGGAGCTTGGGATTAGTTCGTCAACTTTAAATCGATATATGATGGATCTCGAAATGAAGCTACTGAGCGTATACAGGAGAGAGTTTCAGGACAAAACGGTAAGGGATATAAAAGATGCCGTGTCGATGTTTGATGGTAATAAAAATAAAGCAGCAGAGCATTTAGGCTTAACTATAGCTAATTTATATAAAATTTTAGAGAAGTGGGACGTCACGGAGCCCATGCTATCTGATTTGGCTTAAAATGCTAAGTAAAGTCGAAAAACCTTGGGGACACGAAGAGATCTGGGCGAAGTCTTGCTCCGAATCGGGATATGTGGGGAAAATATTGTTCATTAAAGCTGGGCACCAACTGTCGTTTCAGTATCATGAGGAAAAGGAAGAAACCATAATGGTTAAGTCTGGAATCCTTTATCTGCACACCAGGGGAGCGTTCAACGATATGACGGATTTAAAGATAATAAAATTATTTCCAGGGCAGACGTTTCATGTTCCGGTCGGCCTGACTCATCGGTTTGCCGCAAATGAAGTAAACGTGGAATTGATTGAGGTATCAACGCATCAGTTGGACGACGTTGTTCGCATAGAAGATGATTATGGCCGCGAAGCTTAAGGGGTGTCGTCGTAAGTTTCGGTCGGTAAAAAATCAACTCGAGTTTTATGCGATGAGAAGATCGGGACATCATGCGGTAATGCATTGGATTTTTTCTCAAACTAAAGAGCCAATTTATTTTCATAATGACATCATATGCCACAAGCCGCCGAATATGTATGTGGATCGTGGACGAATAATCGGAAGTGGGTCTCCATTCCCGGCGAACCTCCCATACTTCGCATTTAACTGTGAAGACTCATCTCTTGCAAGAATGATAAAGTACAAAAAGGACCCAAAAAGTCTGATGAAACTGAGAAGGCCGAAGAGGCTATATAAGATCTTAATCTTGCGGGATCCGTTTAACTTATTTGCGAGTAGAATAAGATTGTTTGATAGAAATAACACCATTCGAAAAGAGGAAGGAAAGAGCCTAATCTCTATCAAAAAGAATATAGATCAAACCAGCGAAATCGGATGGGCAGACAATAGAATGGCGGAAAGATGGAAAGAGCATGCAAGAGAGCTTCTAGGAGAGACATCTTTTCTTGGGGATTCGATTTCTATATCTTATAACGAATGGTTTTTGTCAGAAAAGTATCGAAAGCAAATATCCAAAAAATTGGATTTGGACTTTTCGGACAAGGGAATCTCCAAGGTACCATCTAATGGGTTTGGAAGCAGCTTTGACCTAACAACGAAGAATGGGGCGGCTCAGGAAATGAAAGTTTTGAGTCGCTGGAAGAGATATTTAAAAGACGATAGATTCCTGGGGCTTTTTGACGACGAGCTCTTCGAATTGTCTTATAAAATATATCCCAAGCTTACAGGTGAAGTTGGTAAAATCTTAAAATGAAAATAACAATTTTTGCATTCAATGTAGGGGCTACAAGGCGGTTTACAAATGGCCCCGGAATGTCCCTGTATAATTTTATAAAGGCAATGGATAAACGATTTCAAATAGATATATTTACCACACTAAAAGTAGAGCAAAAACTTGATGGAATTAATTATTACTCAATTGTAGATATCGCAAGACTAAAAAGAAGCATTGAGGGGTCTGACTATGCTCATCATTGGAGCGGCAGCGGGGGGCATTATCGAGTCGCCGGAAAGATTTCAAATAATACTGGGACTCCGTTGATAATGGGCCCAAACGTCTTGGACTGTGTAGATCTAAAGAGAGAATCGACACTACTTGGGATGGCTGCTCCGAACTATGTGTTATCTGTAAATGATAGGTTGAAATATAAAATAGCGAAAGAACATAAATTTGATTTGAGGAAAATGTCGACTCTCATTGTTGGGCCAGAGATGGAGCTGTGGAAGCCTAGCGATAATGATGCTGGGTTTATTATGTGGAAGGGAAACTCTAAGCATTTTGCGAAAGATATAGGCTTTGGCCTGAAGTTGGAAAAGGCTTTGCCACAATATGATTTTAAATTTATAGGGCACCCTTCTCCATATTCATATTCTGATCATATTGACTTAGCTAAAAGCGCCAGCTTATACGTTGGTACGTCAATATCTGAAACAAAATCCCAAACCCTTATGGAGAGTTGGGCGTCTGGCGTCTGCTCCGTAACTCATCCTAAAATATATTTGCATGGCAAAAACTATGAGACCGGAATCATCGTTAATAAGACGATTGAGGACTATTCTGAGGCAATAATTGAAATAATGGAAGATGAAAGGCTTCGTGGAAATTTGAAGGCTGGAGCTTATGAGTATGCCGTTGAAAACTTCTCATCCGAGGCTTTGTTTTCTAAGTATTGCGAAATTCTCGGCTCTCTTTAATCGCTATTAATATTCAAGAGTAGAATGAGATAAGTTGGTCTAAAATAATGCACTATGGTAAGATATTTAAATGGATAGCGAAGTAGATAACATTAAAAACAAGAGCATTCTAATAAAGACGTATCTATTCGAGTCGGGTCTTTATTATTTGGCGAAATCTCTTGGAGACATGCTGTCGAAAAACAATAAAGTTATTTATACTGCAAAGCCAAAGTTCAAAAGACTTCATGGCCGGGCGGGATTCTCTCCGGTGTACCCCCGGCCAAACGACGCCAATCTGCATGCCGGGTTGACAATTGTCGCGCAAACTACTCGGATCGAACATATTGTTGCCAAAAATAATATAGATCTTATAATATCATTCGAAACCTTCATGCCGAAGGCTCAATGGACAACAAGGGCCAGGACGGGCAACCCAAATTTGAAAATTATAGACATACCAATGCCGGAGTGGTCGATAAAGAGGTATATAGATAACAATTCATACAGAACGTTTGATGAAATATGGTGCCTGACAGATACATCAAAAGAGATCTTTGGGAAATATGAAAACGCAAAAAAAATGTCCTGGAATTACGTAAATCAAGACACCTTTTCTCGAAAGGTAGACAAAAAAGACCTTTCTGGCATAAGATTTTTTCATCCCGGGTCTACAAACCCATCGTTTAGTCAGAAAAATACAACAGAAGTAATTAAGGCATATACGAAATTCTCAACTAACTCTGGAGCGAGCACAACCCTGACAATAAGCGGGCTTCTTTCTGATAGGGATCGGGCCCTGGCTGAAAAATGTAAGAATATCATACTAATAAATTCTATATTAGTGTCGAAAGACCTGGTTAGTATTTATGACAATTCTCATTGTGTGCTAATGCCGTCAACCCGAGAGGGTCTGGGCATGAGTCTCTATGAGGCCTCTGCGATGGGGTGTGATATAATAACTACGAATGCCGATCCTATGAATAAACATTCCAAGTATCTTTGTGATGTTATTTCGTATAATGCAAACGAAACTCCGGTAAAATTTGCGATAACCAGCGAATATCAAATTTTAACACAGCTCAAGAGCTATTATGAGGATTTTATGACAGCGAAGAAAACTAGCGTCAAAGATGTAAAGATAAAGAAGAAGACGAAAAAAACAAAGCAAATTGAGGCTGAAAATGAGGCACTCATGGACGCCTTTGATGATTCGACAGAGCAGCCCGAAGATTCTGGAAGCTCTTTGGATGAAAACGTCCTTGAGGCTCTAAGGGCCAAGGTAAGCAAAACTATGGAGGACGATGTGCCAAGCATAATAACTCAGCAGTCTGTCAGCATTGAGATAGCAGTAATAGGTGTCGGTCAGGCCGGGTCGAGAATTGCAGAAACAATGCATAAAAAAGGATATGACGTTGGAGTAATTAATACTTCCGCGCAAGACCTGGAGTTTATAGATGTTCTTCCCACTCAGAAGCTGCTTCTTGAGGGCAGTCTTGGTGGGACGGGAAAGGATCTGGATCTTGGTCGAGAGATTTTTGAAGAAAACGAGTCCGATATACATAAGTTCGTAGGAGACGTTGCTGCGGGAAACCACATGGTTTATTTGGCAATATCGGGCGGCGGCGGAACGGGCTCTTCAAGCGTTGACACTATGGTGGGGATGTTATTTGAGACCGGCATGCCAGTGGGGGTGATTTACATTCTTCCGAAGGCAACCGAGGACGCCCGGTCTAAGCGAAACTCGATAGAAACCCTTTCTAGACTTGCAAGAATGACTTCTGACAATATGGTTTCGAGTCTTATTGTGGCTGATAATGCGAGAATCGAGCAAATTTATTCTAACCTCAGTCAGAATAACTTTTGGAGCGTATCTAACAATGCAATTGTTGAACCGCTTCATGTATTTAATACACTTACGTCTCGTCCGTCTCGATATACTTCAATGGATCCAAGTGACTTTGGAAAGATAATCTCATGCGGAGACTGCTCTGTTTATGGGATGATTGAAGTTGAAGATTATATGGAGGAGACGGCGCTAGCAGAGGCGGTAATAGAGAGTCTTAGTGGGAATATGTTGGCATCTGGCTTTGACATCTCTCAGACTAGGGTCGGTGGAGTTATAATTTCAGCCCCAGAGGGCGTTCTTAACAAGCTTCCGGCAATAAATATAAATTATTGTTTTCATATGATTTCAGAGCAAACAAACGGAGCCTCCGTATTCCAGGGAGTATACGACATAGAGAGTGACTCCGATTCCATAAAGATTTACTCTTGGTTCGCCGGACTCGGGCTTCCCAGGGACCGAATTGAAAGCCTCAAACAAGAGAGCAGAATGCAGGCAGAGGTCGCCGGCCAAAAAGAAAAAGGAAGAGTGGCAGCAATGACCCTCGATCTTGAAGAGGATAACGTTAACACCGTTGCCGACCAGGTTCACAGAAAAATCAAGAAGAAGAAGTCGGGCTTTAACAAGCTTCAGCGCGGCTCTATCATAGACAAGAGACGCAGACGGTAATGTTATGGATAAAAACTTTTATAACTCTGCAAGTGCCGAAAAATTATCATGGGATCCAACCTGGTTTGGAGTTGTCAATTTTGACGACGATCTGGTTGATGCAGTAAAGAAGTGGCAAAAAAAGAATAAGATAAAATCAGATGGATTAGTGGGTCCGTCCACATATAGAAGAATATGGACTGAGCGCCAAGCGAATATCTCAAGCCACTTGCCGAGCGCTGATACCTCGGCGCCCAGTGGTCTCGAGGCCTGTAGTGACGAAAAATATATAATTCACAACGGCAAGCCACTGCCCATAAGATGGCATAAGGTGGTCTTGTGGGATGAGTCCGGTGGACTTAAGGCGGGCTCTGGAAATTATTATGATTATTCAGGAAAGGAAGACCGGAAGCCAACTATGTTTGTAAATCATTGGGATGTTTGCTTGTCTTCGGCGTCTTGTGCCAGCGTTCTTAATAACAGAGGAATATCAGTACATTTTTGTATAGATAATGATGGAACAATATATCAGTTGCTAGATACTCAGCATGGAGCGTGGCACGCCGGCGGCGCGAAATGGAATCACAGCTCCATTGGCGTTGAGATTTCAAATGCTTATTATGAAAAATATCAAGATTGGTACGTTGATAATGGATTTGGCAAAAGGCCCGTAGTTACGAACGCAATAGTAAGAGGAAAGAAGCTGTCTTCTCACTTGGGCTTTTATGACGTGCAGATAAGAGCTCTAAAGGCTTTGTGGGCGGCCATTAGTAACGGAATTGAAATCCCCCTTGTGTCGCCAACTGATGATGGCGGACTGGGCGTCTCCGGAGTCTCTCCCAGTGCCGTAGCCTGTAGTTTTAGTGGGTTTGTGAGTCATTATCACTTAACTAAAAAGAAAATCGATTGCGCCGGCCTAGATATTGCAACCTTATGCAAAGAGGCTGGAAAGATAAAGTGAAATTTAGAAGCCGTTATCTTGTAAAGCCACAAGATTTAAACCCAAGGGGCACCCTCTTTGGCGGAAGGCTTTTATCGCTAATTGACGAAGAAGCAAGCATTTTTGTATTTTGTCAACTAGGCACAAGAAATGTAGTTACCGTTCATATGTCTGAAATTAATTTTTTAAATTCTGCAAAATCTGGTGATGTTATTGAGTTTGGAACAGAAATTGTAGAATTCGGGACGACATCGATAACACTCAAGGTGTTGGTTAGGAACAAGAGGGACAAGAAGTCTCTCATTACGATTGATAAAATTATTTTTGTAGCGCTAGATGAGTTCGGCGAACCGGTACCACATGGAATTGAAAAATTTTCAGAACGAGGCCGATGGAATAAGAGGGAAAGGAAAAGTGAGCAGTGAGCAGTGAAGACGATATAATTTCTATTTCTCTGGATAATGTTAACTGCAAAATAAGCGGATTCATTCCACAGGAGGTTACGAAGATCATAGATGAGGCGACTAGCTACGAGCATCCTGGGTACAAATATATGCAGGGCGGTCGCGGAGGGTTCGGAGCGAGAGGGAGCCAGGGCGGCTGGGATGGGCAAGTCCGACTCATGACAAAATATGGGAAATGCCATATAGGCCTACTAAAGATAGTGACAAAAATTTTAGATGAAAACAAATTGACGTATGAAATAATCGATAATCGCCCAGTTCCAAAGTATGGCGAGCCAATCCAGATGCTCCCGGAGGCATTTGAGCCGAGAGACTATCAGCAGAAGGCGCTAAGATCATCCATAAAGTCCGGAGGCGGAATAATAAAGTCAGCTACAGGCTCGGGGAAGGCATTTATGCTCTGCTCTATCGCTGCGCATTACAATATACCAACTGTAATCTATGTTATTGGGATTGAATTATTATATCAAATGAAAGATACAATGAAAGACGCCTATGGGATAGACTGCGGAATCGTCGGAGGCGGAGAATGTGATGTGTCAAAAGACATCACGATAATGACAATCTGGTCTGCTGCTGCTGCATTTAACAAAAAAGTTAAGACGATAGATAATGATACAACTCAAGATTCAAAAAAACATATCAAAGCCCTTAACAAGGAAAGCGTTAGGGCGGCGGTTGAGAATGCTCAATTGTTTATTTTTGACGAGTGCCAATATGCGGCATCTGAGACTTTGCAGTTCTTGCACAAAGCCTCGACATCTGCTCGACACAGGTTCTTGCTCTCTGGAACGCCATGGCGGGATGGCGGGGATGATCTTCTAATCGAGGCTGTGGCTGGCCCAAAAATTGTTGACATCAGTGCCACAAAGCTAATCAGGGAGGAGTACTTGGTTCCTCCGGATATACATTTTTTAAACGTCCCAACCATGCGAAAGGTTGGCAAGACATATCACGAAGTGTATAAAAATTATATCGTAGAGAACGAGGAGCGAAACGATCTCATCATAAAGGCCGCGAGAAGGCTAATAGATGGCGGAAGAAAAGTTCTAATTCTTGTAGTTAGAGTTGCCCATGGCAAGCTTCTTATGGAAAGGCTGCAAGATGAGTATAGGGTTGAGTTTTTGGACGGCGCTCGAAGCACGAAGAATAGAATGGAGGCCATTCAGAAGATGAAAGATGGAAACCTGGACTTGCTAATCGCCTCAAAGATTTTTGATCAGGGCGTCGACATCCCCAGTCTTGATGCGTTAATTCTTGCCGGCTCGGGCAAGTCCAGCGGAAGAGCACTTCAGAGAATTGGCAGGGTTATCAGAAAAAACAAGGGGAAAAAGAAGGCCATTGTCGTAGAGTTTTTTGATAACTGCAAGTATCTAAGAGATCACTCTGAGGCTCGAATAAAAGTTTATCAGAGCGAACCGGGATTCAAAATAATAATGTCTAGAAACATCCCACTAAAGAAGTACCCAGATAGGAAGATAATCGAGTGGACCTGAAAAGTTTTAATTAGTTTTTTTAGACATGTTCTGTCCGCATTGGTACCATATATGCATCCGGAGATTTTTATGGAATATGTTATGATTTTTGCCCTGATAATATTTATAGGAGCACTCTTGGGGTCTCTCTACTTGTCAAGGCCGAAGCCTCTGCCTAATGGCGTAGAGATGCAAAATATGGCCCTAAAGACAGAGCTTGGCGTTATCTCTGATCGCCACAAGTTGGAGATGAGAAGGCTGGAGGAGAGAATTAAGTCAGAGTATGAAAACTGGATGCAAATCAGAGAGCGGCACATCAGAAAAGATGCAGTAGAAAAATCTAAATCGATAACTCGCGGGCAGACGGCAGAACATTTCGCTCCATTCGCAATGGAGACCGGCCTGGACCCAAAGGATTTTAGATTCTTTGCCGCGCCCATCGATTTTGTAGTTTTTGACGGACTGGCCCGAGTTCGAGAAGGTGTTGCGCAAGATATAGAGCAGATTATATTCCTTGACGTAAAGACCGGAGGAAGCTCGCTAAGCAAGGTGCAGCGGGCGATCCGACGAGCGGTCGACGACGGCAGGGTTAGTTTTTCAGTATTCAATCCAGACGAGGACTCCAAATGACTCAAGAAGAATTTTATGAGAATATACCAAAGTGGATATCAAAGCCAAAAAAATCATGGAATCACATCACTCTTATGGCACTATTTTGCCATGAGTATCGAAATAAAAATGGCGTAAACTTTAGGCTGGTCAGGTGGAATGGGAGCCCAGGCCTTGGAAAGGAGAGCCGTGACTTCGCAAAATTATTTAAAACTTTGGCCCCAGAAAATTATGATGAATTGGGCGATGAGGAAAGAAAAAAGACAAAGCTCGATTTGACGGTAAAAATTTCAAATTATATATCATGGATGTTTAATTATAAGTTTAGAAGTGGTGAAAAATCCGTTACTGGTACTGGATTGTTTTTAATGCCATCAATGATCAATGAATTTGAAAGGATGTATGATTCAATGCTAAAAAAGCATAATGAAAAGAATAAATTCAAAATATTAGCCGAATGGTGCAAGGAAACTCATCCCAGCCTAGCATCCGAGCACCAAATTGAAACCACTGATGACTTAGAGATTATAAAAAGATATATAGAAACATATTCGCTTTCGCCCCATGAGCCAGAAGCTGCCCTTATAGGTAGAGCGAAACAACTTGGGTTAATACAATGAAGCACAAATTAGAAGGACTAACAGCCGCGCTGTTTTTAGACGGAGGATGGACCCTAACGGGGATCGTTGAGTCGACAAGCGATGAAAACCTAGTGGTGAGGTCCGATGGACAATTATACTTGATATTTAAAAGCAAGGTCTCAGCGATGAGCATACTCGAAAAGGGGGCATCGGCTCCAATTCAGCACCTTGGACCCGAAGAGGGAGAGCCAGCAAAGGCAGCTGATACTTCTTTTCCAGAAAATAGATTGCATTATGATGAAAGCGCAATGTCGATTCCAAAATCGATGCTTAACCACATTGATGATGGTGAAGATAATAATTTTTCTGCATTTTTCGGGGGAGAGCCGGACGCAAAAGGAGGCCTTAGTGGCATGAACTTTGTCATAGAGGGCGATGATGATCCCAAAGAGTAAATTAGATAGAGAAAAATTGTTGATAAAAAATGAATGTGATAAGTGCGGAGAAAATACCTGCAACCAGTGCTCAAAGAAATTCTCTAGGGTTGATAGATACACCAGCGCCGAAATTCCACTCGAATATTGGAAGCATTCATTCAAAGACTTCGCCGGAGATAGGAGGTTCAAGTCGGCAATGGAGCCGAAGATAACGAATATAGATAAAATGTACGATGACGGAGAGTCCTTTGGGTTTATTGGCCCGCTAGGTACCGGCAAGACGTATATGGCAGCGTGTTTTTTGAAAATAGCAATCACAAAAGGCTACTCGGCTGGGTACTATAATATGAGCGATATGATCCAAGACTCAATCGAAGACCGAAATTTTTTTTCCAAGATAACATCGACGGATTTTATAGTAATCGACGAGTATGATTCCCGATGGGTCTATCCGTCCGAAAAGGCCGAACTCCTGTTCGGACAAACTATGGAGAGGGTTCTTCGGCATAGGTTCCAAAATAAGATGCCGACGATAATTTGCTCAAATACCCCGTCACTCAAGGACGTATTGGCCGGTAGCTTTTCCAGGTCTACCGAGTCTTTGTTTTCAAAATTTTTAAAAGAATATGTAGTTTCCGGATCGGACTTCAGAAAGAGAGCTAAATGATAGATGCTAAGATTATAAACTGGATGCTAAAAGGCTCAATCGAGCTAAATGGGATCTATAGAGAGATAGAGCATGATCTTTTAAACAAAGTTGTTCTTCCGACCATGAAGCCGGCAGAGGCTGCAATGTATAAATATTATTCTCGGCACAAGATTCCGCCATCTTTTGATGTCCTATATTCCTTGCTCGAGGAAGAGGGAGAGGACTCAGAGATCGCAAGATTTATAGAAGAAGAGTCATGTGCCGCAAATGAAGTCGGATATTTTTTAGATAAAATAAAAGAGCGCTATAATAAATTTCTAATTAGCAAAGTAGGAGGGGTCGCAGAGGATGTAGAGAGGGGGGAGGAGTCGGTTGAGGATTTCAATGAGGGCTTGAAAAAAGTACTTTCGCAGACTGAGAAGCTGTACAAAAACGATGTATTTTCAGAGGGAATGGTTTCAATGTCGGTTGAGGACCGAATTAGAGATTATGAATATACGGCGGAAAACCCAGAAGAAATACGCGGCTTTTTATCAGGATATCCTGCGCTAGATGAATATACCTGGGGGATTAAGAACTCAGAGATGTTGGTGATCGGCGGAGCAAGCTCATCGGGCAAGTCATTATTGATGATGAATATGGCCATAAATGCATGGAGGGGAACAAATTCTCCGGAAACTGGCGATATTACATCTAATGATGGAAAAAATATTTTATATGTATCACTCGAGATGAGCAAAAAGCAGCTAGAGCAGAGGCTTGATGCGAATATAGCGCAAGTATCCCACCGCGGAGTTATGCGCGGGCGGCTAAAAGATGGCGAAAAGAAACGATGGAAAAAGGGTCTTAAGTTTCAAAAAAACTATGATAAAATATTTTATATACTCGATTTGCCACGCGGCTCTACCATGGGAGAGATCGAAGCAAAGTTTGAAAGTATTATGGGAATATTTAGGCCGGATGCAATCTTTATCGATTACCTGCAACTAATGAAGCCAGTCCTTGGAACCGCTGGATCCGACTGGCTCGACGTCGGAAAGGTGTCCGAAGAGATGCATGAGTTTTGCAGAAAAAAAGACATTCCGGTTATAACCGCAGCGCAAAGAAAGGCCGCGGGAAGAAAAAAGAACGGAAAACAAGAAGACAATGTTAGCCTTGAGGATTTTGGCCGAAGCAAAATGATTGGAGATAATGCAGCCATTGCGTTCATAATTGGGAACAGAGAAGACGAGCAGTTACGAGAAGATATGCAAATACATATTGTAAAAAATAGAGACGGCCCAAAGGGGACCGTCTCGCTAAGAAAAGTTTTCGCAAAGTCTAGAATTGAAGATTTCCCGGATGACTGGGTTGAGGATCCGGGAGATGAAAATGCAATTTAAGCCATCAGATATAAATAATCTCCGCTCAAAAGATATAGTCAAGATCAGCACTATCTTCGAAAAAGATCGAACATATTTGATCGTAAAAGTTGGCCGAAGCGATAAGTATATTAGAGCCATTCCTCTTGACAAATATATGGGCAGTCCGGACCGGCCCGAGGCGATTCCGGCAATTGACATACCGTCATATATGATTTGTGAATATGAAAAATTAGATAAGAGCCTATTGCTGTTTATGGCGAATCAGTCTAATCCACATATACTAGAGGCGCTCGCCGCACTGGGGATGGAATGAAAGAAAAAAAGGTTGGAAAGATTAAAAATATTAAATATGACACAAAAACTAATGATTTGGAAATAAGCGTAGTAATAACTGATGAAAAGTTCAAAAAAAAATTACTAAGAGATCTGTCTCTATCTGGAAATATAGAATTTAAAAATGATTTGCTCTTTTATAAAGAAACCTCGGAGGCATAATGCCAAAATATACATTTGAATGTACCAAATGCTTGACTCAGCATAATTTTAATTATGGAATTTTAAAATATAAACAACTAATTTGTAATAATCATTTTGAAGATCTTTTATGCGATGAATGTCAAAATAAAACTTTGATCAGAAAAGTCTCGGCCCCCTTCGGTAAGATAGAAAGAAGAAAAGAAGAAATAGTTGAAAAAGCAAAAGAAGAGGCCAGGGTTATTACTAATAAAATAAGAGAAGGTGACCAGAGAGCTATTCGTGACATCTTTGGTGAAGAAAAATAAGCAGGAGAAAAGTAGAATGCCAAAAAAGACTTCAAAGAAAAATCTTTCAATTTTAGACGCGCTAGGCGAGCACATTGAGGCCGGCGAAGAGTCCTTGTGGAAGGGCACTCTCAAAGATTATATCGAGATGGTAATCACGAATCCCTCGATTCATATGGGTGCTCACGAGCGGGCCCTAAAGATGATCGAACACGCCGGAATTGACAGAGACGAGGATGGCAATATAACAAATTATAAATTCTTTGAAAATGATTTATTTGGTATTGACGAATCAATAGAAGAAATCATGTCCTACCTTCGGGCCGCAGCTACTGGCAGTGAAGTTTCTCGAAGAATACTTTTAATGTTTGGACCAACTTCTAGTGGTAAGTCTCAGTTGGCCATTTCGCTAAAAAGAGGAATGGAGGCATTTTCCAGAATAGACGAGGGCGCCCTATACGGACTCTCAGACTCCCCAATGCAGGAGGACCCGTTATGCGCAATTCCCGAAAGCCTAAGGGGCCAGTTCAAGGAGGAGCACGGCATCCTAATCCGTGGGCAGCTAAGCCCTCTTATGGGTCTTATCCTTCGAGATAAATACGATGGGAACTTTCTAGACCTCCCAGTAAAGAGAGTGATACTATCAGAGCAGTCTAGAACTGGAATTGGAACCTTCGTGCCGTCAGATAAAAAGAGCCAAGATATTTCAGAATTAGTTGGCTCCATGGATCTTAGCAAGATTGGGGAATATGGAGCAGAATCTGATCCTAGAGCGTACAGATTTGATGGGGAGTTAAATATAGCAAATCGCGGGATGATGGAGTTCGTCGAAATGCTCAAGGTCGATCAGAAATTCCTCTATGTTCTGCTAACATTGGCACAAGAAAAGAATATTAAAACTGGAAGATTTCCATTAATTTATGCAGATGAATTTTTATTAGCCCACACAAACCAGACAGAATACGATCGTTTTTTGGCGAAAGATGAGATGGAGGCTCTGCACGACCGCATAATTGTGGTAAAAGTTCCTTACAATACTCGGGTCAGCGAAGAGATGAAGATATACGAAAAGCTGATCTCTCAGTCTAGATTCGATGGCGTTCATATAGCCCCGTATACGCTTCATTGTGCCGCTATGTTTGCAGTGCTCTCAAGGCTTAAGACTTCTAAAAATGAGGGCTTATCCATAATGAATAAAATGCGCCTATATAATGGAGATGACGTTGAGGGCTTTACAAAGATGGAAGTTCAGGCTCTTAGAAAAGAGTTTTCATCAGAAGGCATGGACGGGGTGTCTCCTCGATATATTATAAATAGAATTTCAGCAACCCTTGCCGAAGATGGCGTTTCTAGTATTTCTCCAGTCGATATAATTCGATCTATTAGATCAGGGTTCATCTCCAATCCGAAACTTGACGAAAAGGAAATTGAGCGACTAGAGAATATCTTAACCTTTGTGATAGAGGAGTATAGCAAGTTGGCTAAGAACGAGGTTCAAAAAGCTTTCTTCCTAAACTTCGAAGAAGAGGTTTCAAACTTACTTCAAAACTATATGGATCAAGTAGAGGCATTTTTGGATGGCTCAAAAATAGAGGATGAGTGGGGGAATCTTCGAGAGCCAGACGAAAGACTTATGCGCTCAATAGAAGAGAAGGTGAAAATTACAGAGTCCGGAAAGAAATCATTCAGACAAGAAATCTTTAGAAAGATGCTCCGCTCTGCAAATGATAATGGAACCTATAATTACAAAGAGCACCCCAGACTAAGAGAGGGTCTCGAGAAGCAGCTATTTGATGAGCGGCAGGACGTCATCAGGTTGACGGTCAGTACAAGAAATCCAGATGAAAATGCACTTAAAAAGTTAAATGTAGTAATCGAGGCGCTTTGTGATCATCATGGGTATACTCCGGAAAGCGCAAACAACCTGCTCAAGTACGTCAGCTCACTGATGGCCAGAAACTAGGATAAGCAATGTCGAAAAATGGCAAAAGCCTCTCTGACATTTGGAATCTTAAACGCCGTGGAAAGAGAGATTCTGACAGGCATAAGGAGTTGGTAAAAGACGCCATAAGAAAACACGGAAAAGATCTTATTACAGAATACAATGTTATAACAACCGACGGCAATAAGAAGATAAAAGTTCCGATAAAGTTCTTGGATCAGTACAAATTTAAATATGGGAAACTAAATAAGAACGGCGGTGTCGGCCAGGGGGTTAGCACGAAGCCGGGCGATAAATTTAGAATCGGGAACGGAAAACCCCAAAGGGGTAAGCCCGGAGATGGAAAGCCTGGAGATGAAACGGGTCCCCGAACCTTTGATGCGGAAGTATCCATAGACGAGTTAGTAGATGTGCTTCTTAAGGAGCTGGATTTGCCGTGGATGGAACCAAACCTTGGAAGCTCAATCGCCGTAGAGTACGAAGAGGTAGATTCAATTGAGAAGAAGGGAATAAATCCAGATTTAGATTTGAAGAAAACAATTCTTCAAAACATAAAAAGAAATGCAGCTAAGGGTGAGGCGAAAATTGATGGCATAAATGAGTCAGATTTTCGCTATCGGTCCTGGGATACGGTAAGAGAGTATCATTCAAACGCTGTTATATATGCAATGATGGACCGCAGCGGTTCGATGACTGAGGAGAAGAGATATATAGCGAAGAGCTTTTATTTCTGGATGGTGCAGTTTTTAAAGAGAAGGTACGATAATATAAAGCTAGTATTTATTGCCCATGACACCGAAGCCTTCATAGTCGATGAAGAGCAATTTTTCAGCGTAAATAGCGGCGGAGGAACAAAGTGTAGTTCTGCATTTAAGATGGCATATGAACACATTATGTCAAACCACCCGCCCGAGGAATACAACAATTATATAATGGAGTGGTCTGATGGAGACAACTGGGGCGAAGATAACCTTCTGTGCGTTGACTATATAAAAAAACTGCTTCCGCTGACTACGGCCATTGGATACGGGGAGATTATTCCAAGCACAGAGCATAGGGCGTGGATTCGAGAGGGAGATCTGCTATCAAGCCTGCTTGCCCGAGAGATCAATAGAACTAGATTTGTATCCATGAGAGTAACGGAGAGAAGCCAGGTGTTCGACGCATTAAAAGTGTTCTTTAACATAGATAATATTTCCAAGAAGAAAAAGAAGGGTCAATAATCTATCCGGTGCCATGGAGCAGCTTATATCATGAATAAAAATTTAAAAGAAAAACTTAAAGAAATTGAAAAGATTGCAAAAGAAGAGTTGAATCTCGATTATTATCCAGTCCAATGGGAAGTTGTTGGACAGGAGGTTCTTTTGGAGGTTATGTCTTATGGTCTTCCGTCAAGATCAAGGCACTGGTCGTATGGGCAGTCTTATGAGTATCAGAAGATGCAAGGAGAGATGGGACACTCAAAGGTTTATGAGCTTGTGCTAAATAATGATCCGTCATACGCTTTTTTATTGGATACAAATTCAGATATTGCAAACATAATGGTAATGGCACATGTGCTCGGTCACTCTGCCTGTTTTAAGCATAATTATTTATTCAAACAGACAGATAACAAAATGGTTTATCACGCAGCAGAGAGGGCAAGAAGGATAGATGACTACATTGAGAAACACGGACTAAAGGCCGTTGAGCATATTATGGATGTAGCCTTTTCTATGGATAAAAATATAGACTGGCACAGGGGCGTTTTGAGAAAGCCCTATGGTAAAGGGCTCCCTAAGAAGTCCTATAAAGCGCGAGCAGGGCACAAAGATGAGTTCGTAGACATTCTTGGTACCCCGAAAAAGAAAAAAGAGAGAAAGCCCCCCACGTTTCCTCCGCATCCTGAATATGATCTTTTGTGGTTTTTAATTCAGCACGCAAACTTGGAAGATTGGGAGCGAGATATTTTTGAGATCATCAGAGAGGAGTCATATTATTTTTATCCACAGTACGTTACTCAGCGACTAAACGAAGGGATTGCATCTTGGATTCACGCGGAGATAATGTACAGAATGAAGTCTATCACAGAGGCCGAATACCTAGAGTTCGTAAAGATTCACGAAAGAGTTGTTCAGCCTGGCGGAAATAAGTTAAAAATTAATCCATACTTTTTGGGCTTCACTCTTTTAAACGACATTAAGAAGCGTTGGGACAAAAAGTTTGAAGACGGAGAGTCTGAAATAAATGGCCTAGAAAAAATTTATGAAGTTGTTGCAAATGAAGATGACGTATCTTTCGTGCGAACCTATTTGACCAAGGAGATCGCGGAGGGCCTCAAGCTGTTTTGCTATAAGTATATAAAAGACCAAAAGGCCGGAAAAATTATTAAGATTATATCAACAGATTTAGACGATGTGGTTGAGAATTTGATTTCTGATTGCTATGGGTATCGCGCCCCGGAGCTGTGCATTGTAAAGGCAAGTCATGAGGGCTTGGAGCTCGAACATACAAGTGGAGACATTGGGACTCTCGATCCCAAGCACCTAGAAAAGGTAATGGGATACTTGTTTGAAGTATGGGGAGCCCCAGTAAATGTTCAGACAATAGACGACGACGGAGAGGAGCTGCACTATACTCGTGACGAGCTTGGGTTTAGTGGATAAATAAAATAAGTTTTTATCGAAAAACCTTGCCTTCGGATTAGTATAATCTAGCCACACAAAACAATCCGAGGTTTAGAATGAACGACGATCAACCAACCGAACAGCTGGGGCCTGTGGCCCATAACAAATCTGCATCGGCAGATTTTTCGTTTCAATTTAGCGCAGCAAGAGAGCACCAGAAAGTAGAAAAGAGAATTTTTAGCTTTTTATGTGAAATCTCAAAAGACTTTCTCGAAAAGAAGAAGACCATAGGGATCCTGGTTGTGCTTGGGGTATTTGACACTGCGAAGGGGCACATAATAGGCGGAATGAGACAGATTGGAGTAAATCCAATCCAAAAATATATGGACGTTTCCTCTCTTTCTTTTAAAGATGATATAAAGCTCTTGCTAGAAGAAGGCCATGATGGCGCCGTTATTGTAAATAGAAATGGACAAATAATTGGAAATAGAATTTATCTAATTGTAGAAAATCCGGCTCTTGAAGTTCCAGAGGGATGCGGGACTAGGCATATTAGTGCGGCATCATTTTCTACAAGAGAAGACGTTATGGCCGTGTTTACCTTGTCTGAGGAAACATCCGTTGTTAGAACCTGGAAAGAAGGAGTTTTTGTTGACCAATATCACCCAAGAGATGACGATGAAGAGGATGGTAAGTGACGTTTTATAGCATAACCAATTTGGATATAAAAATACTTTATATAATTAATGAAAATAATGATTCATTGAAATGGAGGCACGAATTATTCGGAAAAGTTCAGCATCTGGCCGAGAGTAAGTTCAATAAGTCTAGATTCTTTTCGGAAAAGGATGATGTTCTCCAAATTATAAAGCTGGGTATGTGGCGCGCCATCTCTTCTTATGATTATAAAAAGGAATTTGATTTCTTTAGATGGATGCATTGGAATGTGGCAAACGGCTTAAGGGACTCGTTTTCAAAAAATCAAAAAAATAGCGCTGCGAAAAAGATATGCAGAGATATGCTTGCAAGCACCTGTAGTTGTTACGAAGATGGGGCCACCACTATTATTGATGTAAAAAACTACTCGGATAGAAGGGCGAGTGGCGTATTAATTAAAAATATTCTATTCGGACATACTTTGGCCGAAATCGGAAAAGATATCGGAGTTTCCCCAGAAAGGGTTCGTCAGATAAAAAATGAAGCGATCAAAAACCTAAAAGTAGAGAGCCGATAATATGGAAAATGAATTAGAAAAAATCAAGCTCAGAGATGACAAGATGAGCACATACAATGACGCATATAGCGGCGCCCTAGAGTACTTTGACGGAGACGAGCTTGCTGCGGGAGTCTGGACTTCGAAGTATGCGCTGCAAAATTTAGATGGAGACTTTCTTGAGACATCGCCGAGACAAATGCACCAGCGATTAGCGAGAGAGTTCTCCAGAATTGAAAAAAGATACGATAACCCAATGAGCGAAAAAGAGATCTTCGGTCTACTCGATGGATTTAAGTATATTGTCCCGCAGGGATCTCCGATGTCGGCCATAGGGAATAAGTTTCAAATCCAATCTGTATCGAACTGCTTCGTGATCGACTCTCCTATAGATTCCTATGGAGGAATCCTAAAAACAGACCAGGAACAGGTGCAGATCATGAAGCGCCGAGGCGGCGTTGGGTTTGATATTTCAAATATAAGGCCGCAGGGCATGCCAACGTCCAATGCGGCGAAGACCACAGATGGAATCGGGATCTTCATGGAGAGGTTCTCTAATTCGTGCAGAGAGGTAGCACAAGGCAATCGAAGAGGGGCGCTGATGATCACGATATCTGTCCATCATCCTGATATAAAAACATTTATAGAAATAAAGAAAGACAAGACAAAGGTTACTGGAGCAAATATATCTATAAGGCTTTCCGACGAATTTATGAGTGCGGTAGAGTCTGATTCTGATGCTCAGCTTCGGTGGCCGGTAGACGCAAAGGACTCAGAGATTAAGATATCAAAAATGGTATCAGCGAAAGCTCTCTGGGGAGAAATTGTTTCGGCAGCACATGTTTCTGCCGAGCCTGGCATATTATTCTGGGATAACATACTAAACAATACTCCTGCCAATGCTTATGAGTCGGAGGGATTTGGGATAACAAGCACCAATCCATGCTCAGAGTTGGTCTTATCTCCAAACGACAGCTGTAGACTATTGCTATTAAATACCACCTCTTTCGTGGAAAACCCATTTAAAAATAATTCAAAATTTGATTTTAAACTATTTTCAAAACTAACCAGAAAGGCCCAGAGACTGATGGATGATATGGTAGATATAGAAATCGACCATATCGATAATATTATAAGAAAAATAAAATCCGATCCAGAACCGGAGGACACGAAGGCAGTAGAATTGAGTCTGTGGCTGAAAATCAGGAAGTCTGCAGAGGCAGGGAGAAGAACGGGCCTTGGAATGACCGGCCTTGGAGATACCGTTGCGATGCTCGGACTCAGGTATGGATCGGACGAATCTATCGCGATGATTGAAAAGATAACAAAAGAACTTGCAATATCATCGTATACAGAGTCATGTATGCTGGCATCGGAGCGGGGGGCTTTTGAGATTTACTCTTTTGAAAAAGAAGAAGGCCATCCATTTATAGAGCGCCTATTCGCTGAGAGCGATATGCTCAGGGAACTGCATCTTAAGCATGGACGGAGAAATATATCTATTTCAACAATCGCGCCTTGCGGGAGCGTATCCTGCCTTACTCAAACCACTTCGGGAATCGAGCCCTCCTTTAGGCTTGAATATATTAGGAGAAAGAAGATCCCTATGAATATATCATCTTATGATGATTCTGCGATTGACTTTATAGATGAGATGGGAGATAAGTGGCAGCACTTTTCTGTTTATCATCATAATTTTAAAAAATGGATGGAGATATCCGGGAAGTCGGATCCGGCAGAGTCCCCCTATCACGGGGCGACATCGGCAGAAATAGATTGGGAGTCTGGAGTTAGGCTTCAGGCTGCGGCTCAAAAATGGATTTGCCATGCAATAAGCAGAACCACAAACTTACCGAGCAGTGCCACTGCAAAAGATGTCGATAATATCTACCGAAAAGGATGGGAAATGGGACTAAAGGGCATGACAGTATATGTCGAAGGAAGCAGAGACGGGGTTCTAATATCAAAGAGTGATGCGAGCGATGATAGCGATAGCATCTTTGACCAGCACTCGGCCCCCAGGCGCCCCGATAGCCTTTCTTGCGAAATCCATCGGGCATCCATCAAGGGCGAGGCGTGGACGATTCTGGTGGGCATAATGAGCGGGCGACCCTACGAGGTATTCGGAGGGCTCAGCCGGTATGTGGAGATTCCGAGATCATTTGCGAAAGGGACCATAACGAAAAGGTCCAGAAAGACGATGAATTCAATATATGATTTATCATTCGGAGAGAAGGACGATGAGTTTGTTGTTAAAAATATAGTTGAAATATTTGATAATCCAAATTATTCAGCATTCACAAGAACCATATCTCTCGGGCTCAGGCATGGAGCGCCAGTTAATTACATGGTAGAGCAGCTTCAGAAGGATAAAGATGCAGATTTTTCATCGTTTTCCAAAGTTGTTGCCAGAGTATTGAAGAAATATATAAGCGATGGAACAGCGGTATCTGAGCGGGCCTGTCAGAGTTGCGGCTCTGAAGGGTCTCTTATCTATCAGGAGGGCTGTGCAACCTGCCTTGGCTGTGGGGCTAGTCGCTGTGGATAGTGCGACCTTCGAATGAAAACAATAATTTTAACAGATAGAACTGGCTTTGATGACACAATAAGCGAGGTTAGATCTCAGTGGCTTTCAAACTTATTAATTTATATTGGTATAGATGAGACAGATATACTTAATATGCCCCGGGATATCATGGTTGAATATTTTATAAGCAATGATCTAGAAATTATAGATTACCCAGGAATTGGAGCCCTTAGCGTTTCTCACGAAGGAGAGGTAATTGGAGAGTGGGCTGGCCCAGAAATGAAGATGAAGGAAGAACCCAGTGGAGATCTTTATTATGAGATAACTCTTGAGCACTGGTCAATTGCAGAAGAGGAGATTTTAGACAATGACAGAGAAGAGTAAAAGAAAAACATTTGTATTAGATACTTCAGTTTTAATTTATCATGAAGACTCGATACACGGATTCCCAGATACCGATGTGGTTTTGCCAATGGTAGTGTTAGAAGAAATAGATAATATAAAAACTAGAAATGATTCGGCCGGAAACTCTGCTCGGTATATCAATCGTTTTTTGGACAAATTGCGAGAAAAAGGATCATTGCAAGACGGAATCTCACTTGATAACGGCCAGACGATCATTGTATCAACCGACTCTGATACCTCGATTCTTCCATCCGGAATGTCCGACTCTAATGATAATAAAATTATATCTGTCGCAGTAAAGCTTTCGAAAAATAATGATAATGTTTTCCTAGTCTCTAGAGATATAAATGTAAGAGTAAAGTGTGATAGCCTTGGGTTAAAAGCTGAAAATTATATAAAAGAAAAGGCAAGAGTAGAGCGAAGAGGCGCTTTTACTGGAGTCTCTGTATTGAATATGACTCCCGAGCAGATAAATTCGTTTTACAGCGAGGGCTACGTTGAGGCTGATGATCTCTCTTTGGAGCCAAATGAATTTGTAGTAGTAAAGGGTGGGCAGCAGAGTGCGCTCGCATCGTTTCGAGGAGGAGAGATAAAGCCCCTAATATTTGCCTCCGCAAAGGGGTTTGGCATAGAGGGAATATCTCCAAGAAACAAAGAGCAAGCATTCGCGATGGACATGCTTCTTGATAGCAACGTTCATCTCGCAACTATAACAGGAAAAAGCGGTTGTGGAAAGACTTTGCTTGCTGCCGTGGCGGCAATTCACCAACTAAACATAGGGACGTACGACAAGATCATCATCTCTCGGCCAACTGAAAGCATGAGCGCCGATATAGGATTCCTTCCCGGACTGCTAGAAGAGAAGATGGCCCCATGGCTACAGCCGATATTTGATAATCTTGAAATAATATTCAAAAACGGAAGAGATTATTTGGACTTAATGATTGATAAGGGAATTATTGAAATTCAAGCACTGTCACACATTCGGGGACGAAGCCTGCCAAGAACTTTATTTATTCTAGATGAGTCACAGAACATCACGCTGCATGAAGCAAAAGCCGTTATTACTAGGATGGGTGAGGGCTCGAAGCTAATTATGCTTGGTGACTTGGAGCAGATCGATGCGCCGCACCTTGACTCAAGCACCTGCGGCCTCGGAGCTATTGTAGAGAAGTTTAAAGACTTTGAGCTCGCCGGACACATAACTCTCCTAAAGGGAGTTCGCAGCCCACTAGCAACGCATGCGGCGGAAATTCTGTGAAAAGAAAAAACAAAATAGAGAGTTACATAAAGATAATTATGGCCTCTGAGTCAACATATGTTGTTGTACCTGGTGATACATTTGGGCAGATAGCAGAAAGAATGGGAGTGTCACAAGAAGAGCTGCGCCTTGCCAACCCGGGGGTAACCCCGGGCAGGATATGGGCTGGGCAGCTTATTGTCGTCCCGGAGCCATCTAATTCAATTGATTTAATTATATCAGTAGTAATGGCGGAGGCGCAAGCACAAGGAGTGGTTGCTATGAAGAATGTATTTACAGTTATAAAAAACAGGTCTGAATATTCAGGGAAGTCAATGTACGAAGTAGTTACTTCTCCGTATGAGTTTTCATGTCTTAATAGCTATTCTGCATCAACGTATTCTGAATTTATCATGAGATACAAAAATACTGAGAAATGGGCGGCCGCAAGGCAGATTGTAAGCTCCGGAGAAAAAAGTGGTGGCGAAATTGGAAATGCATCTTATTATTACAGTATAAGGCTTTCTTCTCCGCCCTACTGGGCTCGGCAAGAAAATAATTGCTGGGTAGAGCTCGGCAGGGATTCTGGGCACGTATTTGGAAAAGGGGGAAGGCCGTGGGATTCGTGCCTCCCGAGCTAAGCTTTCCCGCGCTGATTGAGTCAGGTAATAATGAAAATAAAATTAGAAAATAATAACTATTTAAAGATCGAGTCATCTGGTGATTTGTCCGCCTCTCTTTCGATAAAGGCGCGAAAAAACGAAGACTCCATAGTGCTTGTCACCGCCGAGCTTGACTCGGAAGCTATAGACAGTCTTATTTCTGAGCTTGTATCTATTCGCTCTAAGTTGAAAAATGCCTAATGATGTAAAAATTATTGATTGTAAAAAATTTTGCAAAATGACATCTGAAATGCGCAATAGCAAGTATTGCAACGGAGAGGCAAGGATTGTTGACGGAGATATTTTTTATGGCTGCTCGGAGGCAATAAAGTCAGAGCCGGAATCTGAAAAATTATTCTTTGGCTGCAAATTATGGGACATGGGCCTTAAGGATAGCTGTGACACTTGTAAGCTGCCCTGTAAGAATAATGCGAATAAAAACTTCAAGAGAATAGCGGAGCAAAAAAGGGAGCTAAGAGTCCTTATTGATGATCTTAGGCCAAACATGATGCTTTATGGCGTTTCCGCGAATCAGGTGGAGAAGATCAGCGAGGTATATACGAAAAAAGGCTCAGACGGAGAGGTCGACGAGATTGGGGCAGAGGGGATTAGGATCGCCAATAACGCAAATAAGTTATTGCGAATGGCGATGGACGGAAAAATGGTAAACCCCTCATTTGTCGGAGCTTACTCGAAATATTCACAGGGTCGATTAAAAAAGCTTATTGACAAAAAGAAGAACAAGAAGAAAAAGCCCTAGTTAGATGCAAGTTTATGAAAATCCTGAAGAAACGCATATAGGTCCCCCAGGGGTATACCTATTCCTCCATATCTTGATAGCGATGCAAAAATAACCCCGATCACTTCTCCGGATTCATTAAAAATTGGACTGCCGGAGTGGCCTGGAAAAACTTGCTCTGATACTAGAAGGTAGTTGTTTCCGCTGAGATTCATTGCTCCCAGCCTTATGGATGGCCTGTGTGCTTCGGCGGACATATATGTATCTATAATCACAGGAAGGACTCCAGACGGGGCTCCGACTATATAGATGTTTTCAAATTGCTGAACCTCATATCCTATATTCGCGATTATAGCCGGAGCTATATATCCATAGATAGCGACTATGCATAGGTCAAGTCCGCGGTCCATATATAGCGCCTCGCCCGGCATCGCATCTGTGCGTGGGTAATTATGTCTAAAGTAATCTGATGTTTCAGCAAGAAGGTTTGAATTTTCATTTTCAAATCCAGCATTGCAAAAGTGAGCATTTGTTATTGCATATGATATATTTCTAACCGCATCGTATTCGATGCCAAATCCAGTCGCTGTGGATAGCGAAACCCCCTGCGGCTCGCCGGACTCATCCAAGTGACTTGGCGTCAAGTAGGACAGCTTAACCACTGGATTGAGCATTTTTTGCTCTTGGCTTCTTGCTGATATTTGAAATGATTCAAAATTAGCATGTTCTTTTTTAAAGGTTAAAATGCTTTTCGTAATATATGTAGATGATATTGCGGTTGTTAATACCAAAATGTATTTTAGAATATTATTCACGTTCAAACCTGTATTATCTTCTGTTCCGAAAAGAGACTCTGCCGTATTATGGTTATTAATTAGCAATATATAATATCGGCAACTATAAGAGATACTAATATTTTTAATTTAAAATAGACAATAAGCGAGGAAATTATGGGCTGTGGTTGTGGAAAGCGAATAAAAAGAACAAAGAAGTCATTATCAAAAAAAGTTTCTAAAAAACTAACGTCGAGCAGCTCGGCTAGTTCGAAGCTTGCAAGTCGCGGCACATCGATTCGAAAAAAGAGAGTTTCAAAAATAGTTTCATCCCCAAGAAAGTACAAGTAGGTTAATAGATGTCTGACTTTAGCATATATCCATCCGCAATTGACGGATACCAGCAGCTGCCACTAGTTATAGATGGAGTAAGCCCAGTAAGAGCGGAAGATCTAAATAGGTATCGATCTGGAATAATAAATATAGAAACAACTCTTGGCGTCGATCCGCAAGCATCCGATTCGTTCGGCGAATACTCCACAGTAGGGGAGCGACTGGAGGCCATCGACGAGAAGATTCTAAATATTACAATTCCACCGACTCCATCGCTCGATGATGTAGTATCTTCTGGTAGAACCACTGGGGGCAGGATTACGGCAGGCGGAATATCAATTGGAACTATAGACTTACAAGAGGCCGACGGAACCGTTGGTTGGGATATGGGCTCTGGCCAGATGGCAAGAGTATCTCTGTCGAGTGACTCTGCATTTGATGCCCCTAGCAATATATCGCCTGGCACTACATATATTTTAATCATAGAGCAGAGCGTTACTGTCAATACCATATGGCACTCTATCTTTAGTTTTCCAAACGGAGTATCTCCATCCAGCGTGGCCGGTGGGACTACCACTATAATTTCATTCATATCATATGATGGAGCGAAACTATACAGTATTGCTCAGGATAATTTCTAATTAGGTAGTTTAATGTTATTTCCAGCAACCTTTACGAGAAATGCGTCAAAACCTGAGCTGATTGGATCATATGGAAGAGCCGTGCCTAATTCGCATGGACCAGGCGCGGGCAATACAGTTCCATATTCAGAATTTAGAAAAAAAGATATGAAGAAAACGGTCGAAGCCATGATTGACTCCGGTCAGACTTTTTTCGGATTCACTGCAGACGATGGGATTGCGGGTGACAACTCCGCTGGTGAATACTGGGTTGATTTTATATCTCTTCTAAATGAAACCGTGGGAACGGGTATAAAAATATTTGCCACCGTAAGGGAGCGCCACCTCATTAAAGGCATTACAAATAGATGGGGAATCACAGGTGGCAATCGAGGAGGAATAGCGGGAATTGGTGTTCCTACGAGTAATGATCGTGATTCCGCTGTTTCATGGGCTGCAGCAGCGACAGAATTTTCCGCACTATCTCTGACCTACCCACACTTTGTCGGATTCTCTGTCGATGACTTCGGCCCGGTAATGGATCCTGTATTTGGAGGATACACCGAAGTAGAAATAGAAAACATAACTATCGCAGCCAAAAGTAGTAATTCTAGCTTTAAATTTTGGCCAACACAATATTTTAATCATATGTTAAAGCAAATAATACCAAGTACAGTAATTGGCATGACTATCGAAAGTAATATGATTAAGGACGAATATGTAGCAACAGAATATTCTTTTGACATCTCTTTCTCCCCAGACACAGCCGTTGTTAGTTTTCTTTTTAATGACGCCAACAATGAAGAAGAATTTAGTGGATTATACAAAAAGTTTTTTATTAATGGGACCGAAATATATTCTGAGGATTGGCTTGGCCACAGCTTTATAGAATATTTTAATAGCAATATTACTGAGTGGGTTGTTTCTGGCACAAATGTATTAAGAATAGAAGTTGTCGCAACAAAGTATATAAACGAATGGGCTAACAAATTACTATATATAGAAAACCCACGTATCGAAATTGATGGAAAGCTGGTATCATATATTCAAACTTTTGATGTAATGGAGTCATACCAGCAAATAGATTCAGTTGCCTTTCCCGACAAAACAGGATTGATAATTACTAGGCCGCCAGAGTTGCACAAAAAGTTTGCATCAAAAGTTGATGGATTTTTTGCTGTATATGCAAATAAGTCAAAATATGTTAATAATGCTAGATTTTTATGTAAAAAATATAAAACAGCAATAGGAAAAAAGGAACTGCACTACGTCGAACAGGCCTATTTATATGGCGAAGGAATAGTGCCCGACCACACCGTTGATAAATTTGAATCGGTATCTGATATTGTTAGCTCCACACTTGCCTGGAATTGGCCCATAGATATATTCGATCCATCTGGTGGGGTATTTAAAGAAAAAGTACCTACTGGCTTGGGGGATTTCGCTATACTATGCATTTGGCCAGAAAGACACTCCGGCATTCCGGGGTGGAGCCAGAGATGGGTGTCTAATGAAAAATACACTGGGAGTATAGATTTTAAATTAAAAGATAATATTAATACTCCCGTTCCTGCTCCTCCTGCGAATACCACTGAGTTATTCAATAAAAAAATATATACAAGCGATGGTATTGTCTTGTATGATGACGGCACCTACGAAGAGGAAGGTCCAGGCCCATATACAGCCGAATCCTTTACATTTGATGTGGGAGCCGCGCCTGTAAATATAATATTTGAAACTTCGTTAGTTGAAAGTGTAGGTAATGTATATTTAAGAGTTGAATTTGGAATGAATCCAGGATCGGGTTGGTTGGCAAATGATGATTTCACATTTGGCAATAACACAGTAGATACAGACGTCTCAGATGCTTATACTGAAATAAGAAATTATTTTAAAAGACCCAGGTGGGAAAGGTAAATGTCGCACGAGCAAGACACCTTCGGGCTAGACATCTTCAAGGTACATTGCTGGCTGGAAGATCGTGGATTTTATTTACTATTAGGCCGCGATGGGGGCGACGCCGTTGATGTAGAGTCTAAGATTGTATCAATAAACTCTTCCCGATCTGAGGAAATGCAGCTCCACATTTTACTCCATGAGTGCGGGCACATTCTTATTCATAAGAATGGCGACAAAATGAATTGCAGACAGATATATGGGGAGTACACTAAGCGCTCAAAGATTTATAAGGTCTTTACCGTCATAGAGGAAATAGAAGCCTGGAGTCGCGGGCTTAAGTTGGCAGAAAGACTAAATATTCCAATAAATAAAGATAAATGGAACAGAGACGTCTCTAGGGCGATTTGGTCTTATATGGATTGGGCGACCAGTTAGTTCTCATACTGAGTGCCGCCATAGACCGGAAATACCATTTTGTCTTCTGATATAACATTTATGTTGGCAGAAATATGAATAGCATCTTCTTTCCCGAGAAGTTCTGATATAATAATATTAATGTCTTCGATCAATAAATCTTTATCTTTTATGCTAGAATGTAGAACATATTCTAGATTTAATTCGATATAGCATTTATCTTCTTTTTTGTTTATCATCTCTCTCTCATTTGTGTTAATTATTGTACTTGTTTTCTTGTTTAAAAAATCATATTTTAATTTAATGGCAATATCCAATTTCCTGCGTATATTGTTAGTGCCAACCTAAAAAATATATGGAGAAAAAATGGCAGTTAAAGTCAAGGTAGATTTGCTTAGCGAAAGAGCTGTGATGCCCACTAGGGCGCACAATACAGATACAGGATATGATATTACATTCACTCGAGTGCACAAAATTGATGGCGATGTAATATTCTTTGGCACAGATATTAGCCTTCAGCCGAGTCGTGGGCATTACTTTGAGGTTGTTCCCCGGAGTAGCATATCGAAGACCCCTCTTTCGATGGCGAACTCCATAGGAGTTATAGACGAAACCTATACTGGAGAGGTTCTGATTCCGGTTCGAGTTAATAATCACCAGCCTGGCGCTACCGGCAGGGGAGTTTCGTGCCCCGGGGGCGTCGTGAAGATATTTGGAGCTCGGCCCCAAAGCATGCATGCTTTGGGTGAGTTAATTTTGGCGAAAAAGCCCTGCATGTTCCAGGCCATCCTGAGGAAGCGCCTTACTGCCAGCTTTGAAATTACCAAGATTGAAGAAACGGAGCGAGGAGATGGGGGATTTGGAAGCACAGATAATACGGCAGAAACGGAATCTGTTGCCAAATAGAAAATTAAAATTAACTTAGTACTCGTTCTGCCAAACAATAGGGGGCCGAAATGCCGTTAGTAATTGTCGAATCACCGAATAAGTGCGCAAAAATAAAAAAGATTCTGGGGCCCGGCTACACGGTCATAGCATCTGTTGGTCATATTATGGACTTGTCCAAAAAGAATATGGGCATTGATACTGATACTTGGACCGCGAACTATCTTGTCAGTCAGGACAAAAAGGATGTTGTAAAAAACATCAAGCTGCAGGCGAAGCAGCACGATGAAATTTATATCGCGACTGATGCAGACAGGGAAGGTAGCGGAATAGCCTTTCACATCAAGGGCCACCTGCCGAAGCGCGGAAAGAAGATTTATCGTTCAATTTTTAAAACAATAACGAAAAAAGATGTGCTGGGCGGGATTAAGAATCCAATTCCTTTTAATGAGGATCTTTATGATGCCCAGCAGGCTCGTCGAATGACGGATAGACTGGTGGGATTCCGTGTGAGCCCTGTGATGTGGAATAAGGGCTTGCGTGGAACCAGTGCGGGTAGAGTTCAGTCTGTAGCTCTCAAGTTTATAGCAGATAAAGAAAAGATTATTCAATCATTTGTTCCAGATGAATATTGGGAGATCTCTGTTTCCACAAAGTTAAGTTTTGATGCTGACTTTTATGGAATAAACGGAAAAGCGACGAAATTAAAGAGCCAAGCAGATGCAGATAAGATTACTTCCGCTATGGACAAGAAGAAAGACGATTTGATTGTTTCTGATTTTACAACGAAGAAGAGGGCGAGAAAGCCCGCACCCCCATTTATAACCTCAACTATGCAGCAGTCTGCAAGCAATGCATTTGGGTGGAGTGCAAAAAAAACCATGAATGTAGCTCAAAGTCTTTTTAGTCAGGGTAATATCACGTATCACCGCTCAGACTCTATTCGGGTGGATCCTCAAAAGATTTTAGACCTAAGAGCAAGGCTCGAGAAAAGCCACGGAAAAAAATATCTCTCGAAGACCGTGATCGCTTATGGCCCAAAATCTGGCTCCCAAGATGCGCACGAGGCGGTAATCCCCACGTATGATCCGTCCTCATCTCCCGTAACCTCGGACGAGAAGAAGCTATTACGATTGATTGCGAGTAGATTTTCCGCCTCCCAAATGGCAGACGCCGAATTTGGACAGGTCTCTTTGAGGCTGGAATATGAGCATGGAAAAACTATATTCAATTTTAAGAAAAACGGAAGCACGCTACTGTTCGATGGCTTCCTAAGGGAGTACGGAGAGATAAAAGATGATGTCATCCTTCCAAAGGTAAGTGTTGGCCAAAAGATATCTTGGAATAAACTTACTTCTTCCCAGCATTTTACCAAACCTCCGTCTAGGTTTTCTGACGCATCATTGATTAAGCTCCTGGAAAAGGAGGGAGTTGGAAGGCCGAGCACCTATGCTTCTATTCTGGATACTCTTCTTAATAGAAAGTATGTGGAAAGAAAAAAGAAGTCTTTGGCAGCAACAGAAACCGGAATCATGGTCTCTGACTATTTGACTGACAGCTTTCCATCGATCGTTGATGCTAAGTTTACATCAGACATGGAATCTAATTTAGATAAAATTGCAGATGGAAGCAAAAGGCTGCCAGACGTTTTGGAGTTTTTTAATTCCGGCCTAAGCGATCAGGTCGACTCCGCCATGGAGGCAGAGCTTCCCAGCACGTTTGTATCGGACGTTGAGTGTCCAAAATGCTCCGAGAAGATGAGGAAGAAGTTATCTAAATTTGGACCGTTTTTGGCGTGTACTGCGTGGCCCGAATGCGATGGGACAGCAAAGCTTGGGTTGAAGGAAAACGCACCAGAGACAGTAGAGACGGGTCATAAGTGTCCCGAGTGCTCCAATATAGTTATAAAAAGAGAGTCAAAGCGAGGGCCGTTCTTCGGCTGTAAGAGCTATCCAGTATGCAAGTTCACGGCGAGTGTTGGCGAAAATGACGAAATGATTCTGCGTGAAGCGCCCAAGTCTATTGGAATGAAGTGTCCCAAGTGCAAAAATGGAGACTTGATAGAGAAGACCGGCAGGTATGGGAAATTTAATTCTTGCAATCAATATCCAAAGTGCAAGACCATTGTCAATATAGATGCCGATGGGAATATTATAGAAAAAAGCAAAAAGAAAGCAGTCGCGAAGGGAACAGGAGTTACTTGTCCAAAGTGTAAAAAGAATGAAGTTGTAGAAAGAACATCATCTAACGGAAAGTTTTTTGCATGTAGTGGATATCCTAAGTGCAAAAACATATTAAAGACGCTGCCTTCAAAATGATACTAAAATCATCTATTAATTTTCAATCAAATTGATGGATACGTATAAACAAACCAGGAACATAAAATGCCAGAACTCAATAACTTATTATTCATGCCAAACGCAGAGCTCAGAAAGACAGCCAGAAGAGTGGAGGATTCCGAGTTTGGCATAGAATTAGACTCCCATATGGATAAAATGGGTCAGGTTATGAATTATTTTGGAGGAGTGGGACTTGCTGGGCCGCAGGTGGAGGACCCTCGCCGGTTATTCATTATGTCTATAGATGGAGATAATGGAACCATCGTGAAGATAGTTAACCCAGAAATAATAACCGCCTCTGATGATATGATCCCGGCGGAAGAGGGATGTTTATCTTTGCCGGAATTTAGAATTGACATATCTCGGCATTATTCAATTACATTATCCTTTCAAGGTCCGGACGGAAAGGCTCATACCGAAGAGTTCAAAGGGCTATCCGCCGTTATTATCCAACATGAAGTCGATCATTTAAACGGGAAAACCATGTTAGATCACGCCGGCAGGGTAAGTCGAACCATGTATCTAAAGAAGGTTAAAAAACAAATGAGGAAGGCGAAGAAAGCAGCAATTGCTTTGGGGAAATAGAATGTCAAAAGATAGATATTCGGACAGTCATACTATAGATGTGTTTCAAGGCGAAAAAGAGCTAACAATCCATGCTAGCGGCAGCACCTCCCGGTTGATTCTTAAGGCCGGAGATGCAGTTTTTCAAAACGAAACTCTTGACTCTAATGTATATTTAAATGCCGAAACCAATGTTATAGTTTGGGCCGATGAGTGGATTAGCTCTAGATCCAAGAAGTTAAGACTTAGAACCAGAATAGACGGAGTGGCCCCCAGCAATACTGTATCCGTTCTTTCTGGAGATATTGCCGTTGAGGCTACAAACAAATTACATTTATATGCTGACAGCGATATAAATGTAAATGCTGGTGGTGGAATCGAAGCTATTTCTATGGGGCTCATAGTCGAAAATTCATCCACCCCGGACGATACGGGGAATTATACTGGCCTTGTAGTTAGAAATAAAGAGGGTCAGTCCGGCTATATTGCAAAATTTCAAACCGGGGCTGGTAATGTCTGGAAGACAAGAATAACCGACGAAGGTCAGGTTCAATGCAAATCTTTAAAAATTGAAGATGGAAGCCCGGAGCCTGGGATGTTATTAAGAGCAAGTGATACAGGCGGAAGCGCATTCTGGGCCTGGGCGGATGTTATTCTTGGCGACCCTGCCGCCGGGGAGGCTTATGTTTCGACTGGTGGTGACTCAAATAGAAATATTACTATAAGTGCACCGCGAGACATTTTGGTAAGTGCGGATGACGATATAAGCGTACACGCTGGGGATACCCTCAGGCTTTCCGCCGATGATGATGTAACGATAAGCTCCACCGAAGGAGAGGTATGGATTAACTCAGACGACGGGGTATACCTGATGGGAGTTAAGGAGTCTGGGTATGTCGCATATGTCCGCAATAATAGCGACAGTGATCAAGCAGATGGATTGCAAATAAATCTTGGAAAAACAAATCCCAACCCTACAAATAATTGGGTCCAATTTACAGCAGATGGGGACTCGCGCGGAGCCATCCAGGGATCTTATGGATACTCAGCCGCGAGCGACTACAGCGATGGCACATATGACATGAGAGTTCTTAATATGTTCCGAGCCAAGTATGTCGAGGGGGACGCTTCTGCCCACAGTCCAGGCCACGAGCGCGAGGACTCTGAGGTGCTCGGAGAAGAGGGCTATGTTATGTTTGTGTCCGGATCGGCAGACTTTGGAGAGTTCATCGAGGTCGGAGACATAGATGAATGGCCAGAGACAAATCAAAAAACATGGAAGCTCGGTATACCCGAGGGCTGCGTCGTTTGGGTTGATAACAATAAGTTTTATAAAGAAAGCAAAGGCACCAGCACGCCGATGATCGTAACTGACAGGGCAATTGTTGTCGGCAATGGGCTGCCGGCGATAAAAGATTCGGGAGTAGATGCCATAGGAGAAATACTTTCCTTCATCGGACAGCTTCCAGTATTCATAGCCGGCCCATCTAAAAACGGAGACTTAATCGTCCCGGTGGCTAATGAAAACTTCTGCAGATGCATAAGCAAAGATGAAATAACATTTCAAGAATATATGTCAGCAATAGGCACCGTGTGGGAAGATAGAGAAGATCCCGGAGAAAACACATTACATAGAGTTATGTGCGCAATCGGCAAGAAATAATCCCAACTTAGCTCTTTGTAAATCTATCCGCTATGCTGCTACTCGCCCAGCTATTTGGCTTTATCTCGCAGCCGAACCCTTGAGACCTAACCAGTATTTGTAGTTCTTTTTCAAACCGGGCGGTTTTATTTTTTATAGCATCAGCGCCCACATCCAGGTGGACAATTAGTTCTCCATATATTATTCTATCCATCTCTAACGCAATCTCTATGCTGCGATAAGCTTCATATAATATTCTTGAGCGCAAGGTTGGAATTATTTCTTTTTTCATATTTTCTTTAATATAAAATATCTTAGAGCCAACGCTTTGCCTGTACAGGCAGACACAACTAACCATTGACACTTTGTCTTTAAACTTTTGAGAATCGGTTCCAACATAAGTCGAATAGCCATTTTCATCGAGGTCTTTTACTATTTTTAGGAATTCATCATATGAAAATTCCTCTCCGTTCATTCCTCTGATTGTTTTTTCTTCTAGCATTAATTTAACATTCCATGTTATATTTTCATAAATATACAAAAATATTAGTCAGATAATACTCTTGAGCACCATCCTGGTTGATGTTTTACTATTATATCATTATGATAATGATGGGTTAATCTTATGCAATTTTTTATTAGAACAGAAATAAAAACAAGGCGTGATCTTGCACAATTACTAGATAAGATCGAAATCTTATGGGAAGATATATCAAAAATAAAAGACAAAAGAAAGAAGGGACGCGAAGCTCTTCGATTAAAGAGAGAAATAAGACACCTATTATTTGACTGCAGCTCCGAAGGTAAATGCGAAGTAAAAAAAGAAATAGAAAGAGTCCTAAGCTGTTGGCTAAGAATCCACAAGGAATGATCATGCCAAAAAATATCTTGCTAAAATTATACCGGGAGCTTGATAAAAACAATCGGCCATCTCAAAAAAAAATAGCCTGCCTTATAAAATTTTCGAATATCAACGTCCCAGTTGAGGAGATAGATATTGATGGTATTGATAACGCCATTACTCATTTGAACGAAAATCCCGGGCAGGCCTTATATCTGGACAATCCGATTGGAACAAAAAAGAGGTTCGGAAAAGATTTTTATTTAGAAGTCCCCTTTCATTACGGAGAGGTTGTTACGATGAATAATCCCGCCGATGATATGGGGTGGGATATAATAATTATACCATCGGCCTCAAAAGAGGGTATCGATGAAGTTGGCTTTGGCCATGATCTTGTGCCGATAGGATATGTTCCCGTAAATCCAGATGAAAAAATATGGAAAGAAAAAACAAAAATTGAGGGGAAGCAAAAATCGCCGCCAATAGGAAATGATAAGATTATTCTGGCCCCGAAGGGTTCGACCAATATCAGCGAAGATATTGAAATAATTGAAAACTTCTTTGACACATTATGGCAATTTGCTAATGTTATATGGATATGATAGGAGGCGGCATGCTAACTAGATTGGAAAGCGATAAAGACACCATATATAGTTTAAAGAAATATATTTTAGATCTAGAGGCAGAAAATTCTAGCCTAAAAGAAAAAATAAAACATCTTAAAAAATCCATTAAAATACAGGAAGATGAAGAAGATCTCTATGCCGTTTATGGTGGAGATTAATTTTTAATAATTACTAGATGATTATCTTTGGAATCGTAATATCTACTCACAGGGTGTTTCTGCTAATTTTCTAAATATAGAAAGATAGTATCGGGCTATGATGGAGTTGTATTTTTAATTATGAATTATAAAGAAAAAATAAATGCTTTGGCAGAATACCTAGAGGCCGCAGGGGCCGTTGAAGAGTCGGGCCTTGTCATCCGCCTGGCGAGCGTCACTTATATTGACTTCTGGGAGCCATCGGAAGACGGCACCAGGTATAAGCCTTATGCCTTTAGGTATCACTACTCCAGAGATGAATTCGAAGTCTTGCAAACCAAAGAGGGGAATGGCATCGGGAAGATATTTGGGCCTCGAACTTCCGTATATAGAATATTAAAAGGCCTCGAAGACAAGTGGGCTCTATACCCGGTGGGGGAGCAATCCCAAGAGACCCCAAGAGGCAGCGCAACGGCACCCACTGTCACGTCGGATGTCCCGCAGGAGACATCCCCAGTGGGTGCCGTTGCAGCTCCAGCGATAACAGCTGCTGAGCAAGTTCTATGGGAAAGTGACGGGACACAGAGGCCGTGGCCAGGGGTCCGAAGAGAGGTCATGGAACTAATTCAGAGACTTGATGATGGGACATTGTTCGGGAGAGAAAGAGGAGCCGCCCACGAAGACCTCAGCCTTGCGAGAGGGCTGGTTGATGCTCTCGGACGGCGCGGGTATTACGGGAACGTTCGCAGGCTAAATATGACGAGGCGCGACTACCTATTGAGCCACCTGGAGGGTGCCATACTGAAGACGGAAAGCTCAGCGGTAATCGAGCCAATTGAGCAAAAAGCCGGAATCAACTATAGCGGACTGAGTGAGGATGCAAAAAATGCGGCGGATATAATGGCAAACCTCGCAAGAACAATGGGCATGCCAGCGCTGGTTATGACATCCGCCTTTCGGGGATCGGCCCACCAGGCGGGCGTAATGTATCACAATTATATAAATAACGGAGGAGATGAGAATGGCGCAGGACGGGCCTATCTCATTGACCTCTATAGGGATGACGTCGGCGCTGCCGCTATAGCGGATTGCTTCGAAGGAAAAGACAGATCTGAAGCAGTAAGTTGTGCTGCGATATACTTAGAGAGCAATCCAATATCAAATCACGCCCTCGGTATTGCATTTGATCTTAGAAATACCCCAGGAGCACTTGAGGTTGCAAGAGAGGCGGTTTCGCGCGGGCTTGTCGACGCACGCATTGGGGACGAAACTCGGCGCCCCGACCCACACGTTCACGTAAAGATCAACTCTGTAAGCCAAGACGGCCTTGCGTTCCTGCAAGGCCCCAGAGGTGGCGGAGGATCAGAGACCGTATAGCGCGCGAAGGCAAGCACTATGCCCGACGTGGTGGCATAACTTTTCTGTATGATAGCGCAGACCCCTCGAACCCGGCAACCTTCTTTAGGAACAAGATCATCGTAAAGTGAGTGATTGCATCTCCAGAGGTAACAATAAGATCTCCGGTAACTCCCGCCCCAGCATTATTCGGCAGGGTCATTGTCCAATCGGTCTGCCCCGAGGTTAGCTGGGCCGCGAGCACGCCACTATCGGCATCCCACTCTATCGATACGGAGCCGTTTGCCGTTAGCATCATTCTTGATATGCTGACCCTGTCAGTTCCGTCATCCTCTGCGCCACTTAGGTCAGATATATTTATCGTCGTTCCGCCATCTCCATCGCCATCACAGACTATTTTTATTGTAGCGTCAAGTTCTGCATCTCTAAGCGTTTGAATTGTTACTGCCATTTTCTTTCTCCAGGATTTAATGGGTTATTATAGTTTATTATTAACTATTAATAGTTGAGAACATAGTTGCGGCCTTTAGTAAAATAATCTACAAAATCATGAATAAAATTAGAATAAATAAAATATCAGAATTATTAAAGCAAGCTCTCACCCCGGGGTTAATTCACAAATATTGGCTAATCGCGACTGCTGGCATCGACGCCACTCGTGTAATTCCCTATAGAGAGCCAACCCAAGAGCAAAGAGATCGAGCTGAGGCGAGGCGAGAAGCTGATATTTATCAGGCCCAATTGCGGCGCCAAGAGGCGATCAGAGCAAAGGAAGAAGGCCTAAGGGGGCACGGCATAATTCCGATTAAATATATTGGCGGAGTAAACGCAACAGAGGGTCATCATATAAAGTCAAAATATGGAGATATATTTGAAGTGTTATATCAAAACGGCCCATCGATCGCAAAAATTGTTGATACAACAGATCCGGAGCCCGCTGTTTGGCGGAAGATAAAAAACTCCAATATAAGTGCAAATGCAAAAAGGCACCTCCCAGAGATAAAAGCTATTATAGATATGAATAAGGTCAGCTCTGAAAGTAGAGCCGGAAGGTCACACTCTCTCCTTGGAACGGTAATTATAATGGAAAAGCTAGGCCCCTATTCTGCGGAAATAAATAACCTCTTAAGAGGAAGGAGTGATAAGACCAGCGATAAGAAGAAAGATGAAGAATTTATCCACAAAGCCCTCATAAGAGCCATGGGCGATGCGCTGGTTTCTGTCGTTAAGTCCGCAAGCGAAACAGAAGAAGAGCAGGATGGCATTGCTTCATTCTTGAAATTTGCAACAAAGGTATCATTTGTGACAACGAATTTAGAGTCTGATATATTCAAGGGAGTGATATCTATAGAAGATGTCCATTCTGAATCCGAACTTATATCTAATAATATTCGGGCATCATTTTCAGATTTTTATGGGTCCAAAGATTTGGTGGAAATTTTTATAAAGCATTACATAATATCATTAAATAAATATTTTTCATCTCCAAAAAGACCTCTTCCAAAGTACAATAAGCCGCGTGACGGAGTCTTCCCTCCAAGGGAGTCATACGATGGCCAAGAGGAGGGGTTTTTATATTTTGAAGAATATGCACCAGAAACTCGATCTTTGTTTTCTGCGATAATGGAGCTAAAAAGCGCTGGAATCTTATGGAATGACTTGCATGCAAATAACATTATGCAAAGAATTGAAAAAAATAGTCATGGAGATATAGGCGACCTTGTGGTGATAGATGTTGGGCAATATGAAATAGAATAAATTCAGCCATCTAATTCTTCGCACAGCTTAAAACAGTTAATATTTTTATATATACTGGTAATCCTGATTGTGATAGCCCAGCTTGGAGGCGGAGAATGAGCTTGGTAAATAAATTACTGTCGTTATTCATCCTTATGACTGGATGCAGCAGTGATATAGCCATGACCGACAGAAAAGAGACCAGAGTCGTAGTAGACTCGGTGAGGCAGATTGATAGGATTGGAAAAATAGATATTCTTGTGGTCATTGACACTTCCGGCTCTATGTCCGACAACTTTGATAGTATCGGAACTGGAATGGAAGAGTTGCGAGTCGATATAGAGGGGCTAACCTCGGAGTACCACTTTGGCTTTATAACGGCAGACGGTCAGAATCTTGGATTTTCTGGAATTTACGATAGCAGCTCATCCGCCATTGACATGTTAGTAGCACCGAGCACGCTGCCTCCGGCGAACGGAGAGGCCGGGTTTATGGCTACATATTCTTTTCTGACATCTGAAGATGGAGCGGGCTTTATCAGGGAAGAGTCTGATTTGTTACTATTTTTAATATCGGATGAAGATGAGCAAAGTGGAATCTCTGCAAGTATTTTTTCCGAATGGCTGTATAGCATAACTCCGTCGACGCGACATGATGTGGTTTCCATCACGCAAATTGAAAATAGCCTGTGCTTTTCATCATTCTCAAATGATGTCGGATATAAATATATAGAAATTGCAAATATATATGGAAAATCGGCAATAGATATATGTGGAGAGGCCTGGTCTGTATGGTTGTCTGAGTCGTCGTTCCTAACGCAGCGAATCGACTCCATAGCCCTGTCTGATCCGGCCCCAGTTATTAGCTCTATTGTCGCCTATATAGATGGAGAAAAGACGGATAGATGGGAGTATTCAGAAGGATCTAATTCTGTTATTTTTAACTTTACACCAGATTACGGATCCTACATAGAGGTTGGTTATGATGTTTTTATATAAAATATTATTACTCGCATCTATAGCCGGATGTAGTGATTATAAAATATCTCCAATTGTAGAAGAGCTTGAGCCGGGAATTCTTGCCCCAGAAATAGAAGTCACTCCGACCGAGCATTCTTTCGGGTCCTTGAGCGCGGGGAGCGAATCCTTAGACGCCATAGTCTCAATAAAAAACATAGGAAACGATAACTTAGACATTAATGATATGTATCTAAGCAATAGTTTTTCAACGTTTTCTTTTTCTTACTTGGGGCCCGCCGAGATTGAGCCGGGAGGCTCTTTTGATGTTATCATTACATATTCTCCGCAGACGTTTGAGACCAATCTTGACACCCTGAGCGTTGCGTCTAACGATATGGACGAGCCAATAGTCGAAATAACTCTGGATGGAACCGGCGATGCCCCGGTGATATATATAGACCCAGAAAATTATGACATGGGAAGCGTATATCTTGGCTGCGAAGAGCAGCTGGAAATTATAGTAGGAAATCTTGGAAATTCTAATTTAATAATTTACGATTTACAATATTATGCAACAATTCCGAATGATTTCTTTCTAGGAAACTATACCGGAGAATATGGCCCACTTCCTATAACTATTATTCCTGGAGATTACATCTTTCTGGATATAGATTATATTCCAATAGATGGACTCAGTGACTCGGCGTATGTCCAGGTGGATTCCAATGATCCGGCAACGCCGGTAGTGGAGTCGGCACATGAGGCCATTGGAGAGTATAAAGATTGGATAACTGATAGCTTTACCCAAGAAGGCCTGGTCAATGTGGACATATTATTTGTTGTGGATAACTCCGGCTCAATGAGTTCGAATCAGACGAACTTGAAGAATAACTTTTCTAACTTTATAAGCGTATTCTCGGCGGCGGGGGTGGACTATCATCTGGCCCTTATAACAACGGACTCCCCCGACTTTGTTGGGCCGATTATAACCTCTGCATCAACGGATCCCATATCTGACTTTGAAGACCAAGTAGATACAATTGGATACTCAGGAAGCCCAACGGAGAAGGGGCTTTTTGAGTCTTTTCTTGCAACGTCTCCAGGGGGCGATGCCGCAACGGGGAGTTCGACCGGATTTTTTAGGGCCGACGCAAAAATGGTTATAGTTTATGTATCGGACGAGCCGGATCACTCAGCGTCTAGCTCTTCAATGTCCTCATCGGATTACTCCGCTCATCTTTTGTCTACGAAGACATCATCAAGCATGATCGTTGCACACTCTATAATCGGAGACTATCCATCTGGCTGCACCTCTAATGGCGGCGCACAATTTGGCTCTGGATACTACGATGTAACGATGGATCTCGGCGGAACATCAATGTCAATTTGCGCAAATGATTGGAGCGTAACGATGGAGGGCCTGGCTAGGGACTCTCTGGCCGGAATTATATTCGCCCTATCCAAGACCCCAATAGAGGAAACGATAGAGGTTACCGTCGATGGAATTGCCTCTACCGACTGGATATTTGATTCCTCGATTAACAGTATTATATTCGGCTCCGCACCGCCGGACGGCAGCTCTATAGATATTAACTACGCAGTAATAGGAGAGTGCGACTAATGTTTAGATTTATTATTTCATTTATTTTTTTTATGACGGCTTGCGGCCCGAGCAACGTAGTTGTATCGGACAATGGCGACTCGTCTCCCCCCTCTCCGATAACTTGGGACAGCTGCTCGCAGGAGATTGGGGACCACCCCTGTAATGTTGAGCTTGCAGACCAAAATGGCGATTTGTTCTCCCTTTATGACAACTTTGGGAAGATTATAATACTAGATTTTAGCGCAGAGTGGTGTCCGCCATGCCAATCTGCAGCGGCAGAGGTTCAGAGCACCCAAGATGCAAATAGTGATCTGGTATATGTAACGATATTGATCGAAACAGACGAGGGGCTTCCCCCGTCGGAAGAGGACTGCAAAGAATGGGCGGATAGATTTGGAATAACATCTGCCCCGGTTCTTGCGGGAAGTCGCGACCTAATAGGAACTGAAGCATGGCCGCTTACGTCCTGGCCGACATTCTTTTTTATAACAAAAGATATGACACTAAACGCTTCCCTGAAAGGGTTTGGCTCAGAATATATAAGAATGCTCATAGAAGACACTAGAAATCAATAACACAATTTTTAATAACTATTATTGATAACTACATAATACACAAAGGCAGTCTAATATTTAAAGGAGGAGCTATGCCAGAGGATAAAAATGGCTGGGGAGAATACTCGAGGCTTGTTCTTAATGAGCTCAGTAGCCTGTCTGATGGAATGGCAGCGCTGAACAAGCAGATTCAAGAATTAAAAGAAGAAATTGTAGAGCTAAAGGCGAAAGAAGACAGGGTCGATGAGCTAAGGATATGGAAATCAAAAATTGACGAAGTTTTATCTCCAACTCAACTAAAGGAGCTTAGCGAGCATGTTTCTGACCTTAACCTATTTAAGACAAAGGCGGTTACGATCTTCGCGGTAGTACAATTTCTGATGGCAGCGATGATTTGGTACACGAAGGTAGTGGGATAGTGAAAAATTTTATATATATAGCGATAGGGGTAATTATAGCGATAGCCTCTTACCTCCATATTTGCGGAGCAGAGGCAGTACTCGCAGAGAGCGTGACGGCAGAAAATGTGGGCTCGGCCTCTGCGGAACAGGCGTCTCTGTCTAGAGCAGAGTCAAAAAGCAGAGATGCTGCAGTAAAAGTTATTGATATGGAGAACCGGGGGCATGGGTCTGGGACGTATTTTGCTATAGGTGATCATCATATTGTTATAACTGCAGCTCACGTTGTTGCTGGTTCTGATATTTTTCTTATAAACGGCAGAGGGAGCGACTCCACAGTTGGTTCTGTTATATATAGAAATGCTGAAAGCGATTTTGCAGCAATTTTGATACCAGAAATGGAAGGAACATCTCCAGTAACCCTCCGCAGGACTCGGCTTGATTTGGACGATCTGCTGGGAGAGCGAGTTTTTTATACTGGATATCCCGCATTTCACGACAGGCTTTTTGTATACGGAGTCATCACCGGCTTTGAGCAGGGCAATACGGTGGCGATAATGAATTCGTATGCGTGGCCCGGCTCAAGCGGCTCTGGGGTATTTGATCGCAGGGGTAGGCTGGTAGGGCTGGTAATGGCCGTTGATGTAAATGAGTTTATAGTTCCCCAGCTTACAGAAGATATAGTTTGGGTAACCTTTGTTCTTAAGGACGATATAGATAATGTATCTGAAATCCTAGATTCTCTCTAAAAAATAGTAATATATTATAATAACGTAAGCGCGGAGGCTTTCGGATGGGCAAAGAGAATTTATGGTCAGAACTGACTGTCGATAGGGGTCAGGAAGATATTGTGATTGAGGTCATTAAAGATATAATTGACGGGCCTGAAGAGCCAAGGGTCAAGCTCAACTCTATAGTTGGGCTCTTAACCATAAACCACGAAGAAGAAACGGTAGAGTGGGATAAAGAACAATTTCTCGACCGATACACGGAAGGGCTGCTAGATGAGGGTGGCAACCCAGTTACCAAGCCGGCGCTTGGGCATGAGAAGGAGCTTGTAAAAATGGGGCCTCCAGGCGACTTGCCTCTCCCTATATTTCAGCCGATTGCAGAGGCCAGAGAATCAAGAAAAAATTCTTTAAAAAAGCTTAGTTCTATTGCGCAAAAAAGCAAGATTAGGCCGCGAGCACGAAAAAGACTAGTCGCAGCGCTTCTCGATAATATTTAATTGAAGCCCAAGGGCAGCCTAATGCTTGAAAAAAACGTTTGCATCAATCAGTCTTTCAGGCCACTCTCTGAGGTCGAATGCCATGAGTGGATTGGAAATGTATGGTGGAATACAAAAAGTTTTATTATAGATAATATTTCATTCTTATCTTCATTCTCAGAGGCTCCGGCCGAGATTGGCTCGGGAACCTCTGGGATCGTATATAGAGTTGGGTCTATTGCCCTCAAAATAAGTGCCCATAAGACCCCGGGAGTCTGTCGCTCAGGCGACAATATCGCACTCCCAAGAATTGCAGGAAATGGGCTTAGAGTGTATTCCGAGGGGTCTCTAAGTGGCTCGACTTTTCCCGGATACATGTTCAAATATAGATTTATGGAATTGTTAAAAAATGAAACCACATACTCCATTGGACTGAGCCAGGATGAGTCTAGTAAGCTTTTTTCATCAATAGATTTTTTGATAGATAGTAATTTTGGATTAATTCCAGAGAAAATATCGCAATTAATGTATATAGATGACCTGCTGATTACTAACGAAGTTGTGAATTTTATTTTAAATGACGACATTGCCGCCTCTAGCGTTGGAGTGATAAACGAACATTTATCTGGCAGCCTGACGAAAGACTGGGTGCATCGCCTCGTAGAGGACTATCTTCTTCTTTTAGATCTAGACCTTGCAAGTGATATTTCTTATCACAACCTTGGGCTCCGCGAGGGGCCTGGGGGGTTCGTATTTTTTGATATCGAAGATTAATGATTATCAGGGTTATGCTCATTTATATTTTAGAATAAAATCCCTGCTAATTATTCTAGTATAATAGCAACATATCATCCATGCGGGCGCAGAATGGGCAGAATTAGTATCATGAATTATATTATTAAAAGAAAAATTAATATTTTAGCAAAACATTTAAGAAGAAGTGGTAACACGCTAGAGGCGGATTTAATTATCCGAATGGCAAGTGCTGATTACATAGACTTCTGGCAGCCAAGATCTAATGGAAACGGGCATAAGCCTTATGCCTTCAGGTACTACTATGAATCGGATACATTTGAGGTTCTTCGAACAAAGAGCGGAAATGGGATCGGAAGAACATACGGAGAGGGAACGCGTGCTTATAAAAGATTAAAAAGTGTTCAGGACCTGTGGGATAACTTCCCCCTTTCCGGCAATGATACTCTGCCAGCCCCTGAGCCAGCACCTGAGCCAGCACCTGAACCAGCACCTGAACCAGCACCTGAACCAGCACCTGAAGCTCCCGGGAGAATGGCCGGCCCTCTTACCGCTGCGGGAGATATCTTGTGGAATTCCGACGGAAGTCAAAAGCCCTGGGAGCCTGCAAGGAGAGAGGTCAAAGAGATAATTCAAAGATTGGAGGACGGCATTACCTTTGGAGGCGTTGATGCCGATGTGCTGAGCTTGGTCAATGGTCTTATTGCGGAGCTAAATGATAATGAGTATTTCGGAAACGTTCCTAGATTCGGAGTAACTAGAAAAGTGTATCTACTCGGCCTGCTGGAGGGCGCTGCACTTGCGGCAGACAGACACCAGCAAGCGGCTCAGCCCGCGGCCCCGCTCGAAAACCCGGCATCACACAGTTGCCCGTCGGGCGAGCTCGAATTGTTTATGGAAGCAGTTGCAGGACAGGAGAGTAGCGGCGACTATAATGCTCTCAACCGCGGTACAATGGCAAGGGGGCGGTATCAAATCCTTGAATCCAACTGGGCGACTTGGGCTGCTCAGTCCGGACTTGAGGCGGGAGCCGAGAATACTCCTCATAATCAAGACCATGTCGCTAGATACAAGCTCTGCCAGTACTATGGGCAGCTAGGGAACTGGTGGGAAGTTGCTCTGAGGTGGTATGGCGGTATGGGCGCAGTCAATGGCGCGCGTAGGGCGAGAGCTAATGGGGCTGAGGCGTTCAATGAATTGTACGCAAGAAAGCACTGGGGAGGCCGCGCCCAAAAGGAGCCGGGCTGGGCCGCGTATGCGGATCAGGAACTATCCAGAGCGCCAGCTCTGATGAATTCCGTTCCCTCTGGCCACAGGGTATTGAACTCATCAGAGCGGGAGGCGTTAGCGTAGTGCCGGGCACAATGTTCGCTTTTCCAGGGTGGAAACAGATTAGTCGCATAAAGCTTCGTGCGGCACAGTAGAATATCCAAATGGATTACGTAGATGTTATAATCCCGGCCTACAACCCCGGGACATTTTTAGATGAGGCGATCCAAAGCGCCTTGGGCCAATCCCACAATAAGATAAATATCATTGTGGTTGATGACCATTCCCAAGAAGACGTTGAAAAGATAACTAAGAAATATAATAACATCACTTATATTAGAAATGATAAAAACCTTGGGCCTGCGGCTTCGAGGAACATAGCGATAAAAGCTTCGGACGCTCCATACATCTCCCTGCTTGATGCTGATGATCTCTGGAGGTCAGACAAGTTGCGTCTCTCTCTGGACGAATTTAAAAAGCATCCAGAGATAGGAATGACCTGTGGCAACTACCAGATTCTTGTTGATCGAAAGAGACTTATGAAGCCATTTTATAAAGGTCCGATCAAGATCGACTGGCACAAGATGATGAGACAAAATTTTGTTGCCTCTTGCTCTACTACAATAAGAAGAGATGTGATGGAAGAGCTCGGTGGGTTTAATGAAGAATATTGGATCAGCGAAGATTATGATATGTGGACGAGAATTTCCGAAAAATATCCCATTCACTATATTCATGAGGTTCTTTACCACTACTCCTGGATCAGGGAAGACGGCTCATCTCTTACCAAAAGGGCAGATATTCAGGCGAAACATGACTTTAACATTGCCAAGATCAGAGCAGAGTCGAGAGCTCGAGTGAATACTGCTAATATTCAATAATATATTGCAATATATATTATTAAATATAAGTCACCAGATAGCACAATTAAGCGGAGAAGGCGAGATGATCATAGAACTAATAAAATTAGCTACCCATTTAGACGAGAGGGGGCTTGTGAAAGAAGCGGATTACTTGGACGCGGTTATAAAGAAAGCAACTAAAGATTTCGGTTCGAGTGATGGGCTGTGGGATGAGGACTCTCGTCGGGACGATGAATACGGGGAGGAGCAAGAACTTTACGAGGAGGGTTGGGACCGAGTCGATATGACAAACATAACTCCCAGTCCCAGGGGCGGGAGGCATATGTACTCGGCCCAAGCCCTGGCGGCGCTTCCATACGATCCACATATAGGACTAGAGGGCCGCCAGCTTGGGCATTATCTTTATGCGTTCAGGGCTGCTGCCGGTGGTGTTCGACCCAAAGCCTCGCCGAGACTAAGGAGGGACTCAGAGCTATTAAGCATATGGAATAGGGGACTTGCCAATGGGAGAAGAGAATACGAAAGACTCCATTCTGAGCCGGTCAGCTTCGAGGAACGTATCGAGCCGGTTGATATAGCAATGGAAAGAGTGCCTGCGCAGCCAGTTGTTGAAGACTGGCACGCAGAACTTAAAGCAATGGAAAGAGTGCCTGCGCGGAGCGACAGGCGATGGCTTGATGGACCCTACGGAAGACAACCGGGACCGCATGACCTGATTGACTCATAACGAATAATTGGATAAAATGGACCAAGAGGCCCAAATATAAAAATAAGGGGAGTGGTACACATATTATGAGTCGTTTTAATAAAATAGCCAATCTGCACAGGGCGGTCATCGAAGCCGGACCCATACAGGCCGCGGCTCCACTCATATCGATCCGCAAGTCCGGATCCACCTCGGAAGAGGGCGAAGCTTCGATGTTCGGAGTTGACCTGTCCTCGTATTCTAAAATAATTTTATCTAGAAGTGAGATAGTCAGAATTTCAGAGTCTGATCAGCCCTCCTCTCCAGTGGTCTTTGCGAAGCCAAACGGCCTTTGGTACGGATGCGGAACAGAGTGGCTGGAGTTCGCAGAGTCGGGGCTTTCTAAGTATAGAGAAAAGATAAATTATATTTACGAACTAGAGTTATCAGAATCTGTATTGCGCATTGCGAATGAAGATGACCTGAAAACCTTTTACTGGCACTTCTCTGTCCCTATAAAAAGAGGGGATCACCACAACCCAATAGACTGGAAAGAAGTTGCCACGGAATATTCTGGAATAGAAATTTGCCCATATTTGCCGAGCATGAGGATGGAGTACAACTGGTATTATCCATGGGACGCGGCCTCCGGGTGTATATGGAGCCAGAAGGGAGTAAGGAACCTCAATCTTATTGCCAAAAGAAGCTGATACTAACTCCACGGATGGTGGACTTTAGCAATGAATATCATTATTAAAATAATAGGAACAATATAATGGGAACAAGAGTTACTGGAAGGCAAATTTTAGATGATTCAATAACTGGAGATGATGTAAATGAAAGCTCTTTAAGTATATCTGAACTAAAAGATGCGGATGCAGACACCAAAATAGAAGTAGAGAAATCACCAGATGAAGATAAAATAAGATTTTCAACCGCCGGAACGGAAAGGCTCTTAATTGAGACTGATGGCGGAATTGGATTCGGCACCGGCTCAGTCCCCGGGGCTGCCGGGTCTTGGAGTTATTACACCTTCAAGGGCGGAGGGGTTAGGGTTCAGGGGAACAACTTTTATTGTGATAATAACAGGGGATTGTTCTGGGGAGACTCCTCCGTGCAGATAAAGGGGGATGCGGCGTCCGAGACCCTGGACCTAAAGGCCAATTATACGACCTACATTCGCCTCGAGGGGACTTCCGGCAACATAGGCATAGGAACAGGCACCCCGACGGCTCCCGTCCATCTGGGGGGAAATATGAAGATAGATGGAGGGGTCAAGGTTTCAATCACGGACATTTCTTCAAATTATTCCGCGACGGAAAGTGATTATTTATTAAGATGCAACCCGATAAGTACGATAGATATTGCCCTTCCGGCCAGGGGGACATCCGCGGGAATGAAGTTAATAATAAAAGATGCAACCGGAAATGCCGGAACAAATAGAATAAGAATAAATCCATCATCTCCGGATACAATAGATGGCGCGGCAAGCTTTGATTTGAATATAAATCACGCAAGCATAACAATAATATGCGATGGAATAAATGGTTGGATGATAACAGGATAATATCTTTAAAAGATAATTAAAATTACCACGGAGCAGAAAGTGAATAGATTAGAAAAAATAAGTCAGATACATAAAACTATTTTAAAAATAGGATCAGAAAGAATAGACGGAAGTTTAGTATTTAAATCAAATGTTTCGGAAAGGCCGCTACTTGTATATGTATATCCAGGAGTCCATGGCGGAGGCCAATCATATGTGGGGGGAGTGGTGGAAGGAATGTCTCGTCCCGATAACTCCATTGTTGTGGTGGCCGCGGGACCCGATGCCAGTTGGGCCAGAATGATGGCAGCCGGAGAGGCGGCGCTGAATGGGGACAAGGCATCCTCGATCCGGCTCGTCGGATGGAGCGCGGGAGCCCGGGGAATAGCAAGGGCAAAGGCCGCCCATTCTTTTAATAAAATAATTTATGCGGACCCATCTCCTCCGAGCCTGATCGGAACCGACCACGGAAATGCTATTATGTATTATAATCCATCAAATTGGTCGGGGCGATATGAACATCTCGGCACCATGCAAAAGCAACTCGCCGTCGAAATGGGAGAAGGAAAGGCCAGGGAAATAAAAGAAACACATGAGGGATTATTAATGTTGTCCCTCACAAATATTTTTTAATCTCGCGGGGACCACCACAAATAATCCCGGAGATTTAATAAAGCAAAAAAAGCCCCGGTTTATATATATAATTAATGAAAGCCGCAAGGCAAAGAACAAAGGCCCCCAGCGGGGCCTTATTTTTTTATACAAACAATCCCCAATTTATTTAATAAATAAATGAATTTCAACAAAAAAGCCCACCACCCCAAAGTCCCCTGGTTTTTATATAAAAATGGAAAAACCGAACCACACCCAAGTTTCCACGAACGAATACCAATGAAAATCAACATTTAATTCAGTCCAAACATCCATTTATTTTTAATTGTGGGCCAGAATGGAGCAGAATGGAATTAAATGGGATTAAGTGGGACAGAATAAAGCCCCAGTTTAAATAAAAAATAATCCAGAGTTGTTGAATAGGAATTTAAAATAAGTATTCCCAATAGAATAGGGATTGATTATCCCCAGTAAGAGATAGAATAAAATTAAATACTAAGAGATAAGTAAAAGAATAACCTATAGGGCTATACAGGATTTTTTAAATTATAAGTAAGTAACCATAAAGAGCTATAAGTCCAAATCCCCCACTTCGGCCCTAAGGGGATAAGGTTATTTTTTAAATTATTGATTCTAAACAATGGGGAGTGCTGAATTTAAAATCATTGATTCTGAGCAATTGAAGCAGATGCAGCATTCCCCTGCAGCATTATTTAAAATCATTGATTCTGAGCAATTGAAGCAGATGTGGTGCGCGCCGCGCGTAACACGCCGCTGGTGGGCCGTCAAGCCATATAACCATATAGTTGCAATACATATATGTATTTATTTCTTTTATTCTTTTATGTATTGCGTTGCACGTTTGTTTATTTGTTGTGCGCTAATACATTTACTGTGCGCTATACGTTTATTAGTGTACGGCTTATGTTTATTTGGTGTTCGTTTATGTATTGATGTGTTGGATAAATGTATTGTTATTGGGATATTCTTATCGATACTTCTATTTATCTGTGGGAATAAATGATTTGGTTGGGCTGGTGGAGTGCCCTGTTGAACCGTGAGGGCTGTTATTTCGTTTTTCTTATAGGGGTTGGAAACTTTTATTTGATGTTTGGGCTTTGGAACAAAAGTATGGGGGGTTTTGGGGTCGCCCCGATGGGCCGAGAGGGCGGGGCGACTGACATTGGACTATGACGGTATAACTTCCGCAAATAAGATCGATTCATTATAGGTAAGTAAAGAGAGGTAACATGGGCGACAAGCAAGGTGAAGAAATCGTTGGAGATAAAAATATAATCGTTGAAACCGTTGAGGTTCAGGTTTGTGGGGGCTGCTATGATGCGGTCGGGATTGCTGGTCGCAAGCTCCCAGGGGCCAAGTGGAATAGCTATAATGGTTCGCGCGCCGAGCAAAAGTCATATTCCAGATGGCACCTTGCTTCGCTGCCTCCAGAACACCCAGATGAGACGAGAGAGCTTGAGAGGATAAGCTGTCCACACATCGGAGGCGGCGGGTTTCTTGGCGTAGCTGTTTGGGCATATGGCGTTTGGAGGGTGACAAGCCAATAAGGCTACCTCGATAAATAAGATCGATTCATTATAGTGATATGAAGGGAGAATAGAAATGATTCAAGCACCAGAAATGATTGCCTCTATCGTAAGCCGAGTGGAGTCGGCAGGAGGCTCCGCTCTACTTGTTGGCGGAGCGGTGATTGACTCCCTTGAGGGAAGGCTTCCCAAAGATTGGGATATTGAGGTTTTCGGCCTCTCCTTTGAAAGGCTCACCGAGATTTTTTCGGATCTTTCCCCGAAAGTAGTCGGGGCTTCGTTTGGGGTTCTCAAGCTGTCCGCCGCTGAATGTGATGGTCTTGATATTGATATAAATGTTCCGAGGCTCGACAATCATGTTGGGCTGGGTCATAACGATCTGATGGTAGACCTCGATCCAAACATGACGTTTGAGGAAGCCTGTCGTCGGCGTGATTTCACGATCAATGCTATGGCACTTGATCTCAGTACGGGGAAGATCGTTGATCCCTTTGGAGGAATGGAGGATCTGTCTAACGGAGTTCTTCGAGCTACCGATCCTGAGCTTTTTGGCCAAGACCCGCTAAGGGGGCTTCGGGCGATGCAACTTCTTGCTCGAAAAGCAAAGGTTGTTGATCCTGCTACGATGAACATTATTCGTGGCATGGCCGATTCATTTCCACACCTTGCAAAAGAACGTGTGCATGAGGAGTTTCGCAAGTTGCTCTTGAAGGCTCCCGCTCCATCTGTGGGTCTTGAGTTCTTGAGGGAGTCTGGCTGGATCTCTAACTTTCCTGAGCTTTCCGCCTTGATTGGATGTGAGCAACACCCAGAATGGCATCCAGAAGGGGATGTGTGGATACATAGCTTGCACACGGTTGATAGTGCCGCATGGGTTCGCGATAACGCCGATATTCCGAGCGATTGGATTGAGGCATTTATGTTTGGTACAATGTGTCATGATGTTGGGAAGCCAGTAACCACGATTACTCCAGCGATGGTCGCGAACGATGAGGCCTCCAAGGAGCGTTTGTGGACGGCATGGGGACATGATCGCGCAGGTATGCCGATTGTGGAATCATTTTTGCGACGCATGATGAATAATAAAGGTATTATCGAAAAGACCGCGGCTATCGTTGGCGAACACATGCAACCGTGGAACCTGTTTCAGGGGAAGGCTAAGGTGGGCGGTTGGAAGCGGTTGCATAATCGAATCAGGCTCGACGTTCTTGGGTGGATGTGCAAGTGTGATTCTTGCGGCGGCCCGTCCGTTCACATTGGAGATGCCGATTTTGAACACAAGACGAGTGAAATGTGCTGGGATCATTTTTCTGAGTTTGGAGCAGAGCCAATAGAACCCGTTCTTATGGGAAGGCACCTTATAGAGGCTGGAGTTCCAGCGGGAAGACACTTTGGCGATATGCTGAAGGCATCCTTTGATGCCCAAATGGAAGACGAAACTCTAAGTCAAAGTGACTTGCTGGAAGTAGCCCTTACTTCTCTAAAATGAGAAGGGGGATAAAAGTTCGATAAATAAGATCGATTTATTATAGTAAAGCATAAGGAGATAGAAAAATGAACACCAAGACAAAGGTAGCACCGCTACGCGAAAAGAAGTGGCAACTTGGCTACCTTATCGCTCTATATGATCAGCTCGAACGAGAGCTGAACGATGTCGAGCCTTTTCTCGGCATGAGCCTCGCAGAGCTAAAATGCGAGACAGGGCGCGAGGCCCAGAGCCTTGAGGACAGTAGAGGCGAGGATGCCGTCGCATTTGCCAAGAATAATGCGGCAGCGGCTTATCGGCGGCTTATGAGAGTACTGTTGTCTAATAAATAAGATCGATTCATTACGCTTAGGTGTAGAGAGAAACAAAAAAACAAACGAGGAACAAAATGACCGCTTCTGAAATCATGCTAACCGCCATGGAAAACACCTACGCCGCCGCGACTGCGGCGGCCGATGGAGCCTTAGATGATCACATCAAAGGTCTCGAACAGCGCAAGGGTCGAGGCTCTTATGTCGCGGGAGTCACCGATAAGGCCACTCTGTTCGAGTTCTTTGCGGCTGCCGCGCCGAGTGCCGTTGTCGTATCCCATGAGGATATGGAGGCCTCCTTTCCTGGCAGTACATATTCCCCATGTACATACGTTAGGGTGGATATTCCAGCGGAGTACACGGCTCGTCTTGGAGTGGTATCGTTGCAAAGCCTTCTCTCCAAGATTCTCCCTGGATCTACCTCCTCGCAGCTTTCCGTTAGACGATCACTGCATAGTCATAAGCTAAACGGGGAGGAGATTCCGACAATGGAGATCGTGCTTGACGGCGTTGAATCCGATCTGCCCGAAACCGATCATGCCTTTGTGATCATCGGCCCTGGCGATAGCGGCCAGATGGTCTGGACATGGCATCCTGGGTCACCTACTGCCGCTCCGACCGAGGAGATGGTATCCACGCTGGCGGGGATTCAGGTCAAGGTATCCGTGGCTTAGTCTGCATGGAGATAGATGAGGGTGGGCAGGCGTTCCACCCTCATCTTCGGTAGCAGATACTGTGGAGGCGATGTTTCGCCCCAAAATGAGGTAGCAGCTTCTTCCATAAATAAGATCGATTCATTATAGTTTAGTCGATTGTAACTTGCAGCAACTGCTTTTTATTTCTTCCATAAATAAGATCGATTCATTATAGGTAAGTGTAGAGAGGACAAACCACTTTTACTTTTCCCCTCTTTACACTGGAGCTTATCATGGCATCATCCGCGAAAGTCGAGGCACACCTCAGCGACATCGTCGCCAAAATTGTGGCCAGCCTCGAAAAGGGAGAGATCCCTTGGCACAAGCCTTGGGACGGAACCTCAATGGTTCCACATAACTTTGCCACTGGCAAAGAGTATAACGGCCTCAACTTTCTGTTGATGCTCATGTCGGGTCGCTCCGACACCCGCTGGGCGGGGTATAAGCAGGCGAAGAAAATGGGGGCGACGGTTCGCAAGGGAGAAAAGGCCTTCTATGGCCTACGCCCCAGAATGATCCGCCACCCTGAAGGCCTCACGAAAAACGGAAAACCAGTAATGGTCTGCATCGGGTTTGCGGTTTTCGCCGCCTTCAATGCAGAGCAGATGGATGGCACCCCAGAGATCGAGGTGATTGACGAGATCGACCCATCGATCGGATTTGAAAAGGCGGCCGCTGTATTGGCCAAGTCAAAGGCTGTAGTCGGTCACGGCGGGAATCGGGCCTGCTATAGCCCAAGTAGTGATGAGATCACCCTGCCACCAGCGGGCGCGTTTACATCGGTTGCTCACTATTGGGCGACCGCCATGCACGAGCTTGTCCACTGGACGGGTCACTCTGAGCGTATGAATCGAGAAGGTGTGGGCCAAACCCTGCGTACCCGTGAGAGCTATGCGTTTGAAGAGCTTGTAGCTGAGATGGGTTCGGCATTCCTTTGTCACGAGCTTGGGATCTCACGACCTGAGATCTTTAAAAATCACGAAGCCTACATCGGGTCTTGGATTCGCTGTCTCAAAAAAGATCCGAGAAAAATCTCGGAGGCCGCAGGGCAAGCGAACCGTGCCATCAAGTTTCTAAGGGAGCTTTAGACAAATGGAATGGGGCCGTATACGGCCCCATTCCCCCGTAGGCACGAACGCACTTGTTCCATAAATAAGATCGATTCATTATAGTGATATGAAGGGAGAATAGAAAATGTTTAAAGTAGTAGTGAATAGTTGTTATGGCGGCTTCGGGTTGTCATCTGCGGCAGAAGAATGGCTGACTGCTCGTGGGGCTGATCCTGAGTCTTTTTATTACAATAATAGGCACGATCCCCTTCTCGTAGAGTGTGTGCTCGCGCTCGGAGAGGAGGCGGCCTCTGGGCCGAACGCCTCGCTTGAGGTGGAATGCCATGAGGGGTGCAGGTATGTAATATCTGAGTATGACGGTCTGGAGAGCGTTAGCACACCTGAGTCCACAAAATGGGTTCAGGTGGCATACTAAAACTTTTGAGTTGCGATCGAGTCTGGCGGTGATTCTCGCAGGGCGGCCGAGGTTTGTGGTTTTCTTCGGCCGCCCAACTCATGTCTCAAATGTTTCTATATAACTTCCATAAATAAGATCGATTCATTATAGGTAAGTGTAGAGAGGACAAACCACTTTTACTTTTCCCCTCTTTGCGTTGGAGTTTATCATGGATATTCAAACTGCAAACTCGGCGGCCGTAGCTGGCGGCTTCCTTCATCTTCGTTCTTATGAGAGCAAGACTTCTGGCGAGATCGCCCATTACACGGTAAACGGAAAGGTTAGTTACCTGTCCCTGTTGGAGCGATCGGCGATCGTGCTGGCCGAGATGACTGCCGAGACGGTGTTCGCGAACTGCGGAGTTCAAGGTGTTGACCTTGAAACTTGCCGCAAGGCTCTTGCGGAGCAGTCCGCAAGTTACGAGAAAAGTATTTCTCGGATCGCCGCTGGTGGCGGCTCTACCGACTACAACTATGTACAAGACGGGTTGGCCCGACTTGCGTCAGACCCTCAAGGGGATCTTTACCTCTGGGGCTTGATTGTCTCCAAAGACACCGTACAGCGCGGAGTTTACAAGGCGGTAACCTCCGCTGACAAGACGCTGGTAAAACGCTGGATCCAGCGTCAGGCTCCAGCGAGCAAGTTCCGCAGGTTCAAGCTTACCGCCGGCTCTTATGAGTACGTATCCATCGGAGGCGAGAGGGTCGGATAACTCCCATAGGGGCGCGGATATCCGCGCCCCGCTTCGGGCTATACTTATAAGCAATAACTTCCATAAATAAGATCGATTCATTATAGGTAAGTGTAGAGAGGACAAACCACCTTTCTCGGAGGGATGAGGAAATGGAAGGAATATACATTGAAGCGCGCGAGGGCGAGCTTTGCTATGCTCATGCCATTTATCATAACGGAACAGAGGGGTATTGCCTCCGTACCTTCTCGGCGTGTACGCTTGAGTATATCCGAGAAAAAACAAGGGACATTCTAACAAATCCGAATATCTTTGAATACGCTCCAATGGGCGGCCTCGTTTCCCGTAAATAAGATCGATTCATTATAGCGAAGTATAGGGAGGATGTGATGGCCAAAAAGCCCCAAATCGTAAACGAGAGGAAAAAAAAGCGGATTGTTGTTTCGGCACCTCGCCGCCGCGACGAGGGGGCGATTGGCCTTATTCTTCGGGCAGGGGCGGGTGCTGGAAAGCATCAATCAAAGGCCTCAAGGGGCGACGGGCGACGAGGAAAGGGCAAGGCTCAGCGTTACGCGAAGCACCGCAAGTCTTGGTAATGCGCCAGTGGTGCGACTCCAGCGGAGCAGGGGTTTGTGGTTCTCCCTGCTCCGCGCTTTCATCTTATCACTTTTCGATAAGTAAGATCGATTTATCATGGATTACACGAACTGCCTTCGGCCTCTTTGCTGGGGAGTGAGTGACTTGGGCAAAAACTTTATAAATAAGATCGATTCATTATAGGTAAGTGTAGAGAGGACAAACCACCTTTCTCGGAGGATTGAAAATGAGCTTTATCAACGATTTAGAGTTAGAAGCGTCTTGCCGTATTGCCGAGGCAGGTGGATCGCTGGCTGGGATCGGTGCTGGTTTCGGCGCGGTGTGTGCATGGCTCGGCCCTCTGGCCGACATGTTGCCCCCTGCGAGGGATGGCAAGGCCAAGAGCGGAAAGATTGATCGCATCGGTCGCCCGCTTCAGGCAGGCCGAGGCCAAGGCCTGTTCGATGATGTGATCCCTATGACGATTGTTGAGGGGGCCATTGTAGAGATGGTGCCAGTTGCCCTCAAGGGGTCAAAGGGCCGAGGTTACGGCAACCGTGATTTGACCCTTCATTACAAGATTCCCACCGCTATGGCGGCGGCTGAGACTCCCCTTTGGGTGATTCTGGTGAGGGAGATGGGCGGAGAACTGCAGATGAGGCGGATCAACGCCTCGGAAGTGATCAGGGCTCAAGACCTCGGAGAGTTGCCCCCTGAGACTGTCAAGCTACGTGCCGATATTCGGAAGTACAAAAAGGCTGACGGCACGATAAAGAAGTTTGAATATACTCGATTTCGGATCGAGTGGGCGCGAGTGGCAAAACATCGCCCCGATCTATGGCTGGATCAGGACTGGGTTGCGTTTGATGCGCGCGCTCCGATCCCCATCCACTACGCATAGGGCGAGCAAAGAGCGAGAAGGGGGCCGCCTGCGGCCCCCTTCTTTTTTTGGGCAAAAGTTTTTCATAAGACTATACACGCAGGTGTGCTTACGAAATAACTCCCATAAATAAGATCGATTCATTATAGTGATATGAAGGGCAGAATAACTCAGCCCAGAAAGGAGATAGAAAATGGAAGTAACAGTTTTGCACGCCGATCACGGCATTTCCGATGAGCAGCAAGCGCACGTGAACGCCGTGATCGCAGAGCAGGTAGATGGGTTCTTTATTCGTCAAGTGGAGATTCCCGCTGAGTTGGGGACTGTTCCTTGCGGGCTTCACGGCCCAGCTATGGGCGATGAGCCAGTATTAGAAACTGAAGTAGAACGGATTGTGCGATTTAGCGCAAATGATCCACGCACGTGGGCAGATCGCATGATTGATCGTCCCACGCGGCCAGTTGGGTATGTTCAGGTGATTGGGGTTCGAGATGGTGAGGCGGCCACGTTGTTCACTGTTTATGGTGGCCCGCTGGCCCCTCAAAACCCTGACGACCCAGATAACCACGATGCGGATGCGGCAAGAGAGTTTTGGGCGGCGCACGCGCTTAGCAAGTAGGATCAGAAGGGTTGGTAGCTCAGTTGGTAGAGCAATCGGCTTTTAACCGATCGGCCGAGGGTTCGAGCCCCTCTCGACCCACCACTTTTCTATGCTAATATAAACGTACTTACGTGCAGATGGGGTGAGGCGACACTGGCAGTCGCACCGGGTTGTTACCCCGGCCGTTGTAGGTTCGAGTCCTACTGCCCCAGCCATTTCCATCTTTCATTAAATAATCCAATAACTCCCATAAATAAGATCGATTCATTATAGGCAAGTGTATGGAGGATGAGATGACCGAAGTAATGCTGAATCAAATGTTCGACGCGATCAATCAAGCCCACTTTGAAGGGATGATTTCTACAATCCCCGTAAAATGGAATAGTCGCCTTACCTCCACTGCGGGTCGGTGTCACTTTACAAAGCGGATGGGAGTTTCTACCCCTACGAAGATCGACCTTAGTCTTGGTATTTTTAGAAATGAAAATATGGATGCCAGCAAGATCCGAGAAACTCTTATTCACGAGATGGTACACGCCTATCTTCTTCAGGTCAAAAACCTTGGGGGCCACGGCTATGAGTTTCAATCAATGATGACTCGGATCACTGGAGTTAGAAAAAATCATCGGTGTCACACCCTTGATACAGCAGGGCTTGGTCGAAAAACTCAGCCTAAAAATGTTCAGCTTATCTGCGATCGGTGCGGTGTAGTTGGCACCAGAAGCCGTATGCCAAAAAACCCAAGGGCCACCTATTATCATAAAGGCTGTGGGGCTTCTCTTTCGTTCCGCAAGATAAAATGATGCAAAGTTTTTGCCCAGAGAACTGGGCGGCGAGGAAAACAATGAAGATCGGTGATTTGGTTCGTTATGTTCGCGCGCGTCCAGAGGAGGCTCACTTCGTTTTTGAGGTAGCCGCAGTTATGGATGATGATGGGCTTTGGGTTATGCTGACCGAGGAGAATGAGGAAGCCCCAGATGTTGAGGTCTTTCCAGGTGTTATGGGGGGCTTTGGCTGCTGGGAGGAGGCCAAAGAGTTCGAGGTAGTGAGTCGTCAAAACTCCCATAAATAAGATCGATTCATTATAGGTAAGTGAAGGGAGGATGAGATGCAGAATATACCCGATGATTGGCACTGTTACTATGTTGATTGCGAATGGTGCGGCCGTAACTATCATGCGTCAGAAGGCTCGTGTGGCTGTGAGTCCGAGGCCGTAGCAGGGTCTGATCGTCCTTGGCTTGAGAACTCTGGATATACACTGAGCTATGGATACTGGGAGCGAAAAGTACGGACACGGACACATACTTGCAGAAAAGATCATAAAGATGGGAAGGTCAAGGCTGGCCAGCTATATAGAAGCACAACTTACAGAAAAATATGCGATGATACTGGGCAATCCACTTTGTGGGTCAAAACGGCCGTTATAAACAATGGGGCGAAAAATGAGTGATTTTACCGCGATAGGAATAGCAGAAGGATTTATTCCATGCACCGATGAAGAAACTATTATCAAAGCATGGCAACACCTCATTGATACTGGCCTTGCATGGGAGCTTCAAGGGTGGTTCGGGCGCACTGCAATGGCACTAATAGAGTCAGGAGCATGTTCGAAGAATCTCGATAAATAAGATCGATTCATTATAGGTAAGTGAAAGGAGGATGAGATGAAAATAAATATTTCAAATACCGACGTTCTGAGCTTGACCCTGCATCGTAGTTGGGAGATTATAATCCCCGCCTATGAGGGATGGACTGTTCACCTCTCGCGCAGGGGAGGTGAGTATATAATGACATCTCCCATGACGGGCGTACACAGACTGTGCGTGGCCGAGACAACGGCGGATAGGCTTCGTGCTCATTGGGATGGATTTATTCGGACAAACTTCGCCTATCTCGTAGAGGTGGGGTAGGCCTCGGATGACAACTTTTTGCCCAAAATAGGGACCAAAAGATTGTTGCGATAAATAAGATCGACTTATTATAGAGATATGAAGGGAGGCGGAAAGTGAATAGAGCAAAAGGATGCAGTGGCCGTGGCGGTAATGCCAATGGAAAGAAGTATGAGGCTCGTCGTCACGGCGGGAACGGGGGAGGGAGGGGCAAGCGTCGTCGCGCCTCTGCTTCTCGGGTAGAGAAGGCTCACGAAACGGTCGAGCGTCGAGCTGGGAAGGCCGCAATCGAAGAAGCCATGCAAGAGGGCATGGCGCATGGGATCGAAGCCTACAATGCAAGCCTGTAAGGAGGACAAACTCCATGACTTGTTCGATAAATAAGATCGATTTATTATAGTAAAGCATAAGGAGATAGAAAATGTTTGATAAAGCGAGTGATGATTGCGTAGGCTCTCCGATTTACTTTGTAGATCCAGCTGAGAGGCCTGTTGCGAAAAGGCTGAGCGATCAGGAGGTTCAAGAAAGGCTTGATAATCTTAGTCGCATTGCAGATAGTGGTGGCTCTGTCGTTTCGGCGGCCTGTCGAAATGATGGAAGCAATGGGGTCATCTTTTCGATTGCGGCAGTTGTCGGCGGAGAGTTTTCTTTGAGGGAAATGGCCATTCCTCCGAGTGCTCCCATTCAGCTTGTCGAAGCCTTACTTATCGCCATTATTTCGGATACAGTAAAAGAGCTAAACGCACAAACCGATTGGAGCCTAAACAAGACGCTGTGCGGCTTTGGGCAGTGAGGGGTTTGCGATGATAATGTATGTTGGAGATCTGCACGGAGAGGTATCGGCCTTCGCTGAGATTGATCAAATAGCCAGAAAAAACAATGTTGATATTATCGTTCAAGTTGGAGACTCGGGAGTATCTTGGAACGACTCCTGTTCGGTAGTCAAGTATTTCAAAGAAAGAAACCTTGATAGCCCGATATGGTATAGCTGCGGAGGGAATCACGAGAACTGGGATAGGTGGCGTGCACACAAGTTGGAGCAAAAATCCAAAGTTGTCGAAATCGTATCTGGATTTTTTTGGGTAACCCGAGCGCACACGATTGAGCTTGATGGAAAGAGCCACCTGTTCTTTGGTGGGGCCGAGTCTATTGACAAACACATGAGAGTGGACGGTCTTACGTGGTGGGACTACGAAACACCTACCGCATCAGAGTTTTCGGATTTTTTTGAAGCATTTGACACCGGAAGGCCTGATATTGTAGTCGCGCACGAGGCTCCACTATGTGTGAGTCTGAATCGCAGTGGTCGCGACTCACAGGTCACCCCGAAAAATCTTCAAAATGTTATTAGACTCTCTAACCATCGGCCCGCTCATTACTACTTCGGGCATCATCATATACTTGAAAACTGGGATATAGATGGCACAAGATACTCTTGTTGCGGAATCGGAGGAGAATACGCAGAAGGGTAAACTTTTTGCCCAGTGTCGCCCAAACCCAAAGTAACAGAATATTCTTAGGTAAATAAGATCGATTCATTATAGTGATATGAAGGGAGATGAAAAATGAAAGCCGAGCTTGTACGATGGTCATGTGACTGCAAGGGAATCCATTTTCCTGATCATACCGAGGACATGATTATATGGGACTGCCGAGGGGACGACGACGATGATAGTCCGTACTTTTCTTCTCATTACAGAGAGAAAGAGTGGATGCCACTTGCCCCCCCAGAGGCTATAAAAATGCTTCGTCGCCTCAGTCGACTCTCCAGCGAGGGGGCTTGCTTTCTAAAAATCAAAACCCTCTGGGGGACATTGTGAGCAATAACTTAGTCTTTCTAACCAAATGCTGTGAGGCATACGATACATTTTATGGAGATACTCGCATATGCCGAGGGTGTGGCGCCGAATGGCCAACTCTCGTTGAAGTGAGTCGTAACGAGCATTTTAAGTGCTGTTATGCTCCAAAGGATATGGGACATATGGATGGCTGCCCAAACTCTGCTGAGAATAAAGGATAAGACTGTACCATGAAAATCTGTTTGACGGACTTTGCCTCAAAGAGGCATTTTGATAACCCAGAGTTCGCAGGAACTAAAATCCCATGTACTGTGGATCTATTTTCTTCTCGGGTTTCTGCTGCTGGATTCATAGACAAAGACCTTGTGGACGGGTACGCTCCATTCTGTAAGCACATTTTTATTGGGAACTTTGTAGGCGCGCTATCTGGAGTTAGCAGGATCACTCTTGAGAATAGAGAGTATTTGAACTCAGGATACTTTGCGCGGCGAGAGGGCGAGCTTCCGATTCTTACGCGATGGTTTGACTCGGATGATATTGAGCCATCCCCATCGCTATTTCTTGATCTTGTCCTCTACTCTGCAGAACACCTTGCAACTGAGGGCATCTACATTGAGGGAGACTGGGGGATTGTGTCTATAAACTCGGCGGAATCTGCCGATGAAAGCCCGATGCCACCAATAACAATGATGAGGAACGCCCTTGGAAAGCAAGAGGGCGGGAGCGGAGTCCCTCTCGATAGGGAGGAATATGAGCGATCCGTGTCATTTTGGTCGGAGTATGCCGTCATAAGGTAATAAAGGATTCTTCCATAAATAAGATCGATTCATTATAGTGATATGAAGGGAGAATAGAAAGAATGAAAAACTTAGATGATCATAGCGAAACCCGCGCAGAAGAAGCCGGAATGGCCCGATATATCGCCAACAATAGAGATCGGCTCAGACTGGAAGCGGCGATGAATGTTGCTCAAAAAGTGAAAGATGTGATATATAGTCATGGTCTTGGAAATATGAATCAGCCAGATGAGTTAGAGATTTTGGCGCGGCATCTTGCAGCGGCCTCAGTCGAGGTCATGGCCAACAAACATTGGAATAAAGCCACTGGTGATTAGTGATTACGGCTTCGGAGTGCAGGCAGGATGCCAACCTGCAAACAAACCTTGGAATAAACTCTGGCAGAAAACGAGACTCCCAAGGCAAGCCTCCAGTTTGGGGTCTGGACAAAACCTCATTTTCTTTGTGGGCTTCCGCCTTTATTCGGAAAATAAGATCGATTTATTATAGTAAAGCATAAGGAGATAGAAAAATGAATGAAGTTACAGAATATATATTTATCATCGGAACGATGGATGATTTTGAAACCATCGACGAGTTGATCGAGTATTTTGAAAACGACGAAGAAGATTGCCTAAACGCATCGCGATTTGATTTCGATTTACCATCACAGCTGGGTCACGATACGGCCCTTGATGTTGGTCGAGGCATGGCATTTGCAAGCGACTGGTGTGCAGATCATACGGTTTCCACGCTAATCCTCAGGCAGTAAAGTTATTTTTTAGATGGCGGGGCGGCAAGACAAATCGGGCGGTAGCTTATTGTGCACCTCCCCCAAATCTCGGTTACGCTACCCGCCGTCTAAAGATAAAAAACCCATACGCGGTCAAGCGCGTATGGTGAGCCAATGAATGGCTTTAGAAAAAACGGCACCCACTTGACCGCTGGGTGCCTTTATTTACATGCGCAAAACTTTTGCCCAGATCGTAATATTTTTTACGGACAGCGGGCAATCCAACTTTTCGATAAATAAGATCGATATGAAAGTTATTGGTGGAGGGTGAAATGTATTCAAGATTTATTAGAGACCTTGTCGTTACCTATATGGCTTCGGCCGACAAGGACAGAACTATGATCCGAAATGCGGAGTTCTGCGCGCGCGCGGGTAGGCCGAGCATGTATTGGCAATATAAAATCTCAGAAAATCTTGAAAACGCATTACTCTCCAGCGGCTTTGTTGTAGATCACTATACTACAAAGGAATATATCGGCTGTATGGCCCAGTACAAGAGAGGAGAACAATGATTATTGATTATTTAGATTTAGCTGCCAAATATGAACAGATTGCCAAAGATGGATTCCGTTATCAATATAAGGATGGGATAAAAAATAAAGTATACCTATCTGAGGAAGAAGCAGAGGAAGCAAGAAATCTTATTGTTGAGTATAAAAATAAACACGAAGAACTAATAATGCATCAAAACTAATGACAACGACATTTTGATTTGCCAATGATTCTTGTAATATCATCTGCGATAAATGATATTTTCTTGGGCCCACTGGTAGATATCTTTGAGGTAAAGTTGTGACCATCAGTAGTGATTATCTTCACGATTCTGTACAGTCCTGTTTTGCACTTTATTTCAACAGTGTCTCCAGATTTTAGTTTTTTTATATCCTCTTCCATCGGTTCAGTTTCTAAAAATAGTAGATTCAAACTGGACTATTGAAAATCCATGCTACTATATTTGCATATAGTGAGCGGGAGTGCGTGTGGACAATAGAAAGATAATGGCGTTTATTATTACCATTATCTTTCTATCTCCTGCTACATGGCTTGGTTGGCTGATAATCTCTAATAGAGATTGTTATTCTGTGGTGGGCAAAATCTTAGAAATACAAGAACTCCGTGATGATGCCCGTACTGAGTATAGGGCAAAAGTTTTACAGTTTCAAAATGGAACCATTGACATCGAAGAATATCGACGAGGTTATTCAATATGGATTCAAGAAGAGAACGAGTTGGCGTCATCGGTTGCGGGGCTTTACTCCGATGCCCGAAGAGATGAGTGCCTATAATGGGGCAAAAACTTTTCATACATTTATTTGAAACATTTATTATAATAAATGTATTATTATTTATTGTATCAACTTTTATTCTCGGCGATCGGGGCTTGATGGCATTAAATGTATTATCTGCATTGTCTTGCTATATCGCCATTGTGCTGAAGAAAAAACTTCAATAGTCGATTTATTTTTGATTCGTTGTCCCTGAGTGGGCTGTGCCTCGTTGTTATGATGGAGGCCATGGCGAGGCGTTCAAAATAAATCTCAGATTTGTTGTCCGCCAGCGGCCATTCTTGTCGTCTATAATAGTAGGGAAGGCGAGTTACCGCCAATAGTCCCAGACCTCGCGGCGAGGCGTTCAAAATAAATCTCAGATTTGTTGTCCGTGAACGAGTCGTTGGATCGTTATAATAGCAGAAGGAAGGAAAATATGACTAATCAAAAACTATTCACCCCAGCCCAACTTGAGGATTATCTCGCAGAGAGAGCCGCCTTTAGCCGAGGCATCCACCAAGACCTTCTCGATAAGGGGCCAGATTTTATGAAATCGTGGATCATCTCTGGGAAGGCCGAGCAAGTCCTGTTGCGTGATTTGGAAAATCTACGCTTGGATCTCCAGACTCCGCACGATGAACGATTGGCGAGAGAGCTAACCTGCTGGATAAACACCCCATACGGTAGCGATGACGTAGTGCCATGGGCGATAACTGCTCTTGAGTTTCTTAGGATGGGCGAGTTTCATGTTGCCGTGTCTACCGTCTGTATGATGCGCGAACACCTTTTTGAGAGTGGGCCAGAATCGCTAAACCTATTGACGGGGGATGTCTGGGCAGACTTCACTCCACTGCGCGGCGGAGTTGCGGGTGATGCGATTCGGCCAATCATTCTAAGGAGCGTCGAGGCTCACCCTCTTTATCGAACGCAAGATGAGATTCTTGATGCGGCTGACGATGAGTTTTTCGAACTAATGGAGGAAGAATGAAACACCGATTATTATGACAAGGCCTTGCTGTTCCGATTTTGCCACGGAACCCTAAGGCTGAAGGAGTCAGTTAGCCCAGCGCGAGGGTTGGTCGCGCCAATCAGCCAAAGGAAACACACATGGAAGATAACAAGAAGGATAGAAAGCCTATCCCCTGGTCTAAGGCCACGGCAGGGATGCGGGAAAATGTGCGTCGGATGCTCAAAGAAGGCCTAACCTTCTCTTGGGCCGATGACCGTCCCGATAAGACCATCAAATACACCGACGAACAGATTGATACTCTGTTTCGCGGGGAAGATTTGCCGCTCAAGTAGAGATAGGTGCCGCCTTGAGCTTTGGAGCCAAAGCTCAAGGCATTGCCCGCCGTAGGCTCCGAGGTTGTTTCGACAAATAAGATCGATTTATTATAAAAAAATGCTATAAAGACAAGGGGGAATTAGAAGTGGAAAAAGATATCGAAAATCTAATAGAGAGGTATGAGTTACGAATGAATAGTGCAAAGTGGAATATGGAAAGGGATATGGTTATTGCATTATCGTTTATCATTCGCGATCTACGGATACTGCTGAGTGGTAGCCGACCCGTGACAGTATGCAGCGTTGAGGAATAGTCCATTAGAGTGATGCCCAAATCTGAGGTGCGGCTTAGTCTTGTTTTCAGATTTGGGCAAAAGATTTTCATTTTTAGCATAGTGTCGATGGCCGAGAAAACTTCCATAAATAAGATCGATTCATTATAGGTAAGTGTAAGGGGCGCAAGATGCCTCCCGAACGCAGCCCATCACGGGCGATACGTGGGACGACCAGTTTCCCCACAATGGAGAATATTATGTCTATTTCGCTGTTTAATGATCAAAAGGTCGAATCTTCCGTTCAGATTATTCGGGAGACGATGAGCGTTTCGCTCAGCGATGATGGGACTCCGATCGTTTCGTTTGCAACGAATCGCGGCAAGGGTTCTGGAGCGCAGTCTATGGCTGTTGCCGATTATGCCGAATACGTTACGGCTCTTGAGGAGGTTGCCAAAAATGGAATCGAGGAACAGGCAGAAGAGAACCTTTCTCCTGCGGATACTGTTCGTCGGACTATCGCTATGGATAACGGCGTGATCACGTTTCGTGTCAAGAGCGGGAAGGGTGCCAAGCCAGCCAAGGTAAACTCGGCGGAGTTTTCCGATGTTGCCCAACTCTTGCGAGGAACCCTTGAGGCGGTCGAGGCGGCAGCGGAACGACTGGCTCCACAGGAGTAGTCAATATTGCCAACCCCTCTTTGCACGTGCAAAGAGGGGTTCTTCCCACCTTGGGGCGGGTTTGCTCGATAAATAAGATCGATTCGTTATAGAAACATGAAAGGAGACGGAATGCCCGTCTTCGGCCAGAGGAGACATTGCCATGCCAGTTAGTACAAGTACAGTTATTGAAGATCTAAAAGATCAAAATAAACAACTAGCAGATCGATTGGTCGCGATGTGCGGTCAGGCAGACGAGGATTGCCCGTCTGAACATAGGACTGAGCATTTTAGAGCAACAATGGCCGATGCTTATGATTACCTGCGAGAGATAGGATACCTAAAGCCAGCAACTCTTGATAAATAAGATCGATTCATTATAGAGATATGAAGGGATAATCCCCTCACTACTACCCTCCAAAGAACGGAAATAAAATGTCACTGTCATCCCTTTCGCCCGAGCAACTCGTTATTCTCTCAAAGGCTTCTGCCAAGGAAGCTAAGAGTGCGACTCCTGCTGCTGGTCTTTATACCGTTGAGCCATTCACCGTTACATTGAGTGGAGAGCTTTTGGTTTCAGAGGACGAACAATATGTTCCCACAACTTCCATTCCGCTTCTCGCCACAATGGTCGTTGCGCTCCATCGTGCAGGGTTTCAGCGTGATGGCATCCGAGATTTGATTATCAAGTCTGCGAAAGATGCCATGAGCAACGGAAGGCCAATCGGCGATGAGCTTGAAACAACCGTAGCCTACATGAAGAATGAGCTAAAGAGCCTGCAACTCGATCTTGCTCAGGGGCTTCCGAATAAGGTTCGAAAGGGTAAGGCTCGTTTGAATCGCGCCGAATGGTCTGCCGAGTAGGGCGGACGCGCCAAGAAGCCGCCCAAAAACGGGCGGCTTCAACGGGGCTTCTTTCATATCCTTTTTCATATCCTTGGGCAAAAACTTTACGCCCTTCTGTATCGTGGCATGAGCGACCAACAAAAGCTCGATAAATAAGATCGATTCATTATAGTAAAGTGAAGGGAAGACAAACAGGCCCGAAAAGGAGAATGAGATTATGCTTACGCGACGACAGTTTTTTGCACGAATGAGGAAGATTGGATATTCTAAGTCGAGACTTCAGTTTGCTCGGAATGGCCTCACCTATGTAAAGGACGACGATGGCGGCCGAATCACCGTTACGATTCCGAAGGGCCATGAAACAACTTTTCATATTATGGGCGATACTCCGAATAGCGGGATCTTCGTCAAGGTGCTTCCTGGCCGTCAGGTAAACTGGGGGATTCCAGTTGACACTGAAGATCTCGGACTTGAGATGTTGGAGGTCTGTCTTGGGCTTTGCTCTGGGGACATTCAGTTGGGCCATGAAAGATATGAAGGAGAATGAGATGAAAATGGATGAGATCACCCATTGGTGCGAAAAAACAGAGGCCGAATCAACCAAAACCGTTTGGCCAGAATATGACGCACAAGGAATCTACCTATGCCGAGTGTGCGAGGACTGCGAAGAGGTCAAGCTCAGTTGTTATCGCCCAGAAATCCTTACAGGCTATGGTCAGGCGGATGTGGACGAGCCTATCGAGGCCGAGAATGATCGCGCACTTTTGAGGGCAATGTCTTAAATACAGGCGTTGAAATAGATTATAATTAAGGAAAAAATAAAATAATAGTACGTTCCGACTGACCTCGGATAGTGGGTGTGGCGAGCTACCCATGAAGAAGCGGGATAGTTTCCGTAAAAAAAGCTGGTATGCCCTGCCATAAGTGGGTCGGTGCGGGTAGCCCCGAAGCCGTTTGGCGTGGAGGTATATTTTATATATTGGTGGAGCAGGTAGTAGAGGCTCGTGCATGGGTGCCTGTGGCGAAGGAATATATAAGAACCGGAGAAACGTCGGCGGCACTACCCACTTTTTATTGCATAAATTGGATAGGTGCATATATTACTATTGCTGGCCTTTGGTCAAGGTAACGCAAAAATTTGTTACCCATCTGCATCACTTTTATATAAAATTAAATTTGCAAATCTACCACTGAGAAGTATGAATATGGAATTATTTACCAGAAACCCGATGGGCGACTCCAAGATTACGGACAGGGGCGTACGCATAGAGGGCGAGTTTGTAGATATTCTGCGAGATTTTATCAAAAAGGTGGAGGCCGATGGGCCAGTAGATCTTCTTGATTTATCCGTAGTTCTGGGTTATTCTATCTCTGATATTATTCACCATGAAATTGTGATGAGGCGATGTGCCCCTGACCCCATAAGGAGAAAAAATGAATAAAGCTTTTTGGATAGTACTTTTTGCTATCTTTACATTTTCCGCAGCAGTAGCCACATATGTGCTGTAATTTAGAAATTGAAGGAGAGTAAATGGAAATTCTTACATTCGGGGAGTGGCTAAAAAATAATGGGTATGCCTTGAACAGGGATACAATAGAGAAGTATTCTTTCCTATATGAAGAATACGTATATGATATTTGCGCGCAGAAAGCGCAAGAAGATCTTGAAAAACTATGCGGCCCCGCGCACTCTCGGGGCAAAAACTTTACACACGCGCGCACTTCTTCCATAAATAAGATCGATTCATTATAGGTCCATGAAAGAGGGCGGACAGATGCTTATTCTAAAACGACGCGGCTGCGAAATATATCAAATGCTTCCAGACGGGACATGGAGGCTTTCAAAGACGTTCTCGACTATTCAAGAGGCAAGAAAGCATATGAAGTCGCGGCCTCAAAACCATACTTTTGACACGCGGCATTCCGGCAACCACAATCAGGAGTTAGAATAATGAGTAACGAACAACCAAAACTATTTAAATGCATGTCGTGTGGATATAAGAAAGTAGATGCTATGGCAAGCCCAAAGAATACAGCACTGTGTATTGACTGCACGGAAGAAGAAAACGACGCTGCCCGCGCCCAACAATGGGACTATATCGAAGGAATAGAACAATGAAAGCCAGATACACCCCAACAGTTCTTGGAGATTAGGCGATGGGGTTTATCCGAAAAATTGTTGGAATGATTTTGCTATTGTTTTCTGCGTTTTTTGCAGTCGGATTGCTTGGGGCAGTGGCGTTGATTTTCAATGGAGAGGCATTGTTTGGAACGGTAGAGCTTATAATTTCCTTTGTTCTTACTTCTGGGTTTTACTCTTTGGCGAAAAAGATTTACCCGAGCAGTTTGAAGATTTTCTGATAATTTATTTATTGGAGCCTTCAAAGAATAGGCGGGCCATCATTGGTCTGCCTTAAATTTTTGTAGATAGGATAAGAGCCGCAACCAGAGAGAGAATTACGGAAAAGGAAACTGCCTCGGCAAGCAGTTGTAATTTTCTTTCTTCGTCCACGATTGAAATTGTACGCATGTGTATGGGCAAAAAATTAACTAAATTTAATTAAAAATAAAGTTATTGAAAATCAAAAGAATAATTCCTATTCAACAATTATTTTTGATTATTTTCCAATCTCGACTTGAAAAAACGAAAGAGTTCGGTATATTTTACTTGACAGGAAGCAAACATATTATATTCAGTATATTGAATAGTGTATACTGCAGTTGGCTTCTTGGCTTCCTATGCTCATTGGGCCCCACTGACGTTGATTTTCAGCTACTTTATTCTCTTTGGATATGGAGCGCTATCTAAAAACAGTAAATAGTTTGCTTGAAACTGGGTTATTCCAAGATCCACCTGGGGAAGATTTCCAACTAAAGATAGTTGGAAGTAATTTTAGTTTATTTTTGGATTATGATTCCGTCCTGTGGTGGGAGAGGTACCGTAGATCAAGCGGAGAGGACGACTATCGAATAGTTTCTTTTGAAAAAGTTTTATCTAATGTCCCTCCCTCGGTCCAAGAGGGGTTATTGTTTCATTTAGATTTTTTCTCCCGAGACTTTGTTTCTTCTCGCAAGTAGAGACTATCAGAACAGCGGGCAAAAATTTGACATCTTTTTCGAAGGTATGGGAGCCTCGATTATATAATCGAAGCCCCCATCTTTGTTTTTGACTATGAAAGTCGGGCCGCCGCCTCTTCTACCGCGCCAACTGTGGAGCGAAGAAGTTCCGTAACTTCGGCAAACTCTGGTGCCGACACCTTTGCGGGCTTCGCACCCTTGCCGCTACGAACTCGGAAGTGAACCATGCCATCAACATTTGTGATGGTGCGCCGAACAGTATCCGCAGGAGAAAGGTTCTCTTCTGCCCGCTCCTCGATTCCATTTTGGGCGACTTCCTCAAGAGCCTCGATGTAGTCGCCGAAGTCCGAAACGGCCATCGACTGTGCTCCAGAACCCTTGCCCCGATTTGTTGCAAACGAAACAATTGGGGTGCCGTCATCGGCAAGCGAAACATTCATCGTTTCGCGAATGATTTGGACGGAAGATTCATCCTTCTGATCATTGAATAGTGAAATACTCATTTTTTCTTTTTCCTATTTTTTGGTTGATGGAGGAAGCCAACTCTCCCTCTCGCTTACCTATAATAAATCGATCTTATTTATGGAACTTCTCCGCCCCGACTCGCCCTCGCCCCCTGCCATATTGGGCAAAAACTTTTCATATCGTTCTAATTTATTCCTTTCCTGTTTTTGACGCTTTTTGCTTTATTTTTGGGCAAAAACTTAACAAGCCTTTCTATCTACCGATGATAGATTTTGATATAAATAATATCGATTTATTATATTTCGGTGAGAGAGGCGAGGTGCTTCGACCAAACCAGAGGTATATTATGATTGATGTTGTTTATGAGGGGAATACGTTTAGGTTTTATCTCGATGGGGGAAGGGCTTTTTGGCTCTGCGTCTCTCGCGGATCTGAAAATCCAAACTCTCAGGCTTTTTCTGGAGAAAATTTGGTGGCCCCTTCGGGGTTCTGGAAGGAGCTAAGAAAGGCCGCAATTGAAAACGGTACTGATGCCGCTTCTTTTCGATCTCCAGTAAAAGAGAAAAAGACCAAAAGAGAAAGAAAAAGAAGTAGGGAGCTTTTGAAAAATGTTATTTCGATTTTCTAATATCATATTAGAAGGTTTTAATATAAATAATCTTAATTTATTATAGCTATTTAACAACAGAGAGGTGTGGCATGGATCGAGAAGAAATGGATCGAGAGATTGAGAGGTTTTTGGCTGGCGGAGGTTCAATCGACGTTCTGCGATATGCCGACAAAAAGGATCAGGCAAGGGCGCGACGGATGCAGTACCATCGGGATCTTTCGGATCGTGGATCTGAAAAGTCCAAGAAGTTTCTGGAGAGTATGCGCGAGCGCGAGAGTACGATGATTTTCTCAAAAACTGATAGGTGGAAGAAGTGAAAAAGATTATCTATTTTGCATTGATATGCGTATGCGCGTATGCTATTTTGGCTTATGCTTTGGATAATCCTCGTGGTGCCGAAAGGTTGCGCGAGGACATCGAAGAGGTGACGGCGAAGGCCGCCGTCGCTGGGGTTGAGGCGGCTGAGTCTGCGCGTGAATATGTAAGCAAAGCAACCGATTAGGAGGTGAGTGATGCCAAACTGGTGTATAAATACTATTGAGATTAACGGTTCAGTCGAAGATATTAAAAGATTTAGAGAATCTATGCGTGGGCGTTCGCCAGCATATAATAAATATCTATCTGAATCTATTGAAAGCGGAACGGAGTTTTGTGAAATTAAAAAAGCTCACTATGCAACGCCTCCCGATAATAATAATCCAATTCAAGATTTTTCTTTGAACGCACTATGTCCCGTCCCAGATGATATTATGAGATTTCCTTATGATTGCAATCAGGCATCTAAGGCGCGAGAGGAGATTGGAGCAGAGCAGGATCATGGCGGCTATACGTGGCAGGTTAATAACTGGGGAGTAAAATGGGATATAGATCCAGAGGTTGACTTTGGGGAGAATTATATTACATTGGAGTTTGATTCACCGTGGGGGCCGCCGCTGGAAGCGGTTGAAAAAATGTCTTCGATGTACAAGGATATGAGTTTTTTGATAACTTACGATGAGTCAGGTTGCGAGCTTCACGGATCAGATCTTTACGAGGGCGGGGTGCATTGTAACCATGAGAATCTAAACCCTATATGCGGAGAATGTGGGGAGAGGCCGCCCGAGTGTGAGTGTGTGCGTTGCGTTCATTGTGATGAAACGGAAGATTGGTGTGAGTGCGAGTCTGAGGGGACTAAATAATGTTGGCTTATACTGTTATTATAAAAATCAGCGAAGAGAGTTATGGGTACGAAAAGTTTTACGGATCAAACGATCGATCGATTGCTTGGGACGAGGCGATACAGAGGTTCGGAGGAAGCGTAACACTTATTGTTCCTGGATTTAATGAGCCGTATTTTAAATGCACAAGGTAGTATTATAATGTTAATGTTCTTTAGCTATATGGTGATATTCTGTATCGGGTGGGTTTTTGGAGCGTATGTGCGTGGAGCTGCATACGATAATCAGCCATGGGAAATTTTCAAATGGAACCGCGATGTTATGGGATATAGGCTGGTTCCGCTCGGCTCCAGTATTTTTACTGGGGAGAAGATTATTATGGGGCTGGAGATGGACACTTCTAAGCTTCCAGAGGACGGACTCAAGTATACGTCTGAGTGAAAAGTTCGATAAATAAGATCGATTTATTATATTATAGTAACAACCAAATGAGGGGGAAACATGGGCGCAGATATGGTGATAGCAGTTTGTGAAGACGTATTTGACTTAAAGCGAGGGCGGGAAGTTATGGATATTCGACTTGAGAATATCCCCGATGGCGTACTCCGTCAGATTGCAGAAAACCACTTTTATAACGAGGAGGATGATATTGTAGAAGATAAGATTAATTCTCTCTCTGAGGGTGATCTTTTTGACCTTGATGACTTGACCGAAAAGGCCATGATCGAATATGCAAGGAAAGGGTTAAGAGAAGCCATTGAGAAGGTCTTTTCTGAAGATTTCTGTGGGCGAGATATTACGCAGCTTGGCTTGAAGGGAACCAGATGGCTACTCTCTGGAGGACTATCGTGGGGCGATGTTCCTACGGAATCATATTCCCTACTGAATATGATTGATGAGTCTGGAGTTTCGGTTGGGCTTGGAGTCTCGGATTTTGATTATGATAATTTTTCTCTCAAAGCATAACAGGGAGGTAGTGTGAAAAAATATAATATGGTTTATCGCGAATATGCGATTAGAGAAAATTCATTTGAAGTAACCGCAGAAAGTGAAGAGGACGCGAGAAGGCAAGCGCATGACACATTTATCGTAAAGGTGGCTAAGGGTGGGGAGTGAAATAGTTGGAACCTATTTTATAGGAGATCAAAAGTATTATCTTTATGGAGTATATGAGGACATGACTCCTGAGGGGGAATATGATTTTTATGATATTTATGACTCTCGAGGAAATTGCTTAAATGAGGGCGATCCATTTTGGGAGATCCTCCCTCCAATGGAGATGCAAGAGTATATTCAATCAATTCCAGCACTTTAGGATTATTATGAAAAAGAATTACTTAATTGATATGGCCTTTTCGGTCGAAACAGAAGCCGAAGAGGATCAGCTAATGTCCAAGGATTTCCTAAGAGTATTAATTGACTCGGCTATGACCCGACTTGTAAGTATCTCAAGAGAGGGAAATACAGAGGCGTTTGGAGTTTGCGATATGTATGAGATTGATCCTCTCGACGGCGTTGGGGATCTGGCTGAATAAAATGTCAGAGAATTATTCAAAAATAGATACAAATATTTTGCCCAAAATTGGCTGAGAGCCGCCAAGGGCTGCCGCGGCAGCTCAAGGGGTATTGGTATGGCGCAAGCCGAAAGACCAAGCGAGAGAGAGCCTGACCCGCTTATCGGTGATAATTGCCCACTCAGGCCCAAGTACCGCGAGGTTACAACGATTGATCAATCGTTGCCGATAGGCATACTTTTTTCATAAATAAGATCGATTTATTATATATCGGTGTAAGAAAACACCAATACAAGGCGAGCCTATCATGGAAAGAAAAGTACACTGGGTATCTATCTCGAGAGATAAAAAGATCGGAAAAGTAATGGCGAGCTATTCGCCATTAGATACCTGTCCTGATTCATGTGGATTTAAGAAAGGCGGCTGCTATGGCTGGGCCTTGTTCTATATTAGAAATTTGGGAGAAAAAATTAGTGATGGTAGGCTGACAATTCGCAGTGTCTTTTCGGCTATGGATAGTAGCCGCCGCAAGGCTCGTATTGCCCGACACAGGGTGGTTGGTGACGTTGTAGGTGATGCAGAAAACACCTATGAGGAGTGCAGATACATTGAGAAAGAGGGTCTAATTAACATTGGCTATACTCACCACTGGAAAGCGGATGAGGCTCAGGTTTTGAAAGATGACTTTAGAGCAAGTTGTAATTCCATTGAAGAGGCAGAGGAGGCGATTAAAATGGGATGGGGAGTCGCCCTATCTGTTTACGGAAGCAGCGTTCCAAAGAGTACTAAGATCGCAGGACAATCGGCCTTTCTATGCCCCGCTCGTAGCGGAGTTTCTGGGAAAAAGGATATCAACTGTGATAGCTGTACGCTATGCAGAATTGACGATAAGACAAAAAACAAGATTGTTATGTTTGAAACCCACGGAGTGCCAGCCACGATTAGTCAGGCAAACGCAAGCGCGGTAAACATGGATAACCTATAACGGGGCGGAAAAGTTCGATAAATAAGATCGATTTATTATATTAAAGCAAATGGAGGAAAGATACATGGAAGCTGACGAAGATATGGAAGCGGGCGAGAGATTGGACGGATTTATGAAGGAACATGGGCTATCGGCAGATATTCTTAATGCCATGTTTCCGCCAGATGAATACAACGACACCGAGACTCTTGAGGAGTTAGAGTCCGAATATGGAATGGATGTTGTAGCTATGGCAAAAAAGATGGCGACGACGATTAATAGTGGCGAGTGCTATTTTACCCATAACTCTGTATCCATTAACACGAACGGGACTTGTCTTCAGGGACACTTGGATGTTTCCTATGAGGATATTGTAAAGGCGTTTGGAGAGCCTGAGAATAGAAATGCGGATAAGTCAGATTGGGAGTGGAGAATCCATTTTTCAAATGATGTTATTGCCACCATTTACAACTGGAAGAACGGCCCCAATTATGGAGTAATGGTTGAGCCAGAAGAAGTATGGGAATGGAACATGGGCGGACATACGCGCGAGGCCGCAGAGATGATCAGGGCAGTATTCCTAACTAATGGCGTACTGATTTAAATCTTTAAAGACTACTTGGGAGGCAGATATGAAAAATTCAATGAGGGTAGAGGTAGAGTGGGATTCTGATGATTTCGTTCCAGAGCAAACCCTGTTCACTATTCCTTCCGATGTATATACGGATGCGGACGGAGAGTGCGCGGAGGAGAGCTTCATTGATGTAATTAATGATTACCTCCACGAAGAGTCTGGGGGAGGGTACGTCCTGTCTTGGGAAGAGGTCTAATTATGAAGAAGATTGTAAGCAACAATAAATGCCCCATTTGTTCCTCCGAAGATATAACGGGTGGCGAAGTTAAATTCGACGAAGTTTATTGTTGGCAGGAAGTTACGTGTGATATGTGTACGTCCACATGGGATGAGATATATCATTTCCAATCTAGGGCTAGCGTTGTAGATAACAGTGGCGGCAAAGAGTATAATAAATATTATGTAGTCACGGTTCCAGAGCTTTATCTGACACAGGCTCGCGTACACGCTTTAAATGAATCGGACGCAATTCAGCAGGTGATAAACGGAAACCTTGAGTGGATGCTTGAAACGCAATCCTTTGAAACAACTATCGAGCCTGAACAGTTTAAGTGGGCAGTGGAGGAAGAGTGATGATTCAGTATGATGTAAAAGAAACAATTTCTATTGACTTCGATGTTGCAATTGAGTCAGATATTAATTCTTGGAACGAATATCTTTGCGAACTTCTAGCGGAGCCGATGCTTCAGGATATCGGATGGCTGATTGTTGGCCTAAATGAAGACGGAGAAGTTATGTTGGAAGTTACAGGTTATGTACAAGAAGAGGGGTGTTAAAATGAGTCTACCAACCTTATATGGAAGATCGACCAATGGTAAAATTAAAGAGTGGAATATCTCGGTCCTTGAAATGGGCGACGGCACCTGCTACGTTGAAACTGAACACGGTTATGTCACAGGCAAAAAGCAGCTTGATTCAAGGCTTATTGCCGAAGGTAAGAATTTGGGACGTGCAAATGAAACGACCATTAGGGAGCAAGCACTCTCTGAGGCTCGATCTGCGTTTGAGCGTAAAAAAGATTCAGGATACGTAGAGGATAAGAGTAACATCCCTAAAGAGTCGGATGGACTGTTTCTTCCTATGCTCGCGCACAGATATGATAAGCACCCAAGTAAAATCAGCTTCCCCTGCTGGGGCCAGCCGAAGCTCGATGGCGTGCGTATGCTTGCGCGAAAAGAGAATGGCGCCGTCACAATGTGGTCTAGGAAGGGGAAATTAATTGATATTCCAGATAAAATTAATGATCAGCTCTGTACATTACTTAGCGATGGAGAGTGCACTGATGGTGAGTTGTATGTTCATGGCTGGACTTTCCAGAGAGTTATCTCTGCTGTAAAGAAGAAGCGTGATGATACCGATCTGCTTGAGTATCACATTTATGACCGCCCCCATGAGGTTGAAACATTTGAGGATAGGTTCGTAAACACGGAGCAGTCTCCACCTTCGCGTATTAAGTTTGTGCAAACGAAGATGCTAAAGACATCCGATGAGCTGGACGAGTATGAGGAGCGCGTGCTTGCGGATGGGTATGAAGGACTGATGGCTCGGAACTGTAATTCTCTTTATAAGTTTAAGAATCGTAGTTACGATCTCATGAAGGTTAAGCGATTCCAAGATGCCGAGTACAAGATCGTAGGGTTTACTGACGGCGATGGTCGTGAGTCTGGATTAATTGTATACAGATGTGTTACTGACTCTGGGTTTGAGTTCGGCGTGCGTCCGCAGGGAACGCACGAAACGCGTGCGCGTGCATTTAAGGATGGCCAAAGCTATATTGGAAAGCATCTGACCGTAAAATTCTTTGAATTAACAGAGGATGGTGTTCCCAGATTCCCTGTTGGAATCTGTGTTAGGGACTATGAATAAAAATCTTCGATAAATAAGATCGACTTATTATAAACAAGTGATAGATATGAAGATCGTCGAAGCCGATCTCGGTCTGGGCGGGTAACTATGAATAATATGACATTATACGAAGGATCATGTCATATTATAATTTCCAATTTGGTTCTGTTCCAAAAGAATGGAATAATAAATGCCCAGATTGTGGCTCGCCAATCAAGTGGGGGCTTCGCTCTGGTGAGCATGGGGCGAAAGCCTCCGTTTTTTGCTCAAACAGCTTGCTCGCATCAAGAGAGATAGTTGCGCCACTGAAGAGCGCAAAGCATTGTTCGTGGGCTGGATACGTAGTTAGGCAAAGGGACGGCGGAGTAAGATTTCGCGACCAGAATGGCCGCTGGCTTTAAGAACTTGTTGGGAAATAAAACTAGAAAACTAAAGCAGCGCGCAGTATAATCTTTACAAACCCATAGCACCTCCGCCCACCGCTTGAGAGTGGCGAGACACGCTAGGGGTACACATGGGTGAGTGGATAATTATTTCTGCTTGCTTTTTATATTAAATATAAGAATGGGGAGTAGTATCGATGGAGTTTTATCAAAAGGTTGCGCTGAGAACCGCGAAAGAGATGGGGAAAATGTTATTGTTCCTGTCTATGATCTTCGGAGGATTGTTTATTTTTGTGTGGGGGGGTAGCTTTTTGGGCTTATCTTCTATTGCGAGCCAGGTGATATACGCTTCGGCTCTTGTGACTGGGCTAATGGCATCCTCGGTCGTCGTGCAGCTTCAATTTGAAGCAGAGCGAGAAGAAAGAAAAAGGGCAAGAGAAGAAAGTTAAATCATTTAGGGTAAGAGATGAATCATATAGGAAGAAAAGTTTACATGATCTGGAAAGGAAACATTCTTTTTGGAACCATTACGGACTCAGAGTGCACCGAGGGGGGCTGGAGGTATCACAAGATCAGATTCTCTAATGGAGAAGTATATCATTCGTCCTTGGCGCATGAGAATCCTAGCTTCGACCCTCTCGATAATTGGATTCGAACTGATAAGGTTCACAAACTAAATCAAGAGGAAATGATTTATCTTATAAAGAAAGCATAAATAATTTTAATTATTAAAGTTTTTAGTAGAATGTCGCACCTTCAACGATCTTAATTAGAAGTTCGACGACATATTACAATAAAATAAATAGGAAATTAAAATGCTAGAAATAATTATGCTACCAACTTTGGCTAGCTTGTGGCTGATGGCTGTCGCCGCAACCGCGACAGTATTTATCGATTAGGAAGTAAGATGCAATCTAAGTTAAATCTAAACCGATGGCCGGAATCTAGAAGCTGCTTGGGGTGCGTCTATTCTATTAGAGCCACAGAGGGGGGGCTTATAGCGTATCTTTGCGAAAAGAAAATTACGTTAGCTCCCGAGTCTGTTTTGTGCAACGAGAGAGAGCCAGAGTACGAAATAGAAGAATTTTTGCCAAATGATCCAATAAATTGGTAAAATACATGGACCACCATCAATTACTGGCATTTTGATGTGGGCTTAAACCTTTTTGGCAAAATCAAATTTGCCTTAAATTAAAAACAGGAGGCCATCTTGGCTACAGTAGAAAGTAAATGGGAAGAGATTAAAACATTGGTTGCGAGCCTCGAGACTGATGTCGTAAAGAATGCAACTGGGAACGCCGCTGCCGGTACTCGGGCCCGAAAGGGACTTCGTCAGCTTAAACGTGAGGCCGGTAATCTAGTAAAGCTCACTCTCGGTAAAGAAGTTTAGTAAAATAAACTCTAAGATTTTAGGCCGCTTCGATTAATTTCGGGGCGGCCTTTTTTATTAATATTCTTGGTAACTATGATTGAACCTTTATAATCATAGGAAAACTATTTTGGATATCTCGGTAAAAATTGAGTCGGCCAAAGGCCAGATGACAATTTATTTTAGCCTAACTGAGGTTAAGAACCAATTTAACACTCTTCTTAATATCGTAAGAGACTTAGAGTTTTCATCAGATAAAGATAATATCAAGGCCACAATTTCTGTTTTGGATGATATTTTAGATCTCTTGGGGACGATGATGCTGGCGGCCGGCGACGAAGAGGGAGTATAATGGAGATAGCATTATGTACAATTTTATCAATTTGGCTTATAGTAGTTGCCTTGCCATTGTTTTCCATCGCAACGAGCGCAAGAAAGTTATCCGATGCGATAGAGGAAGAGAGAAAAAAGAGAGGGAATTATTAGATTTTGATCTTGAGATGGTACGAGGCGGAATGTCTACCGCAAGACTTGAAGAGTACAGGGAAAATCTTTTAAATAGAAATCAAAAATGAAACCACGCGATTGGGAGAAAACATATTGGGAAGATGCCGAAGGAAGCAATAGGGTATCCATTCAGGAGGTCCTATTGAGATTAGAAGGCGAGCCCGCCATCCAGGTGAGGGTAGATGTGCTAACTGGCATCAGGAAGGAGATACCACTTGAGAGGGGCAGAATAGAGACGGCGGATTTGTCTAAACCAATTATTATAGTAAAGAAAGATGGAGACTTTCAATACATCCTTGATGGGAACCACCGACTACAGAGGGCAATAGATAAAAAGAGAACCCATGTTCTTTCCAAGGTCTGGGTAGGAGAGATCTTTTAAATTACAAGATCGGACCACATCTCTAATAGCTTTACGAAGATTGCTGGAGTGGGAACAAGATTGACTGAGAATAAATCAGCAGGATCAATCCATTGATAGTCTGTGCTTTCTGGGTTCAGCTTTATATTTCCAGTCCAATTTTCTGCAACAAATGATAGGATTTCTTTATCGGGGCTTCTTTTTATATTATAAAGAAAAGTTAAATCTTTAATGTCAACATCTAGGTTTACTTCTTCTTTTAATTCTCTAGCCGCAGTTTGTACTGGAGATTCGTTTTGCTCGATCTTTCCGCCTGGCAGCCCCCAGTATCCAGGATAGCTGTCGGCCTTGTCGCTTCGCTTGATAATTAATATTTCTTTTTTATCGTTAAATACAGCGATTGTTGAAGCGTAGTACACGGCATCCTCCTGCTTTAACGGGGAATATTCGGCAGGATGCCGAAATGTGTTGATTGATTTATTGGGCAAAAGTTTGACAATATATTAATAATCAAGATAGAACTGTTAAATAAATATAGAGATAATAAATCTCGGAGGATCTACAATAATGATTAAAGAACTGATTAAGCTAGCGACTCATCTAGATGAGCGAGGCTTGGCAAAAGAAGCGGACTATTTGGACTCTGTGATTAAAAAGATTGCGGCAGATAGAAATTATAAATACGCTATGGACGAATTAGGGTCGAACTCTAAGGGCTACAGCTTAGAACTGGATATGGCAGGATTTGAGGAAGATGTTGACAATGTAGCCCATTGGATTGGCCATTTACAGAACAGCGGTCATCTTAATGTTGATCCAACAATCTCTGAGACAATTCGAAATATATCGATTGAGATTGTTCGAGCGCTGTCCGAAAATCAAAAGAGGCGGCGGGAGCAACATCTTGGCGGACAGACTGAATATGACGATCTGTCTATTGAGTAACTTCTCAATCTTGGCCGGCATTGGGATTGCTCAATAGGGCATCTGTAAGATAGAAGTGTTAAATCTCGGAGGATTTGTTATGAGAAAGATTGCGGCAGATAGAAATTATAGACTGAGGAAGAGCAGTGAGGATTGCTCCGCGAAGGAATCTGCCGCTTGGAATGCAGCTCTTGATAGTGCGCTTGCTATACTTAAAGCTGCAAGGGATCAGGCCATTGAACGCAATACACCATACGTCTCAATTTTCGAGCTTGAAGGCGAGGTCGAAGGGCTTAAGAAGATATAGGTAAAATAAATAAAAGACATGCCAATCGCACCTATCGCAACAAGGAGGATTTATTATGAAAAGATCGATCACTTGGGCAAAAGTTTGACATCTTAAGCAAAGAAAGGCTCCACCGGGGATTAAACCAGTGGAGCCTTAGCTTTATTGAGAGTAGTTACTACTCTTCTTCAGTGTCACTTCCAGTGAGGCGGGCAGCAGCCGCTTCAACCGCCTCAAGGGTAGAGCGAAGAAGATCGGTAACTTCAGAGAACTCTCCGGCGCCAACCTTAGCTGGCTTTGAGCCCTTCCCGCTCTTCACTCGGAATGAGATCACTCCAGAGTCATCAAGGGCGATAGTCTGACGGACAGTCTCCGCAGGAGAGAGGTCTTCAGTTGGAATCTCTTCAATTCCGTTAGAAGCAAAGTGACTAAGAGCCGCGACATACTCGGCGTAATCAGCGACAGCCATAGACTGAGCCCCAGATCCCTTGCCGCGATTTGTGGCAAACGAAACGATGGGGGTCCCATCGTCGCTGAGCGAGACGTTCATCGTCTCGCGAATGGTCTGAACAGAGGAGACATCCTTCTGATCATTGAATAGTGAAATACTCATTTTATTTTCCTTGGTTGTGAGTAGGGCGCAAGAGGCCTTTCCCCTTACACTTTACTATAATAAATCGATCTTATTTATCGAACTTTTCGGCCCGGAGGTTATTGCGCCATTGACACGGCAATGGGTGTTTGGGCAAAAAATTGACTTCCCGTAAAGATATTTTTACACCATATCATCTATAATAATTAAACTATTAGATGCAACGGTATATCAAATAAAGACCATATACTTTGATACTATCTGGTCTAATATTATATCTCTATATGCTTTAAGTTCAAAAAAGATGTGAAGTTGATATTCAAGATATGTCAAAAAATTTTTGGGCAAAAAGTTGACAACTCATTAAAATATTAGATCAGATATTTTTAATATAAATAATCTCGATTTCTTATGTAGCAGTAAGGATAGTTCTATATAATTATATATAGTGTTTAACAAGATAAGATAAACGTTTTATCTGGTTATTCTTTTGCTTAAAATCTAGGAACTTGCTTTGATTATTAATAATGCCAAATAGAACCGCAAAGCGCCACGGAATAAAATATATTTTATATTCCAGTTCTACTGCCAAGATAGCCAAGCTCATGTCTTTTTTCAACTAATAATTGAAGTAGGATGTGAGCTTTTTTCGTCCCATTTTGAGAAGGGCTTATAATCTATTTTATTAAACAAAAGGAAAACAAAATGCTCGACTTATTTGCGGAGACAAAATTTTACTTTGTAAAAACTGATGATAATAAATACTCACTTTTTAGTATTGCGACAGATAAATTAATCCTTGCCGATGTTGAGAAGAGCGATATAGATGAGTTTCTTCAGAATAATAACCCAACTCATCCCAGCCAGCCTGGCGCTCACAGCGCGCCAGGTGGGTCTATATTATTTCCGCTAACACATGATTCTGGAAGTAATTTTTATGATCTGACTTCATCGTCTGGGCTCTTGGCTTATGAGGGCGACTATACGGCATGGAGTGATTTTTTTAATTATGGCTCCATATGGCTTGATTATGAAGATGATATGCTTGAGAAATAGCCAGAACAAGGGGTGAGATAAATTATATAAATATATCCATCTATCGACATGTATAGCTATTTTTATATAATTTAAGTATAACTAAAAAGTTATGATTACTAATATTAAATCTTAATGTATGTACGCGCGCATGGGTATAAAATGAATGATAAAATAAAATTATTGGCAAAAAAACTAAAAGACCTAGGACTCCAAAGTGAGTCTGACGAGATAACAAAACTTGCCGTTGGGTTTCAAGATATATTACAGCAGCACTCAGATGAGCTATTCTATGGGACGGACCGCCAAGGTCCAGCATCCTCTCAGTATGCAAGCTCTACTCCCGCCTCTCGGCCGGGCAATACTCAAAGATATGTTCCCCCAGAGGCGACATCTCCTTGGGCCGGAGGAGCGAGCTCTGTTCGCGGAAGATATGTTCCTCCAGAGGCGACATCTCCTTGGGTGAGACGCCAGAGGGTCAGTCCAAGAAATTATTCCGGAGAATCAATTATAGAAATAAAAGATGGAGTTGATTATAGCGGCCTAGACTCAGATGCAAAGAAGGCGGCAGATATTCTAGCGCTGTTAGCAGAAGAGATGGGGCATCCACCGCTGGTTATGACGTCCGGATTTAGAGGCCCAGGCAGGCAGGCGCGTGCGATGTATAACAATTATAAAAGTAACGGCAACGGAGATGCGCAAAGAGGCAGAGATTATCTAGTAAGATTGTATAGTTCTCAGCCTGATAACGCAAACGCTGTAGCAGACTGCTTTGAGATGGCAACAGATGCCGAATCACTAAGCTGCGCAGAGAGAAGGCTGACTTCTCACCCTATGTCAAATCACGCCCGCGGTATTGCATTTGATCTTAGAAATACCCCCGGAGCCCTTGCGGTCGCAAGAGAGGCTGTAAGTCGCGGATTAATTTCCGGAAGAGTTGGAGATGAAACGGGTGATGCTCGCCCGCACGTGCACATGAAGATTGAATCGGTAAGCCAAGAAGGTCTTGCGTTTTTGGATTCCGGAACTTCAACAACGGCGATCGTTTAATGTTCCAGATAGTCATGGGAAAGGTATTAAATATTATATCTTTTTTAATTGCAATGGTCCTTATGGTGGTGCTGCTTTTTTTATCGGGCCTTGGCTACTGCGTTCGCAAGCTTATAGAATTAAATATCAAAGCCAGCGAAAAGATAATAGGCCTTCTTGACAAGGTTAAGAAGATTTTGGGAATAAATCTTTAGTATTTAATAATGTCCCCATTATCTTCAAAAGTTTTTAAGACCGGATTATTCTCTCCCATTTCGCTTGAAAGAGGAGAGTTTATACTTAAGGGTACAGAGTTTGTTTTAAATATAAACGCCCTCGGCCCACAGTGGAGAGTTAAGACTATTGTATCGGTAGTTCCATCCGGAAGGTCTTTGACCGGCACCATATCCCCGGTCACCGACAATCATAAAGAAATATTCTATAAGCAAGTATCATCAGATTATATATTAGATAATTGCCCGAAAGAAATCGCCGGAAAATTACTGTTCCATTTGGATTTTTTATTTTAAAAATAAACTATTAATAATCAACATTGAAATGTATTTATAGGGAGAGTTGTAAAATGAAAAAGATATCACAAAGAAGCAATCTCAAGAGGATAGCGAGTATCAATAATTATAATTTAAATAAAATTGCAGAGTCGAAAGACACCACATGGCCAGAGAGAATAGGCTCCCTGACCCTGGTGGAATCAACCGATGAAAAGATTATTTATAATGGAAGTGAACTCGATGGAGCGGATTTATTTAAATATGAGATAACTCCGGCAGCGGAGCTTCGATATGATGATAGCGTCGGGTTTAATATAGTTCTATTTGACGATAAGTCAGGGCCGGATGGGGACGTGGTGTATAACACCGCACCCGCGCAAGTGGGCGCGCACTCTATGAGTGGCGTTATAAGCTTCCTATTTGAGGAGCATGGGTCCCGGGAAGAGAATGAAGAAAGGCGCTGGAACTCTGATGATCGAGCTCACAGTCAGGCTCAATTCGCAGAAGAAGGATTAAAAAGTTTTGTCAATGAGATGGCACATGAAATCCATTCGCGCATGGCTAGGGGAAATGATTACTATAGGTATTTTATCGAAAAGAATGTAGCAAAGGCGTTAACCGCCACCGCTCTGGATCAGTTTAATCTTTATAAGAACATGCGAGATGAAGAATTAGAAGAGATGGAGAGTGCAAATGATTAAAGAATTAATAAAATTAGCTACTCATCTGGATGAAAGAGGCTTGGCAAAAGAAGCAGACTATTTGGATACGGTTATTAAGCGGGCTTCTCTGGGTGTTGATAACGAAACCATTCACACTCTGACAAGAAATACTGGCGATAATTATATTGAGCAATTTGAAGGTGCTCTGGCTAATATCTTGGGAGATCTGGTTCCGGGCCTATCACAAGAGGATTTGACCTATGTTCTGAGAAACTCAGGAGAGCATCAAAGAACTCTTAAAAGTCTAGTCGATCGCAGCTACTCTGTTGAAGGCGCGGGCAAAGAGTTTTTGACTAATATGGTGAATATGATGGAGAGATTCCGAGATGAAGAGGGCCGTAACGCCCCCCACGATCTTGATAATCGCGAGAAGCAGACCGCTGAAGAGTATGTTGCTGAGATGGGAGAGGGCGACCATCAAGACGAATTTTTTATGCAGAATTATGAGCGATAACAAGTGGCCCCATCAGGAAGATGAAGCAGCCTCGTAATAATTAAGAAGGATAAAGAATAATGATTAAGGAATTAATAAAGATAGCATCAGATAGAAATTATAGTAATCTTATAAAAGAAGCACAAAGTAATAATTTAATTTATGTTGTTGTCGCAGCACATAGAAGCTTGGGAGAGGATAGCTTTAGCACCACGGGAGTGGAGGGGGCATATAGCTCTAGAGCCAAAGCGGAAGAGGCTATTAGTAATTATAAATCTTGGAACAATGAATCAGTAAAAGAAGAATACAAAGAAACTTGGGCGGAAGATACCGCCTCGGAAGGCCAGCCGCACGGCGCCTCATTTGATATAGTTGAGCTCTCATTGGATTCGCCGCTGGATGGTCACTCGGCTGAAATGAATACTCCAGAGATGCAAGTAATTTAAATAATTAGAAAATGATAATTTATGATTTAGCTAACTACAGAGAGATAAACAAAACTCTCGGAGGAGAGGCGAAAGTAATTCTGGGACCCAGAACCACGATCTCAACATCCTCTTTTGTCCCAAGCTCTAAAGTCTTCTTATGGGAAACGACACCGAATGCAAAAGAAGATGCACGATTAATAATTGGAGACTATTGCTCGATAGCAACCAACTGCATATTTTTCTTGGGCGGAAATCATATCGCCGAACGTACATCAACATACCTTCACTATGATATAGAAGAGCCGGGAATCATATCAAATGGTGACATTACAATCGGAAACGATGTGTGGATTGGGTTTGGAGCAACTGTAATGTCGGGAGTAACCATCGGGGATGGAGCGGTCATTGCTGCCAATGCAAACGTCGTAAAAGATGTGGAGCCATATGCTATCGTCGGAGGGAACCCGGCCAAGCAAATAAGGAAAAGATTTAGCGATGAAGACATTGAGTTTCTACTTAAATTAAAATGGTGGGAATGGCCCGACGACAAGATAGAAGAAAACAAAGAAGTTCTATTCTCAGGGAAGTTTGATAGAGCAAGTTTTAACTATTAATATTCAACGTTGAAATGTATTCTTAAGGAAAATGGAACAATGATTAAAGAATTAATAAAATTAGCAAACGAATTGGACAGCAGAGGCCTTGTGAAAGAGGCGGACTATCTAGATTCTATTATAAAGAAGGAGGCAATAGCCCCGATTATGATCGCACTATGTTTTGCTGTTGCCGCAACAGGAGCCTCTGGGTGTAAGCCGGTATCTAAAGATGATCTATCTTCGGAGACAAATGGCGAAATAGATTTTGAATTTATTTATGATGATTCTGGTGCCGCCATAGATGTGAATCCGGTGTGCAACGGCGATGTTAATAATCACTCATGTGCAGAGAAGAGCGAAGAAGGAAACCAAATTATACTATCATGGAAATGTAAGAATTATGAATTCCTACGAGATGCAATGCATATGGACACGGGAGATACCGGGATGCTTAGTGTTGAGCTAACTTGGGAGCTGGACAATGATGGGCGGATATCCAGGGAGAATATCGTGTCGGGACATATTAAAAGCTGTTAGGATTAAACAAGGATTAAACAATGATTAAAGAATTAATAAAATTAGCAACTCACTTAGATAGCAAGGGTCTTTCGAAAGAAGCAGACTATCTAGATTCTATTATAAAGAAGGCGACAGAGAAAGAAGAAGACGAGCGCATGGACCCAGCAGCTCGTCTAAAGGAATTAACAAAAGAAATGAAAGAGGCTAGGGACCCCGACGATATGATCAGGATAGCTCAATCGATGGCAAGAATCAAAGATATTTATGAAGAGGCATATTACGATTACGTCGAGAACCTGTCAGGCTACGAGGAGCGCGAGTATTGGGAGGGGGAGAGGCAGCAAGATCTAATTGATCTGAGAAATTTTGAACGATAATATAATCCAGCGACCCCACAATAAATAAATAAATTATCCCAGTTGTTGAATAGGATAATAAAAAGGATAACCCCCAGCCCAATACCTCTATAGGAGAATACAATAAAAGAAAAGCTATCCATAGTCCTTTGGATTCTTTTTATCCTTATAGGGTAGAGAACATAAAGAAGAATAAAGATAATAAATCCATAGGGGGTAGAGAGGCCTTTATTCCCACAGGGGAGTCTTTTTATTCCTGAGAGAGAGAAGGTCTTTTTTCTGAGAGCGAGGAGGTCTTTTTTCTGGGGCGCAGAGAAGCTTATTTCGCGGCAGTTTTTTTTGGGGTTTTCTGGGAAAAAGCAGATAAAGCACGTAGGGTGGTTGCCCAATTTGCTCAATTTTTTATGTTTTTTATATAAGAACGGCACCCCCTAAAAATTTCCTATAATTTTTTTTTAAAGTTTTTTATATAAATTTTTCTGCTCGCTTAAAATTTTGTCGTCAGAGCTCACCGGAAAAAGCCGGACTGTATGATGAGGGGTTTAAAAAGATAATAAACTAGGAGCCCACGGATTCCAAAGAGCCCAAGCCCCCAGAGGTTACATGGTGGGCCAAATAAGATAAGTTTATAATAAAAGAGCCTCCGGCTCTTTCGTATAAATATAAAGTCTGGCCCGCTATATGGTATGGGATTATATTTTATAGAACTTCGGGGTCCGTGGGTTTTTATAACGAAAGAAAACCAACCAAAGACAACAGAACAAATCAAGCCGAGATTTCTGAATATTAAAAATAAATAAAAATAAAAAATTCCCGAAAAACAAAGCTACTAATAAATTGATAGTCAATGTACAAAGTACGGGCAGAAACCAAAAGTATTTTTAGGAAAGACGAAAGATGTCAAATGAAAAAATAGAAATCGAAGACAACAGAGAAGCGATAACAGACGAGGACACCGTAATCGAAGGGGATATGGAGTTCTCTAAGATTATTGATATGGCCGACTTTCAGGAGCTTGTTACCGGGCTTCAGAGCGGAGTTAAATCCTTGAAAAGTTCGCTCGAAGAAGCCGAGGCTGAAGCCCGCGAGCACGAAGAGGATCCCTTTGAGATATTGGATCATATGATATCTATCGGGAAGGAAAAGCTTCAAGGCATGGAGGATCAACTATCTACTATGTTTGATATATACCTTGGCGTTGGAGCCGAAACAGTATCTCGAAGTGACCAAGATTTCGCGCCAAAAGATGATGTCACTCACCCAGCATGGGGACTCTCTGATGAGAGAGATGACCTGGCTCGGTTAACTCCTGCTTATAACCCTATCGCGCAAGCCTCTGTTGTTTTGACGGGGCTATCAAAAATCGCCACAGAGCTGGATCAAAAGTCTTTAACGAAAGAGGCTGACATTCTCGATGAAATTATCGAGAACCTTGCCCGAAGAGGCAGCTAACATGAAAGAGAAAGACGAGGCGGCATTATCCGCGTTGCGCCGGTGGCTGCTTAAAGGCAACTACTCTGAGTTTAAAAAGGTCGCCTCATTACTAAAGACATCCAGTATGGATGTTCGAAGGGCGAATGCCGAGTGGAAAGATGTTCTCAATGAGTGCTGGAAGTGCGAGAGAGCCAAGGATGATATAGAGTTTGTCTCCGACGGCAAGAGCGACGACCCATGGATAGAAGAAAACGCCGAAAGATTTGCGGAGCTAAAGAATAAATTCTATGGAAAGAACCCTATTGACCTCTGCGACCTAAAGCACGATCAAGTTATCGACGGCATGGGAATGCACATCGGAAGCGAGTTGGCAGAGGATTATGTTAATTTGTCAAATCGGAACGCCAGAAAGTTATTTAATATTCTTGGATTTTACATTGACGAACATGTTTTAGAGATACCGGCAGAAGATGTCTCAAATGTTATTCGAAAAATAAACAGGCTATTAAACCTCCCGGACGAAATTGCAAAACACGTTGTTCCTCCATCAGACACAAGGCGCGAATCGCGAGTGATGAAAGAGAGGGATGACGGCACGTTTGATATAAGCGTGCAAAGGGGAGCGAGAATGATTGATTCTGGACTTTCCGACGAATATCTGAGCGACAGGCTTCACTCGATTCGAGAGATATTCATAGCAGCCGCCGACAAAGATGATGGCGTTATAGTTATTTAATGGAGAACTAAAATGATAAAAGAACTAATTAAAATTGCAAACACATTGGACGGAAGAGGTCTTGTAAAAGAGGCTGATGCTTTGGACCGAGTTGTCAGGCTTGCGTCCGACTCTCAAGACCTTGTATTGTCAGTGGGAGGCGCGGAAGTTTATTATAACGCCGAATGGAAAGAGTACCGCGTTATTCCTCCGGATTCAATTGGAACCGATGACCATTATCACACAGGAGATAAGGAGGATGCTATCGCAACGGCAAAGATCATGGCGGGAACCGAAGAAGAACCGCATAGCCCAGATGATGAAGAGTCAATTACATTGGAAGAAAGAAAAAAGAATGCAGTAATAGAGCTTGGCGCTGGCCCTGAGGCTTCGGAGCTAATTGAGAGCTTGTTTTGGCACGCTAGAACCGAGACTCCATGGGACTTGTGGGACGGGAAAGAAGAGGTAATCTATTTGGATGGTGACCGGCTCAACTTTGTATTTGATAACGGAGCCACTGATCCTCAGCAGTTTGAGGAGTATGATGCAACAAGTTATTTTTCTGACCTGATTACTGCCGCTCTGACTGATGACGTAGAGACAGGGGATAAAGATATGGATATCGATACTGTCGTTGAGCAAATAATGGATGAAATCTCCTAGAGGATAATAATATGTTAGACAAGCTAATTAGGTTGGCAAATGAGCTAGATAAGCTGGGACTTGAGTCTGGTGCAAATGAAATAGATAATATCATTATAAATTGCGCTGGTATGTTCGACTTCTTTAAAAGAGAAAAAGAAATGTCCCCGGAGATACGAAGCGCCGTAGAAAAGTTCTTCAATAAAATTAATAAAGATAGCCGTGATGCTCTCGGAGAGCTGGTCGAGATAAAGGCCGAGAAAGAAGATGGGCTGGTCATCTATCATGCTATGGGTGTGGATAACACATTAAACTGCTGGATTGTCACCCCGGAGGATAACGAAAGGCACAATGAAAGACTCGGAGCGGATATTCCACATGCCGCTTGGGATCATGGGATGCCAATAGAAGGATCTGATAATAGGATCTATGGGGAATGGTAGGCCATCTTCCGTAGATCTTCACGGGGTTCGTCACTGCGATGTCTATAAGGCTATAGAGTCGTTTCTCTTGAAGAACGATTGGGCTTTGCCGTTCGAGGTAATAACAGGTAAATCGATTGATATGCAGAGAGAGGTTTTTGCCGCCCTGGAAGAGTTGGGGCTGGAGGGTTCCGTTCGAAGCGATTATAACTGGGGAGTAATGACCGTAACCGATCTTCAGAGGCGCTAAGTATGAGTAAGTTCTCAACGCTATGGGATGATATATTCGATTCTATAATGATTCCCATGACGTATCTCTTGGTAGCGCCACTACTAATTTTGTTATTAATAACGTGGTCGGTTCAGTTCGCGGTTCGGACAGTTAATTTGAATATTATTAGGATAAATAACAGTGAGAGTAGAAAAGAAAGTAGAAAATGATTTCTTTATTCACTTTGCTGATAGAGAAATTGCAAAGAAGATTGTATCGGAAAGAAGGCTGTCCGTTGAGCGTGGGTACTCTAACTTTGCAGTGTCCGGAGTCTGGGGGGTTTATCTTCCGCAAGTGCAACATACCCATATAGATAGCGATGACATCGTAGCTGTAATGTTTCGAACGGATACAGTCCCAAGCAAAGGCTTCGTAGAGGAAGTTACTTGGGACGGGGACGTAAATCTAATTGGCCCAAAGATTATAGAATTAGATGAAGCGGAGGCGGTCCTAAGGAACACTCCCGAGTCGATGGAAGAAGCGGACAAAGAAGCATCTAGTGGCCCAGAGTTTGATTCGCTATGGATATCATATGACCCTCAAGACAAAAGCAACAGAGAAGCTTCAATAAAGTATTTTATGAAGCTATCATCTCATTGTTTTAATGAAAATCAATCAATTAAGATTATTTCGGAACCCTCTGGTGTTAGTGCATTTGGTGATGATAATCATCATCATACCGTGGAGCAGAAAAAGGTATTGTGCCGACCGCACCGCAGAGAGCTAAAGGTGGCAGCACTATGGAGGGCGGCATCTCTTGAGTATGGGGACGAGTCTAGGGCGGATACTCCCGAAAGTTTATACAACTTATTCGGACTCTCAGCAGACATCAGAAGTAGAATCCATAGGCTCGAAGAACTAAATCAACTATCAATGGATGCTTACGAGGACGGCTCGCCAAACGCAGAGGCGTTGGATGTTGAATATGCAGAGGCAGAAGAAGAGCTTGGAAGCATGATGGCAGAAGTGGGATTTCAAGGGGAGAGCAACACGGGAGGCTCTGATGTGGAACACCAGCATCAATCCAGAGACTTGAATGAATTAATGTTAGAATTTTCAAAGATGCACTTTGAATACCTTATGGGGCAATCGGAGCATAGAGGTAGGAGCTATTTATATGAAGACGCTCATGATAGTGGAGCCACTGGGCTTGCGCTAAGGTTAAGGCACTTAGCTAAAAGTTATGGATATTCAAATGGATATTTAAAGGAGGGCATTACAGACGAGCAGCTATTATCTGCCGCTAAAGACTCTTATGACGTCACTCGCGAAAGAAGGGAGAGATATAAGGATAGTTTTCTAACTGGGTATAAGATAGTCGGAAGGGATAAGCGTGGATTATTCTCCTTGCAGAATCCCGAGATACGATACCCATACAGTGGTGGCAGGAATGATAATATGATTTCACACCCGAACGGGGTCTATATTGGAACCTCAGAGGAGTTTGTGGTTGATTATTACTCAGGACTTACGGATTCCGAGGAGGCCATCCTTAAGTTAAAGTATAAACCGGAAGATATAATATCCGGAAACCCGGAGGAAGAAGGCGAGGTGAAAGTCTCGACCGCTATAATTAATGATATTAAAATGGAGCATCGAAATGAGTGGAGCATTTCGCACGAGGAGCTGTTAGATGAATAAAGCCGCAAGAACATTAATTAAATACCTTGACTCTAAAGGATTATTTGTTGCCTCTTCTGCGGCTTATGGTCTTTTCTCCTACGCAGGAATAGAAGACCATAGGGAAAAAATAGATGCGGCAGGTAGAGATAGAGAGGATCCGTTTGCAAAATGGTTCGATGGAAAAGAAAGAATATATCTGCAATATGAAGAAGATAGCTCAACGGATGAAGAAAAAGAAAAATCCCTAAGAGAAGAGTTTAAAACTATCCTTGGTTGGATAGATGCCTATACCGGAGAGTCATCCGATGAAGCATCCCTGCTTTACGGACGTCTGAGCTCCGGCAGACGCCTCGGAGAAAAGTTCTTCTATCAAGTCCTAAGGAAAGAGTTAGAAGAGCTTCACGCCCAGCACAGCGGCTCTTTAACGGAAGATAAAAGAAACTTTGTGTCCACCATTTCAAATCAATGGGGGGATAAGGGAATTAGAAATAAACATTTATCTTTATTAAAAGAGACATACAACAATCTGCAAAGAACCATGACCGAACAGGGAAACCCCTTGGGGATATCTTTGGATGATATTTATAGAAGATTCTTGAATGAATTTAAAAAGAACGGAAACGAAGATAGAATAAAAGAAATAGCCGCAGGGATATATAATGACCCGGCATCATGGAGAACCCCCGCCACCGAGCCCTCGATGTCTCAGGAGGCTTTTGTTTCTTTTTTCCTGGACGCCTACATAAGAAGAGTGCTCGGCGGCCCCGAGGACCAACTGGGGGCCGCAATAGAAGATAATAAACTAATTCGCGAGGAAGGACTTGATAAGTATTCATTAATTGTAAACATTAATAATGTAGTTTATGAAGTTAAAACTACAATGAGTGATTATTTAAATTCTCCCATAAGAGGAAACTTAGCCAATAAAGATTATTTAGTTGTTATATCTAAAGACCCAACGGATATAGCGGGGATGTCCACGGGCAAGAGATGGACCTCCTGCATGAATCTGGACGGGGGAGGCTTTAGCCGGGGAGTATATTGTGAGATAAGAGAGGGCGGCTTTATTGCATATCTAATTAACAAAGAAGATAAAGAAGTAGAGAACCCGTTAGCCAGATATAGAATAAGAAGATTTGATTCCGCAAGAACAAAAGAAGCCGTTGCCATAATGGAAGATGAATTATATTCTGATGGCACAGAGTATCCAGGATTCGAAAGGATAGTGCAGGAATGGCTCGATAGCAAGCAGGGAAAGCTTCCGCTCGGGACATACTTCTTAAGAGGCGGCGGTTATTCGGATACTTTCGATGATGACTCCAAGATTCACACAATAGACGAAACATCGGGGGCAGGAGGAACGATATCTGGACTATCTAAAATAGTTTTAAATCCCGAGATGATAGAGAAAGAAGATACATATACAGTTATAGATGATCTCTACAACGAGCATAGTGAGATTTTCACAGATGGCGACGATGATTATTACGGAGATAAAATAACCACACCGCACCTCGGAGGTAATGGAATTATATTTTATTCAAGAGATGAGGCAGAACAGTGGATAAAATATGAATCAAACTACTGGCGCGAGGAGCTACATGAATTCATCTGGAGGGTTGGTGACTATAGTTACGAATTAGCTTCAGAATATGATATTAAAAAAAACGAATGTGGGTTCAAAATTGAAGAAGATGACTTCGGGGCAAACAAGGCTTTAACTTCCGAAGGAGAAGATTTATTAGAATTCGCATCGGGAGATAGAAAAAGGTATTCTGTACTTCATACGACAAAGGAAGAGCAGATCAGGGATGCTCTTAATAATATTAAGAGCTCTTTAATCACCAAGATAAACGGAGAGGTTCTTCATAATAGATTCGATCCATCAAACGTGAGTGATGAATTATTTAAAGAGCTATATGATTACGCAGGAATATTTAAAGGAAACTATAGGTTGATCCAACTGGCTAAAATTTTCCCAGAGAGGTTTACAGAGGAGGAGTTAAGCAATCTTTTGGCAACCTCAAGAGCTTCGAATGAGGTCGAACTAGATAGGATGGCGGAGGCATATTCCAATATGAAGGACTCTCCCCGAAAGAGAGAACTAAGAGAAACCTTGATATCTTCAGTTTTGGAAAAACTAGATTATGAAAGACTAAGGGATGGGTTCGAAAGAGAAAACAGAACAGAGGGAGCTATTCGCAGAAAAGATGGAACTTATGGAAGATTCAAAACCATTTACAAGAGAAGGCTGGATCGATCAATACTTGGCTATTTAAACGAAGCGAGTCCCCTAAGAAATAATATTTCGGACAAGCTAATAGACAACTTTAGGATGGCAGACAAAGAGCTTAAAGGGTACACAAGCGGAGCAGATCTAAAGAAGTTAGAGTTAGAAGAATCGAGCGCCCCAAGTTCGACAAACTCTTTGGCCGAAGATCCTCTAACACCTCGGGGCGCAGGGGATCTTAAGAAAGATATGGTGCATAATCTTTATCTAATCAAGGCGCATAACCCAAGGACTATATCCTTTTACAAAGAGGAGATGAAGAAAGTAACCGTAAAAGATAGAAATGATATCTCTAGAAATACTTCTCCAATATCAGCGAGAGATTGGATTCACTATGCAGGGTCAACAGGTATATCTGGCGCACCATTAATTCCGGAGCTAGAAAGATTATTTAATGAGTCTCAGGCGATAGATGTAGTATTCCGGGATTCAAAGGTGCTATCTCGAGAGAAGAGGGAGTTCGGCAACTTAATCTTATGGGCAGTTAGGGCAATCCGAGAGGGAAGTTAAGATATCTCAAAGAAATGCAGTAATATTATAGTTATAGTGCAAGACTCTGCAGACTACGCGAGCAAAAATAAAAATCGAAAGAACAAACAACATAAAGAACAAACCAACCCGGAGTTATATTGAGTACCGATAGAAAAATAAGGATAGCATTTTATAAGGGATCTGGATTGCTTCGAGATAAGTTTATAAGAAAATACACAAAGAGCAAGTATAGTCACACTGAGTTGGTGCTACCGGATGGAAGCTGGATTGGTATTCGTCCGCCGTTTTATAGTGATGTGCGCCTAAGGCCGACGACAAAGGGCGCTAAGGAGCTTAGAGATTGGGACTTTATAGATCTCACTATTAGCGAGCAGCAGTTTCATAATATAATGAAGTTCTTTTATGCGACCGAAGCTCAAGGTTACGACTGGGTTGGAATGGTTCTGTCTCACATCACTAAGTTCAAAGTAAAGAGAACGAAGAAGTGGTATTGCAGTGAGTGGGTGGCGTATGCTCTTGAGGCTTCTGGGGTTGTAAGTTGGGATACATTTGGATTGTATGATTGCCGCGAAATGCCTCCGGGGAAACTATACGAGCTACTGAATGATAAAAATAAAAATCGAAAGAACAAACAACATAAAATAACTAACTTTGCATCGAAAAGAGTAAGCGGATTATTCTGCAAGGCCGTTGGGTCAAAAAATAAATCGCGATGACAAAAACAAAAACCAATAAATCTTCTATGAATAATTAGGACTTGGTTGAGTTAATTTGGTTAAACTATGCGCGATAATATTTTGAAATCCCTGCGGGCGTTGGCGACGAACTTGGAGGGCAAGGGACTGTTCCCTGAGGCCTCCACTGTTCTTCTTCTGACTGCATCCGGATCTGCTAAGATAAAATTCCCTCAGGTCTTTCGGGTATGGCTAAAGAGAAAGCTTGTTTCTTTGGGTCAAATTGACCCAAGGCTAACTCCCGCGATACAGATGCAAAATGTAAATAGGCGATTAAGAGATTACCCAAGAGAGTATTTGAGATATTTTAATGAGTGGAAGGGGCTATCATCCCCACCTGAGCGGTCCGTGACTCAGTTGATTACAAGCGAAGGGCCATCTATTGCCCCCTCTCCGTTTCGGAGTAATATGGATTACGGAGAAAGGCAACTAAGCTTATTTGACAGGAAAGGATATAATATGATTAAAGAATTAATTAAGATAGCAAATGAATTAGACGAAAGAGGCCTCGTTAAAGAGGCTGATGATTTGGATAATATTGCTTCAGATATGGAATTATTAAAAAAAGCCGCTATACGGTACGGTGATTGGGGAGACTGGCTTGTTCATGATGCAGAGGGAGAGGCCGCACTAGACGAGCAAGGAAGGGTAGAGATAGATTTTAATAATACAGAAAATTCTGTAGTGGCCGAACTCGAGAACGCAAAGAATGGCCCTTGGCGCTACGGCGGTGACGAGTCTCCTGAGAGAAGGAGGGACAGTGTTGCTCAGTCAATAAATAGCTTCTTAGAGATTTTTTCTTACCGTGAATCTAATTATAAAAATGCCTCGAACAAAAGCGAGGTTATTGAGTATTTGTACAACGCTTTGAATGAGTTGATTTTAGAAGCCGAGTCATCAGAGCCTCCAACGGAGGGCGGGGTAAGCGCCGCAGGATACTTTGAGAGCCGTCGAAATGCAAGTATTTTTCAATCAAAATCAAATGACATGGCTGCGGAAGCCCGCAGTATTGAGTATCAAGTTAAATCAATGATTAAACATTATGGCAGCGAGATCGACGTTAAGGCTACCTCGATTACTGATGGCACCGCTCTTTTGCACATATATGCCAATGGTGACTTTGGCGCTGGAATGAGGGATAAGGTTATAGACAAACTGGAAGGAATGGGGTTTGTTTTTGAGGACTCTCTCCCGGCAGGTCATACAGGGTATGGTAATAACCTTTATTTTGGTGAGGCATAGTTTTAAATGTTAAAAGAATTAATTAAGATAGCGAATGAATTAGACGAAAGAGGTCTGGTAGAAGAGTCGAGTACTCTCGACCGGGTTATCGAGGACGTAGCAAGCTCAGAGGGGTATTCGGAAGACGTCAGTGATAGACTCCCGGAGGATGCCAATGAAGAGGAGTCAAAAGCATTCTGGAAGAATTTTGCTATTGAGAATTTCGTCCTCATGTCTGAGTGGGGCAACTATGAAGATCTCACTGATCTTTGGCAGTCACCAGATCTTGAGATCGTAGAGTACTTTGATGGAGTTTTCGAGCGGGCAGACATGGCTACCGGAGACAACGGCATAAGCCGTGAGCTTGGCTACGCCATTGTTGATGGAATAATAGCGGAGGCTATTGATCGAAAGGGAGAGGATATAGAGGACCCTTTAAAGTGGATGGCGACTAAATTTGAGGAATACATGAATATGATTGAATTTCAACGAATTGAGGTTCTGCCCGCGCTTCATAATAGAGAGCTAAAAGATTATGACAGTCAAGAATGAAGAAGAGCCGCTAAGAAGGATAAAAGACTTTAAGCCTATATTTATTGAAAATAGCTTCGTTCCGAGGCTGCTATCTAAAATATCTCCAATAGAAATTAGCGCAATAAGTATTCTATTCTTAGTGTTCTGCAGAGAGACTGCACCTCCAGAGATGAAAGTCCATGAAACAATTCATTACCAGCAGTGGATAGAACTCCTGTTCGTTGGATTCCCCGTACTGTACGCATTCTTTTGGGTAAGAAATCTTTTTCGCGGAATGAATCCTATGGATGCTTATTTTCAAATTCCATTTGAAATTGAAGCGTACAAACATGAAAACAACCCAGATTATCTAAAGACCAGAAAAAGCTATGTCTGGTGGAAGGAGGCATAGATGGCAAACAAGGTAGCTTGGATTTCAGACATAACAACGCAGAAAAAGCCATGGGGAGAGGTTTCTCCATGGAATAGCGTTGGACACTCTTGCAACAAGATCTTAAAGATTAACAAGGGCCACCGAACATCTCTAAAGAAATACTCCATAAAAGATGAAACATTTTACCTGCTATCCGGAAGATTGCTGGTAGTATATGGAGATGACCGCTCCATTGATATCTCTGATATGAACACTGGAGAGTTATTAGAGGGACAGGTTCTTACGGTTCCATCGGGCTGTCCATATAGATTGGAGGCTATTGTGGATTCGGTCATAATAGAATCATCAAATAACAATCAGTCTGAAGTAGAGATTATAGAAGATGACTATAGTAGGCGACAAAAAAACATATAGGCCGTTGCCCTCAGAGGTAACCATCTCAACATCAGGAATAGAGGGGCTTGGCTTGTTTGCAAAAGTAGACATACTTTCAGGGCATGAGTTCGGAATAACACATGTAAGAGATGACGAGTTTGATGACAGTTTCATTAGAACCCCCCTAGGGGGGTTCTTTAATCATTCAGATGAGCCAAACTGTGAGGCATATAAATGTGGAAGGTTTATAAAGTTAAGGGCAATAAAGAATATTCCAAAAGGAAGTGAGCTAACTGCCTCCTATTGGCTATCATGTTATAGTCATTTCCACAGTGTTTGAATCATTATTATAACTACAGAAAGAAAAAGACACAATACTGTTTTTGATGTAATCTGTTCGTTCATTATAAAATGAGTCATCAGCGCGAACACTATCGTCGCTGTTCCGAATCCAATAAATCTTGCTGCCCATAGCTCTCCAGTTGTCTCTACTGCATACTTCCATCCGTAATAAAAGCACAGGGAAGCAGGAAAGCAGGCCACGGATATAGCCAAGATGGGCCTAGCTTTCCACCAGGTAGAGATAAACTGAGAATTGGAGCATAACCACGTTACTATGTTTCCAAGCGCTATGAGGCTAATTGCGGCCATTAGCTTTGATTGCATTGTGTCTCCATATTTTAGTCATTAAAAATTAATAAAGTTTGATATAAAATTTTGATATAAATAATCTCGATTTATTATTGGGATATGAGAGCGCAGAAGATCGCTCCAAACTTTTCGTTGGCACCATGCCCGAATGTGATTAAGCTGTATGGGTCGCCCAAGAAGGGGCGGCGTATATTTTGGAGAATAATAAATGGCTAAATTCGTACCAGTAACAATGAGATCAAACCTTATCGGAGAGGCGACAAACAGAGTTGTGTATTACGCTGTTAATCGAATCATTAAAATTGAGGAAGATCCTCATGGCGGATCAATCTTGACAGTTACCGCAGAGGACAATAGCGGCGGGACCATGACAATTAACTCCACTGATTCTCTTATTACAATTTTATCTTCCGCGTCAGTAGTCAACGAATAAATAAGCGCTTTTAATTCAGGCCCATAACTCAATTGGTCAGAGTGCTTCTCTCATAAGGAAGATGTTCTCGGTTCGAGTCCGAGTGGGCCTACCATCTAACATTCAAACCCTCTTTTTCGAGAAAATTATATGAATCAAGTTATATTTTTACTGGCAGCCTGTATAACTGCCACAGAGCCACTAACCGATGGAGCCGAGACTCCTGAGGGATCGTCGCCAAGCACTGACAGCATTGCTGATCAGCTTAGATCTACCTCTGACCTTCTCTCGGCTCCAGGGGCAGAAGAGGAGTTAACAACAAGGCAGTTTATAGAGCAGAGGTGTGGCTCTGAGTTGTTTGCAGAAGGCGGAGAGTTGGAGGGTGATACGTTCAGCTTTAACACGTGCCAAATTCTTCGGGCAATTGAAGAGTGCGAGAGAAATAATAACTGTACTTGGAAGCAAAACTAAACATTTTCCTAAGCGGCCGTCCCCTCTTAATAGGCGGCTGCTTAACTGGATGGAACTGCGAGCGTATATTCTAATGTTTTAAAGCCTTTTGGTTGGGGCTAGTTAGGAAGGGCGGGTGTCTCGCACAATTAAGAAAACAATAACTACTACGAGTATAAAAAATGGGAAGCAAGGCAGAGCGACAAAACCAGCACATCAAGCGGCTTATCGCTAAGATTAAAAAATTTAAGGCAAAGGGAAGGGCAACGGAAGGTCTAGAAAAGGAGTTGGGGTATATGGAGGGCGGAGATCGTCAATCATTTAAAACCGGACGAGATGCCGATCCTAGATACAAAAAGAATCATATACCAGATTAGCTACTAATAGTTTCCTCATGGCAAAAAGGAGACTCCCTGTGTTTAGCATGATGCACTTTAATTTAAGAGATATTTTCAAAAAACCTACAAGGTCTTTGGAGCCTTTGACTTATAATGTTGAAGAGCCAGAGGATATGACGGACGAAATAGAGCTGGCCCTAAGAGAGCTTAAAGACTCATTTGATCTTCCAACCGAAGAGGTTGAGAGGGCAATTCTTTCTCGCAGGGTCGCCGTAGAGAATAAAAATAAATAGCTTGCCACATCTGACGGCCTGAGATACGCTATTCCCGTAATTAGCCCAGAGGAAAGTTGAATTGGACAATAGCGAGTATTTAAGGTGTATTGGTTCGTTGACGCTACATTTGATAGTTCAAAACATATCAAATGAGGAAATCATGGAGATCCTCCTCGATTTTAAAATAACTTACGAAGAGCTAACTTTAGCCCCACGTGTAAGCAAGGTACATATAGCAGACATAATGTCGAGAATGTATGCCGAAAGTGAGAGCTACGATATACTGGCTCCGTGGATTATGTCAGAACTATTAGAAGAGAAGGCGTTTTATCATTAAAATACAAGGTTCAGTAACTCAGATGGTTAGAGTATTCGACTGTTAATCGAAGGGTCGTAGGTTCGAGTCCTACCTGAACCGCCATCATTTATTTGGAATAAACTTTTGCGAGAGGAATTGTGGGATATAGAGCAGAAAGAATTCGCTGGACTCATGGAACAGTAGAGGAGCGGCTTGTAACTATAACAACAGACATTGCACAGGTTCTTCCGGACGGAAAATTTTTAATGATTGACTCTGAGGATCTAAGTAAGGGCGAGGCCGGCAAGTGTGTTTTTGCTATTATCCGTGATTTAATTACCGGGAAACAAACTTCAACTAAGTATTATAAGTTTGGAGAACATATTCTTCCGAATATGTGGGTCGAACATAAATATCGAAGGCAGTATGAAACAGAGCGCGATTATGGCTAGAAGAGGAAGGGTTCCGTGAAAAATTATGAGTTTAATATCACAATAAAAGGAAGAGGTTCGTCTGTAGATGAGGCCTTTCAAAAAGCCCTAGACTCACTTAGGGATGACCCAGAGTCTGTCATTACAAATGAAGTAATTTATGTTGCGCTGAGCGCACCCAGCGACCCAGATGACAATGAAGATGAATCAAGTAGGTCTATTGAGAATTAACCACAAAGGAAGGCATCCGAATTGGCTAGGACGCGGATTTGAAATCCGTCGCTGTGAAAGCAGTTTAGGGTTCGAGTCCCTAGCCTTCCGCCATTTATTAGAAAAAATTAAATTATATTTGTAATAATTGTATTATAATATATCTTCTGATCTTTTACATCACTATAAAGACCCCAGTTCTCGGGTCTTTAAACTCAAATGGAATTACCGATCTTTGAGTGCAACGGCGAAAGCCAAGGCAATAGAGAAAACCTCGATTGGGAAAGGAGCATTCTTATGCTCCACTGCCGCCCAGCTAAGAGAGGGGATGAGTAAAGAAGCGTGGTAGCTTTGAATATCATCTAGTGATTCGACGCATGGGCCTTCATACCACTGAAGGAGTACTGCCGAGAGTATCCACGGACTTGTAGGTTCATCGTGGAAGCGGGATAAGGGTATAACCAAGAAACAAAGTCTTGGAAATGGGAGCTAAACCTCTCTAGAATCTAACTGTCGGTAATAGAAGTCTCTCTGGCGGATTTGGAAGCAAGTCTGTCGTCCCGAAAGGGGTTATGTGGATGGCCTACCAAGGGTTAAAAACATAACGCGCAACTAAGAGGTGAAGTGTACAGCTTACTCGAAGAAACGCAGAATATTATGACGATAGTAGGGCGTGCTGTTCCGTGGTCTTTACAGGCCGAGAACAGGGAGAAAGCTTGTGAACGGTTTTTACTTTCCGGTGTGCTTACACCTAACCCGAAAAGGGGACAGGCCCAAAAGGCTTGGTGATCACAAGCAGAGAAAATAGAAGTGCTAAATTTCTCTCCTTTTTTGATATACAGTTGTGGAAAATAATGTTAAAAGAAATCTTTAAAATAAAAACAGAGGATGATCCGGTAAGGCCGAATCTTTCAAATGAATTCAGAACAAGTAGTGGTAGAAGAATTTATGGACTCATAGTAGACGGTGAGTTTAGAGCTTTTATTTGTATATCATTTTTAAATGATATTCCAGCTTCGGTTTCAGACTTGGAGCTAATGGCCGATCCCAACGGGAAGATTATAACTCCCTATACAGTTTGGAGTCATCAGCGTGGAGCCGGTAGAAAAATCATAGAATCTATATTAGATATGGCACGAGAAAAGAAAAAAGATTTTAGAGTAATAACCCTGTCCCCACAAACTGTGATGGCAGAAAAGTTTCATTTAAAAAATAATGCTATAAAATTAAGAGAAAACAGTACAACTGTAAATTTTGAATATAAATTATGAATATCAAAATAAATATTCAGCACACGGCAGCGTTATTCGTAGTTCTGGTGGGCTCTGTAGACCAAATAATTAATAATTATGCAGAAGTTGAGTTGCTTAACTCTGAAAACGAAGTAAGTTATATCTCCATGCCAATGGCATTATTTCCGTGTATCGTAGAAGAGGGATCTTTGTTTTATATTTACAATTCCGCTCAGACAACGGAGATACGATGTGGAAGGCCTCCGGAGCAATAAGTAATCCGCAGAGATTTTTATAATCTGCGTTCCCAAGTAAATTATAAGTGAGAGTTAAATGATCGATAAAACAGAATTAATGATGCAGTCGATGTCTAATGATATTCGAGAGTTAAACGAGAAAATGATGTTTTTTGAGGCTATGTTTTCTCAGCTTTTAATGGCCTTGGGCGAGGCAGGAATCATCCAGCTCGACGATGAGCCACAAGAAGGCTCTCCAGAAGAGGCGCATAGTCCATTAATTATTCCATAGAGAATCTTTATTCACAACCATAACAGGAGCGGCCAAATGCCTGGTGTATTATCCAATTAAAGCTCAAGAAATTGCCCTCAATAATAATCAGCCGTTTCATATAGCGGCATGGTTTAAGAGTGGGGCCGCACTTACTTTTGGAGTCAACTCAGAGAGGTGTTCTAAAAAGTTTATGCGACGGTATCGGGACGGAACGGTTCGCTACCATCTCCACGCTGAGATGGATCTTTTGATAAAGATGGGGAGCCAAATCGCCGATGAGATTTATGTTATTAGATTTAGAAAAAATGGAGAAATCTCAATGGCAAAGCCATGCAAATACTGCCAAAAGTATCTTAGAAGATATGGCGTAAAGAGGGTTCGATATACGAACTGGGAGGGACAATGGGAACGAATGACGCTTTAATTCCATACTATGAATCAGATGAGGTGGGCGATCACATTCGTCCTGACACAATAAGTCATATCGGATATTCATTCACCCTGTCTGGGTCTGGAGTATTTCCCTCTAACCTTCTTGCGAGAGAAGCTTGTTGGCCAGCAGATAAGAATAGCGGTAAGGCCGCGTACTCTGACTCTAGAGAGAAAAAGATAATAAATATTATTTCTGCTTACTATCCTCGGGCAAAGTCTTGGAGCTCCTTGGGGTGGAGAGTTTCAAGGGTTAACGAATTAACAATAATTGATGATGATAATCATTACCATACTTGGCCCGCGTGACAATCATGGATATGTTTAAGATAAATTGGACTGAAAAGACAAAAAAGAAAACAACTACATCTATAACAGGCTTTGGATATCAGATCAAATCTTGGATTGATGATTATGAGAAAAATTACCCCGCTAATTCCTTTGGGACAAAAGTGATTGCATCGGTTGATAACACAGTTACAGTCTCCATCTCCCGCCACAATTCCATATTTAAATAGAGAAAACATGCTACACTCATCTTATCTTTCTAGGGTTTTGTCAGAAAACCCCCCAATGCCTCATGACAAGCAAAAGGAGCTTATAGCTATCTGGCAGTCGGATGGAGACAAAAAGGCTCTTGATGCTGTAATTTTCTCAAACATGAGATTAGTTTCAAGGGAGGCTTGGAAGCTATCTTCAAAAAATGTAGCCTCATCGTTTGAAGATTTAATGCAAGAGGGGGTGGCTGGCTTGCTTCGGGCGGCGGAGTCTTATGATCCAGATAAGGGCGCAAGCTTTTTGTCCTACGGAATGATGTGGGCAAACGCCTATATGAAGCGGCACATGATGGATCGAAAGTGCATAGTGCGCCTTGCAACGACCAGGAGTTCTAGGGCCATTTTCTTTAGAATCACCCAGGCACGCCTAAAGGCGGAAAAAGAAGGATTGTGTGGGGATAAAAAAACCACTAGAATCGCCGATCTGCTGGGGGTTTCGATCCCCGATCTTGTGGAAATGCAAAAGGCCTTATCTGGACATGACACATCTCTTAGCACTCCGATCGGAGATGAGTCTAATGGCGCAACAATGCAGGACTTACTGGTTGATGAGGGTACAATGGAGGACAAGGTAGAGAAGGAGAGTTCAAAAGTCGCCTTATCCCTAGCAATAGGGGCGGCTCTGAGTCGACTCCCCGACGATGAGAGATACATTGTAAAAGAGCGATTCCTTTCGGATAAGAAAAAAACACTGCGGGAGTTAGCAGCTGATTTAAAGATCTCTAGAGAGTGGGCGAGAAAGATGGAGATCAGGGCGCTTGGCAGTATTCGAAAAACTCTAGGGCGAGAATTCGATATTAGAGACTTCAGGAGTTACTAATAACTTCTTATTAAGAAGGAGGGTTTCTCATGAAAGACATAAGAAAAAAGATTAAAAACTGGAGAATGGAGGCCACCTCTCCCCGTAATGATGGGTGGGTATCAACACACTATCGAGAGCTTATCCTTGAGGCTTATACGGAAATCAAAGAGGTAGCCACCTCCATCGGGCTGGTGCCTTTAGGGGAAGATAGCGCTTTGCCATTCATTGACAACGGAGGAGATGATGACTAAGAGAAAAAAAGGAGAGCATGTAAGATATCAGTATTTAATATGGAAAAGCGATGAAGGCTTTATGTATATGGATCAGTTTTCTGATAGCGAGCTGTCAGCTTTTTTAAATGATATGGAAAAGGCAGTCGATGACTCCGAGGAGCCAATAAAGGTCATCGAAGGAGAGGAGGGTGAATAAAAATATATCAAAACTCATCTCTTTGGCTACCCGATTGGACGAGCTTGAGATGCACGAAGAGGCAGATATAATTGACTCTGTATCTGAAAAAATGACAAGCGACGAGGACGTAATGGAGGATCTTCTTGGATTTGTATCAGCGGAAGATGCAAGAAGGCTGATAGAGAAAGCAAACCTTATCTTTTAATAGAAAAAAAAGAGTTGACATGACTAGCCATAATACTGCGATAAACCGAAGTGGCCCGAGCGCCCCGCTCAAGTATATTCTTAATAATTTTTACGATAGCATTTCACTTCCAATTATAGATTATGGATGTGGAAAGGGTGCTGATGCAAAGCATTTGTGCAATATTAATTTGATGACAGATTCTTATGATCCTCATTGGAATCCAGTCTCATTAGCCGGAAAGGAGAATAGTTATAATACGATCTTTTGCACTTATGTTTTTAATGTAATAAAGCAGAGTCAAGAGGGGCTTCTTATAAATAAGATCAAATCACTCTTAAGCAGTGATGGGGTTGCCTATATTGCGGTTAGGCGCGATATAAAAAGCGAGGGAGAGACAAGCCGAGGCTTTCAAAGGAATGTGCTTTTAGATCTTCCAATCGTAAAAGAATATAAGAATAATTTTTGTATCTACAAGTTAACAAAATAAGGGCTCGTAACGGTTTCGACAGGGAGCAGAGAAATAGAGTGCAGGTGCTTTAATGATGATTCAAGCTAAAAGGTTCATCAAAACGATAATTGCAAATAACAATAATCACTTCTACGCCGCAGCTTTAGCTGCTTAGTGGTGGGGTTTTCAATAACCTTATTACCCAAAATTGAATAATAGGTAGAGATCCTACGAAAATAAAAAATCAAAAATGGTTCCCTGGCACAAGCTTACTTCACTTAGAGATAGGTGGATACCTTTTGTATCAGGTGGATTTCGAGGCAACATAGAAGCGGGAAATTTGTTGCTACCTTTTTAGTTTGGAAATTTAACTAAACAAACCTGTGAATGACTTAACTTTTAAAACTTTCTGGACGCGGGTTCGACTCCCGCCGGGTCCACCTTTTCTTATTACTTGGGGTTAATTAGTTGGATCTATGTTTTAATAAAGATCTTTTAGAGATTCTTGACCCAGAAGATATTATTAAGATAGAACTAATTCTATGCGGCGATGAGAGTTCTGAGTCATTTCTTCATTCAAAAGCCTATGAGCAATTGTTTGAGGTGTATATGGAAGAAATGCCTTATGGGATAGCAAAATGTAGAAGTGGAGAGCCAGATCTTTGGATATTGGACCGGCTCAGAGCAATAAAAAGCAGAGGGGGCAGTCTTGATGGCAATTGAAAATAAAATAATAAACGAATGGAAGCTCCGAACGCCGGTTGGACATGAGGGCATGTTTGTTCGAAATACAGAAGATGGAAAAGAGGTAGCTGCCATTGTTACTAAAGGCGGAGATAATTGGAATTGGGTTATCATCTCTGACCTTAAAGAGGTTGCAGTAGGAAGAGAGATATCCTCTGAGGCTGCAAGATTCAAGGTTGACTTGAGGCTATCGGATATAGTAAATAATTTATCCAATATTAAAGATATATTTGTTTTGGAGCAGGGCGACCATGATAAAAACAATTAAGAGCGATAGAGTTAATCGACTTGTTTCTAAGATAATAAACTCAAAAAAGCTCGAAGAGCTAGACCCAGTAATTGCCGGTGGCTCTATCCTTTCTGTATATTTGTCCGTCACTCTATACGATACGGACGATAGATGGAAATACTTTGAGAGAAGAGTGGAGAGAAACCCTAAAACATCTGGGATGCCAGTCTTTGGAGATGTTGACTGCTGGTTTTTAAAGGGCCATAAAATTCATAGTAGTAATGATGAAAATAACCCATTGATTGGAGATATATCACCACCTACGGCAAACTCGGTTGCCGTCCCTCTTTCGGGTCGGGATTACTTTTCTCCAACACTCGGAGCCCTTGGAGTTTCAAGAGCGAGTCGGTGGGCAAATACATTTCGGATGGCCCCCAACGTATTTGGAGTCGGACAGTATCAGTTTATAAAGGCAGAGCCAGAATCTCCTGAGAGCTTAATAAGTTCATTTGACTTTATTAACTCAATGGCCGCATGGAAGTCTGGGGTCTTATACTATGACGATAGAATTGATTCTGCGTTTAAAGATCTCCAGCTTCAAATGAACGATGACAAGGCGTATGGCGGGTCAATAGCTTCTCGTATTTTTAACGCACTCCGCGCATTTAAATATTCCATGAGATATTCCCTAGATTTCGATCCGGGTCTTTGCGATCATGTATTTAAAGTTTACTCCGAAATAGGGGGAATCGACTATGATTCTTATGCAGATAAGGTTGTTGAGTTAGAGAATCTATATGGTAAGTCAATATCTTCAGTGGATGCTTTAAAGGAAATGGTAGCAACACTGAAAGGCAGGTTCGAAGAGTTTGCTTTGATGAATACTTTTAAGCCAGAATATGCCCTGTTCTTGCTAAAAGATTCAGATTCAATTCCAGGACTCAAAGATTACATTGCAAGAAACGGGAGGCCAAAGCAGTCTAATCCGCCATATGTTTTGAACGGGGGAATTGTATGGCCTGGCTCGTCATTGGTAGCGGCTATAAAGTAGAGAGCAGGATTAAGATAATTGGAAAAAGTAAAAGTATCAGCCCTATATTGCCGAGAGTGTAAGGTTACAATCTATAGTCGCCACAGGTGCGATATGAGGCGGTGTCTGTGCGAGGAGCGCGGGCATCACATCGGCGTATCAATAGGCGGAGGAAGAGATTATACGAAGTTGAGCTATAATAGTTTTCACTCCTTTCGCCTGAGAGAAATAGAAGTTGAAGCTACAGTATATGATCTTGAGGAAGATTGGAAAAATAATACGAATAAGTATGGAGTGATTAGGTCATGACCGAAAAGAACAAGCCCTATTGTTACCAGAACTTCGAGTGTAAGCCGGGGACAGACAAGCGATTGTCTTGCGCTAACTGTCGCCGCCTAAAATCTAGACTACTAACCCTCTCAAAAGAATGGTAGCCAAACTCACAATAGAGCTCGTACCACGCGGCCAATGGGGAGCGAATCTTAGGTCCGAACTAAAAAAGTCTGAATGGGATAAGCTCAGAAAAGAATGCTATGCTAAGGCGGGATATAGGTGCGAAGTGTGCGGAGGAAAGGGGAGCAGGTGGCCAACTGAAGCCCACGAAATATGGGATTATGACGAAAAAACAAAGGTACAGCGGCTAGACGGACTGATAGCCCTTTGCCCGAGTTGTCATGAAGTAAAGCACATAGGAAGGGCAAACGCCACTGGAAACGGGCAAAGGGCTATGCGACACTTAATGAGAGTAAATAGCTGGGCCGAGTCAGACGCGAAGCATTACATTGACGCAGCATTTGAAACTTGGATGAAGAGATCAGGAGAAGAGTGGACTCTAGACATTTCGTGGGTCGAGAATAATCTTAATAAGAAAGACGAATGGATTTAAAATGAAGATCGGAGATATAGTTTATAAAAAGAACTCTCCTAACGATTGTGGCATTGTCATAAAGGCGAGCCTCCCGCCAAGCAGACCAGATAGAAACGCGGACAAAAGAGCCGTAATCGTATGGCGGGATGGACGAATTTCGGGGTCAAATAAAGAAAAATATTTAATGGTAATTTTAGAAGCATAGATACGGGAGATTAATAAATGTTAATAATGCCAATTGAAAACGCCGATGAAGATGCGCTGTTTTTGGATCCAAAGGATGTATTTAAAAGCGCAATACTTGGGTCTGTAAGCGAAGTAAGCCCAGAATATGACCACTGGGATCGAAAAGAAAAGAAAAATCTAGTTCTATACTGCACCGCGAAAGTTATAGAGTGCCTTGTTGCCGAGAACGATTGGAGCAGGGATGATGCAGTGGAGTGGCTAGAATATAATATCTTGGGAGCATGGCTAGGAGAGGGGACTCCTACCTTCATTAACTCAGAAGAATATGTATTAGATATAGACGACCCAACAACAGGCGGCTATGTGGACCGGGCAATCTTCGGCAAGGAAGAGGACTATGAAGAGGAAATAGATCTTCATATCACTTACGGCGGAAGCTAAAATATATCACCGAGAGAAAACTGTGGATACTGCCTTTTCATCATCACTCAGCATACTAAAGCCTTCTCCACCGTGTGACAACCTGAGCGCCGGCGATTTTATAAAATTTAAAGAAAAATTCATTGAAGATGATTTTCATTTTGGGATCATATTGGGACGCTGGCCATACGAAGATGAGTGCCTAATGGTGTTTTGGTCCCCAGAGGTAAGCCTTTCGGGAGTTATATTTGGCGATCATTACGAGGTCATTAAGATTGAAGAAGAAGTCTAAACTTATAGGTTGGTAAAATGTCAGGATCAATTAGAATGGTTATGCTGGAAATTCCAAAATCATTATCTGTGCACAACATAGCAAAAATTAAAGAGAAAATTAATCAGTTTTCTGGCGACTCTTTGGATATTATTCGAAGAACGATAGAAGATAAAGTTTACGAAGAGATAGACTCGCCGGACCTATCCGAGCGATTAGAGGAGGAACACTTGTTTTCTTTGGATGAGGATTCAAGAGCCGCCCTTATCTCCAGGTTTATAACGAAGGACTTTTTAATAAAGGCAATTGATGAAGTTATCACCCCATACCTGGCAGGAGAGGAGGCGTCCGTTGGGGAGAGGACTATTTACAAGAAGATCGGAGCGGCTACATATGCAATATCATTCAAAGAAGAATATTCCTATAGAAATGAAGCGACAGACTATTCGCTAGTTAGAGCTCTGATAGCATCTGATGTGCTATCAGGGAAGCTGTAGGGCAAATTGGTGATTTTTATTATAGATAAGGAATTATGAATAACAAGAAAGACAGGATGATTCCAATGGGCCAAGAGATAACGGTAGGAACCCTAGTTGAGGTCAATGGAACTCACAAAAAATCTATTGGAGTCTACTTGGGAGATGTCGGTTCGGGAAAGTGGGGCATGTTCTTCGGGTACTACGAGGGAAAGGTAAGGGCGCTATATCGAGATGACTTCCACCTGGCCCCGATGCTTTAGGAGGGGGTGTTTGGGGCCGGGCAAAGTGACACAAAAATAAAAACTAGATAAGCCTGTTTGCTTTTTAATTAGATCTTGCGCCTAGAGTTTAAATGTATTTTTGGACTTGATTCTATAAAATATTGCGAAAATACATTATTATAGTAAGCCAATAAGTTGCAAGCTATGATAAATAAAATCTAATCGCCCGCTATGTGAAAAGCGGATCGAGGCTTGATGGTAATAAATCTTAATAAAAAGAAGAAAGGAGGTCGTCTAATGAAGGACTTACCATTGCCATTAAAAAGAAATATATACTTACCAAAACAAGTTACTCAGGCTTCGATGAATGATCTTACAAAGTCTATTATAGAGATAAATGATGACGATGCAACGCTAAAAAAACTATATTCGGTTTATGATTTAGAATATATTCCAAAGCCAATTAAGCTATATATCGACTCCTATGGTGGCGCTGTATATCAATGCTTCGGGCTTATTGGTGTTATTGAAAATTCTGCCGTTCCAATTCATACAATAGTGACTGGAGCCGCTATGTCATGTGGATTTGTGATTTTAATAAATGGCCATAAGCGATTTGGATATAAGCACTCAACTCCCCTTTATCATCAGGTATCAACTGGATTCTACGGAAAAGTTCAGGACATGGAAGAGTCCTTGGCTCAAACCAAGAAGCTTCAAAAGAAAATAGAAGATATGACAACATCTCTTACGAAGATTTCCAAGAAGAAGCTCTCAGAGATATTAAAAACAAAAAAAGATTGGTACATGTCGGCGGAAGAAGCGCTAAGCATGGGCGTTATAGATGAAATTATTTAAAACTAGTTTGCGTAAACTAGTTGTAACTCGAACCCTGGATGAATGTAATGTCAAAAATAACAAAGACCTCTTTGGATATAGACGATTGGTTCTCTGCTCTAGAAAAAAACATCGATGTATGGATAACAGACCCTCCATATCCTTTTAATAATCAAAACGGAACTTCTCGATTTAATCACATTGATAATGTCGACGAAATGTACACGAGACTTGATTGGGCTGGAATAGAAAGCTTTATAAAAAACGCCTTTGAAAGATCAAACGATGGTGCAAGGCTTTATATCTTTTGCAATAGAGACGGACTAAGAAGAACATGGGGAGCTCTTGAGGCGGCGGGATGGAAGTTCAGAAACATGTTGGTTTGGAACAAGTCTGTAATGGGGATGGGATACCATTGGAGGAATCAAACCGAGTATATTTTATACGCATCAAAGGGGAAGCCAAAGAATTACGTCCAAGGAGTTCCGAATATTTTCGAATACAAAAAACCAAAAGGACAGTCGGCGAAACCCCCAGAGATCTGGAGAGATATCTTAAATAGAACATTGTGCGAGGGCGATGTCTGTGCTGATCCGTTTGCCGGAACCGATCCCCTATCTATAGCCCTAGAGGACCAGGGGCTATACGCCACTCTCGGAGAGTCTTATTCTAATATATTGGACACCATAAAGTCATGAATAAACCAGTAGCTCTAATCCTGGCAGCAGGAAGGGGAACTAGAATGCAGTCAAGCCTTCCAAAGGTCTTGCATGAGGTTGGAGATAAAACTATGATCGAGATGGTATATGCGGCGGCTAGTGGCGCTGGGTTTGAGCCCGTAGTCATTGTTGGCCATAAGAAGGATTTAATAAAATTTATCCTTCCCGATAAAACCCAATTCATAGATCAAGACCAGCAGCTTGGGACCGGACATGCGGTTATGCTTGCTGGAGATAAGATTCCACACTCCGGAGTCGTCTTGGTAATGCCCGGCGATGCGCCTCTTATATCTGCAAATACCCTAAAGATGTTATATAAAAAACATACTGGCTTGTGCACGATCCTTACTTCCAATATTAAAAAAGAAGAAGCAAAGAGCTCTGGATATGGAAGGGTTGTAAGAGACAAAAATCTTATAAGAGAAATAGTTGAAGCATCGGAAGCAACACCGGAGCAGCTTCTTATTACAGAGTTTAATACTGGATTTTATATATTTGATGCAGCTTGGCTGTTTTCGATTGCAGTCCCAGGTCTTAAGCCTCATCCTCCAAATAATGAGTATTATATAACAGACGTAATAAAGCTCGCCGCAGAGTCAGAAGGGCTCGGAGGGGTTCTGACTAGCAACCGACAAGAGGTCGTTGGCATTAATGACAAAAAGACACTGAACAGTGTGAGGGAGATTATTAAAAATGACAGAGATAGAAAGTAATTACATAGATATAGTTAGGCTTATGTACTCATTCTCCGAAGATGCCTCAAAGCTTGTAGAGCCGGTTAGCCTATCTTACATTGATGATTTCATCACGGCGTTCTATCAGTGTGTAGACTATGATCTTGTTGCTAAAATTTCGGGCAAAAATATCACAGCAGAGACAGTGGGCCAGCTGGCCTTGAATTTTTCCAAGAAGAACTGCAAAAAAATCATCGACCCTTATGACTTAGATTATGCTGATGCAGATTAGTGGTTGTCCGATTGCTACATGAGATTATATTCTTGTTAAATAACAAGAGGAGCACATGAAGTTTAAAGAAATAGAATACAAGTATTGGGCCGACGATTATTCGAAAGAATCCTTCGCCAAGAAGATCGAATTGGTTGTTGCCGATGCAGAATGCCATATGCCAAAGCCGATCTATGTTGTTTCGTGCGATGATTATTACACAAGAGACAACGGGGACGACAAGGACTTCGTTAGGTTTAGAAAGGGCGGCGGCTTATACGAGCTTACTGTAAAGCGAAAGCTTAAAGAAAATATAGTAAGAACAGAAATTAATCTTGATGTATCTGCGAATGATGACTCTGCAGTTGAGGAGTTTTTGGGTTTAAGCGGATATAGTAAGTCATTTCAAGTATACAAGGAGGCCTGGATTTGGAACTTCCATAATTGTGATTTGTCATATTATACATTATCAGATGGAAGAAATGTTATTGAACTTGAGTCTCATAGCTATTCCACGCCAGAAGAGGGTGTGTCCATAATAAATGACTGGGCGAGGCAGCTCGATACGACCTCCCTAAGAAGGGAGTCAAGATCACTGTATGAGATCTTTTGCGAAGAAGGCCTCGCTAAGTAGTTATGAACGAAAGCAAGCCAAAGCCGCTAGGCTATAAATTGAGAAATAAAAAAACCGGTTTATTTTTAAGATCAATCTCAAGAAGTGAGTGGTCCAAATTGGGCAAGACATGGCCGAGACTCGGCGATCTGACTCGAACTATAAATATGGGACTCAAGTCGCAAAGAAGGATGGGATCCGGCCAGGCCTATGATAGGCTGATTGACGAGCTAGGCGACTGGGAAGTGGTAGAGCTATCAGAAGATAATAGTTATTCTGCTTTGTTTATTTTGGACAAGCTAAAGGCTTAGTTGGAAAATAGTTCGTCTGAAAATACCAGAGTCTCTGGGCTCATTTGAGATGAATATATCAGATGTTCTGCCGGAAGCTCATAGGCCGCTCCTACCACGTGTGGGTTCGGGCCGGATGGCTCGTGACCGAATACAACGATAGTCGCTACAGAGGCAATTATGGCCGTTGCTGCATATATAAATAAATCTTTAAGCATGACTTGCTCCGCTTACATAATGATTACCATCTACTATTGAAACTTCATTTAGCGACAGCCGTTGACCATATCTCACTTAGTAGTAGATATCTGTTTTATGGCAAATCTTGGAGTTAAAGGTTGGAAACATTAATTTTATTATCGATATTTTGCATACTAAATTTAGTAACAACTTTGTTTCTTTTACACAAAAACAAGGTAGATGCAGAACAAGCCAAAGTCGAAGTATTAAATAAACATATGCAGCTGCACTCTGCGAGGTTTGGAGTGTTGTCTGATAACATTGAGATGCTAGAAACGCGCATAATCTATATGGAAAAGATTATTGAAATACTATATGCCAACGGCGGAAGCCTTGGCGGAACAATGCATTAGAAAATTTTGATATAAATAATCTCGATTTATTATAGCCATGATAGAGAGGTTCGAGATGATTCGAGTACTGGGACAAATCCCGCATAAAGTTGTCATTGCAGTTAGTGGTGGGGCAGACTCAATGGCGGCCCTTAGCTTCGCTTATAACGGCGGCAAGAGAGACTTGGTAGCTCTTCACTTCAATCATGGATCAGAACACGCTCAGGACGCAGAGCGGCTTGTTAGAGCTTACTGTAAAGAAAATGATATTCCACTGGTTATCGGTCGCATTTCTCGTGAGAAAAGAAAAGAAGAATCTCAAGAAGAATACTGGAGAAATGAGCGGTACGGATTTTTTTCCAGCTATGCAAACAAGAGGCACGAATCAATGGGGATTGGCAGAGAGGGTTTGAATGAATTTTTTTGTTCAATTACTACAATTATAACTGCTCATCATTTGGGTGACTCAGTTGAGAACTGGGTATTTACATCTCTCCATGGCAGGGGAAGGCTGATTCCGCACCAAAGGGATAACTTCCTTCGCCCATTTCTTTTGACAGAAAAAGAAGATCTTGTTTCTTGGTGCGAAAGAAAAAATATTCCATACATTATCGATCCGTCAAATTCTGATTCTCGGTATATGCGAAACTATATTCGAAATGAATTATTGCCGATGGCGATGATTGTAAATCCAGGAATATCAAAGACAGTAAAGAAGATGGTAAAATCCGCATACGAAAATTGCCCAAATAATCTATAGATTTTTTTAAATTTGTGACTATATTGCTCTGGTAATCACAACGGCGGAGCGCACCGCCTTCTGCTTCAAGTTAGTTATCAGATATATGCTTTGGCCCTTATGGTGGAATAGGTAGACACGAGTGATTTAAAATCACTTGACCATTGGTCGTGCCGGTTCGAGTCCGGCTTTGGGCATTATTTTTTCATTGAATATAAGATGAAAAAGCAGAAGCGACATTCTGCCTAAGATAATCTCTCTCAGCCGTACCACTGATTGTGTCGCAAGTCGGTAGCATAGAAGGGAAATGTAATTCAGATGAAAGCGAAATAGCTGAGGTTTCGTTAGTAATCACCCCAAAAAGAGCAATGAATGAGTCCTTACCACATTGAGTGTTATATTAGACAAACCCTATACGGGATAGTCCCAGAGGCTCTCTGGAAGGAACACTCTGAATCTGGGACAGACCCATTCGGAGCCATGTCTGCTGCGAGTGCGAGAAAGATGAGAAGGAAATTTCGAAAACTAAAGAGAAGAACAAATATATCGTCGAAAAGTTCAGCATCTCAAGTGTGGAATCGTGGAAATCGATTCTTAAAAGAAGAGATGGAATCATAAAGATCGACCAGTATAACTAACCGGTTTTTAATATTAGGTAGTTTTTCATAGTATAATATCTTTATGGGTCTATGGTGAAATAGGATATCACAGTAGCCTTCTAAGCTTCTATTCCAGGTTCGAGTCCTGGTAGACCCGCCATTATATTTTAGAAAAATACAGCTTTATAGCCCAATTGAGTTATATTAAAACTGTATTTGGCGTATTATTTCTATAATCAGTAATAGAAAATAATACTGTACATTACGCAACCCTTTAGCGGAGAAGAAAGAAAATAATATGAAAGATAAAAAGAATTCAAATCTCACAAAAATGAAGGGGTATCCCTTCGACAAGCATCGGTGCTTCTTTATTAAGGATTTTAATCCAGGAGACTCCATAACTATAAGAAAAAATAACAACACCCTCGAAAGAGGGATTGTAGAAAAGGTTGATATGAATTCTCTTGAAGTTATTTATAAAACAGCAGACGCCTCTGGAAATAGGGCGTTCACAAATGAAATTGCGTCACTCAGTCGCTACAACCCAGGCTGGCTTACAGATGATAAATAAAGAAAATCTTGCATACTTTGAAACGATTATAGAAGAACTACTGGGAGTCCTCGATTCTCACAAGGTTTCTATAGAAGATGGAGCGTTAATTACAGAGAGTCTGTATATAATGTCTTTATCTTATTTAAGAGAAAAGTGCGAGCCAAATGATCTTGCTCAAACTGGAGCTGTGTCCTTTGAGGCAAAGACCATGGGAGGAATTATTCCTCATAATATGGTTGGAGCCGGAAGGGGCTGGGGAATAGACTCTGCACTTTTAGATGAAGAAAACTAACGAAGAGGTTGAGATTGAATAATACTCGAAAAAACAATAATCAAACAAAAAACAACGAAGTTGTCTCGAAAAAGCCTACGCAGAGTTCGTCGGCACCAAAAAAGATAATGATTTTCAATACAAAAAAGGAGAACTAACATGCCCGCAAAAAAGAGCGCCCATCAAACGAAGGGGCTTAGCTTGTCTCTTCGAGATAACGATACCAGAAAGAAGGCCGGAAGCAACCGTCTTGATATCACTGTCAATTCGGAAGATTGGAGAATTCCAAATCAGCGGGTCAGCATGACTATCCGTGAGGCAAAAACTCTTCAGAGCTTTCTAAACTCTAATCTGGAAGAATAGACCCTCGTAAGAGGTGTTCGGCAGAATAGCCGCGACGGATTAAGTCCATCGTGGCTATTTTTTTAACTAAATCCAAAAGAGCACTTGAAAAAACAAGAACGCTCGGTATATTTTACTTATCGAAAGCAGCTAAAGAAATATACTATATTCGAATATATTCATGGGCATTATGCCTTATGCTGCTTACGCTACTTGCGCCCCACCTAGGAGATTGTTTTGAATAGAATACTTGTTATAGATGGTTACAATATGATACACCGTTGTCGATTCCAGTGGGGCGGCGGAGATGCAGAGGGTGAGTTCCAAATTGTTTATAATTTTTTTAGAATTATAAAGCCCCTTCTACTGCACTTCTCTCCAGATAAAGTATACTTTACTTTTGATGGCAGTCCGGTTTCTAGGCTAAGGATGTTTCCAGAGTACAAGGCGAACAGAAGGAGGGATGATCCGGAGTCGGCTGATTACTGGGCATCCTTCTCACGACAGAAAGATATTATTTATTCTCTTCTTAGGAAGGATTTTCCCCTGACCGTAGTTGGGCATCCGGACAATGAGGCTGATGATGTTATTTATTTCGTAGTAAAAAATATGCACTTTGATGATGATGTCGTTGTTGTATCTTCTGATACTGATTTTATTCAAATACTAAATGAGTTTCCAAACAATGTTAGGTTATGGAATCCAATTGCCAAAAAGTATAGAGAGAACACGGATTATGATTATGTTTCGTGGAAGGCAATGGTAGGGGATCGTGCAGATAATATTCCAGGGGTTAGTAGGATTGGGAAGAAGACTGCCTCAAAGATTCTAAATCAGCCAAGCGAGTTGGAGTCTAGACTGCTGGATGAATCATTTCGAAAAGCTTATGAATTAAGCTATTCCCTAATAAAGCTTGCTGATCTTTCTTCGGTTTCATCTGAGATTGTTTTCTCGGATTCAAGTTTTAATAGGGAAAAAATTATAGAATCTTTTGAGAGAATGGGGTTTTCCTCAATTCTCGATGAGCCCTATGGCGAAGAATTTTTTAAAGTTTTTGAAGATCTACTTAGATAGTTTTGGTAAAATATCCCCCAATAGAGAAAACAGGAGAGGCAAATAATGTCTAATACAATTTTTCGATGCGAATACGTTTGGCTTGACGGATCAAGGCCGGAACCATCCTTGAGATCAAAGACGATGGTAAACTCCATTAGAAAAGAAGAGGGAGATGCAATTACTCTTTCTGATTTTCCAGTATGGGGGTTTGACGGCTCAAGCACCCAACAGGCGGTTACTGGTTCTTCGGACCGGGTTTTGCGCCCCGTGTTTGTTTGTGCTGATCCTAACAGGGCAAATGCTGTGATTGTTTTATGTGATGTTTTAAACGTAGATTTTAGCCCGCACTCTTCGAATACTAGAGCGCCGCTTGTGGCTGCTATTAATCAGCATATTGAAAGAGCGCCTGTCATCGGATTTGAGCAGGAATATTTCTTTATGAAAGACGGACGAATCCTTGGCTGGCCAGAGGATGGAACTGAGCCTCGACCTCAAGGTCCATATTATTGCGCCGTCGGAGCCAGTAATGTTGTGGCAAGAGATATCGTTGAGAGTCATTTGACATCCTGTTTGGGCGCCGGTCTATCTATAACCGGGGTAAACGCAGAGGTGGCACTGGGACAATGGGAGTATCAAGTTGGAGGCCCATCAGTTAATGCCCTCGTTGCTTGCGATCATCTGATTGTAGCAAGATATTTAATGGAAAGGCTTGGAGAAAAGGAAGGAGTCTCTATCGAGCTTGCGCAAAAGCCGGTGAGCGGGGATTGGAACGGAAGTGGTATGCACGCTAATTTCTCAACTTCTGAGATGAGAAGTGATGGAGGATTACGTTACGTTGAGGCGGGGTGTAAGGCTCTTGGCCTTCAGTCTAACGTGGATCGTATTTCAGAAGTGTATGGCTCTGGCCTTTCAGATCGCTTAACTGGTTTGCATGAAACTTCGGCAATTGATAGTTATTCTTATGGAGTTTCTGATCGCGGGGCTTCGGTTCGAATACCGTGGCACGTAGAGAAGAGTGGCCGAGGGTATCTGGAGGATCGTCGCCCCGGAAGTAATGCAGATCCATACATTGTAGCAGAGTACATGGTATCTTCTATTTGCTCTGCATTTAAGCCAGAGGCAGAGGCCGAAAATACGGAGGACAGTAATGACGCCGGAACAGCTCCTAAAGAAGCATAGGATTAATAAGGTTTATTCTTATTTCGAATCGCGGGTGGATAAGAACAAAGTAGAGTTTGGCTGGGTAGAGTCGGAGCTAAAAAACATTGACGGAAAGTTTGTTATTTCTTATGGCTCCACTTCTAAAAAGATCGAGAACTCAGACAAAGAATGGTCGAAGAGAGAGGGAAAAAATCTAATAACACTTGTTGATTATGAGAGTTATTTTTTTGCATTAACCGGAATGACCACAGCGGACTTTTTGTTAAAGTGGGATGGAAGATTAGAAGTACTAGAAGCGTACTGGTCCGATAGGTTCCCTAACTCAAGAGATGGAGAGGGGGAGTTTTTATTGATGCTCGCAAGCCTTGCAGTAAATGGAAAGAAGTTTACTAAGTTCGGAAGGATATTTAAAATAATTGATAGCTCCACTTGATTTCTTGCATCTATTCGGTAGTCAATAAATTTTGATATAAATAATCTCGATTTATTATTGGTGTATAAGATGAGAACTCGAATTTTTAAAAAAGCAGAGGCAACATTTTCAAAGGCATCTTCGGCGGCTTATTGGTCTACTGTTTGTGTTCTTGTTTATTGTTTGTTCTTGAGCAATAGGAGGGGATTTAGGGATGTCAAAAAAGATTAAGCAGTCTAGGGTTATCACGGATTTTATAAAAGTAGTACAAGGAGCGAGAAAGGACGCGGTGATGTCTTATGCCTACCGGAGCTCATTTGACAACGATAAGATATTGGAATGGGCTCTATGTGATCTCAAGAGGCTTAAGGCACTGGTTTCAAATAAGTATTGGATAAAATACCCCTCCTATGTGTGTAGCCGCTCCTCACCCCGCCCGTATGGTTATTTGATATTCTTTCTCACAAAAGACTTATGTAATGTGTCTCTTGAGGCCAAGAACATTCTAATAGACAAATCTGTTGGATTATTTCTTTCGGCAACTCTGGATAATACTTGTGGAAAAGATATGCTTCGTGCTGCAAAGCGAGGAGTTAGGTCTAAAGACCAGAGGGCTAGACTGAGGGCATCTAAGATTGTGCCTGTTTCTGTTTTGAAAAAGATGATGGGCGATAGTAGCTACGCTGTCAGGTGTGCTGTGATTAAGAGAATTGGAATCGCTAACTGTGCTGATGATCTTGTGACTGATTCTAACTACTGGATAAAAAGAGAGGCTCTTATAAACTCTACTTTATCCCCGATAGACGGCATAGAAAGAATAAGAAATGAAATGACCAATTCAAACGATAATGGACTGCTAGGCGGTTGGAGCTATAGTCACATTCTTCAGGAACTTGTGGCGAGACTTCCAGCAGATGAGATTCCGTATCATTTGGATCTTTCTACTATTTCTGGCGAATTGGACAGGATACTGCGACTAAAGATGCAGCATCATGGAGGAGAACTTAATGTTAAGCAAGGAGAGTCGGGCGGCTAAGGTTTTGTATTTTATATTTCGAGGTAAGAGAAAGTTTCAAGTCTCGAAAGAGGAATGGGAAAAGAGCTGGCTTGATTGGTACTTAGCTTAGGCTTGCAGCTGCTCTGAGGGCGGCGACTCCGCCTCTTATCGCCGTTGGCATCAGGTTAATGTCCGGAGTATTATTCGCCGGTTCAGTTTGGTTTATAGCTTCATTCCTGGCCTCTTCTATACTGAACCCATAAGTGAGGCTATTAATCCTTTGCTGATTCTCTCCTGCAACGCCAAATATAAAGTTTCTATTGTTTGTAAATCCGGCTCTTAGCTTCTTTCTTCTCGCCCATCCTTGTTGCATTGCGGCGGTTGATACAACCAAGTCAATTGCTGCGGCTATACCTGCAATCGGAGCGGTTACTGCTCCAAGAACTGCAATTATTTCGACAATCAGCGCCCAGAGGCTTACAATTCCCATAATTATATTTTCTAGCAAATAATAAGCATGAACCATTATGGCTTCACATGATGTGTTTAGTGCCGCAAGTGATATAAAATCAGATGGGTTTCCAGTATTAGACCTAAAGGGTCGCGATCCACCTTCGATAAACTCCGGCCTAACAATCTCGCCTCCTCCGGTAAATATTTCTCCCATATCTTCTACCATTTCACTAAACGAAACCTCTTCGGGTGGCTCTTCAACGTATTTCCATCCACACTCTGAAGTCCCTTCGCAGCTTGGAGTTTCACTCGGAGAAAGAGTTATGTTCATTTTGTCAGATAAGCCAGAATTTATTTTTTCAGATAGCCCCGACACGAACCATGTATCCATCTGAGTTATTCCGTAGCTTCCAGCGTCTAGGTCTGTAAATATAAAGTTTATTTCTTTTCTCCACTTTTTCCAGGAGTCATATGCAAAGTAAATAGAGGCGACCACTCCAATAACAGGAAGCAGCCTTCCAAGGGCTCTTTTTACTAATCCAAGTGCTCCTTTTACTTTGTTTCCAATCCATCTTATTGGAGAGGTCCATGAGCCTCTTTTTTCGAGCCGCTCTTTTGTAAAGAGAAGCCCCGCCTGAACAGATGCTAGCTTTATCTCTTCTTTTGAAATAGAGTTTGGCATTACTCTTTCTGCTTCTTCTAGAGCCGCCCTTGCTGCTAGCTCCATAGTTCTGCGCCAAGACATGGCTTGATTTAAACTAGCCGTTTTATATAAGTTCTTTTCTATTTTCATGTAGTTTATACACGCAGTGGATATATTCTCAAGATCTATATCGTTTTCCTCTACTATAGCTATAGACTCTCTTATTTCATCTTGATCCAGAGATTCCGGCGGCGGCGTGTTTGTCATAGCATCTGAGCCGGGCCTTAGGTATGTTTCGGCGGCAGTTTGAATTGCCGAGGGTGGTGGCTTCATACACTCGTCAATTACGGAAGTCCATAGTTGGTACTCGTTATGTTCCCCGGAGAGCGTTTCGTAGGAAGATGTTTTTAGCATTCCAGCAAGCTTTACAGAGGCAGACGTCATATTTAAAGACTGAAATGCTTCACCTAAGTTGCGTATATCTTTCTTGTAGTTTGCGCTAATTTTCATTGTAAATCTAAAACCTTATCATTATAATACTATAATCCCATTCAGACCAAATTATTAATAGAGGCAAATATGTCCAGACTTGATGACTTCAGATCCATGATCGATAACTCAGATGATAAAAAGCTTTTATCCTCCGGCCAGGAGCTTCTTCGAGAAATGATGGAGATTAACTCTTTAACCGCAAGGCTGGAGGAGTTGGAGCGGGGACTAACTGAGGGCGGAAAGGCTGCTCTTTACTTTTTTGCCGCAGGGTTGGACGAAGATGAGCTGACATTTGCAGCAGAAAGAATAACCGGAAAGCTATCAAGAATTGAGCGGGCCGAGAAAAAGAAGGAGATGAAAATAGCAAAAGAAGAAGCTATTAAAAACCCGCCAGCCGATGTAGAGGGGGATTCTTTGAGCGAAGAATCTTCAGATGAAGTAGAATAAATAGAATGAAAAGAATAGTTATATCTGACACTCACATAGGAAGCCTTCATTATAACGGAAAGGCTTTGGCTTCTTTCTTAAAAAAAGAAGAGTACGACCAATTAATCTTGGCCGGAGATATAATTGATTTTATTAAGATTCCATTATTTACAGAGAGAGCGATAGATATACTGGAGGCGATAGATTACTCAAAAGATATAATATATATCGTTGGCAATCATGACTTTTCGTTCAAGCCCCTTATCGGCAAAGCCGTAAAGGGGATTTCTTTTGTGGATAAATTTGAGTTTGAAGAAGGTGGGAGAAGATTCAGAATAGAGCACGGGGATCAGTATGACTCCGGAATTGTTCACATGGACTTTTGGATAAGGATACTGTCGATTTTTCATGACTGGATGGAGCGAAAATTTGGATGGGATCTAACTACATGGTATGTTAATCGTAAGCTTAAAAAAAGAAAACTAAGAAGAGTATGGGACATCCTGCACAGGAATGACGATGTCGATGTACTCATTGTAGGTCACTCTCATATCCCAGAATGTATAATTTGGGTTGACGAAAAGGGAGAGATAAAGACATTCTGTAATTCGGGCGATTGGGTGGCTCATACAAGTTGGGTTGACATTTCCGACGGCGTGGTTAGGTTGCGGTCGGAAAATAGTTGATTATTTTTCGAAAAATTAAGTAGAATGACCTATCATTTTAATTGCAATTAAGTCGTTAAAATGGTAAAATTACTTTAATATTATAAAGGATCAAGTTATGTTTGCAAAAGTAAAAGAATGGGTTGCCAAGTGGCAAGTTAAGGCTGCCATTGTTGGCGGCGTGTTAGTTGTCGGCTCCGTGTTTGGAACGTGTTCATTTGAGCCAGCATCTTCGGTAGATGCTCCTGAGGCATCAGAGGCAACTGAGTCTAGCACCACAACTGGTACAACTGAGTCTAGCACCACAACTGGTACAACTGAGTCTAGCACCACAACTGGTACAACTGAGTCTAGCACCACAACGGTAGAGTAAAAACTAAAAGGAGATCTAATAGAATGAGCAAAGAAGTAAAGATAGGCCTTGATGCAAGAAGCGGAATGCAAATCGGATTAGATATTTTGGCAAACGCTGTCAAGGTAACTCTAGGTCCAAAAGGTAGGCACGCCGCCATTGACAGGTCTTACGGCCCCCCTTTGGTTACAAAGGACGGGGTGACTGTTGCTCGTTCTATAAGTCTTTCGGATAAGATAGAAAACATGGGTGCTCAGCTCATAAAATCAGTTGCCTCATCAACAAACTCTGTTGCCGGTGACGGAACAACAACGGCAACCATATTAGCTCAGTCGATTTATACCGAGGGAGCTAAGATGGTTGCCGCTGGGCATAATCCAGTTTTGATAAAAAGAGGAATAGACATAGCAGTAAGCACTGTCGTCTCTTTTTTGAAAGATATTTCATCAGAGGTTTCTGGAACGGATACGGTCAGAGATGTTGCAATTATATCTGCGAATAATGATATCGAATTGGGCTCTCTAATCGCAGAGGTAGTGACAACGGTTGGGGATGATGGAATTATCTCCGTAGAAGAGGCGGCTGGCTCAGAAACAACGACCTCTTATACTGAAGGTCTATCATTCGACAGGGGATATATTTCTCCTGCATTCTCTACGAATCAAGAGAAGCTCACAGTTGAGTTTGATAATCCATTTATTATTACATACGATGATGCCCTTACTTCTAGTCAGGAGTTTTTGTCTGTATTACAGGCCGCGTCTGAAGCGTCGAAGCCAGTAGTAATTATAGCAAAAGATGTAAACTCAGAGGCCTTGCAGACTCTTGTTTTAAATAAGGCCCGAGGAACTCTTGACTCCTGTCCCGTGAAGGCTCCTGGCTTTGGAGATATTCGAGCAGAAATGTTAGGTGATATTGCCACAATTTGTGGCGGGAGAATGCTGACAAATGAGGGGGGAAATGCTCTTAGGAGCGTATCGCTTTCGGATCTTGGAACGGCAAGAAAAGTAATTATTTCAAGAAACAAGACAACCATAATAGATGGCGGCGGAGACTCCGCTGATGTGGAGACTAGGATTCTAGGTATAAAGTCTCAGCTTGAAAGCTCTGACCTGTTCCCTCATCAGGCTGCATCTCTTCGGCATAGGCTCTCAACGCTGTCTGGGGCAGTTGCGGTACTTAGGGTTGGCGGAATGTCAGAGGCGGAGATGAGAGAAAGAAAGGATCGAGTGGAGGATTCGATAAATGCTGTTCAGGCGGCGATTCAAGAGGGGATCGTCCCAGGAGGGGGAGCTGCTCTGTTGCATTGCGTCCCGGAGTTGAAAAAATTATTAAAAGATTCTTCTTTATCTGCAGAGGAGGCGGTTGGAGTTGGAATAGTATCTCGTGCAATTTGTGCTCCGTTTAAGCAGATCTTGACCAATGCCGGAGTAGAGCCTTATGAGTTTATGCAGAAAATTATAAACTCAAAAAATACAACTTGCGGATATAATGCTCTGACGAATTCTTTTCAGTCAGATATGATAAAGTCCGGAGTTATTGATCCGGTGAAAGTTGTAAGGTCGGCAGTGGAACATGCCGCATCTGCCAGCGGAACACTTCTAACTACTGAAGTCGCTATTTATGATGAAGATATCAAGGAATAGAAAGTTTTGATATAAATAATCTCGATTTATTATACCTCAGTGAACCTATCGAAAAAAGGAATATAGAATGAGCAATATAGAATCAATTAGGCTTATTGAGGGAGAGGACGAGCAATCTCCTGAGATCGAAGTAGAGCAAGTATATAATTATCTAATAGCAAAGGGAATCAACTCTTGCTCTAATTCCTATAGCGGGGATGAAAAAGAGTATGTTGTGCGCTTCGCCAGGCTTCCGCTCAAAGACATCGCGCCGCTCTGGGGGCTTCTGAATGATGCGGTTAAGATTTCCATTCTGAATGAGAATCTCGAAGAATTCACAAGATTGATGGGGAGTCTTTGTAATGAATAAGGAAATAAAAGACTTTTTCATTAAGTATGGTACGGATAGTTTGTTTCGGCCAAATCATTATACCTATGATAGATCTGAAGTGGCCAAGGCTGCGCGGAGAACTATCTCCAACAATCTCCATCTAATGGAGCCGTATTATAGTGACTTGTCAGAAAGTGCGAGACAGGCAATAATGACCAGCCTCGTTAATGGCGGGGTTGACATATATAACGAGTCACCTTTTTGGGCAAGTATAATCGACGATCTATCGAATTTTAAAGAATTATGTGAATATGGGGAAACAAAGCTAACTCATATCGCTAGGAATTCCGATTCAATTTATTTGTCGGCAGCCCGATTGAATCCAAAGTTTGATTGGAAGCCGCTGTTTTTTCAGGAAATGAAAAGAGCAGAAAGGACTTCGTATGTATCTAGAATATTAGAAAGCATAGCCTCTGGGGTGGCAAAGCAGGATGAGAGCACTATTCCGTTATTTGTTCGCTCGGCCTTATTTGATAAGGCGACCAAGGTTTCGTTTGGATATAGAGTTCGCGGGTTTCTTTATAGGCATTATATAAGCGCCGGGGTTTTGTCAGAAAAGGAGGCCAGAAAGATTCGGTCCGAAGCCTCAGAAGAGGCATCAAATGCTGGACTTGAGACTCTTATTAAGCATAGGGATTTGTATAAAGGAAGGTATGAGAATCTTCTTTTAAAGTTTTCAGACTCCAAGCATGAATGGGTTCAGACGACATTGGCAAAGAGCCTTCCGATACACCTTTTGACATCAATTATGGGAACGGAATATTATTCTGCAAAAGTAATTATTGAGAGAAGAATGGAAGAGCACGAAGATGGAGGACCGGACGATGAGTGAATACGCTTGGTTAGTAACCCCTTTGCATAAAAATATGTTTAAGGAAGAAATCTTGGATGAATCAGTAATGGAGAACTTAAAGCTTAGCTTCGATGGCTCTATAATGGCGGTAAAACGAGGCAGCATTGAGAAGGACTACGAAGAGCAAGATGTAAAAATGATGATCTTGGGATATAAAAAGGTTCCAAAGGACTTGAAGGTTACAGATTCTGACTCTTTGTATAAGTTTTTGGCACTCCATGTTGATCTAGATGAAGAATAAAGTTAAGCAATTTTAAGCAACCCCGATAGGCTCATGTCTGTCGGGGTTTTCTGCTAATATTCATCGCTGAATTGTGAAATGAATTAATTTTGGATGCTTTAATGAGTCAGGGTGTAATAAAAAAAGAAGCCGGAATGGAGTCCGGAGGGCTAACGGATCCAAGAACTGGGCTGGAGATTAATATATCTACAACAGTTAGGTGCCGTTATCGTTTGTTTTATGGCGGAAAGCCGTGCAAGAGTGATGAAGGAAGGAGATCTCAAGGGGTTTCCCGAGAGGACTGGGAAACTCTATCGAATAGAGAATTAAATGAAATGATTGCTCAGGACTTTGCGTCTTCTGCATCTGGAGCTGTTCATATGTTTCTATCAAATTCATCAAATACTTCTACAAAAAAAAGAGAGTGGATTGAGATAAGAGTAGTGAGTCCATCCCGTCCGTTTAATGTATTCTTCTCGGCGGTGAGAGGGGATAGTATTGATATAATTACAGTCAATACTCGGTATAATAAACCACAGAAGCCCAGGATGTTCGACGTCGATGGAAAAAGGGCGGTTACAAGATAGATATGATTATAAAAGAATCACAAGTAGGAAGCCTCGAACAGATCATGCCAACGGTCTATAATAAGCTTCAAACGCTTGGCGAAATTAATAATGTAGTTCCCTTGGCAAACATCATGAAGGGACTTCAGAGCGGAGAGGCTAGAGCCTACGTTTCTAACGAGGATAAAAATCAGGATGGAATTCCGGATAGAATAAATATTGTATATCCCAAAATGGATATAGATCTTCGACAACACTTGGACGGCGTAACTACTGCTGATATTATGGCATTTCCAAATATTGATTCTCAAAAGGCTTTTAATGTTATGAACATTATGGGCGCGGTACTTGAAGTCCTCCATCATGAGCAAGATCATCTTAGTGGATTTAAAAGTACAGAGGATTCTTCTGGTAATATAACAGATGAGTTTAGTTCTGAGAGCTCTGCGGATAGTGCCGGTGGAAATGCCTCAAGCACTTTTATAAACAAATGGAGAGGCAAATTTGCTTCTACTACTAATAGTTATTCTAATATAGCAAAATGCTTTGATTTAAAGGGAGAATTTAAAATGCAAAAAGATCTAGTAAAGTTAGCCAATCACTTGGACAAAATCGGACACAGAGACTTGGCGGATAAGCTGGACTCTATTGTTGTGAAAATAAATAAGACAGCCCAGTTTATCATCACGGATGAAGAGGCAGCTGCCGCGAAGAAAGAGTATGGATATTCGGACGAAGACTGGGCTGCATTGCCGACAAGTGAGCAATTCGAATATGTCGATCAAATGGCAGGAGTTGCTTCGGGAGCTTACCCCAGTGGAACCGTGACCCTTGATGAGCCAACCGTATTTAACTACACTGAGGGCGGAGGTCAGCAAGCATCAGGCTCCCAAAGGAGCCTTGCCGATGATAACGCCGTAACTGCATCGAGCAAGTTAGATGGAATATTCTCTGTAAATCCCGTTGGAAAAGTGAGCCGTTAAAATGTTGGAAGAATTAATAAAGCTCGCTAATCACCTTGATCAGCTTGGCCATAAAGATTTGGCCGACAAGTTAGACGCGGTACTAAATAAGACCGCAGATTGGGGCGATGACTTTAACGATATTATGGAACAACTTCCGGAAGATCCGCTAACCATAGAAGAACCGTCAGCCACAACCACCGAAGAGAATATGATGGAAGAGCCTATATTTGCGCTTAATGAAAGCGCTGATGAAGACTCAAGAGAGGAAGAGCTTTTCGAGTCTAGCTTTGCCGCAGATAAGCCCGCCATCAAGAAAGAGGCGTCGTCATCTTTGGATCTCTCCGCATTGTTTGTAAGCGAGAGTTCTTTTTACGGGAGTTGAGGTGCAAAGCGTTTCTGATAAATTAAAGGTATTATCCGTAGCTCTAAATGAGCGCGGTCTTAGCTCTTATGCAAGCGAAGTAGAAGAGTTATATAATGAAGTTGATGACCCGTCTGATCTTGCCGGAGCAGCTGCTGTTGGAGTTGGCGGGGCCGTCGCGGGGTCTGTGGCTATGGAGCTTGCAGCAGCATCAGTGGCAGGAACCTTCGCCGGAGCGGGAGGTCTTACTTTTGGCACTGCAATTGGAGCCATTGGAACGGGCATCGCCGGTATCTTTTCTTGGCCCGCAGTAGCAATCGCCGCCACCATAGGCGCGGTGGCTTATCCGTTCGTTGATTGGTGGGGAAACTCAACGGGCTTAATTGATAGACTCGGAGGAACAAAAGACGATTCCATCGAAACGCTTTATCAGAAATGGAAAGATTATTTTAGAGACTTTGATCTAATTAACGGAAGGGGAAGCTTCCCAGAGACAACCACAGATAATAACGTGGGCGGAAAGCAAGATCGAAATGTCGATCAATTCTTCGGAGAGTTCGATGTTTTATTCGAGAATGGGCAAAAGGTAACAGAATCACAATTAGAAAACTGGGTGGAACAATATTCCGGAGAAGATCTTTGGGATTGGAATACTTGGGGCCTCGATGATGAGATGTACTTTGTAAATGCTTTCAATCTTTTAATTGACGGAAAGAAGTCTCTCGAAGAATCATTAATACTCGCCCGAGAAGAAGCGGAAAGACAAGAAGCGGAAGCCCCGGAAGAAGTTCCGGCAGAAGATTTAGAAGAAGAAGTTTACGACGATTAAAATATGGATAAAGAAATTTCTATATTGGACTTGGCACCAATCTCCGAAAACATGCCAACATTAAATAGAAGAAATGAAGAGGTTAATTATCCCATGTCAGATCCCGACGAGCACGAATTCGATGCGGAGCAATCGGGCAAAACTTTGACAGAAAGAATTAAGGCCAGAAACGTAAAAGAGGCAATAGGACTTACCAGTATGCCGATTGGATCTGTTCCCGGCGCAATTGAAAAGCAAGTTATAAATTATGGAGATGGCGATCAAGAGGCTTCGGATTCTTCGGGCTTCGGAAAGTCATCGCCAATGGATTTGCCGGAGGATCAACCTCCCGTTAATATTCAAAGAAAAGATTCCGGAACTTCCGAGTATAATGTTCTTGGAAATCCTACTAATAATAAAGATAAATCTGAGAAAGACTTCTTTTCGTGGCTGGGCTTCGGCGATGAATCAAGGGTTGTTACATCAAGGGAAAGTAAAATGAATAATGAATTAAAGAAATTAGCTTTGGCTTTAAATAACTCCGGGTATGCCGCTCAATCAAATATGATTAGAAAGATGGCCTATACGGGCGACCTCCATGGTCCTGTGCAGGCTCCGCAGAATACCCCTGATGACTTGGCCGCCAAACCGGAGAAGAATACTCCTGACACTATTCGGCCTGCCATGCGGGCTTTTTTGGCGGCAACAAAAAGAGCAATTAACGAGGACGACGACAACCTATTTCAGGGCCGTGACTTCACGGCCTTTGAATCAATTGAGCGTGTATTATTAGATCGGTACAATCGCGGCAATTTATCCACCTTTCCATTATTTAAACAGAGCTTCGAGCAACAAACACAAGGCCTTGCTCAAGGGGGCTCGGATGACGATGTTACTGAATTAAACGATTTTTTATTCAGGACCGGCAATAATCCGGGGCGTCAATCTGCTCCTTTCTACAACGATGCGCGTGCTGCGGCCGAAGGGTTGCGCCATGCTTATGATATCCATAATGCTCGGCTGGAGAGACTTTCATTACTTCGATCAAATATGATTAGAAAGATGGCAACAGGTGATCCTATTTTCAGTGCCATGGGCAGCTTTCTTGACGCGGCGAGACTTGCAATCAAAGAGGACGACGACAACCTATTTCAGAGTACGGACGCAACAACTTTTGATGTAATAATAAGGAGCATAAAAAGAGCCTACAATCGCGGCAGTTTATCCACCTTTCCATTATTTAGACAGAGCTTCGAGCAACAAACACAAGACCTTGCTCATGGGGGCTCGGATGACGATGTTACTGAATTAAACGATTTTTTATTCGGGACCGGCACTAATCCGGGGAGTCAGTCTGCTCCTTACTACGCAGGTGCTAAGGACACCCTGGAAGCTCTCAAGTCTGCTTATGATAGAGGTTATGCTCCAGTCGCAGTCACCAGCCGGGCAAATAATACAAAAACCGTGGGCGATACCAATTTTGAAATAGTCGAAGGAAATCTTGACGAATCTCCCTTTATTCTAAACCCAGAAATGGTGTCGCACATAGTCTATGATAGTGGAGCCCACCACGTATTTGATTCGGAAAATACTAGAGTGCTTTTTTTCCGCTCGCTCAACACCATAGCCCAAGCTCGTCAAAGCAGGGGCATAGTTATTCCTTTGAGAGATTATACCTGGAAGGACGATATTGATGCTGATCAAACGGGGCCGATTGACGATGCCAGCGACGAAGGAAAACTCTGGATTAAGATGAATGGAAGGTGGCTATCAAAAGCAGGGTCCGCTGCTACATGGATGCTGGAGTCGTTTGCAGATGATCATGTGGCCCTAAGGGCAATATCGAGCAGATCAAAAAAAAAGGATTCATTAGATAAGACGGCGCAACCCATCGGTCAATCCCCACCCGCTGGAGCCTCCAGAGGAGGTGGCCCCAGAGGCGGCTCAGGTGGCGCCTCAGCAAACGGAAATGTAAATCCCTTTCCTAATTATTCGCCGCAGCCACGGCAAACCGCCGCAAACGGCAATATTGGAAAGATACAAACAGAACTACAAACCGGTCGATACTACACCGGTAATATCGACGATGATTGGGGTTCAAATACACAGACGGCTTGGTATAATTTTTGGGTAGCGGCTCATGATTCTTTTAAAAACAATCCTGGATACGTTCCAGCTTCCCATGATCCTTTTTTTACAAGAATGAGGAATGATGCAAGTTACGCTGAGTCTTGGGAATCCTCATCCGGTCCGGAAGCAGCTCTTTCTCGCCTGAAAAGTACCATTGATCAAATGAGCGAATCACAGCAGGCTAGTGGGGTGCGACTTGATCCTTATGCATCCGTCGAGAACACCCAAAGGGAAGCGAGTGTAACTGACGATATTATTAGAAACTTCTTTGGGAGCCGCGACCAAGAGTGGCCGGATAACTTGCCCAGTTATTCGGCATTAAATAACGCTTGGGAGTCGGCAAAGGACGCAATTGGAAGCGCGAATCTCAGCTCCCATCTTGATTCCCTATGGAGTAAGCATGGAGAAGAACCTTATGGAATGTATGTATTTGGAAGATATAAGAGAAGCGCGGGAGGCACCGTAAGGTTCGTCGATCTTTGGATGGAGAATACTGCAATTAAAAACGATATAAAGAAAATGATTATGGATATGGATACTGCTGCTGCTGCTAATGGTGCTGGCACATCCATTTCAGGACTCAGCGGCAGAACCCCCACGAACGCCCCGACTCAGCAGCAAGCGGCTGCGCGTGCTAGCCAGAATCAAGGGGCCGAAATTCAGGCCAAAGTAAATGAGTTGATTACTACCAGGACCATCAGTAATCTAATTTCCAATCAAACAGGAAATGGTCCCGGTGATATTTATTCTATAAGTAGCCCGAACACTTCCGTCGATCTATCTGGAAGAGCGTTTCGGAATGACGGGGGAGGATTAAAAAAGGTTTTATTAGACAACTCGCCCGAGCCTACAGAATATGTCCAAGCGGCCAGGGATCTGCTTGGAAACTATCTCCTTGGAAGGTTTGGGGTCTATTTTTTTTCCACAACTAATGGCGAATATTCGCCCATCCCGGACCGGACAGAGACTCTTGGTAAGATAGCAAACACATGTATCATCGCGGCCATATTAAACGGCTTGGGAGAGACTAATCTCGCCAGACGTCTCCGATAGAATATAATCATCGTCATTAAATTTTGATATAAATAATCTCGATTCATTATTGGTAGTTGAACCGCAACCGAGATTGTTTTAAGATGATTAATATATTCAACAATAATGCTCCGAAGAAGAGGCGCAGAAAAAAGCGTTTATCAAAAGAAGAGATTAGTCGGCTGTCAGAAAAGAATCTAAATGCGATTCATCCGATGGCCGTACCCCTTTTGGCAAGAGAGAGGGGAAGAAAGACTAATGATTGGATCGAGAAAACAATATCTATAATTACAGAGTCTCCGCACAAGCTGTCCGAGAAATGGATTGCCTCAATAAACAAGTGGACAGAATCTTTAATTACATCAATATCATTAGATACCCCGAGCTATCTTGAGGGAACTAGATATGATCTTGGCCCATTCAATATTGTTAAGATTTGCGACCCGAAAGGAAACTCTCAGTATCCGATGCCAGCGATTTTGGCGGCAGATCAAAATGGTTGGAAGTATTTCTTTAAAACCACAAAGGCTTATTCTTTCGGTCCCGGCGATACGATAACTTTTACCGCAACAGTATCTTCTCACAAAGAGGGCATTACTTTTCTGCGCCGCCCAAGTAAAATAAAGAAGATTGAATCACAAGAATCTTTAGGAGAAACTGATGACAGTTAATTCGGTTGATATAGCAGTTGGGCTTTGCTGGGGGGACGAGGGTAAAGGGAAAATCTCCTCTGCCCTTTCAAAAAAGAAGAGCCCTGATGGATCAAGTTATTATAATATGGTTGCAAGATGGGCCGGAGGAAACAACGCAGGACACACTGTATTTCTTGATGGGAAAAAGTATCAAACCCACCTCATCCCGTCCGGAGTTTTCCATGGAATAACATCCCTTATCGGGCCGGGGTGCGTTCTGCATCCGGAGTCTTTTTATAAAGAGATCGATTATTTAAATCAAAATGGATTTGATACCTCTCTGGTAAAGGTTCATCCAAATTGTCATATCGTTACAGACGAACATATTGCTTTTGATAAAAAGAACCTTGCGGCAAAGTTGGGAACAACATCAAAAGGAATTGCTCCGGCTTATGCCTCTAAGTATGCAAGAACGGGGATACTTGCAGACGGAACTTTGGATTCATCTATAATTTGGAATGGCAGACTTTCCGGAAACATTTTATGCGAAGGTGCTCAGGGATTTTATCTTGATGTAAATCATGGGTTATATCCATATGTAACTTCCAGCGAAACGCTTCCTTATGCAGCTTGCAGTTTGGGATTCGCCCCTCAAAAGATTAATGAGATATGGGGGTGTTCGAAAATTTACGATACCCGCTCAGGAGAAGATCCAAGATTCCCGGCGTCCCTTCTTGATGATCCGGAGCTATCAGAGCTTGGGGAGTTGGGGAAAGAATATGGAGTTACAACCGGGAGAAGAAGGAAAGTAAATTGGATGAATTTAGATAATCTAATTTATGCCGCAGAAGTTACCGGAACGACTCATCTTGTAATAAGCAAGTGCGATATACTTGAAGAATTCAATGTGTTTAAGTTGTTCCATAATGATTCTATTATTGAGTTTTTAAACTTGGCTAAGATGAAAGTATTTATAGAAAGGAAGCTGGAGGAAAATACCTCTAATGTAAAGGAAGTATTGTTTTCATACTCTCCAGAGGTTATTTAAGTGGAAGAAGAAAAAAATATAGTTGTATTATATCATGCAAATTGTCCAGACGGGTTTTGCTCTGCCTTCGCATTTTGGAAAAAGTATGGGGATAAAGCCAAGTACATTCCGGCAAAGCACGGAGAGCCACCTCCACCGATAGAGGGCAAGACCGTATATATTGTGGATTTTTCCTATAATCGGCTTACATTGTTGAAGATGAAGGATGCCGCAAAATCATTGGTCGTTATAGACCATCATATTACGGCGGAGAAAGAGCTGGGGGATTTGGATTTCTGTGAGTTTGACATGAGTCACTCCGGAGCATATCTTTCTTGGAAGTATCTTTTCGGAGAAGATAACGTCCCTCCGATCGTTCTGCATGTTGAAGATAGAGACTTGTGGAATTGGAAGTTGGACTTCTCAAGAGAAATACTTTCCACAATTGATTCTTATCCAAAGACATTTGAGGCATGGGATGACCTGCATATCTCTCTATTGGATAGCGACTCTCCTGCTCATTCAAAGGTGGTGAGTACCGGAAGGGGAATTCTAAGGTATAAAGATGTCCTAATAGCTAGCCTAATTAAGAATTCTTTTAAGATGAATATTGCTGGCTATGAAGTTCCGGCTATAAATATATCTTTTTTCCAGTCGGAAATAGCAGGTCAACTTTCAGAGGGGAGCCCATTTGCGGCGGCTTATTATTTCGATGGAAGCGGGTTTAGGGTTTCTTTGAGATCGAGAGAGAATGGAATTGATGTTTCAGAGATTGCCTCAAGCTTTGGAGGCGGGGGGCATCGGTCGGCCGCAGGATTTAGAGTTGATAATATAGATGAATTTATTGGAGTTGAATATGATGACGGAACAAATAAACGACACAATCGATAAGATAAATAATGGAATAAAGCTCATAGAGGCCAACTATAGGTCTGGAAGTTATTCGAAGACAAATTTTATCTTTTCAGAAACAGAAGAGGAGGCGCTTCTTCAGATTCTTTCAAGCGAAGAGTTGTTTTCTAGGGCATTTCTTTCGGGACAAAATGATTGGTATTCGAAGATGGCTTTCGCGGCTATCGCCAAATCAAATCCGAGACTTGGCTCCAGAGTCATCAAGATGGCAATAGAGAATGAGGCAGAAACATCATCCGGCAGATATAGCTTTAACTACGGCACTATGATTGAATCTCTTCTGCGTTCATCTTCATATGAAGATATATCGATCCTAAATGATGTCGCCCTAAATCTTAATGGCCCAGCGCAGTTATTTGCGGCTCAATACTGCACTATTGATACCTTGAGGCAGCTAAGGAGAAGTAAGGATGCAAAGATAAGAGAGGTTGTGTTCTCAAGGCTTGGAACGGTAGAGTGTCTGGATGAAATGCTAGATGATAAAACAAAAGACATTAGAGTACAGGCGGTTCACTTGGCTCCAATGGGATACTCAAGGTTGTCAAAAATGACAAAAGAAATATCTGGAGCGGTATTCTCGGTTCTTATAGACAAGATAAATATTTCCAGCATCCCTATGCTTCTTGGCAATAGGAATATGAAAAACAAGTGGATAGCAAAAAGACTTCAAGCACGATTGGACTCGGGAGAGTAAAGATGGAAGAGGCAAAAGAAAATTCAAGAGTTGATATTTTAAATTTAATTTCGCTACACTCAAACTGGACTCCAGATGAGGCCTTTTATGAGTTGGCAGTTAAGTCGGCAGTAACGGCGGACTGTTCTCGGAGTTATTATTATAACTCCGGGGAGTTCAAGATTTTGACCGGAGAAAACTTCACCTACCTGTGGGAGCAGCTCCCTGAAGCAAGGGACGCACTCTTGTCTCAGGTATTGAGATGTAACTCAGATGACATTCCAGGGTTAACTCCAAGTGTAAAAGCATTCATTATCAATAAAATTTATAACTCCATCTCAGTCGATCTTGAGATCGAATCAAATCGGCTTAGAGCGGAGATTTCAAGGTCAATAACTGATTTTGATTATCTTTCAGAGATCTCAAGGCATGGCCTGACAGATCAGAGTGTTCGAACATATCGCATGTGGGAGTCCGTTGGGAGCAGTACTTCTGAAGATCCTAGTTTCTATAATTATCTATGGAACAGGATAAGCAGAAAGAAAGGCGCCGTTTCGGAAAGGAATTCTATTATCAGAAAAGCGTCTGACAGAAACGCTGTTTCGCCCGACATACTGGCTCATGTTGCAAAGAGGGGAACAAAGACAATGAAAAGAACCCTCATTAATAACTTTGTAGCCAGAGTGAATCAGCTTAGATATCCATTTGGATATTGGACAAAGGAGCGCGACCTAAATCCTGCCCAGCTTATTATCTTAAATGATAACAAGAAAGAGATTGCCAAAATTGAGCAGCGGCTTATGCTTTTTGTGGATACGGGAGACTACGAAGTAGTAGAGGGTCTAATGGGAGTTTTTTCAAAAAACAACCTTCCATGGCTGATCCCTGCGGCTTCTCAGCATCCCAATCTTTCACGACGGCTAAATAAAATAATCGAAGAACTAGAATAGGAAGATCATGGTAGATAACCGACGCAGAAATGAAAGAAATACTTTAAACATTAAAGTATACAACAAGGTGACAAAAACACACTGGGAACATCGCGGGGTTCCAAGAAATCATGTTGGAATGATTGACTTGAACCCAGACTTAGAGGTTCAAATTCTCCGTGGAAAACGTCGCGACAACAGGAGAGAAACGGATGAGCAAAATACTTAAAGGATTATTAATCTCCCTAATATTGCTGGCCCCCGGAGGCTCTGAGGCGTTTCCATATCGAGGAACCTCTGATATAAACTTTGTTTCATCTGGAAATCACTCTGTGGCGACCAGAAGCCACTCAGTCAGGTACTCTTTATATCATCAGAGTCAGAGTTACGCATCTTCTGGGGCGTTCTCATCAACATTGTTGAATAATGTTTTACAAAGAACTATAGCAGAATATGTGGTATTCCTTGAGAGGAGAGGCGTAAGAATAGTTGAGTGTAGGCCGAATTTGAGCCTTGATATATACCATGTATCATCTAATGTGTTGAACGATCACAATAGGTTTAACCAGTGGGGATCTTCTGCTGGGGTTGGAAATTTGGCGGCGTTCAATCTTTTTGGACTTTACGATGGGATTCCATCTGATCCAAATCAGTCGGCGATATTCCTAACGGACAGGGGCTCTAGAAATAATGAGCTGCTAATCGCACATGAGGCTTCACACTACCTGTTCGATAAGTTTTGCCTCAATCTTCGATTTTATGGCAAATCTGAAGAATTCGCTAGAGAATTCCAAAACTTTTATTCAAATAGGAATTAGATGAGTAACTCAAAGAACTCCTTTATCTGGAATGCTGGACTATCATTTGATGATGTTTTGCTTGTTCCGACATATTCAGAAGTGAGATCCAGACTCTCTCCTGACACTGCAACTTTCATTGGAAACACCAAGTTGGAGGTTCCAATGATATCCTCTCCTATGGATACTGTTACGGGGCCGTTAATGGCCTCTGAGCTTGGCTCTCATGGGGCAATGGGGGTTGTTCATAGGTTTAGTTCTACGGGGGAGCAGATTGCCTCACTGAGGCAAGTATCAGAGCATTCCGATGAAGCCCCAGTTGTAGCGGCAGTTGGAGTGGGAAGAGAGGGTCGAGAAAGGTTCTTGTCGCTAAAAAATGAAATAGGCTCGATAATTGATTGGGTTGCTATTGATATTGCAAATGGTCACTCAATACTGATGAAGGAAATGATTGAGTTTATTAAAGATAATTCTAATTACCAAATAATGGCCGGGAATGTAGCAACCGGCGATGGGTTTGCTTACTTGGCAGATGCGGGGGCCAATGCGGTTAGGGCGTCAATCGGGTCTGGAGCGATTTGCTCAACGCGGATAATGACGGGGTTTGGAGTTCCATTGCTATCAACAATTGTTGATTGCCAAAGAGCAAGGGCCGAAAATACATCTTATAAAGATGTATCTATAATTGCAGATGGAGGGATAAGGTATCCGTCAGATATGATTAAGAGCATAGTAGCTGGAGCCGATGCAATCATGGCTGGAGGGCTTTTTGCTGGAACGATAGAGTCTCCCGGTGACATTGTGAATATAGACGGAAGAAAAATGAAGGTCTATCGTGGCGCTGCAAGTAGAGAGATTCAAGAAGATAAAAGAGGAGGGCTGAAGCCGGGGACTTGCGCCGAGGGAGTGTCGACACATATCCCGGTGAAAGGCAAGGCTAAATATATTCTTGACGAATTCATGGGAGGGCTTCGATCTGGAATGAGTTATGCGAATGCAGTGACTATTAGCGAGCTGAGAGAAAACGCTTCTTTTATGAAGATAACAAACGCGGGGCTCGCAGAGTCTCATGCCTACGGAACTAGAAAGTAAATGGAAAAACAAATGAAAAATAACGACGACTGTGTATCATATTCGGATATTTTAGAGCGACTAGATCGAATGGAATCTAAGATCGATGACATGGGAGAAAAGATAGATAAGCTATCCGATATAACAAAGGAGTTTTCAAGTGTAGATGAAATGCTTACTCCAGAAAAGATGGATCAAGTAAAGGATATTATAGGAAGCTTTGGTGGCGCTATTGGGGCCGGAGCCACTATTGGTGGAGATCAGGATCTTGGATCTATGATTGACTCCTTTAAGGGTCTTAGAGAAAGATTGCAAGATATAAACACAAGGCTAAATGAAAACCCGTTACCACCGAGTAATGAGAAGAAATAGAAAATTTTGATATAAATAATATCGATTTATTATACCTATCTGAGCGGGTCGCCCTGCTCAGGCAACTGCTAAATAATTTGAACAAGGAATAATTAAAATGAATATTGCACAAACAAAGTCTGTTCTAAAGACAATGCCATCGGATAAGTCCATTATGCTCCATGCAAAACATGGGGTTGGAAAGTCCAGCGTTGTACGTCAAACTGCCGACGAGCTTTCCGCTGAGAGTGGAAATGATTATGGCTTTTGGGACGTTCGCCTCTCTCAGTGCGAGGTTGGTGACATTAAAGGTATGCCACACCTTGACGCGGAAAATGGAGTTACTCGCTTTCTAAAGCAAGAGTGGTGGCCAACAGATCCCGATAGTCACGGAATCCTGTTTTTTGATGAGCTTAATCGGGCATCCAAAGATGTCTTGCAAGCCGTCTTTGAGATTTGCTTGGACAGACGATTGGATGGACAAAAGCTTCCCGATGGCTGGCGAGTAGTCGCGGCTGTAAACTCTGACGATGAATATGATGTGGTCGAGCTAGATCCCGCACTTCATGATCGATGGTTTCACGTTGACTTTGATCCATCTGCAACAGAGTGGCTTGACTGGGCGCGAGAAGAAGGGGTTCATGCAACTTGTATTGAGTTCATTAATCGAAACCAAAACCTTCTAGACCCACCAGTCGGGAACCTTGAAGCGGGCCGTATTTATCCTTCGCGTCGAAGCTGGGTTGCTTTTAGCGATTCGATCATGGGGATGAGCCTCATTGAATCTAAAGACGATGGAATGCTAACACAAGTTGCAAAAGGATGGCTTGGCCGAGAGATCGCCGTAATGTTCCAGAAGTTTGTAGAGAATGAATTCTCTCAGTTGCGGCCAGAAGATGTTCTCGATAACTTCGAAAAGACCAAGCCAAAGATCGAGAGTGCTTGCAATGACATTGAGGTTATCGCGGCGCTTGCAAGGTCAGTAGTTGCAGAGGTTAACGGTCGTTCGCTTACTAAGACCAAGACAAAGCAACGTGAGGCTCTTCGGGAGTTCTTTATGATGCTTCCAAACGATGTTGCATCACAGTCTTGGGTTGCGCTACTTAGCGGCGCAAAGACAAAGAAGATTGTGATGGAGTGGCAGGGAGATGAAGATTTCCGCGAGCACTTGAAGCAAATCTATCTTACTAACTAGTTAGTTGCAAACCGCAGGGAGGCATGGGTTACAGATGCCTCACACTTCCAACCAGGTCGAAAAGGATATTATCATGGCAAACTCACAAATTAAAGCAAAGCTAGAATCTGCAATCTCAAAACTTGTATGTTTTCAGCCACTATATGGAGAGGTATTCCTCCATCTTAATAAGCGCGAATCAAAAAAGATCCCTACGATGGCGGTCGGAGTGATTCGGCGAGTAGACTTGGCGCTATATTATAATCCAGAGTTTATCGAAGGTCTTTCGTCCACTGAGCTTAGGGGAGTATTGAAGCATGAGGCATTGCATGTATTACTTCACCACCTTACTCGCGCAAAGCATTTTGCATATAACTTTCGTGGATATAATATTGCGGCAGACTTGGCGATTAACTGTCACATCGAAGGGCTTCCTGACGGGGCGCTTTATCCAAAGCAGTTCGATCTTAATAACAACGAGTCTGCTGAGTTTTATTACGAAAGCCTGAAGAAAGAAGCAGGCGAGGACAATGACTTCGAAAAGGTAATCGAAGGCAAGGGGGATACTGTCGATGACCACTCTATGTGGGAAGATTTTGAAGACGACATTGTAGAGGAAAAGGTTCGAAATATCGCAGAGAAGGCGATTAAAGAGCAGGAGAAGAAGGGCTGGGGAAATATCTCTGGTAACCTTGCGGCTCAAATTATCGCGGCCAACAAGCCGGTTGTCAATTGGAAGAAGGAAGTTAGATACTTTATCAACAAGCTTGTAATGATGGGGAGAAGGAACACAAGAATGCGCCCCAATAGGCGATATGGAGTTACTTCTCCGGGAAGTAAGAGAAACTATACTAGTAGACTTCTGATTGCATTTGATACATCAGGATCAGTTTCAGACGAGCAACTTTCATATTTCGCCACAGAATTGAATGGGATGATCGATCACGTAAAGGCCGACTTCATTCAGTTCGATACCAAGATCTATGGAGAGCCAAAGGAGTACTCCAAAAAGGCTTCTAAGATTGACATCGTAGGTCGGGGCGGAACTTGTTTTCATCCGGTAATGGAGCTTGCAGAGGAAAAGAACTATGATGGACTAGTCATCTTTACGGATGGGTATGCCGCATTTCCAGAGAAGCCCAAGTATAGAATGTTGTGGGCGGTTTGCGATCAAGACCGAGGAGTTGAGTTTCCATACGGAAAGAAAGTAGTAATCGAACAGAAAAAGAAGTAAGATATGATGGCGATCAGTTAATTGGTCGCCATTTTTTTAGGAACCAAATGATTCACGCATATAGCAAGACAGAAAGCAAATTATCAACGGTTGTAATAGCCTTTGATGCTGGCTCTAGAACGGAGTCATCTATGGATTTTAATCCCGGCATAGCACATATGCTGGAGCATTGCATATTCAAGGGTACGAACAAAAGAACTGCATTTGAAATTCAAAGGGAAATTGGCTTTTTAGGGGGGTCTGTAAATGCCTTCACTTCTCATGAAATTGTGGCATATCACGTAACGGTTCCATACGAAAATCTAGATGTTGCAATGGAAATAATGTCAAACATAGTATTTGATTCGGTATTTCCAGAGGATGAGTTTTTGAAAGAAAGAGAGGTTGTGAAGGAAGAGGAAATCTCAAGATTAGATAATCATTATTCATACATCTGGAATAAGTTTTCCGACAAGTTTTTTGACAATTATATCGGCACGCCAGTCATTGGAACGCAGGAAACAATTAGCAAGTTTACTAGAGATGAGGTTGATGCCTTTCACAAGGAATATTGCAAGAAAAGAGATGCGGTTGTTTCTCTTTGCTCTAATCTTTCCGAGGAAAAGGCAAATCTTCTTATGGAGAAGCACTTTGGAAAAGAGAACGGAAAGGTTTCCCGGCGCTTTAATTATGCCGACTCTTCGTATTCTAGCTCCGAAGTGGCCGAGATTAATAGGCCGGGACTAGAGCATACCTATGTTTGGATAGGAACCCCCGGAGTAAACCGAGGGTCTGACCACATTCCGGCGACTAGGCTTTTAATGTCAGTTCTCGGAGGAGGGATGGATAGCCGACTCTTTACAGAGGTAAGAGAAAAAAGAGGACTTGTTTATGGAATATCTTCATCTCTAAACGAATGGGAGCGAGGCTCCCTCTCCTTGATTAGCGGGTCTACTCGGGGGGAGAATGTAGATGAAATGCTATCAGTTATATCAGACGAGGTAGAGAAGATCAAGACAACGAGAATATCTGATGAAGAGTTGCAAAGAGCAAAGAATAAAATGAGAGCATCTTCTTACGGATTGATTGAGAGCGCTTCTGGCATGGCTCAGTACAGAATGAGAGAGAAGCTGATCGGACTACCATCGATCGAGAGCTATATGGCATCTCTTTCTTTGGTTACGCCAGAGTCGATAATGGAGGCTGCAAACATAGTATTCGATAACGATAAAAAGTTGACAATGATCTGCAAGTCAAAGAGCGAATAGTGAATTTGAAAATAACTGGAAATCTGACAGATGTTGCCAACTCTGCATGGATATCAGTCCCAGGTGAGACAAGGGCGGGAGAAAGAACAGACGACGAGGTTGACGAAGTAATTGATTTTCTTATTGAAAATCTTCATACATCTCCCTTTGAGTCCGTAACCATGACGTTTTCATGGGGCCGAGACGAAGCCGTGGTGGGCATGGATAGCTACTTGCATAATAAGTTTTCAAGAGTAGAGCTGACCGGAGGAGTCTATACCATGACAATGGATCTATGGAACTTCGCAAAGACCTCGCTATTATCCGAAAGAAAGGGTGGGCATAGTAGCCTTTCGGCGTGGCAACTTTTCGTCGAAGATTCGCCAGCCCTTGCTGCAAAGGTCGAAAAGTTTGATCTTTTTGGGCAAAAAGTTGACAATCAAATTGACGCAAGTGAGAGGCTCGGAGAACACAATATGGAAGTGGAGCTTGTTTCATATCATGATGCTGGCTCTGAATCTCAAAGTAGGGCAACTTGGAGAATAAAGTGTCCACTTTCAATAGCCATTCAGATCCTAGGACATAGCACTTGTTCTGCAAATATGACGAGCGAGAGGATCGGAATAGTCCCGCAGGATTTTATTAGCAAATTTGATGATACATCAGAAATATTCGGAAAGGTAATGGGACATACTATTGGAGATTCTGCATGTAGTTCTATAATGCTTGATATATACCGATCATCAGTAGCGGCTGTTTTCGAAGAATACCTTAGATTAATGAAGTCATCGAGGATTGCAAAAAAAGATGGGATAATATCAAATGATGAACATAAAAGATTAAGAGAGGTTGCTCGATACATTTTACCAGAAGGGCGAATAACCGAGTTATATATTTCCTTTTATATAGATGATTTTAAGGGATATCTTAATTTGAAAGATTCTACGCACGCACAGATAGAACATCAGTGGATCGCCCAACAGATGAGAGGGGCCATAGGAGAAGAGCATAATATTAAAATAGATTGATATTTATATGTTATTCGAGTATAACAGTTATGCAAGGAGCAATACATGGGTAGCGATTGGGTAATATTTTTTCTGTCGACAGTTGGGTTCACAATCGTTCTTACGATTAGTGACTTAATACTTCCGGTTAGGGAGTATATTGGATCAAAATCAGAAAGGATAGGATACCTAATTCAATGCCCTATGTGTTCCGGAGTATGGGTGGGCGCAATAGCGGCATTCATAGTGGGCGTTCCAATTTTTGAGGCTGCATTTTCTACAAGTCTTCTTAGTTGGATCATATCAAATGTAGTATTTGCACTCATGTCCGTGAGTGAGTACGTGGAATTAATGACTGAAGATGAGCGGAGCCAATAATATGAAGGACTTGTTAAATAGAGTTTCCATTCCAGGAAGAATAATGGACTTATTGTGGTCCGATGATTCCTTTTATAGAGAGGTTTCTTCTCTTAAGAAGGCGTCAACTTCGGGAAGGTTTCCGAAATCAGATCAGTGGTGTGATGCCGACGGCTTTCATATGGCCTTCGCACTTGCCGGATATTCCCCAGAGGATATACGAATAGAGGCCTCTGGAAGAGAGCTGTTTGTATCAGGTAGTGGAGTAAGGTCTGAACTGAAGGAGCCCGAAGTTTTGGCCGAAGAAGCCGATCTCGACGAGACTTCGGATGATTACCCTGCGAAAAATCCAAACCTACAAATACAGCAGGGGATGATCGTAAGAGGGATTGCCAGAAGAAGTTTTAAGGCAAAGTTTTTTATGAGTCCAGCATTTGACCCCGCCAAGGCAAGGGCGGTAATGAAAAATGGATTACTAGAGTTGATAGTTCCACATTCGGAGCCGGCTCATACAACAAACATAAAGATTACGGAGAAATAAAATGGAGTCTTTACAGGTATTAATTGAAACAATGGTTAAGGGAATCGTTGACGCAGAAGATGATGTTCAAGTATCACTAGAGGATACAGATAAGGGTCCCACGTTTGAAATAAAAGTTCACGCAGACGACGTAGGAAAGGTTATCGGAAAGCAGGGAAGGATTGCAACTGCAATTAGAACGGTGGCAAAGGCAGCCGGAGCGAAGCGTGGAAAGAAAGTAATGGTTAACGTCCTAAATAACAAACAATAGAGAGGTTCTAATGACCAGAACTTGGAGAGAAAGATGTTTGGCTCGCCCTGGGTTTAATTTTGGCAACTCACTAAGGAGTGCAAAAAAGAGAGCTAAGAGGTCAAATATGAGGTTTGAAATAACATTAAAAGAAATAAGAGAGTTATTTGAAGCCCAAGATGGAAAGTGTTTTTATTCTGGAATTAAAATGAATATTGTAAAAGAAGATGAAAGTGTTACTCATGATCCATTTAAGATGACTCTAGATCGTAAGGACTCTAGTCTTGGATATATTCCTGGTAATATTGTGTGGTGTATATATTGCGTAAATGTAATGAAACAAAAAATGCCATTTGAAAAAATGGTAACTGTTTGCGAGTCAATTTGCACAAGATCCAGCGAGGTATTGAGTAGTTAAAAAATGTCAAAGCTTTCGGAGAAAGAGGTAGAGAGGGTTAAGAAAAAGGTAGAAACTCTCTATAAGAATTTTGGAATAGATACCGAGAACATGTTCGAGGAAGAGCTGGGCAGGATTGTTCGGCATTATATTTCCAATCCGGAAAAGATGAAAGAAGATTTGGCCAAATCAAAGGTGAATGATATAGGTTCAGATGACATACTTTATTGATAGTCAATACTATTAATATTTTTTGCTATAGCGCACACGTACGCATGCGCTTAGGCTAAGTTAGGATTATTTAATGATTAATAAAAAAGAATTAATTAAGAAGGTCGCGAAAAGCACGCTTCTCTCTCAAAGGGAAGCCGCACAAGTTGTTGAAATTTTATTTGATTCCATAGTCGACTCCCTCGAGAGTGACGGAGAGGTCTCAATAGTAGGCTTTGGAAAGTTCTATTTATATGAGCACGCACCACGGCCCGTAAGAAATCCCAAGACTCAAGAGGAAATGATTTTAGATCCGTATAAATCCGTTAAGTTTAAGGTTAGCAATAAATTAAAGAAGCACTTTAAAGAAATAACTTAGATTGGGTTTGTATTATGGCCATAAAAAGCGACAGCAAATTAACAAAATTTGAATCTGCTAGTACAGTTGTTACTAGTGATTTTGCTAATTCTATTTATGGCGGCCTATCCGGAAGCATAGAGGGCGACCTTTTACCGGAGGACGACGCAAAGAATATAGGCCACGCCCATGACGGACTTGCTGCCGACGGACATGCCCAAAAAGTAAACTTAAAAGATCATGTAACTTCAAAGCTAGAGCATCAAAACCTAGAAGATGAGGCGGTTCATGTTCAGAATGTTTGGACATCACTGGATGTTGCAGATGCAATTCCAGAGTACATAATCGGAGACGATGGGCGTCCATGGTATTACCTAGATTTATCTGTCATTAGGGATGATTTTACATTTAAAGAAACTGGATATTTACCCGGGGATACAGATATGCCGGTTGGCTATTCTACGGCCGATGATTTGAGCCTAAACCCCGACCCAGCGCTTGGAGTTTCTGCCGTTCCGCTGATTCAGCATGGAAACGAAAACCATACATCTTCTGGGCTCGACTTTGTATTTGGGTCATCATCATTGGATGACATGCATGGAATGGGCCACTCAACCGCCGATGGAGATGGAGATAATCGATTTTTATTCGATAGAAGTCAGGCGGCATTCCGCGCCGGGTCTGCATCGGGCACTCACTGGGATGAGCCAAATAGGGGTGCTTATTCGGTATCTTTTGGTCAAGATAATGTTTCCACTGGAGCTGGGTCGTTTTCATCCGGAGTCCAGAACGAGTCACTTGCCGATCAATCCTCGGTCTGCGGCGGACATAAAAACTCCATAGATGGAGCCTCTTCGGATTCTGGAATTTTATCAGGAGAAAATCAGAGCATTATAAGCTCGGTCGCGTCATCTATATGCGGCGGGGCTCAAAATGCAATAGGATCTTCGTCCCAAGGCTCGTTCCTGGGGGCGGGTACAAACAACTCTATATTTAAAAGTCCAGTATCAGCATTATCTGGTGGAATTGCAAATTCAATTACAGACAGCTCAGCATCATCCATTTTTGGTGGGACTTCAAATATCATGGGAGTCTCCGGGAGGCCCGCCCATACCTCTATTATTGGAGGTGGCATCTCAAATCAAGTATTAGATATAAACAATTCGGCGATAGTCGGGGGTGTATCGAACATTGTCGTCGGATCCTACTCTGCGGTTCCGGTCATTCCAACCAGCGGGACTATCGGATCTCCTCCTCAAAGTTCATTTATTGGCGCTGGATATGGAAATCACATAGAGCTGTCTGATATGGCAGTTATTTCCGGTGGGTGTGAGAATAAAATAGATATAGATGGAAGTTTTTCGGCGATTCTCGGCGGAGAAGGGAACCTGATAAAAGATCGATATGGCGCTATATCCGGTGGGTTTCAAAATAAAATATTTGATAACTCCGAATACTCGGTGATATCTGGTGGATATATATCTGAAATAAAAGATTCGAACATTGCAACCATAGGTGGAGGAAAGAACAATACTATTGTAGAGTTTTCTCATGGCTCAACTATAGGGGGCGGGGAAGATAACTGGGCAAACGATCAGTCTGAATACTCTACTATATCCGGCGGAAAGGGAAATAAAATAGCCTTTTCGAGCGGGGCGCATATAAGTGGCGGATTTAACTCTGAAGTAATATCTGCCAACTTTGCCTCCGCATCTGGAGATGGCGCTCATTCGTTTATGCACGGCCAGTCGTCAAGATCTTCAGCGCCATTTTCTCCGTTCCCCGGAGGAAGTCAGTATATAGATACAGAGGGTGGCCGCGGATCCGCGCAAGCATCTTCTGTTATTTTATCTGGAAGGTGGGGTTATGGGTCAAGTACTCCTGGTCTGCTCGGGTCTCACCAGTATTATGCGCTTGCCCTGGACGGCTTTGGCGGGGCAAACACCATTTTTGTGGGACTCGGAACGTCAATGTCATTTAAGCTCAGAGGCATCATGACAGGATACGACTGGTCTGTCGGGGGACAGGAGTCTGTTTCGTTTGAAGTAGCTGGAGTATTTTTAAAGAGAGTTTCTCCAGGGGGGGGTCCGGGGAACTTGGCGGCCATGTTTGGACAGGTTGCATCAATCGCATCACGTCCCGGGTTGTCAATGGATACATCTGCGGATCCAACCATCGCTGTGATTGGAGACGTAAAGATAGGCATAACTTCAAGTAGTGCTGTTTTGGGAATTGGACCATTGAATCCACTAGACAATAAAATTAGATTTGATATCACAGAAAACCAAACTACCAATTTTCAGTGGACCTCTACGGTGGTTGAGATTGAGCTGGTTGAGAACAGGTTCTACTGGGACGGCACTCCTTAGGATGAAAAAGTGGCAATAGATAGTAACGATAAATTAACCTCATTTTATGATTCTGGTAGGGTTATTGTAACGAGCGAGTTCGCAAACTCATTGTTTGGGGGATTACACTCGACTATTGCCGGAGATTTACTGGAGCCAGATGACCCGCAAGTATCCGGCCACATCCATGATGGCCAACATATGGATGGCCACGCCCAAAAGATTAACCTAGAAAGTCATGTTACTTCTCAGTTGAAGAATATAAATCTAGGCGATGGTGCAGTTCATGCTAGAAATATCCAATGCTATCCCGAGTCCGAGATAGATAAGGCTATTCCGATTTATGAAATAGTAGAAGGAGAAAGGTGTTATTATCTGGATCTTTCTGGATTTGAAGCATCGGCAGCGGGAGAGGACACCCAGGTTCAGTTTAATGAAATGGGAAGTTTTGGTGCGAATAGTGGATTTGTATACAGATATTCCGCGAAGAGTGTTGGCATAAGGGTTCAAAATATGGACCAAAATGATGATTATGCATTATCTGTTCGTGGTGACATTCAGGCATATAGCGACTCGCTCTCGGGCTCATCTATAGTTAGTGATGGAGACTTTGCAGGAGGGGCTCCCGATTGGCTCGGCACGAATGGGTTCATGGTTGATGTGGGATCGGAATATGCAATATATTCACACGATGCCGCAGGAGGCGAGCTGTCGCAGGACATATCTTCCTCTGTGACTCCCAATAGATGGTACATTTTAAACTATAGTGTTTCCAATTTTGTAAATTATGGAACCATTTCTGCAGAGCTTACCAATGATATCGCGAGTGACAATATCACTCTTTCTTTGGAAAACGGGAGCCATTCGGTTGAGTTTAAGTCTAATGAAATACCATCTATATTCAAAATAAGAGTTTCGTCCGGAGATCTCTCGGAGGGGTTTGTTCTAGACGATATTACACTAACAGAGATGCTCGGCGGAAACATAGATGTTCACGGAACGATAACCGGAGGAGGGCAGTCTGGAATAAAGATAAACTCAGAAGGGCTAGTTGGAATTGGAACAAGCAGCCCGAACAGAAGGCTGCATATCGTCGGCGATGGCATCGACTCTCCAGTTAAAATTGAAAATATTCAACTCGGAGCCGGCGCCGCAATCGTTGTGGATGGTTCTGGAAATATATATACAGATCCAACGCTTGGGGTCCAGAACTTATTTAGCAATATAAATATTGTGGATGACAGCTTTGGAGTGGCCTCTGGAGGGCCGATTATCGCTGATGCATCGTCAGATACATTAACATTAGACGCTGGAACTGGAATTGAAATAGCCGGAAATGCGGCAACTGATACTGTTTCTATATTGTTAAATGCAGATCTTGATGATCTAAATAACGTTAATGACCCGCCAGGACTTGCAGGTAGCGGAGATGTCCTGATTTGGGATGGGTATGTATGGGGGCCGGGAGATGCGGCGGGCGGCGGCGAGTCTGAGGTTAAGTTTTTTTCTCAGTGGACTAGTACGGCTGATTGGGTTCAGAAGTTTGGAGATCCAGACTTTAAAGATGCGCAAGACTGGGACCCTGCGGATGTCGCCACTTATGATCAAATGGCGTACAGGCACAGGTTTGCTCCATATGTGTTTTATGTTCCAGACTTTGCAAATAATAATAACCCAGGCCTGGTCGGGAATACCATTAGGATACTGAGGGATAGTTCACAGGTAAGCTTCGGCATGGGCGGGGTTTGGCCCATACCCATGTTTAATTTAACTACTGCCATTCCTCTGAATGGCGACTTGAGCGCTGGAGTTGGCGCATCAATAGTGGGGTCTCATCAGGCCTCCTTGCCCGGCTATCTAGACGCAGTATCTGGATTTCCAGATGATCCACCGTCATCGTGCCGAGTGACGCTATACTTTTTGCTAGCAGAGGGCGTTCAGGGTACTTCTGCGAATTTTAATGTAGATCTTTTGTGTATGAGGCCTGTGGGACCGCTTAATGCGCCAATGCTTGAGTATCAGGATGGAGAGCTCATTTGGAGCGGTCTAAATAGTGGCCAACATAGTTCTACGACAATCATGCGAAACATTCATTCGTATCCAGGAGTTGTCAATGGAACCCTTGTTGTTAGTGATTTTTCTCCGCTCAAGATAGACTTGTCAAAAATTAATGGTGGATTATGCACTTTTACAACCGTTGTTACCGGAGCGGCAGCGGGCGGATACTTTGGCACAGCGCAGGGCGTGGATGAGAATCCGGTGGCAGATGCCATTGCATTGATTGGGGCGAGGCTTCTCTGGATTTGGGATACGCCGGCGGAAGAGGGCCAGCAGAATCAGCAGCAAGAAAATAGCCCACCATCTTCCAAGCTTCACATGACACACGAAGGAGAGCAGACGCAATTAGACAGCGGAGGGGTGGTAAATGATGATACGAATGTAAGCATAAACGGGTCAGGATCATCGGATCCAGATGGAGATGATATAACGTATATATGGACGCTTAGCATCGACGGAGTTGCCCAGCCAGATCCAGGAAATGTTTCTTCGTTTGTAGTAAACACTGCCGCCATCGGAGGATCCAATGTAGAGGTTGGGCTTACGGTTTCTGACGGCACCCTGAATAGCTTGGAGTCAATTGCCACTTTCGGAGTCATAGCTCTTAATCAGGCTCCTACCGTCACAGTTGATGCAGTTTCTGGTGTTCTTGAAACTGGACCTGGTCAAAATATAGATATTGCAGCTACAGCGGCTGATGTCGATGGAGTTATTGCAGTTTACGCATGGACGATAGACTCAGAGCCTCAGGGGGCAACTGCATCGTTTACTTCTCCAAACACAGAGGATACATCATTCATAACAGATACGATAGGAACTTATACTGTAAGACTTACAGTCACTGATGACGATGGAGCTACAGCGTTTGATGTGCGAACATTTGTTGTTGCCTCTCCAAATCAGGCTCCTACCGTCACAGTTGATGCAGTTTCTGGTGTTCTTGAAACTGGACCTGGTCAAAATATAGATATTGCAGCTACAGCGGCTGATGTCGATGGAGTTATTGCAGTTTACGCATGGACGATAGACTCAGAGCCTCAGGGGGCAACTGCATCGTTTACTTCTCCAAACACAGAGGATACATCATTCATAACAGATACGATAGGAACTTATACTGTAAGACTTACAGTCACTGATGACGATGGAGCTACAGCGTTTGATGTGCGAACATTTGTTGTTGCCTCTCCAAATCAGGCTCCTACCGCAGATATAACGGGGCCAAGCATCGGTCAAACCGGCGCTCTTGTATATTTTCTAGGATCCAACTCGTTTGATCCAGATGGTTCGCTGGCGGCGTACGATTGGAGCATAACTCAGCAACCTCCGGGGTCATCTCCTGTATTCTCTTCCATAAACGGAGGAGTAGATAGGAAGTTTATAGCAGATATCCCGGGCGTTTATCGTATAACATTAAGAGTGATGGATAACGATGGAGAGTGGAGCCCGATTGTTTTCCTTGACTTTACTGCAACTTAAAAATAGGTAGTTTATATGCTGGATGCCTATATAATGCTAGGCTGCAATGGTCACGTTGGAGATGATAACTTTACTTATTGCAATTCTGTTCTCAATCCGGTTGTTGACCTTAAAAAAAATGGAGCTCATTCTAATGTTGCTCTAATGGATTTTTTGGATAATTCGTGTGGCCTATTCGACGGGGTGTGCTTAGATAGGAACAAGATAGTAAATATAATTAATATGCTATACAGAGATTTTGGAATATTGTCAGACGAATCTCTCCACAAGATTCAGGCGTTTATAAGAATGCACAAAATTTGTGGCATTTATCTTATGTTACTTTTAAAGGAGGATTTTGAAGATGTCAGATTTAAAAATACCAACCAATAATCGCTATGTCGACTCGAAGAAGCGAGCACAGGGAAAGGTTGAAAATGCATTCAATGACTTCAAGGAGCTAATGAATGACAAGACTCACCCGGACAATCAAACTCCGGGATATAAAAATAATGTTGTTGCAACATTAAATCGCTTGCTTTCTGCTGCAGATGAAATGGATTCGGCGAACCCCGGCGAAGGAATTTTTGGGTTAGTAATTTTGTGCCTTCGCTCTTCCTTGAAGCTTCGAGACGATAATTTAAGATTAGAGGTCGAGCTGAGAGATTTGAAGCGCGAAATTGGAAGACTAAAAAAGCAGAAAAGAAATTGACAGATAGAGACAATATTTTGGCGATGCTCTTGGAGATGGTCGACGAGGCAGCCTCCCTGGTCAGATCTCAGGAAGACCTGGGAAGGAAACTTTCAGTAGACATATCCGATGATCGTGCTTATACTGCTGTTGTGGCGTACAAGGCCGCCTTAGTCGATGCCGTTGAAAACATAAGGAATAATAATGATTTCCGCAAAAAAAGAAGTAATCTTCCAAAGGGAGGGGGTAGATAAGCTGTACTCTCTTCTTAAGTCGTTTAATATTGGGTGTGATTTTATATCCGTTGATAGTAGGGCGTTCTTTGACGTCTATGACGTGAAGCTGTCCAATGGGACGAGAGCCTCGAAGGTAGGAAGAGTCCTGCCGGATATCGGTATGGCAATGCAGTCGTGCTCAACGCCCATAGGCCATCCTGTTATGAGGGAGGGCGTTTATCGAATAAGCATTCAAAGAGAAGAAATTAGATCACCAAATCTAATCGACGTAGTAAGTCTATTCGATGGAAAAATGGCTTCGCCAGCAGCCATCGGCACAGACTCTCACGGAGAGCCCTTGTTCGTAGATTTAAATACTCTACCAAATCTTCTTATCGGAGGGGTTCCTGGTTCTGGGAAGAGTGTTCTGCTGCACTCTATAATTTTATCATTGCTGAAGTCTAAGTCGGAAATATATTTGGTCGACCCAAAAATGGTTGAGTTTAATTCTTATGAAAACTTTTCCCAAGTCTCAAGGATAGAGAACTCGGTAGAGGGAATGCTTGAAATAATAGATGAAATTTATGATATTATGAATTCCAGATTCATAAGATTCAAGTCCAAGTCGGCAAGGAATCTTCGTGAATATAATGATAGCGTTATTGCAAAAAAGGCACTCGCGCCGATAGTCCTGGTGGTGGACGAGTGGGCGGATATGGTGTTGCAATCTAATGATATTCAAAAGCCTTTATGCGCTATTGCGCAAAAAGGTCGAGCTGCCGGAATCTCTATAGTTCTAGCGACCCAGAGGCCTTCGTCGAAGGTCATCTCTGGGCTGATTAAGGCTAATTTTCCAGGAAGAATTGCGCTAAAGGTCGCCTCGGCTGTTGACAGTCGTGTAATTTTAGATGCAAAGGGGGCCGAGAATCTGACGGACGTTGGAATGGGGCTCTTTTTAGATGGAAGAGTATCTAGTCCGATAATGTTTCGTGCGCCATTTATAGAAAATGTAAAAGATGAAATTGAAAAATTATCCCTGAACCTTGAAGCCCATACAAGGAAAAAGACTTCATTCTGGGGAGGGCTCTTTAGAAGTGGGAGTTAGAAAGGACGATATAATTAGGGGGGTTGGATTTTTAGATATTCTGGATCTGTTAAAGATAAGGCCAGAAAGAGTATCTTCTGGAAACTTTACCCACAGATGTTGCTGCCCATCTCCAGATCACAAGGGCGGTCGAGAGAGGACGAGCTCTCTATATATAGACTCGGTTAATAATAATTTTTATTGCTACGGCTGTTCGAGTAGCCACAATCAAATAGACTTTTATATATTAGCAACAGGGTGTGACTTTATGGCAGCCCTCCGCGCACTAGAGCCATTAATTGATCACTCAAAGACCGACAAGTCCGGGGTGATAGTGACTAAGCCGTCTACTTTTTCATCGCTGATGGATATATCTGTTTTCTTTCGAAGTCTCCAGGAGAGGTATCCGAATGACGAAGAGTGGATAATGACACTAATGAAGAGGACTGACCACCACATTGAAAGCATTGGCCAGAATGAGGCCAAAAAATGTAAAGCACTCCTCTCTGAAGTAAAGAGAGTGTGCAAAAAGAGGTATAATAAATGAGAGTAGTTATTTGCGGAGACTCACACATAGGGGCGGTCTTTGGCCTTGGAAGAACAAAGGACGCCGGCGGTAACACGAGGATAGATGATTACGAGAAGAGTCTAAATCATATTATAGATCACTGTATAGATACAAGTGTAGATGTTTTTATTCAAACCGGAGACTTGTTTGAGCACAGAAACCCAACTCCAGAGCATATTGATATAGCAAATCGAGCTCTCAAGAGGTTGTCTAAAGCGAATATTGCTACTGTTGTAATTATGGGAAACCATGACTACAGAAGGAGCGGGGATTCATTTACGAGTTCAATTACATCGCTCCCAGCGAAAGACTACCCCAATGTCAGGCTGATTGTAGAGCCAGAGGTTGTAACCTTTTTTAATTCAAAAAATGAGGGAGTAAACATCTTGTTAATGCCATACCGAGACAAAAGAATGTATGCGGGAGAGTCCTGCGCAGAGCGGTCTGCCGGATACGAGGCTCACGTAAGAGAATTGTGCAGATCTGTGGATAACAAGTCTCCGATAATGGCCGTCGGGCATAACTTTTATTACGAAGGAAGCTATAACGACTATGGCGGATCGGAGATCCTGGTTAACGCAAATTGCTTTGAGACATGCGACCTATCGGTGATGGGACACTTGCATACATTTAGAATTCTTAAGAAAAAGAATCCACCATCAATTTACGTAGGCTCTATGGAGCGTACGAACTTTGGAGACGCCAACGTCGATAAGTACTTTATCGATTATGACGTGGTAAATAAAAAGGTAAATTTTCATAAAGTTCCCACGAGAGACCTGATCGATTCGGTTATTGATATTTCTGATGCAACCTTTGCCAACTGCAAGGACAGGATAGAGGAGGAGGTCTCAAAAATCGACATGAAAGACAAGATTGTAAGGCTGAAGGTTTCAGTAAAAGAGTCTGTGCTTCCAGCTGCGGATAAGCTTTACGTTCAAAAGCTAGCAAGAGATGCTGGTGCGTTTTTCGTCTCCAGGGTAACGGTAGAGCCGGTAATAGTAAGAATTATAAGAGATAATGATATCTTAGATCATGAAGATGATTATGAAATGTTTTCGGCGTTTATCGCTAGCCAGGGCATTGAATCGAAAATGAAAGAGAAGCTTTTATCTGAAGCGAAAAAGATTATAGGATAATTAATGATTCCACTTAGTTTGAAGTTAAAAAACTTTTTCTCTCACGCAGATAGTGAGATTGATTTTTCCCAGTTCCAGTCGGTACTCCTGATTGGAAATACAGAGGGAGATTATGGAAAGTCCAACGGGTCCGGGAAGTGCCTTTCTGGGGATACGATTCTGACCGAGGCGTTTTCTGGAGAAAAGATAACCGTCAAAGATCTCCATGAGAACTTTAAGGAGTTCTGGATATGGGGGTTGGACGAAGACCTCCTTATGCGCCCAGTGGAAGTTGAAGCAACGCACCTGTCCGGAGAAAAGGACATCTTAGAAGTAGAGATGACCTCTGGTGGTATCGAGAGAGTTTCCCGTACCCATCCCGTAATGATATCCGATACGGAATGTATACCTGCCGAAGATTTGATCGTCGGGGACTTTGTTGCCTCCCCACGCGCACTGCCCGTAGTCAATCCCCGTTCTTCAATGAGGATCGAAGAGGCTCGGCTTCTCGGCCTATATGCGGCGGAGGGCGGGCTTACTGGTACATCGTGCAACTTTACGAACACGGATGACGAGATTATAAGCATTGCTCACAATGACGTACAGAGTATTTTTGGCGCAGACCTATCCCGGCGGGGAATAACATACTCCTTGGTAATAACGAAGAACATTAAGGACATAAGAAGGCAAATTTTAGATAGAATGATACAGATCGGCCTATCTTTAAAGAAGGAATCGCCATCAAATCATAAAAGAATTGAATCTCTATCCAGCACCTTGTGCTACGATAAGCTTATTTCTTATGATGATTCTAATCTTACATCGCTAGCCAAAGTTGCAAATTCTCCGAGGACGGCTCGTGAGTTTTTGTCAAAGCATGCTCTTTGGGGGAGCCTCGCTATAAACAAAAGAGTCCCAAGAGCAATCTTTTCGGAATCAGAAGAGAATGTAGGCGCTTTCGTTGGAATGTTCTTTTCCGGCGACGGGTACGTCTCTTCTTCTGACAGTTCATCTCCGGAGGTTTCTATCGGTCTCGGCTCCAAGGGGTTTGTATACGACCTTCAAGAGCTCTTTTTGAGATTTGGAATAAAGGCATCAATAAGGTACAAGCGAGTTGCCGACAAGTACGATTCATGGGTCTTGTCGATTCATTCGAATTATAATAATATTTTAAAGTTTTACAACCTTGTCGATGGTCATGTTTATGGGCCGAAAAGATCGAGGATAGATACCCTGATCGCCTCCTCTCGAAAGAGGAAGGCGAATCCTAATCGTGATGTCATTCCATCTTCCCTCTTCTGCGGGGAGATAATAGAAGGAATTGAGTCTGGGGGGCTGCGAGGGCATCGGTCAGAACTGAGGCTTACTAAGAGGCAGCTGTCCCAATCTAACATGTCCAGGGAAAGACTGGGTAAATATGCCGACGCCCTGGGAAGCAATAGGCTCCGGAGCCTTAGCGAGTCTGATATATACTGGGATAAAATAAAGAGAATCGATAGTATCGGCAAGGCTCAGACTTATGACATACAGGTTGGAAATGATACTCATCTATACGCCCTGAATGGATTTATTACGCATAATTCGTCAATTTTCGAAAGCATGCTTTGGGTGCTTTTTAATAAGGCAAGGTCGGCCATGATGGACGACATAGTCCTGTGGGGAGAAACTTCGTGCTGCGTGGAGTTTGAATTTCAACATAATAATCGAGTGTATCGAGTTATAAGAGAGAGAAACAGGGGGAGCTCTACTTCAACCGTGGAGTTGGCTCAAAAAGATGATACTGGAGCCTGGAAGGATCTCTCTGGATCTACTTCTGGTGCTACAAATAGCAGCATAGAGGAGCTTATTGGGCTTGATCACAAAACATTTACAAGCTCTATATATTTTCGTCAAAATGATATATCAGAGTTTGCAGAGGCGGATCCGTCTAGAAAGAAGGATATTCTAAAGTCTATAGTTGACATCTCTAGATGGGATTCTTACGAGAAAGAGGCCAAGAAAAAAGCTCGATTATTAAAATCAGAAACTGACATATTAGAGGCGGCAGTTAGCACCTATGCAGAGACGGTCGAAGACCTGGGAGATGCGAGTGCTGAGTTAAAGGAGGTGACGACAATAGTCGCAAATGCAAAGAAGGAGTTGTCAGCAACCAACAAGCATCTTGAGGGCCTTGTCTCTCAATATTCCAATATGAAAAAAGCTCTTGATACAGATAAATACGATAAGATCTTAGAGTCAATCGCAGCTCTCGAAGAGAGGGAGGCAGATCTTTCTGGTGATGCAAATGAGCTTAGCCAGCAGGTTGAAGACAAGACAGATGAAGTAGATGCCGAGCAGAAGAAAATTGAAGAAAAGAGAGCATCATTATCTCAGTTATCAAAAGTAGAAAGTTGTGATGATAAACTCTCAGAACTTAGAGAGGAGCTAATATCCTTATCTTCGTCAGGATCCTCTGCAAAGGATGCGCTAGGGTCTCTTAGTGAGATTCACATAACTCCGGGCGAGTGCTATGTGTGCCATCAGGCTATTGAGTCGTCCCTGTACGAGTCCCTGAGAGATGATCATAAGGAAAAGTCAGACCGCTATTCCGAGTCAATGACTCGAGCTGCATCAAAGATTAGGATTGTAAAAAAGAGCATCTCAGATTATGAGGGGTATAAGAAGGAAAACTTAAGAATAGACACCCTGGAAAAGGAGCTGTCATCTTTTGAGTTCCGCCACTCAATTTTGAGCGAAGGGCTCGAGAGAGAGAAGAAGAAGCTGATAGAGCTGAAGCGTGTACTTGGAAACGTTAGTTCGAAGTTGTCTGTAAATAAAGATATATTAAAATCCCTTCAAAACTCCGACTTCCAGGTTCTTAGAGATAAGGTTAAGGACCTAAAAGATCGACGCGAAGACCTTGACTCTATCATTTCTGGTAACTCCGAAGATGTCGGAAGGCTAACAGAAAGGGTCTCTCAGCTCGAGCAGTCGGTAAAAGATATGAGAGGAAAGAAGACATCTTTGTCATCTAAGCTTAAAGATATATCTTTATTTAAAAGTATGTCAAAAATGATGGGCAAGAACGGAATTCAAACCATTCTTTTGGACGGAATCATTGAAGACCTAGAGTCTTCGTCAAATAAGATTTTATCATCTATCTGTAATGAGCCATCAACAATAACCCTAGAGACGCAAAGAACCGGATCAGATGGGGTCTCTACGGTGGAGACTTTGGATCTTAAGGTTAAAAAAGATGGAGTACTACACGGGTTCAAGTCGCTTAGTGGTGGAGAAAAGTTTCGAATATCCTTGTCGCTTCGGGTGGCCTTGAGCGATCTTTCCAGCCGCTACGGGGGCTCCTCGCTGGAGTTTTTGCTGCTGGACGAGGTGAACTCCCCCTTGGACCGCTTCGGCGTTGAGACGCTATTTGTGAGCGTTATTCGTGCGCTAGAGGCTCAATATAAAATCATGGTGATAACCCACGACGAGACGCTTAAGGAAAAGTTTGATCACGTTATTGATGTAACGAAGGTGAATGGGAAAAGTTCGATCGACTTTTTGGCCAGATAGTTACTAATTTTATTGATTATCTTAGAGGTAACAATGTCCGGAATAGTCTTAACGCTAACAGAGAGTGAGAGAGAGCTTGTATCTGGAATTCCAGAGTACGTAGAGTTTGATACAAATGTTCCTGCAACAGTATTTTATACGCTAGATGGCACCACGCCGGACTCATCATCTTTGATGGCCGCCGAGCGAATATACTTGCCAACGTCAGGGGCGTCTGTTGCGCTGGCTGCAATTGCCATATCTGGAGGTATATCTTCTTCGGTGTTAGAGGAGGAGTATATTACAGATAGCACCGATCTGTCTGGCCCAAGGCACCTTGGAGATGAGGGCATAAGCATTCTTCCGTTCGGAGAAGATGCGGTGGATAATATGTCATATTTAATTGACGGAGGAAAGGCACAAGAGACCTCTATAGATTTTTCTTCTTTAGATATTTCGGCATCGGAAACAAGCAAAAGCGGAACTCCAAATGAAGGAGGCCTTAGTGTTGATTTCATAAAAAAAGCCATAAGCTCAGATATGGAAACAGATTTTTATGGAAAAAGAACTACGGTAAATGATATAAGCTTCAATCCAAAGGCCGGAGTAATCGTAATTGATGGAACCTCGAAAGAGAAAGCAGAAGAACAAGTGGTCAAAATTGTGAACCGTGCTTATAATAATCTAGATACAGTATCAAAGTTTTATGACGAAAATTGGAAGCAACAAGAGCAAGTTATTACTGGTAACTTAGTAAGGAGCATCTATAATCCGCAAACAGGGATTATAGCTTTTTTTTACTGGGAGAGCAAAGAGTCAAGATGGCTTGTCTCTAAGCAAAAGGTTGATCCAAAAGAGTTTAAATTAAAACATTCATCCGGCGGCCGCCGGGGTGCTGGTCGTTTTGTCTATCGATGGATTCAAGAAAGGCCATCTTCTAAAATATTCTAAGGAGCTACTTTTGTTAAAGTTATCAGTCTCTTCTATGGGCACATTTGATAAGTGCCCAAAGAAGTATCATTATCGCTATATAGAAAAACCAGACGTGCCAAGGGTAAAGCATAATTTTACTGAGTTTGGATCATGCGCCCACCTAATGCTGGAGATGTTTCATGAGTACATAATGAGCCACGGGCCAGTAGACGAGAAGGATTATCCGGCGCTTATGAAAAAGTGCTTTAAAGATTCTATTAAAAAGTTTGATTTTTATCTATTAAACACAAAAACATGGTCCCCAGACGGAGATAAGGATGGTATCGTATATCTTCGAGAAATAATGCAGTCGTATCTTGATCATATCAGGGATGACGGCATGCCCGAGGTGATAGGAGTGGAGGTTCCCTACTCATTCGAGATAGAAGAAGGAGTTACGGTAAGAGGATACATCGATAGGCTGGATCGAATATCTGAAGGCGAATACCATGTTGTCGACTATAAGACCAGCAAGAGCCTAAAGTATATGACTAGCTTTCAGTTGCTGGTTTATGCAGAGGCAATTAAGAGATTGTATCCAGATGCTACGGTGATTCACGGATCATATCTCATGTTAAAACATAATTGCAAATATTTAGATTGGACGTTTAATGCCAATGATCTAAAAAAATGCAGAAGCAAGATAGTAAAAACCGCATCAAATATTCAGACTGAAACACATTGGGTTAAGAAGCCGTCGATTTTGTGTCAGTGGTGTGATTATGAGTCTATATGCCAGGGCTCCTGGGTAGAGGGCGAGTAAGAATTGATACAATTATTTAAGCCACAAGCAAGGCCGGAGAAGTTAATGAAGAGTTATTCTGGTGTAGTCAGAATGTATAATGAGGAGATATATGTAGATACTATTTCGGGCGAGGGCTATGGAGCGGTCTTAAAGAAGATAGATCCGCTTTTGTGCAAGATGGCGTCTAGAACACATATGCCTGGATTTAGATTTGAAGACATAAAGCAAGAGCTAGTAATATTAGCAATCGAGGGGATCAAGGCCTTTGACCCCGAAAAGAAAGTAAAGCTTAGTACCTTCTTGCATATTCATCTTAGAAACAAGTTGGTATCAAAAATAAGAAGTATAAATAAACTTTCAAATGATGCATTTTCATTAAAGTCAAAAAATGGAAATATACTTTGCGATTGTGACGGTGAGATTCTAAAGTCTAATGATCCAAATAGTGATATTTTGGGCATATGTGATTCGTGCGGAAAGGAGCATAAGGCTCTTTTTAGAAAATCACGCGGAGAAATATCATTTTCTCAGATAAATCCAAAAAAGAATAAGAGCGGCGACGAGTACGGAGAGTTCTTTCAAGACAGTATAGACGCGGATGCTTCTATTTATGGGGACAAAAGAACCTCTCTGCAGATGATGGAGTTTCAAAGATCCTTGCGTTCATTAACTGATTCTATTGATCCAAAGACCGCGAAGATTTTAGAATTAATCTGCTTATACGATCTATCCCTAAAGGATGCTGCGGATAAGGTCGGAATAACTGGATGGGCTGCGAGTATAAAGCTTAAAAAGCTTGGAAAGAAGCCAAGAACCAAGCGCTTAATAGCGGAAATACTCAATAGGGACTGACCATGTCTGGAAGCGACATCGCCGAGTTCATTGAGGCCGAAAGGGAAATATCAAGGTATAAAATCTTATTTCTAAAGCGAAGTGGGGCAGAGAAGAATAAGGAGCAGCTTTATATAGAGGAGCTTATTCTTAGTACCAGGTTTGAAGATATTGAGTGGAAGACGATCCAGGAGTTACGCGAAGGAGTGAGTCTCTTTCGTAGCTCAGTGGAAGAGTTCGAAAGAAAGTATCCAGACATTTGCATCAAAAGTTCTCCAAAGCCTTGTGAGAATGGGGGCTCTAGCCCAGAGGTAGTAAGAAGAAAACACCTATTTGTAGAGAATTTATATCTTTATTTGCTCGAAATTCAAATTCAAGAAGTAAATTCGGTTCAAGATCCTTATTTTTATGAACTAGCTCGGTCAAAAAGCAAGTCAAAGGATATAGATCTAAAGACAATGCAGATTGATGAGGTGCTGAAGATAGAGACCGCATATGTATCAAAGTGCAGGGCAAGAGCTCAGGCTATAATATATTCTATGGGCCGGTATTCTTTTTTAAAGTTGCGCGAGTTTAATTTAAGGTATGGAGAAATAACGAATGAAAATGCGAAATCTGCAGAAATCGCATTGGATTCTATAATCTCTGGTCTTGAGCTCTCCGGCTATTCTTACTTCAATGAGGGCCTAAAGGAGTTATCGCAACTCATAGTCGGGACCATGGGCGAGAATAATATGACAAGCTCCATAAGTCCGCTTGTAAATTTATGCGATGAGTTTCCAGATTTTGAGTTTTCAATAAATAAAATCAACCCCCCCGGTACGGAGATTTTCGATCCCAGAAGCTTTCTTCCTAATAAGAAGCTTGCGAACGCACGTGCGTTTGCCCTAATTACTCCTATAAAAAGATCTGGAAACGAATATATAAACTTGATGTCAAAGAAAATTTTGGATAAAGGCGGAAACGATATCTCTCATCTTTTTGAAAATTCCTTATTTAATATTAAAGCTGGAAGCGTATATTATAAGGCATTGGCATGCAGACCGATTTGGGATGTTTTGTCAGAAAGCATCTCTGATGCAAAATTAATTTTAAACGTTACCGACCCGGTGGACGGGCATGGTTTAAAGATGATTGCAAATTCTGCCTCAAAGTGTAGGATATATTTAGATAGAAAAAGCAGCAGAATCCTTATTCCAAAAACGAGGTCCGAAAGCCTTCATTTTATCCAGATGGATGCGTGGAAGAGTAATGTTATTCAAAAAATAAATGACGAATATAATTATGCTAATAAAAACCTTACCACTGATAGGGCAAAGAGGCTCGATAACAGAAGGGGCTTCATAACGGAGCTTTTAAGCTCCGTTAAGTATTAAGAGGAAAATATGAATATAAATCCAGAAATCACCGGAAAGCTAAAAGAACTATTTGATAAGACTCAAATCCCAGATAATTTTGAATATAAAGAAATTTATGACTCAATCATAGATGCCCGCAAGGAGTTCGACTCCGACGAGATGGGGGCAACACTCCTTGGGATGGTTGAGGCCGGAGAGATGACAGAGAAGGATCTTCTTTCGATGGTGTCTCCTAATACTTCAAAGTCCGAAGCCATCGAGGCAATTGGAATTATTGGAGGCTTAACATTTTTTAAACTCCCTATAGAGAGCATAGAGAAGATGCTCTCTTTCTCGAGGAGTGTTGGCGAAGATTTTACTCCATCTCTTTTTGAAGAGAGAGACCCCGATGAGGATCGTGACGAAGAGGAGTCAGGCGCACGTGGCGTGTCCCGCGGCCTCCCCGGAAGGGGGCAGTCTCCAGAGGATTTACTGTCGTTTTGGGCAGAGACTCTTTTGGAACCCGAGAGTGTTTCTGGCATTGAGTTCGAGGCGGACTCCGAGTCCGGACTAAAGGCCATCGCAGCCCTGGTCGGATCGGTTCTAATGGTTGATGTTCCCCACGATTCGTTTTCGTCTCCATCATCTGATGCAGCAGATCTTGCTACAGCATTAAATGAAATGAACTCTGTCCTATCAGGGCTGGAGGCTGCTTCTGGCAAATCGGAGATGGAAATCATTTTGGAGGATGTGTATTCTCATCACGAGGTGATTCATAATATTTTAACATCAATAGCCGGAAAGGCCATATCCTCGGACGAGGTTTTCGAAGGTATAAGCGACGACGCCCCCGGCGAGCCCGCCACCCCCGCCGATAAGAAAAAAGAAAAAAAGGAAGAGGCAGCCAGAGAGGTGTTCAAGGGGGAGGATGCAATAAAAAGGCCAAAGGAAGATCAGGCGCTAAAGGTTAGGCTTATAGCTTCTCGCTCCCAGGGGGCCTCAGGGGTTGGAAGTCAAGGAGTTTGCGGCTTTTACGATGGCTTCAGGGGATCGGGGGTATCTGGGCCAATGGATGCCATTACAGAAACCAGGGATGACTCCGGAGCAATAGTGAGGGTGTCCGTAGATCTTTCCGTTAGGAGCAGGCTCGAGAGCTCCATCCTAACAAAAATAGAAATATTGAAAAATAACTCTTTGAATGGCGCAGACATAAACGCCAAGGGAAGCTTTGTAACCACTGAGTTTAAAGAGAACCGCTCTATAGTTATAGGCGATGCAAATGATCTTTACTCTGCAATAAAAATTTGGGACGAAGAGGTCTTTGATCTTCATCGCTCCTATCGGGCGGTAGGATCCGAGGCCGCCGAGGATATTTTGGACCTATTGATGTCTCCGTCTATGCTTAAAAATGGAAATAAAATGCTAGAGACGTCTATTGTGATGATTACTTCGCTTGTATTTCCATCTTTTGCGCTTCAGAAGTTTCGCGGAGTAAGCAAGGAAGACAAAAAGATTGAAAACTTTGAAACCACTTACAATGAAGTGTATGAGGTTCAGATCAGAAGAAAGTTTAAAGAGCACTTCATGAGAAATCGCGCCCATAAATATGGAAAGTTATTTCTAACACACTCGATGTATCGCAGCATTAGTAAATCATTTATTAGAATGATTACAATAGCCAAGCTTAATACTAAAGAGTACACCGGCTGGAATGGAATTGAATGCCCAATGTGTAATAAGTGGATTCGGTTCAGCAAATACACAAGAAATATGTCTGGAAAAGAATCTGCAGTAGATCTTCAGAAGACTTCTGATTTTAGAATTCAAAACTACAGCCCAATAAGTTCTAGTGGCAAAATATTAAATCGAGAATTCATGTTAGATCCGGAGGGATTGGGATCTGTAATTCGTTATGAGTATAGCAAGAAGCCAGATGAGCCGAAGAATTGGGACGAAATAGAGGAGCTAATTAGGTCGAGAAAAAAAGAAGATCATGTCGAGGGAATGCTTCGGCGGCAAGAGGCCCTCGGATCGATTAGGGGCTCCAAGAAAATTCAGACGGCCGGAGTAGAGGTTTCGACCGTTCGGTTTAAGTGTCCGTTCGCCTGCGACAAGGCGGGCGGTTGCGCCGGCGACGGGAAGCCAGATGTTGTATCACAGTGCGGATTATCTTTGAGTTCAGAGCTGCTCAAAAGAAAGGACCCAGAAGTTAGAATCCGCCCAGAACACCTACAGCCTGTGCCGGCTGCAGCCGGCCCGGGCTTTATAGAAGAGTTGAATGAAGCGGTAAGATCCGGAGCAGTCTCCGAGGATGAGAGGGAGGTTTTTGAGAGATATTTTGAAAAGGTCCGATCCGGAGGTTGGAAATTCTCTAGGGTATTTTTTGCATGCCCATGCCATATAGAGATTGAGGAGCAGGTGGTATCCTCGAATATCCCAAGGGATATTCGAAATAAATATAGATATCTTGCAATTCCTCACTACGGCCCAATAGATGCTATGACAGGAGAGTCGACAGATTACGCCGCTCCTACTACGGCGGACGGACGGGTGTCTGCTATAGAGCCTGGGAGGGCTGGGTATTTAGTTTGTGGTTCTGCCACATCTCTTTCATCATTCGATAGGGACCCGAATAGTAGCAATTCAATGTCCAGCTTCCTAAGTCGGGTTGTTAGTGATGACAAAGGAGAGGCGACGAGGGGGGTCTTAAATCTTTTAGTAAGATTCGGGATCGACGCCGGAGATCTCGAGCCATTTATATTGGAGTTAAAAAATGCAAGCGCAGGTTTTGACGATAACAGGATTAGAAAAATAGCAGAATTATTATCATTAGCCATGGGGGTCAAGCTAGACTCCACTCATGGTGCCGGAATTCACAAGTATAGTGCGATAAAAGATTTGGGACTGGTATGCAAGAACGGACATAAATTTACCATTGGGCAATCTATAGGATTCGGGTCTGCGCACGCCGGGTACGACCTCGGGAAGAAAGGCAGTATGAGCTGGGAGTCGATTGAAAAAGATAGACTGCTAACCTCCAGGGGAAAGAATAGCACAGCACGCTTTGTCGAGGCCGGAATTCTTGTGGAAGACAGCAATGACCTCGATCGCAAAAGCTACTCGAGCTGGAAGGAGAGCCCTCTCGGTCTTCGGAGGGATTATGATTTTATAATGCCATCAAAAGGCGCAGCTTCGCAGCCCGCCAGGTATCATTTTAATTCCGATATCGGATCAAGGCTTCGGTATATATGGTCTCCGACAAGTTCGGTTTTTGAGTCTTTTGATCCAGGCGAAGTTAAGCTCGGAGATCCAACCAAGGCTTCATCTGGAACCAATATGGTTCAAGATGATGGTGTTTCGAGCAGCGGGGAGGCTACCGGAGTAACGGAATCGGACAAGATGCAGCACCAGAATTACAAGGAGGAGCAGAACAAGAGGGCGTTTGAATCCAGAGATCTTCCGGGTCTATACATCAGACAGGTGGGGGACATGATTACAGCGCAGTTAAAGAATATAATAACATGGAAAAATGTCGGGACATCATTGGATGTTGCAGGGGTTTTGCGTAGTGAAAATGACCCATGTTGCAGCGATGAGCAAATGAGCCGGATAAGAGAAGAGTTGATGGGCATATTGGCCGACCACGGCGTCGAAAAGGATGATGATAAAATAGTTGAAATGGCAAATAAGGCAGCAGAACCACTGATTAGCAAGTTTGAGGGAAAAGACCCAGATTTATTAAGAAGCTTGTCGCAATACAGCAAGGAAGAAGTTCAAGGAGTTATAGAGGAGGGGGTGTCTTCAGCGTTGTCGCTTTATGGTCATGGAGCGGCTGGGACGATTCTAATCGGCTCTGATTATGTTTCTTCTATATATCAAATTTTAATCCCAGCCCTAACCATGGAGGAGTCCACCCTGTCGGAAGACTTAACTCTTCGACCCAATGAGAAGGTGCCGCGTGGATATAAGAAGAAAATGGGGAGAAGAAGAAGCGAACTCACAGGCCGGCTAGTTATGCTGGCGACTGCATTGAGGTTATCCGACTTGTTAGCTAGAATATCAAAGATTTATTTAAATAAAGATCTTAGTCCGGCTAGATATATTGGCTATAATCTTGGAGTCGACTTATCATCTTCAGATGCTATTATGCAACTTTCTTTCGAGGACCTGTCCGGAATAACAAAAAGCGAAAGAGATGCACTCGCAACGACTGGTAGCGATGAGGAGTCATCCCCGTGGTCTCTCGATACTCCGGGAGGGATAAGAACATGGAAAGAGTCCATGGAAGACCTCTCTGGCGAGCTTAGTGCTACAATTTCTGGCCTGCGAGCCGCGTCATTGTCACACTCATACCTGGAAAGGGCAAGGGGCTTTTTGGAGTCTCAGCTTTCAGGCAATGGTGATGACGCGGCGGATATCATTAGGCACATATATGGGGACATATCAGTTGTTGATATATCTCTTCACAGAGAAGATAAGTATGCTAGAGTCACAGGAAGTAATCCCGAGAGGTATGTCCCCACATATTCGGCCAAAATAGCAAGGTTCAGCGAAGACATTGCATTAAAAGATTCAAAATTCGGAAAGTCAGCCGGATACTATGTTCGGGGCATAATGCACATATTATCGACCGCCGCCGACCCGGGCGATGCATACGGGTTTGGAATTCCAAGCCCGGACGCTCAGGGCATTGCATATATACTGGCCCAAGGGATTATAAAAGAGGGGAGAGTTCTTCATCCTCCATATGGAAATCCTCGAGATGATTTAACAGAAAAGCTCCCCCAAGAAGTAATCGAAAACGGCTGGTCAGTATTCGCGGTGCCGGACACTACCACGAGCCCAAAATACTCTTTTGAGAAGACGATGGAGCATATAAGTGTGGCATATCATCCTTACACTAAGATTTTAAAAAAAGATGGAGATGTTCCGGGCCTAATTTCAAACGACATGATCGGGTACTCATCTACGGGCGGAATTCCATTTGGAAGAATTACTTATCCTGATTTCTCGGCAAAGACTCCTTTTCCAAGAAGGGATCTATATAATGGCCACGTTGGAGTGGTGGTTCCTATGGCCTTCTCTCCGTCAATAACAGACGCGGGGACCGTTACTCGTCCTCAGAGCTCTTTAAAGCCAGAAGTTACAAGTATTCGGCCAGCATACCCAACGAGGGTCCCGGTCATTGACATTAGACTTCCAGTTGAAATATCATCTGGAGGAAGAAAGATGACAAAAGACTTGTCCTGGGCCATGCAAAGGTCTCCGGCGGAAGCGTCATTGATAATGTCGAAAATAGACAAATCATATAGCCGGATGAGGAGGCATATCGAAGGAGTAGACGCCTTGCACACAGCCCACATGAGAGGAGATGAGAATGCCGCTACCAAGGCCGCCAAGAAGCTCAAGAGCCTCGCACTCATCGACGAGTCGTCTTTTTCTAAAATGATCGACGAGTCCCTTTATCCGGAGCTAAGAGCTGCGATCAAAAAGCACTATATAGGCATAATATCATCCCTACACGACGAGTATCGCTCACTGCCATTTCGAACAATTAGTTCGCTAACAATGACTGCAAAAAAAGAGCACTCAGTTACTCCAGATGAGAATGGAATAATGAGAGAGACTATCTCTGAGGCTCTAATGGGTTCCGAGAGTCGTGAAGGCTCAAGAGTGGTTGATAGGTATCATCCAGTCTCTATGCAATATATTCCAATGGTGGATTGGGTAACTGCGAATCATATGATTATGAACGAGCAGTATGGCCCCAGGTTCGGAGGCCACGGAATGTGGGGCTCTGGAGATAACGATGCTTATCGTGCCAGCGTTCAGGCAAACTTTAAAAATGCTCTGGTAAATATGTATGGCCTAGAGGTCATGGCAAGTGATATTAATTTGGCCATTAGAAAAAAGAAAATAGAAGGGATAACAATTGACACAGAAGATATTCTTAATGGCCGAGGCATAGTGGGGAAGCTGGGACACGATGGGGTTAAAAAAGTATTAAAGTATGATTCAGAAGAGTGGACGTCAGAAGTGGGGAATTCAACTCTTTTTTGGGACTCTCCGGATATGAGCAAATTTGAGGCGAGTAAAGATGTTTCTTCGTCTACTTTTGAGACAAAGGATAGACAAGCAATGATGAAGAGTCATATAGGGGCAATAAAGAGGGGTACTTTTTACAAGAAGGCTGAAAATTGGTCAAGATATGCCGGTGGAATTTATGAAATTAATGGCTCCACAGATAGAAGCATAATGATTACCCCCGAGGAGTCGGGAGGGATAAAGACGTCTGTTTTGAGTCCTGGGGCCTATATTCGGATAATGGCAGATATAAAGCCAGACGATCCAGAGGCTCTAGACGGGATAAGATCGTATGATTCTGATGAAATCTTGGACATAGCAAAGCTAAACTCTATGAAGATAATGTATTCGCGTGACAGCGATAAGCCATTCGGGAGAGACGACGCCCATGGTATCTTTAATTTTACAAACAGGCTCTGGGAGAACCTGACAGGCGATATGAACTCAATGCTAGAGAGGCATGCGAACGAGGTCGGTGCCCTATTTGGAGAAGAAGAGATCAGGAAGAAATCTTCGACCGAAAAAATGGTAAAAATAGCGAAGCGAAAGTTGAGCCTGGAGCGTATAATAATGATCGCAAGAGCAGAGGATCTGCTCGGGCAACTTATAAAGTAGTGTAATTGAAATAAAATTGGAGAAGTCGAAATGAGTAACGAAACAAGCGTAGTAAGAATTTTTAATGAAGATGAATCATCAGACGGTACCACGTGGTCCATGGATGATGCGGTTGCTTATGTGAAGCAATATATGGTCTATGAATTGCAGATAAAAGACTTACAGGAGTCTCGTAGAGACTGGTCAAAAGACTTTATCGAGGCGAAGTCTCTTCCGAAGAAAGAGCTCACTCAGGCCCTTAGGGCTGCAAAGGCGGAGCTTGATATTGATGTAATTCACGAGATATATGATAGTATATCAGATATGATTTAAAGATATTTGATAAACACTATGGGCAACATCACCATCGCGATTATGTTGGTGTTGCCTTGTTTATTTGCAAGTTCGGTAGGCCGAGACGGAGCGACAAACAGGCGCTAATATTTTAATAAAAAGCAAGATAATGGAATCATAATATGGCCAATGGAAAATTTGTTTCTCTTCATAATCACACAGAGCTTGGCAGCCCGTTAGACGGAATGAACGGTGTTTATGATATCTTTGAGAGAGCGAAAGAGGTCGGCCATCCGGGGCTTGCGATAACAGATCATGGAACTTTGACTGCCCATTATGATGCGTTTAAGGCATCTGAAAAAACCGGGGTAAAACTCATTCCTGGGTGTGAGTTCTATTTTTCTAACGATCCAGCCGAGCGCAGATCTTATCATATGATAATGCTGCCAAGGACTCAGCTGGGATATCAAAATATCCTTAGGCTTAATTATCTTGGCTTTAGAAATCAAGTTTCTGGCTATATGGGGAAGAAGACTCCGCGCATAACCTGGGAGCATATTGAAAAGTATAATAAGGATATAATTGCGCTGACTGCTTGCCCTTCTGGGCTGATAGCGAGAACTCTGATTACGGAGCAGAACGAAGAGCTTGCGGTCCAATATTTAAATAGATTTAATTCTATATTTCAAGATGGATTTTTTCTAGAAATTCAGCCACATGCTCTTGACGTTACTACAAAGGATGGAAAGCCAATCAGCCAGCCAATGCTGAATCAGGCATTAGTTCGCTTGTCCCACGATATGGATATACCATATGTAATAACCTGTGATGCGCACTATAGGGATGCAGAGCACGCAAAGTATCATGACTTTATGTTGGCAATCAAAGACAAAAAAGCTCTTGACGACCCGACGAGGTTCAAATATGGCGTTCAGGATATGTACCTAAAGGCCGAGGATGAAATAACGGATTTTTTCGGAAGTGAAATATCAAAAGTTGGCATGGAAAACTCCATGAAAATAATGAATGCTTGTGAGTATCCAAACTATTTGAGAGCAAAAGGCCCCCAGCTGCCTAGCTACCCCGTTAGTGACTCCTCAGATTATCAAAAGTTTTTAAAATGGAAAGAGAGCAAGAGCCTAATCGGAGTAGAAGATAAGGAATACCTCAGGTACAAATGTATTGAGGGATTTAAGAGCAAGTTGGGGTCTTTGTCAAAAGAAGATAAGGCCGCATACTGGGAGCGAGTAAAGGTGGAGCTAGATGTTCTGGAAGAGAAAGATTTTTCTTCTTATATGCTTATTGTTGCTGATTATATAAATTGGGCAAAAAAGAGAATGCCCGTTGGAACGGCGAGAGGAAGCTCTGCCGGTTCTATGGTTGCATATCTTACTGGAATTACTGGGATTGATCCAATTAAGTACGATTTAATCTTTGAGAGATTTCACAATAACCAAAAAACATCATTTCCAGATATAGATACCGACTTCTCTCGCCCCGGAGATGTAAAGGAGTATCTAAAGGATAAGTATGGGCCCTCAAAGGTTGCCTCTATTTCTAACTGGGGAAAGCTATCTCCGAAGGTCGCAATAAAAGATTGCGCCAGAAGCCTTCGGTTGGGCGGGGACAAGTCTACGGCGTTTAAGATTGCAAATTTAATTACTCAAAATATGCCAGATTCGAAAACTATTGATGAGGCAGTTCGCGACTCAAAGCATGTAGCAGCATATATGCAGGAGTATCCAGAGTTATACGAGTACACATCAAAATTACAAAATCTAACAAGGAACTGGAGCGTTCATGCCGCTGGGGTCGTCATTGGAAATGAGCCATTATATAGTTTCGTACCTCTAAGGTTAGATGACAAAGGGAACACGGTTACTCAGTGGGAGAAGAGCAGGTGCGAGGAGAATGGTTTAATAAAAATGGATCTCTTGGGATTAAAGACTTTGACCGTTATGGATGAAGCTCTTTCTCTGATCTTCGGGACAACCGGTGAGTCGATATCTATCGAGAACATTCCACTGGACGACGATAAGGTGTACAACATGATAGGAAGGGGCGGTACTTCTGGTGTTTTTCAGCTTGAATCATCTTTAACTCCATTGTGCATAAAGCTTAAGCCAAGAAGCATATCCGAGATATCTGACATCAATGCAATCGGAAGGCCGTCATGTAAGGCTGAGTCTAGGGCGAAATATATCAGAAGAAAACTTGGAAGAGAAGACTTTAAAATAGAGCATCCAAATTTAGAAAGAGCATTAAAGAGTACCTTCGGAATTTTGGTCTATGAAGAGCAAGCAATGTTTATAGCACAAGACGTTGCAGGGTGGGATCTAAACCAGGCAGACTCATTGAGAAAATTAAGCAAATTAAAAGGCAAAGATCCCGCCTTAGCGATGAAGGTACAGTCTGATTTTATAAAAGACTCCATGAAGTATTCCGGAATGACTCACAAGATGGCATGTGAAGTCTTTAGAGATTATATAGAAGTATTGCAGGGGTATTCGTTTAATAAAAGTCATTCAATTTCTTATTCTCATATTTCATATTATACCGCATGGCTAAGGTGTCATTATCCGGCAGAGTTTATGTGTGCCCTGATAAACTCAGAAGATCAGAATAGTGACGCAGTTCAGGAATATATAGATAGTTGTGGGTCTCTTGGGATCAAAATTCTTCCGCCGGATGTAAATAAAAGTGGGGGTAAATATAATATTGTTAACGGAAATATTATTACTGGACTCGCAGCCCTCAAGGGCGTTGGAGATAAGGCTATAGAGTCAATTTTAGAAAGCCAGCCATTCGCATCGTTCGAAGAGTTTGTCACGAAGAATAACTCCAGAACTGTCGGGAAGATCGTAATTCAGTCGCTAGCAAGGGCCGGCGCCATGGATGAGTTCGGCAAAACTCGAATGGATATGCATGATAATTATCAAAAATATAGAACAAAAACAAATTCTGAACTGAAAAAGGGAAAAAGTATTGGCGAAATCAAAATTGATGCTTATCATTCCGACGAATGGGAGAGAAAAGAAGTGCTTTTAGGTGAACAGGCAGTATTGGGTCGTGCTATTAGCGGAAATCTACATGAGGTTTTTTCTGACTTCTTTTCCTCTGGCCCGAATGTTCTAAAGTTTGTAAGAATCCCCCTTATGAATAAGGGTGATTCCGTTAGAGTTGAGGCCATTATCAAGGCCAAGGTAAAAGAATTTAAGATAAAGAATGGAAAGAATGCGGGGAAGAAGTTTGCAAAATATCTTATAGAAGATGTTACTGGCCAAACCTGTGGCATGACAGTCTGGGCTGATGACTACTCTAGATATAGAGATATTTTAAAGGACGGATCCCCTCTTAAGGCAGTCTGCAAGGTGAATGAGTATATGGACAAAAAAGATTTAGCCCTCTCTCATCTCGAGAGAGTATATGGGAGTAGACTATGATCGAGTGTAGAGGGTGTGGGTTTGATGTTTCCAATGGAATGCGATATTCTTTGGTAAATAATTGCTGCCCAAGTTGCGGCCAGGCTCTTTTGGGGGAAGCATACATGCAAAGGCTTTCATTTTTATCCGAGAAGATAAAGAATCAAGACTTTGCAAGCGGCCTTTCGAAGGATATAATATTTGATATGTCATTGTTTATTCTTTCGGAGTATTTTTTGCCGACAGATGAGGCGACCAAGCCTCCTGCTGCCTCGCCAGAGGACTCTGAGGCGGCTTCCAGCGTAACGGAGGGCTCCCCAGATGAGGCTCTGCCTCCCGAAGATGATATTAGAGGGCAAATTAGAGCAGAGGCCATAGAATCTATGCCGGAGCTGTCCAAAGAGGAGAGCGAAGACTTGAGAGTGGCTAGATTAAAGCGCCTTGCAAATGAGTCAAAGGGAATGAGAAAGGCAGGAGCCTCGGTTCGGAGAGTTTCTGACTAATGATTAGAGCGATAGCCAATAAGCGCTTGGACTTAAGCGACGAAGAGTTTAATTACTACTCGCAGATAGTTGAAGAGATCGGCGAGGATGATTTTCGTGGATTATTTACAACGAATAAAGATGGAATAATTACATCTATAGCTCCGCCTACAAACCGATCGATACCGATGCTTGTTTTGTTTTTTGTTTTAAACTTAATGTTAAATCAAAGAATTAGAATAATGAGCTCTGAAGCGTCCAGGCTTAAATCCTCCCTCGGAGAGGGCAGGATAAGCTCCATAGAGAAAAGATTGAAAGCGATAGAAACATTAATTAACAATGAGGAAAAAGATGTCAAGAACGTTTAAAGATATTGCATCAATAGATGGCTTCTCGATAGAGGGTATTGGGCTTAGTGACATTGAGGATATTGAGTCTATGCTCCCAAAGAATGGGATTGTTGACGTTAATATTGCAGAAAAAGGCTTAGTCTACACTCTGGAGGGGCAAAACCTGTGCCAAGAAAAGATCGTAAAAATCGATCGGTGGGTGGCGGTTTTGGATTCGAAAAAGAATAAAGCATGGTCGGCAGCAGCCCTTGCGAAATCGAAGGCCGCCGGACACAAGACGGTCAAGGATAAGGAGTGGTATGCCCAGTCAGATGATGACTATATAAATGCATGTAACGCCCTTGCCCTGGGAAAGGCGTGTAAGAAGTGGTTTGAAAATAAGGCTGGATATTTTTCAAGTTGGCACTACACGTTTAAAACATTTTTACGTCGTGATTATTCAATAGAAAATGCAACAAGTATGAATGTTACGGCGTATAATAGTCCTTCCGGATCTGGTTCAAGGTATCCGGCGGAAACCCCAAACACTCAAGATGGTGTTGACGACTGGGGAGAGACAGAGTGGGAGTAATCCTTCAAACAATGTGGCCATAAGTTTGTAATAACGCAACAATAGTGCCAATAACAAATGTGAGATAATCTCACAATAAACAGGAGAATGAAAATGTCAGGAATGGTATTTGGAGAAGTAGATTGGAATGCCGCAGATTCTGGTGGTAAGTCAGATTTTATGCGACTAGAAGAGGGCGAGAGCCTTGTGCGTGTTATGGGTAATCCGGTGCAGTTTTATGTTCACTGGCTTACCGCGCCAGACGGAAGCAAGAAAAAGGTTAATAGCCCGCTCGAGACCCCAGAGTTGGTTCGCAGATTAGAAGATGTTGGGTTCCGCCGCCAAGCTCGATGGTTTTTAAAGGTTCTGAATTGCGCCGCTAACGAGTTTCAGCTGCTTGAGATCGGACCTCAGATCTATAATGGAGTTAAGGCCCTAAACAACAACAGCAGGTGGGGCAAGGTATCTTCTTATGATATCTCTGTAACGAAGGGACCAAAGGGCTCTCAGCCGTTGTATGGAGTTACTCCGAATCCGAAAGAGGCTCTTCCGGCAGACCTCAAGGAGGCGTTTGTCGCGTTTAATGACCGAATAAATGTCGAGAAGCTAATATCTCCGGCAACTGCCGCAGATATCTGTGATGTTATGGGATGGGACGTTTCAGAGTATACGAACGGAAAGGCTACGGAATCCGCAGAAGACGAAGACTTTGACTTCGACTTTTCGTAAGATGCAGTCAGGCCGAGGAGCTTAACATGCTATGGTTGGGCTCCTCGGCTCTTTTATTTGGAGTTTCGAATTGGATACGATTCTTGGGCTGGATATATCATCGTCAGTAATAGGCTGGGCGCTCCTTCGGGACAATAACGGAGAGGGGGAGCTAATTGATTATGGACACCTTAGACCTCCCGGAAAGCCAAAGGGTTCTATTGCTTTTCGCGCAAGTGCCGCATATGATATGGTGGCGGAACTTCTCGGGAGCAGGACTCCAGATTCCGTTGTGATTGAAGCTTATGCTTCAAAGTTTAGCGCAGGAAGAAGTACCGCAAGAACAATAATAGTATTATCTGTATTCAATGAGGTAATATCCATGGCGTGTCTTCGCGAGGCATCTATAGAGCCGCATAAATACGCAGTATCGACAATTAGATCGTGCTTATCAAAGATGGGCGGGAAAAAGGTATCTTCAAAAGAAGAAGCGTTTGACTTTATCGTTGGAAGTGTTTCTGGATTTGAAGTCCGCGAGAATAGAGCGGGCAACCTTGCAAAGCAATGCTTAGACGAAGCAGATGCAATAGCAGTTGCATTAACTCACATTTATAAGGAAAACAATAATGGCTAAAGATATTTTGCACTCCACAGCGGCAAGAGATAAGATTTTGTCTGGGGTGGAGAAGTTAGCAAGCGTTGTCGCGGTTACGATGGGACCTCAAGGAAGAAACGTCGTCATCGGCAAGTTTGTTGGAGCTCCAGTAGTTACAAAGGATGGCGTATCTGTCGCAAGAGAGGTTGTGCTAAGAGATCCGGTGGAAGACTTGGCCTGCCAGCTTGTAAAAGAAGTTGCAGGAAGAACCGCAGATATCGCAGGAGACGGAACCACAACCGCAACAGTAATGGCTCATGAAATTATCTCCAGAGGGGCAGTCCTTATGGAGTCGGGCTATAGCCCGCTTGATTTTAGAGATGGGCTTACTTGGGCTGTAGAGCAGATTTCAAAAAACTTAGATAGCATATCTATTCAAACTAACGGACATGATATGGTAAAAAGCATTGCCACTATATCTGCAAATAACGACCACCTCTTGGGAGGGAAGATTGCAGAGGCATTCGATTCGGTCGGGTTCTCCGGAACAGTAACGGCAGAGGCGTCTCCCGGCGGAGAAACTACGGTTAGAATTGTGGATGGGGTAGAGCTTAAAACTGGATATGTTACTCCTGCATTTTTGGCGGATAATAACCGCGGAAGCATTGTTATGGAGAATTGTAATGTTCTCATTGTGGACAGAGAAGTAACGCACTTAACGGATTGCATGGCAATGCTTAATAGCCTGTCAAATGACAATAAGCCGCTGCTGCTTCTTGCTAGGGCAATAAAACAGGAGGCTCTATCCACGTTGGTCGCGAATAACAAGCTCGGCCGACTAAAAGTGGTGGCGGTAGAGATTCCTACCATGGGGCCCTCTCAGGCCGACTGGCTAGATGATCTCAGCATGTTGGTTGGTACAAATATTTGCAGCCCCAAGTCGGGCGCCTTGCTCAGGGATATGAAGGCTTCGGATTTGGGACTTGCCAAGCAAGTGGTTGTTGGGAAATCGACAACAAAAATAATTGATGGAGAAAAAGATTCAGATAGAGTCTCAAAGAAGATAGAGCAATATAAGCGAGATCAAGACATCTTACTGGGGGATTCCGAAAGAATCGATTTGAAAAAGAGGCTTTCATTTTTGAATAGTCGCGCAGCTGTAATAACAGTGGGTTACAGCACGGAACTCGAACTCAGAGAGAAGGGCGACCGAATGGATGACGCTCTTAGTGCAACCTTGGCGGCAATAGAGGAGGGAGTGGTCCCTGGTGGTGGAGTTGCGATGCTTCGTGCTGCAAATATGATTGATTTATCTGAGATAGACGAGAGGCTTAGGCCTGCCGCAGAGGTTTTGATAAAATCATGTGCCAGACCAATTTCTCAAATTTTAAAGAATGGATTTATAGACCCAGAGCCTATCATCTCAAAGATTCTTGAGTCTGACAATATAAATTTTGGGTATAATGCCGCAACCAATACATACGCAGACATGTTTGATGCGGGAGTGCTGGACCCGAAGAAGGTTACCAGAACTGCGGTTGAGAATGCATCAAGTATAGCGTTATTGCTTCTAAATACAGAATCGATAGTATCAGAGGCCCCAGATGACCCATCGAGCTGGCAGCCTCCGGCCGGATGGCGCCCGCCACAAAATGGCAATTTAAATCACAAATATTAAAACGGAGAATATCATGGCCAAGAGAATCTCAGAGAGCGAAGCCGAAAGGGAAATTAAGAAATTCTTCGGTGAAGACGCGGTATTTTTTGACGGAAATATCGATACAATTGGAAAGTACGAAGCGATATCCACCGGGAGCCCATCTTTGGATGAGGCTATAGGCATTGGGGGAATACCCCGTGGAAGAATTACGCAGCTTGCAGGAAAGGAAAGCTCCGGAAAGACTATGCTTTCTCTGTCTTGCATTAAGAGCTATCTAGATGAAAACCCAAATAATACAGCTCTATTTATTGACGCAGAATATACATACGATCCAGAGTGGGCATCGAGTCAGGGCGTTGACACTTCCAGGGTAATGGTCATAAAAACTAATGATGCAAGGCAGATTTTTGAAGGACTTCTTGGAACTGTAAAGGTAAACTCAGTAACTAAAAAGATATCTAAGAAAATGAAAGGAATCCTGGATTACGTAGAAGAGGGCACTGACCCAAGATTTAAGGATTTGGGCATAATTGTTCTTGATTCAATTGCAGTATTAAATACTCCACTTGAGTTGGCGGCAGATATCGGTAAGGCGAATATGGCTCCAATTCCAAGATTCTTATCTACGGAATTAAAGAAATTAACGCCTCAGGTCGCAAAGGCTAATGTTGCATTTATTGGCATAAACCAGGTAAGAGTAAATCTCGGACAGCACTTTGGAGACCCGGCAACTAGCCCGGGAGGCAAGGCGCTCAAGCATGCCTGTAGTCTTATGATCAATATGGCTCCAATGTTTGGTGCCGATAATCTTATTAAAGATAAGAATGATGCAAGAATTGGGCACAGAGTTCGAGCAAAGGTTGAGAAAAATAAAGTCGGAAAGCCATTCCAAAAAGCAGAATATTTCGTTGAGTACCTAAAGGGAGTGGTTAATATAGAGGAGGAGATATTTGGATTGGCCCTAAAGTATGACTTGATTGAAAGGCCAAATACGCAAAACTATATGATAGATGGAGAAAAAATCAGAGGAAGAGACGCCGCCTTGGAGTCGTTTTCTAAAAATAAACCTTTTATGAATTCAACCCAAGAGAAAATAAGAGAAATATACCTCGGAGGAGGCCCGGCGCCAGCGGCTGATAACACCCCCGATGATGCTGAGATAGAAGAAAATCCGCTAATTATGGCTATGGGGCAATAAATGATTGTAAGATGCAATATAGGATGTAAGTTAAATGGAGGAACAACAGACGTGTCGTTGGATGTTGATGAAAACAAGGCGATGTGCAACGAGTGCGGAGAGGAGGTTGTGAACGTATCGTCCTATTCGAAGCTTTCTATGAAGAAGAATGGGGATGTGCTTCGCTCCAAGAATAGAAAAGCCTTTATGTTTCCATGCGAAACCTGCCATAAAGATGTTGAAGCATCAGTTGTATCGGGAATGGTGGTTGGGGCTCAGTGTCCGAACTCGGGAAAGGGGTGCAAGATAAATATTACAAAGCATATGGTTTGCGCAATAGAGAGTACGAGTCAACTAAAGATAGAGCAGAATTAAGTTATGACCGATATGCAAATTTTATCTGATATTTGTAAATCCAATCTTAAAAACTCAAAAGAGTGCCTGTCCTACCTAAGAGAGGACAGGCTTTTATCGGATGAGATTATAGATAGATATGGTATCGGATTTTTTCCACAAAACCCCTCCAAACTAAAGCAATTTGTTTCGGAGGAATCATTATTGCGAGCGAATATCCTAGATGGACTGGGCCGCAGCCAGTTCTCGGATTACTTTTATTTAACGTTTCCAATTGAGAATGAATACGGCGAGGTCGTAGGAATTAGTGGAAGGACTCTTTTGGATGAATACTCCAGAAGGGGAATCGGAATTCCAAAGTATAAAAACTCGTCTTACAAGAAGGCAAATATACTTTATGGATTAGGGCAATCAAAAAATCATATTTTAAAAAGAAAAAACGTATATATTGTAGAAGGTTATTTTGACCAAATAAGTTTGACTAAAGTTGGAATTTATAATTCTGTTGCAATTTGTGGTACTGCATTTTCTAAAAAGCATTTTTTAAGACTTGCAAGGTATACTGATAAAATGACATTCCTGCTTGACTCAGATGATGCGGGGAAGGAATCTGTAAAAAGAATTTATAAGAAATTTATTAATCGCGGTATAAAGCTGAGATCTCTTGAGACTCCAAAGCCCTATAAGGACGTAGATGAATTTTTTAGAAAAAATGGAAAAGAAGATTTTTTCGAAAACTTCAATCAAATTATGCCGGATGAGTGGTAACTAGATGGCCTCAAAAAGTAGCTCATATCAATATAAAATTGTAGAAATATCCTTTGATCAAGGGAAGTTAAATAATTTCTCCCAAGAGCGAGGAATATCTAGCGTCCTAACTGGAAACTCTTTCGACGGGAGAATTTCGGAGCTAAGAGATGAGCTTCTAGAGATTATTTATGAAATTGTTAACGGAGACATGCTAACCGAGCATCAGAAGAAGATATTATTTATGAGGCTAATGGGAAAGACTCAAAATGAAATTGCAAAGCATCTTGGAATAACACAATCTGCGGTTCACAAGGCAATGCATGGTAATATTGATTATAAGAATAATAAAAAGAGATACGGCGGCATCGTAAAGAAATTAAAAAAGATTTGCGCTACCGAGCCGCGTGTCTCTGAAATATTAAATAAAATTGATCAAATAAAAAAAGAAGAAGATTAGATATATTAATTTTTCCGATTAGTTGGAAATGTCCTTGTTATTCTTGGAGGAATGTTTCTATTAATAATTAGTGATTTTGAAGCAGGGAGAGCTAGGCATGCCAACACTGGACGAAACTTTGGTAGATTTCTTTAAAACAACAAGTAAAGATGTTTCCGATAAAAATAAAATATTAGTCACAGATGACGTTAAATTTAGAAAAGTAGCCTTTGATATGGTGAAAGTATATGGCGACCATTATGACGGACTGTGGAAGGTCGAGTCGTCCGGAGACGACCAGTACTTAGTAAGAGCGTCTATCCCTCAGTCCTCAGAAAGGGGCAGCGGAGATTGGACCGCAATTGGAGATTATGAGGGGTCGAATGTGACCCTCTCTTATAAGCAGGTTCCAATTTGTAGATTTGCATCCGATGAGTTCGGGTTCTCTTCGGATGATATTATGACGTTCAAGTCGGCGCTTCTGGGCAGGATGACGTCGGACTCCGATTTTGTTAGAGAAGTTATTTCAAGTCAACCATCGGCTAAGATTGAGGCTTTGAGCTCTGTCTTTCCAGAAGTTAAAAGCTTTATTAAATAGGAAATAAATCATTATGAAAGAGATTACAAAAATTATTTTAGAGGCAAGAAAAGCCTTGGATAAGATGACTAATGGAAAAAGGTATACGACAGAGTATGTCCTCGACCGCCTAGAAAAGGCGGCATCTTTAAATCCAAGAGACGTACTAATTGGCTCAATGAAAGATGTTGTTCGCTCACATGGAGCAAAAGACCGATTCATAACTCAGGCTCAGATTGGTGATTTTTACAATCACTTATATGGATTCTCCGGAGGAAAGACTGCTTTTCGCCAGAATCTAAATGATCTTCTGCCCGTTAATTCTGTCATTGATAGCGGCGGCACTACCGGCGCATCGGCCTCACGGGCGATGGACGAAAACTCAGCCGATCCAATATTTGAAGATTCCGCTCTGTCAAAAGAGCTGTCCGGCGTGTTTTCCCTTGAGGCTTCGGGGCCAGTATCGGCTCACGGAAACAGCCTGATGAAGAAGGCTGAGAAGTTCGTGAAGATTCAACTGACTTCAATGGGTCACATCCCCGCGTCTGTTTCGACAGTAAGAACAAATGAACACTTTATACTTTGTAATGCATCATTTGATACATCGGATCATACCCAAGTATCACTTTCTGTGCCAGTACAGATCTCTAATGGAATTCCCTCTATTCCAAAGCACTTCATTCAGGGGACGGACGTTGTAGAGATGACAAAAGAATCTCTTTATGTTCATATGAAGGAAAATCAAACAATTAAAAAGGCAGCATCTCAGGGGCGGTATGCCGCAGAGCGCCGCGTTGATGATTTTTCTGCAGAAATGGTAGTAGTCCCCGCATCGCTCGAGAAGTATGCTGATCTTGAGAGTGATCTGGTGGCGGCGGCATCTAGCTTCACTGTTAGCCAGGTCCGGCTCGCAACCGGAGTGTTAGCCGGAGAGCTTCGCGGCCTTGGCGTGACGAATCCGCAGATAAACGTTGCATCGTCAAATTCAAAAACGCTAGTCCTAAAGGCGAGCATCCCCACCTCGCTGGGGAGAAAATCCATCCTCGTTCCCGTTGATATGCCAAATGGCCGACCGGTAATTCCGAGCAAGTTCGCCATGGGAGACGAAACGTACCCGATGACCAGCGCCTCAATAGGCGAGATAGTCGGAACCGCCACTTCAGACCAGATTGATCGAATTTCTCGTCAGACCAATGAGATGTCAAAGGCATCCTACGACGAGCTAATGGGAATTATGGCATCTGGAGCATCTAATGGGGACTATCGGGCCGCGGAAGATGCCCTTGCGTCTATTGGCTCAAGATTTGAGGGAGGACAGTATCTTGCTGCGTTAGATCGCTTTACGAAGCTACTAAAGCACGCCTCAAAGAACACCGAAAGAGACCAGCTAATTAGCAGGGCAAAAGATAATGGCGAGCTAATCGTCCTTCCAACATCTGTTGAGCTTTACTCTCCCAGGCTTGGGCTCCCCATGAGCAAAATAAGCTTTGATGAGAAAGGAAGAATGATCCCAACCCATAGAACCGTGGCCTCAGACGATGCATTCGGGCCGGGTGCTTTAATCTCTTCTTCAAAAATATCCATAACGTAGGGGTTAAAATGATTAATGATAATTTAAGCAAGATTTTGTTTTCTATGTCGGATTCTAGCAGAAAAAATAGAATGCTAAAGTTGTCCGCAATTATGCCGGAACTCAAAAAGGAATCTGCAGCGGACCAGCATGGCATCTTTCAGCACTTTCAGTCTGGAGTAACAGAGTATGCGACTAGAGAGAGGTATCTTTCGCAGCGCGGAGGAGAGACTGCCGAGCGACCGCTATACAACGTAGGCCCAGAGCATGAGGACTCTTATGTCCCAACGGAGCATGTAGCCCCACACTTGTCGACGAGATATTCTCCTGATCACGTTGGGGTTCAGGCTCAAAGAGTTTCTGACGGAGTATATAAGGATCCTTATACAAATAAGATTTATGATTACAATGAGGGGTTTAAGACAGATAGCGGAGTAGACTTCCCCGCCGGAAGCGCCTCTCTGCAGTCTCAGATGATGACAATGGCATCATATGATGCCGCTATTGTAAAGAGAGCCTTAAAGAGGGTTTCGGGTTCAGACGTCTCAAGGCTGATTGAGATCATAGGAGCCAAATAATGGTCAACGACTTGATAAGGCTTGCGGATAAGCTAGATAGATTGGGTCGTACCGATTTATCCGATGATGTCGACACCATGATAAAGGCCGCCATGAAGTTTGATCCATTCGGAGAGGCCGACGAGCAGTCGGATGAGAGCCGTGGGGCGGAAAACGCAGAGAGCGAAGACGACGTGACGGCGGAGCTTTCCGAGCAACTTGCTGGCTATATTGTGGCTGGAGCCCCATTTCTTGCACGAGACGAGCAGGGAAGGGGTGGGATGATAAAAGATGTCTCAGATATCTTAAGAGAATCGCCAATGCTCATCTCTGAGATAGTAAGAGTTCTAGAGGATGGTCCACAGTTAGAGGAGGCGGATCTACATAGTATAGGCGAGAGCGATGAGGTATCAGTTAGCGATGATATCATCATCGGGCCCAGGAGCGATGATGTGGGCCTCGAATACATATGGCCAATTCATTATCTTCATGGGTCCGCAGAGTTAAAAATGGAAGAGGCTGGGCATAGTCCTGGTAATATATTTTCAGCATCAGAGCCGCGGCCTGCCGACGGAATTCATAGTGTAACAATTAAGATTGATAAAGAAAGCTTTGCCGCAAAAGCTTTCTTATGGACTAGGGACGGCAGTCCTGCGGGTCTTATTGTTTTATCCGATGACGAGGCCGCACTTGAGACCGCAGAGGACTCCTACTCCTCAGAGGTTATGCCGTAACCGTACGGACCAATAATAGCGTGTTCCTTCGAGTGGCATGGTTTGGGAGAGGCAAATGAGCAAAGTATTAAGACACCCAAACAAAGAGGAGATTATCTCTAGACTCTTGGCGGGAGACTCCGTAAAAGAGATTGAGAGATGGCTGAAAAAGAAATATCCTAGAACCAAGCGCCTGCACGTTTCTTATATGACCCTTCAGAAGTTTCGCTCTGGACATCTTGATATAAAAGGCGAAGTACTGGAGGAAATAAAGAACAGAAGATCAGAGGTCGATCGAGAGGCGACAGATGCCGAAGCAAGAATGATAATTGAAAATTCATCGGCATATCAGGAAAAAATAACAGAGATAGCCTCGGCAGAGTTGGATGTTACTCGCCGCCTCTTAGAGATGGACAAGCTAATAAATTCTAGAATTGAATATTACTATAATATTTTAAGCAACGGAGGCGGATTCCGAGACGATAAGATCTTTTTGGAGTATATAAATACGATGAAGGGAATTATGCAAGACTGGAAGAAGTATATCGAAGGAGTTGCTGATACAAAGATCGAACATAATGTTAATATTAGTGTTATAAATGATCATGCATCTATATTAAAAGACTCTGTGTTAGACGTTTTGTCAGAAATGAGCCCAGAATTAATCCCAGTTTTCATAGAGAGGGTTGGAGAGAGAACTCGAAGAATGAATATGATTTCTGATAACAATTCAGACTTGAGAGTAATAGATGTCACTTGATTTTGAAGAAAAAGGGTATTCAATATTAAGGATTAAGAATCTAAATAGCATCATATCTTTTAAAAAGTGGCTAAAAGACCACGGTGTCGAGGGCGAGCAGGAAATATCTGATGCAAATGCATTGGCCTACCTTGATTTTATAGAAGAGAAGATAAAAACAAGAATAATGGGAAGAACACTAAATGATAAGTCAGAGTGGATTTCTGCAATTTCAAAGATAAGAGATATGAGAAAGAAATGAAAGATTCAATGGATTACGTTATAAAAAGGGCCTTCATTTCTGGGGATATTAATCAGTTTTTTTATAATAAGATTAAAAATATATCAGCAGACCGCAAAGATGGATTTGCATCTTATGCCCTTGAAAGCGCAAAGATGATGACAACGGCTGGAGTAAATTCTGAGGAGCGAGCGAGAAAGTATATAGTGCTTAGGCGGCATATGAAAAAACTAGTTGGTGAAATCGATTTATCTGTTATTTCTCGTGCAATTTCTGGAGGAATCCCTATGAAAACTGAAAATGATGTTTATTTTAATATAGTAAAGGCAAAGGCCAGTCTCTCTAAGATAAAGAAACTTGCATATCCAAATATGTCTTCCGTTAACCCGGATGTTTATGAGGCGCAGTTTGATGTAAATAAATGGATCGATCTTGTTTATGAAATTCAGAAGTCAACATCTTCGGGGAACATGACGAGAACTGCTGCCGTTGATTATTATAGTAATTTTTTAAATAAAGAGAAAGAGGAAGATATCAAGTTTAAAAGATGGTTTAAGTATTATAATGATGGAGATCACGAGAGGTATAAAATGGCATCAGAAAGCAACAAAATAGAGAAAAAATCAGTATACATGTCCGGAGTTCTCGGGGCGGGAAATTATGATGACGTCGGAGCATCACACCTCGCGGGTCGTGACTTCTCGGGCGCAGTTCGCAGTGCTGAGGCCGACGAAGAGAAGGGCAGGAATTTTAGAAACTGGAAGCTTCGCTTGCACTCAGCGATCAGAAGAATTGATAAATTAATAAGATCAGAGGAAATTGACCCAGATGCCTACAAGCACCTATCTGAGGCCCTAATGAACATGAGCGTCAAGGTTGTTGGGCTATCTCCCCGTACCGCGTCAGATTTGGCATATCAGACTGCAAATATTCTAAGAAAGAACGGACACAAGGCCGGTTCTGATGTTCTTGTGAAAATTGCACAAGAAGTTCCAGATGCTGATCCTCCCGCTCAAACCTCCCCGACTCCGCAGCCAGTGCCTCCGCCGGTTCCGGCACAATCGGAGCCAGACGGCCCAGCTTCGTTGCCAGATTCTCCAGATTCAGATGCTGAAATTAAAGCAAAAGAACTTGGGCTGCCTGGTCCAAACGAGGTGGAGCCGGTCGGCCTGGAGAAGATAACCCCCATTCCCGGGGCGAAAGAGGGAGAGTATGAAGGCCTGGTTGGAGAGATAGGCCTTACAGATGCAGCTTCAAAGCTCGACGATGTTGCGGGAATGCTTGCAGATAGAAGAATTATTAGATTATTGGCAGAGTTTGATATAATGTTAGATCGACTTGGAATCGCCGCAATGTTTCCGGAACTAGCAGAGTCTCAGAGTAAATTAATTGATGGGTATTCTTATGCTCTAACTCGAGTCACAAAGATGATGGGACAACTGGCCACCGCCAAGGGACTCATAGATGCCCAGGCGGGACTGCCGGGCGCAAAAAGCGGTGATACGACTCCGCAAGGGGAGCCTTCACAAGAAGAGGCTTCGCCGGAGCTGGAGCCTGCAGCTCCCGACCTCCCAGCTGGCGAGGCTGCCCCAGTACAGACAGAAGAAATCTAGGATTTAGGCCATGCTTCTAGATAACGCCCTGGCGGAAATTTTGGATATATCGAAAAGATATATGATAAGTACGCCAAAGATAGTTGGAGGCATCCCAAGAGATATTTATCTCGGCGTAGATCCGATTATAACAAAAGATGTCGACTTAACTACGAATAGTCCAGACATAATTAGGCTAGCAGTGCTAATGGCTGACTCCCTTGGCGTTGGATTCAAAGTGTTTTCCGACGGGCATTCGTCAATATATATGGATAAATATATATTAGATTTTTCATCAAATTTTATTTCCAAAGATGCCGCTGAGTTTTCAAGGGGTGAAGATTTGCTTGAGGTTTATAGCAGAGATTTTACAATGAATACGCTTCATAAGCCGCTCGATAGTGATGATATCGAGGACCCAACCGAAATGGGCAAAAAAGATATTGAAAACAAAGTAGTAAGGACGGTAATGCCACCAGAGGTAACCCTTATGGATGACCCAAGAAGAGTTTATCGCGCAGTAAATTTGGCGGTGAGATATGGATTTGAGATCGATGAAAAAATAATATCTTTCGTATTAGATAACCTCGCCCTGTTCGGCCGCCCGAAGATGATTGGAATAAAGCAGTCTTATATAACATCGGCAATAGGAGAGTCTATGAATATAGACTCTGAAAAAACATTATATATTTTGGACAAACTAGGGCTAACATCCACTGTTCCTCTCACGGGAGCGTTTAAGGAGTACTTGATAAAAGGAAGAATGCTGGATAAATATTTTAAAGAGATTGATCGGGTATCCGGACTCGCATAACCACGGCGGCTGAATCTTTGAAAATCAATCTACTATTAATTCAACAAATAGTTACGGAGAATGTGCTAAATAATGATTAGGGGTAAGACAAAATTGTGTCCATTCGGACTTCCAGTTTGCTCTGGGTGTGAATCTATTGGTTCTGCCGCTTCGATGTTAATAGTTTTGGATGACGAAATGTCAAAAGAAGAAAGAGATAGTGCAATGAGTGACAATCTTGACGTGCTTATATCCTGCGGGTCCGAAGAGAGATGCCCATTTGCAGATATGATACTTCCTGATTCCGGCACCGTAGATTGTAAGTTTGATAGAGCAAAAGGAAGCCGTCCGGCAGGGAATGTTGGGCTTCAGGGCAGCCCACTATATCCTCACACATTTGTTGGGAATCAACCAGAGGCCGGATATGGGTACCCAATGGAATATTATTCTGATAATAATGAGAGTAGAAACGTATACTATGGACTATACAGTCTAATTGGATAGGAGAATTATAATGTCTAATAAAAAAATCAGCCGAAAGGCTTCACCCAGCTTCATGGATAACTCCAGCGACTCATATATTGAATCATTTGTTGACGATGAAGGTGTTTTCTTCGAGGAAGAGCTTGAGTCACCAGAGTCAGATGTAAGCGTTCACGAGTACGTCGAAGAGTTTATCGAGGGTGAAGGTGGAATCGATGATATGCAGGAAACTCTAGAATACATAGAAGAGGATCTGGAGGGTATGGATGAAGACCACGGAGAGGAGCTTCTTCCTGGAAGCTTTGTGTCCAAGTCAGACGCAGATTCTGAAGAGGAAGTAGAAACTGATTATGCAAATGACGGAGATTTGTCAAAGTTTATGGATTATGTTTATCAGATATATCCTGCAAACATCCCGCAGCATGATGGCGAATCCATAAGTGGTTGCGAAAGAGCAGTAAGCTTCTTGGACAAGCTGAATTCGGAGATGTCGAGAGCAGTAAGGGATGACTCGGATAACTCCATTGACCTGTCGGTTCTCGAAGATGTTAGGCTTAATGTAATGAAAGATATAATGGTTTTAAAAAATCACCTAGGAAAGTTAAAAAAGAAATTTAAAGACTCTCATAAGAAAAATGCAACCGAAGATATCGTTATTTCAAAAGATGCAGAGGAAAATGTTGTACCAGCGTGGATTTCCCGTTCCGGTGCCGAAGTTGAATACTCCGAGCTAACAAAAGAGGCATCTACTCCAAACAATATGGTGATTGCAGTGACCGCTTTTGAGCGTGCAATTTCTGGAATTATGATAAATGCTCATGTTTCAGCAGGGAATGATATGGAAGAGGTTTATGGATTTCTTAATAAGAAATATGACATCACACCTCGCGAAGAGCTGTCGATCATGCAAGTTGTTGCAGACAGCGGATATCATATATTTAAAGATCGAGGAACATACGGGCCTGGTGATTCAAAAGAAAAAGATACCAATAATCGCGGCGTTGACTTTATAAAGAATTACTTTGCATAAGGATTTTAAAATGAAAAAGATAGCATCAAAAAGAAATTATAATTTAATAAAAAATGCCACTGTAAGCTCAGACGCTGTAGCTCTAGCTCGGTCAGTTGGCCTGCTTGCGGCGCAGGCGCTAGAAGAGGGTCGACCTACTTCTGGGCAAATAAAGTCAGTTCACACTCTCTTAGAATATGTGGCCAGGGCCGTAGCAGCGATAGAGTCTGGGGCGGATTTGAATCCATCTCTTAGGGGAATTCAGGGGTTCACATCAACATCCCCATTGTTTCGCGGAGAAGCGGGTGATTAGGGATCTGATTAAAATTGCAAACTCGTTAGATGGCAGGGGCTTTGTAAAAGAGGCTGATGCTTTGGATGCGGTTATAGCATCTATGAATCCAAACCTTCTCGAGCAAAGAAGAAGCGAAGTACTCGCCGCGATAGGATCGGTATCTAGCAAAATTAATTTATCCGCCCCGCATACGAGCGACGAGCAGGCTCGTCACTATAGGGCCAGGTTGGGATATAGAAAGTCCAATGTTGGTCGTGCGCCAGTGATTATATTTGGATATCACGCAGAGGGAATCTCGGCCTTGGGAGGGGAGGATAAGGATTCATTTACGAGAAGGATCGTGACTGATAGCTTGCCGACTGGATGGAAAATTCACGAGCTAAACTCACTGCCGCTAAGCGTATTACATGATACCGCTCCGCCTCCCGGCGGAGCGCTGAATCACAGGGCTACGTATATTCGTATAGTTCCAGATCTTACGAAAGGGGAATAAGTGATTTATTTGCTCTTAGCGCTATCTCTTCCTGCATTAGCCGACGATCCGGTGCCCGAGCCAAAGGTGATATATAAAGATAAAACTGAAATTGACTTTGAAGCAATCGATATACAGGGAGAGCTCGTTAGGCCTCAGGGGGCCCTCCTTCTCGATCGGCGTAAGGCAAAGTTTAACCCGATGATAAGGTTAAGAGTGGATTTCGACGACGAGATGGACAAGTCTGTTGATGAAATAAAATAGAGAGTAATAGATTCGGGAAAAGCAATCAGGCTCGACAAGTACAGCCTCGGCGGACCTTGGTGTTTGGAGCATATAATGAGATTAGATCACATCGCATATAGATAATAAGCGAGCAACGCTCACGACCGATGAGCCGATCATAGCGGACGGCTTAACTCAGTGTTTTACAAAAGAGCATATACTTTCTGGTATAATATATGAGCTAATCTCAAGGACAAAGAAGGGGTTTAATGTCGACTCCGTCAGGGACTTGATGGAAAGTACCGTAAGATAATCTAGTAATAATTATCATATAAGTTACGGATGAGTCCGATAATAATGCGGCCAAAGGCGCTATAAGGAACAGTTTGAAAGTGATACAAATTAACAACGTTAATAGCGAGATGGATAAGATATTATGAAAATAAAAAGACAAAACATTACAGAAGAATATTCAACCACAGTCGATTGGTTGAATGATTTTGCAGGCTCCTTCGAGAAGAATGCCGATTTTCTTTCTAGTCTCAAATCTGTGTTTAAGCAGAGAAACGAGCCGAAAACAATTGAAGAGAAGATGGCAGATATTCGAACTCGAGTTGGATATGACCTGATTAAAGGAGTTGATAAAGATTCAAATAATATAAAAGAGGCGGCATGTGGGGCGACCTGTTGTAATGAATCCGCCGGTGGCGGCAAGTGCAAATCCTGTGATTCGTCGAATCCCAGAGCCGGAGATGAAGAAACCCTAAGGCTGATAGACCAGATTCTCGATTACATTCGAGCGATTGCCAAGGACAGGCAGGAGCTTTCTCCTGCCGCAATCTTAAGAAATTGCAGATTAGCCCCAGGATTAGAGTGGAATATAGTAGAATCAAAGATAGATCCAGATAAAATTCTCGGATTCATCGAGAAGGAGGTTGCAAAGCACTCTGGAGCTCCAGAGTCAGTAATGTATACTCCAACAAGTGGTTTGGATTTAAATGAATCTCCAACTGATACTGTTCCCGAATTCATGAGCCACGACGGCGCTCGTTAAATTTAGATTTTAGAATAATGCATGTCCCAAGAAAAGAGAAAAAAGAAAGAAGAAGAGATATTTCAGCAGTTAAGATCTAGCTTTTTAGATCTTGATCCGACATGCTTCGTTAAAGATAAGCTAACTCTGGACGGAATGGAGTTTTCAATCTCCGACAACGGCTGGAGATTTATGAGCGATATATATAGATATATTGCGCTTCAGGCCACGCAGAAGACGGGCAAGCCAGTAGTTATAAAGAAGGGCCGGCAGGTTGGCGCTACAATGATGGCTGGAGCTCTTGATCTTTACTTTACAAATAGCGGACTATTTACGACACCGCCAATTAGGGTCGTACACTTGTTCCCGGCCCTGGCTCAGGTAAAGAAGTTTACTCAAGATAAGCTGGAGACTCTAATTCGAACGGCAAAAGATGATTTTATAAATCAAAATAAGTTAGATAGTACCAATGCTGTTGATAACTTGACAATGAAGCAGTTTAATACCGGAACCCTGTGGGTCGACTCTCTCGGCGCCGATGGCGATAGGATTCGTGGTATGACGGCCGACGTAATGTTTATCGATGAGGTTCAGGATGCCGTCGGCCACGCCGTAAGCAATGCGACAAAGATTTTAACTGCTGCTAAATATGGACAAACCGCTCAAGGTGTTCAGGTTTACTTTGGAACCCCAAAGTCTCGAAATTCTCACTTTGCAGCGATGTGGGACATTTCAGATCAGAGGTATTACCACCTTGGGTGTAAAAATTGTAATGAAACATACCCATTTTATCTTCCGAATGATGATAGATGGAAGAAAATTTGGCTGCATGGTTATACGATAAAGTGCCCGCTATGCGGAACCGAGCAGAAGAAAATTGAAGCGTTAGATCGCGGCAAGTGGGTGGCGTCGAAGCCGGAGTCTGAAAGCAAGTTTGTCGGATTTCATATTAATCAGCTTTATATTCCTTATTTTACAAAAGAGAATATTGAAAATTTAATGCCTGAAAATAACCCAACTCAAACAGAAAGGATTTGGAATAATGAAGTAATTGGAGAGTTTTATTCCGGTGCCGGAATGCCATTAACAAAGGCGGAAATTTATGAGAAGTGCCGCGACCCGGATAGGTATTTTTCAAAGAAGATTGACGGAAGGGCAAAGTCAACTTATTTGGGTGTAGACTGGGGCGGCAAGGCCGACTCCAAGGACTCTCTGGGCGGCCAGTCGTACTCGTGCGTGGTAGTGCTGTCGGCACAGCCAGATGGAACCTTGCTGGTTGAGCATGCTCATAAATTAAAAAGAACAGACTTTAATTATAAAAAAGAAACTATAAATGAAATGTATCGCAGATTTGGAGTTCAACGTGGAGTATCGGATTGGTTTTTTGGCCAAGATGTTGTTGGGGATCTGCAGATGAAGTACGGAGATAAATTTATAGGAGCGCAGGGAAGCGGAAGTCTAATAAAACCAATAAAATATAGGCCGGATGAGCTAATTATATCTTATAATAAAGACTTATTAATCGAGGAAGTGTTTGACCTGTTTCGAAAGGGGAAGATTAGATTTCCATGGAAGAGCTATGAATATCTAGAGTGGCTAATAGACCACTGTACGTCTATGGAGTCTGGGATTAGGACGACCGGCGGCCAGCCGATAAAGACATTTAAAAAAGGAACTACCCCAAATGACGGATTGATGGCGCTTATTTACGCATACATTGCGTATAAATTTGATACGACAAAAGGCTTTTCTGTTAAGCCTGGAACGGAAAAACAAATTTCGATGCCCATGCCAACCCTGGCAAGGGTTACTAAAAGATTTTAGGAAGCAAAAATGAGAAGAACATCTAGGCCCCCGGGTCCAATTTCAAAGACAGCTGCAGAGTCCGTTTCTGGAGTACGTCGTGCTCAAATATCTAGTGCAATAGATAACGTTGAGGCGAATGAGCGTGAGACTAGCGCATCGTTTAGCGCAGTTGTGAATAGTCCTTCTTTTAAAAAGAAGAGCTTGGATATTTTGAAAACCGGCTCTATTGCATCTCCAATGGCAGGTCCAGGCACAACAAGCTCTTCCGACAGGATGGCTCCTGAGATTTATTCTCCATTGTTTCAGCTTGCGAACCTAAACTTGCCCCGCGATCGGGTAACTATGAACGCTTGGAATCGAGTGTTTTATGACACTCATCCAATCGTTAGAAACGCAATAAATCTTCATGCATCGTATCCAATTAGCAAGATAAATATCACATGCAAGAATAAGCGAGTTCAGCAATTCTTCATGGAAATGGCAGAAAAGATTGATTTATATTCCGTAGTTTATGGTGCGGCACTAGAATTCTGGAAGAACGGAGAGGTATTCCCGTATGCCGAGCTAGATGATGGCACGGGCACTTGGAATAGGATTTCGATTCTTAATCCCGATTATATTCACGTGAAGAAATCCGTGATTGGGGATCAGACTATGATCTCTCTCCGTCCGGATGCAACACTGCAGAGGATTGTAAACTCAACTGCCCCGTCAGATGTTGCCATGAGAAAGTACATTCCAAAGCATATCATGCAACATGTCCGCCGTGGGCAGAATATTCCATTAGATGATTTCAATGTATCTCACCTAAAGCTGCTTAGCTCTCCGTATGATGTGCGCGGTACGTCCATAATAGTGTCTGTATATAAAGACCTTATGCATTACGACAAACTAAGGGAGTGTAAGTTCGCTCAGGCTGACGGCATGGTGAATCCACTAACACTTGTAAAGCTCGGAGGGGAGGGAGAGTACAGGCCCACGCAGGCGGACATAGAGGCGTTCAAAAATGTCCTAGAAGAAGCCCAGTACGATAAGGATTTTAAAATTGTAACCCACGGCGGCGTAACCATTGAGCGCGTGGGGTTTTCAGGGCAAACTCTTGATATTGCCGGAGATATAGAGCTTATTACAAATAATCTATATGCAGGACTTATGACGCCGAAGGCTTTGATAGATCAGGAATCTGCATCGTATGCAAGCTCATCCGTTGGATTGGAGGTTTTGCGTCAGAGATATGATATATTTAGAAACATGATGAAGAAATGGCTGGAGAGAAAGGTTTTTGCTCCAATCTGTGAAATTCAAGATTTTTTTGAATATGAAGATGGAGAAAAGAAGCTTCAAGTTCCGTCAATTGATTTTAATCATATGAATTTATATGATATGGCTGATTATATACAACAAATTGGACAATTCGTTGGAAACAAGCAGGTTTCGCTGCAAACGCTACATAGAAGCCTCGGCCTCTCGTATGAGGAAGAGAGAAAAAGATTAAGAGAAGAAGTAATAGACGAGGCGGTGTTTACAAAGGAGCAGCAGATTCTTGGCGGAATGAGGCTTTCTGAGTTGTTAAATATTGATCCAGAAAAAAGCATCCCAGAGCCGACTGACATGGAGTCCGCCGGCGGCGCCGGCGGTGATCTTCCCGGGGTGCCTCCTGGCGGCGGCCCAGTGCCAGATATGGGCGGCCCACCAGACATGGGCGGTGGCCTTCCTGAGATGTAGGCCTGACATACTAATAATGCGAGTTACATCGAGGAGAAACCATGTTGAGTTACATAAAAAAAGAGGCGCAAACAGACCCGCCAACGCCCACTTCGGATGTAGAGACTTCGGATGTAGAGGCGGAGTTTAGCGAGAGTGCCATCAGCGCTCTGGACGAGCGGCTTGCAATTGCGTCAAGGAGCATTGCGGATGGAATTTCAGATGGAAATTCTGAGTTTTCTTCTGGGATTGGGTTTAGATTCCGAGGCCTTTTTGATATGTTAGCGCACGGGATAGATAAGCAGGACAATATAGAGGGTGCTTTTCGGCTATCATTCGGAAGGCTTAACGCGTCAATTTCAAAGGTTAAGTCCAAGCTTCTGCCATTTACACGGGTTGTTTCGGAGATAAGTAAAATAAAAAATGCAGATGAAAAAACTAAAATTCTAAACCGTCTTCTTCCTGGGTTTGGAAGCATAGAAGAGCTTGAGCCGGGAGATAATGAAACAAAAATTCTTGAAGATGAATATTATGCGAGTAGCGATAGGATCGCCTTTTTCAAGAGTAGAGTCATTCCTATATTTAATCAAAAATGGTCCACTGTTACTGGCGTTTCAGGCGACGGTATGAGCCGAGAGTTGTATTCTGCAATAATCGGATGGGCAACGCTCGGAGAGGCAATGGCGAAAATGGGGAGCTCAGCCCCATCTTCGATCTCCCCCGGCGAGATTGAAAAACCACGCCAGATAGGTAATGATGCTTCCGCGCCAGTCGCCGGAGACACGTCCGCACTCGCTGGGGCTGTAATTATTAAAATTTACCCCGATCCGGTGAGTTCATATGCGGCATTATTAATGTCCGGAGGAGTGGATATTGATACTGATGCTCTTTCCGCGGGGGACCCGCTGGCTGTGGTTATTGAAATTAGAGTTTCTGATGTTGTTGCGGGAAACGCCCTTGAGGCTCAAGATGTTTTTTATGAATTCATTCGAAGTAATACGGTTACGATAAATGAGACAGTATTAAGGTCTACTTCCACAAATATTGAGAGATTATTTACTGCGTCCACCAGCATATCCCCGGACGAAACACTTTTGCTTAGGATTGCGATTGATGTTATGTCGCTAAAGGATACGATGCCGCCGGCCGGAGGGACTGCCCTATTAAAGGTAAGAACAGAAGGCGGACAGAGAAATGTTTTGGCGAAAAACCTTTTATATGAAAAATTAATAAAACTATCTTCTGGGTCTGCAACCACTCCGTTATATGAGACAATTGGAAGTGACGGGAAGGCCGTAACGTTTACTGCCGCACAGCTTGTCGCTGGCGGCGGCAAGATTAGAGGAGCAGGTGGAAAGCCTTTTCGGCCAAAAAAGTGGAAAGGAAGAAGCCTGGCAGATAGAGTTATGTCGAAAGGGTTTGGGCGAAAGAAATGAGAAAAATATCTTACAGATCTTCTCCTGCAATCAAGGTTGTAAAAAAAGAAAAGGGATGCCTAATTACGCCTCATCGAGCAGAAGAGGGGATGTCAGGAGATATGGATGGCGACGGAGGCGTAGGTGTCGGAAGAGGGTTTGTATCTCCGGGAGAGAGTACCCTGCCTCCGACGTTTAAGGCGGATGAGCTAGAGTTTCCACTCTTTGATATGAAGCCGACCAGAAGAAGCAGGATGAATTATGAAGATCTAATTGGCATACTGACGGATATGGCAGATGATTTAGACGATAGCTTTTTCAAAAAAGACTCAAGATTAGTTGACTTTGCGGAGCTTGTAATAAGAAAGGTTTCAGAACAGAGTAATTTAGATTATTCAAATTTATTTAAAGATGCACTAGTGAGGCTCGCGAAGTCAGATATAATTGGGGCTAATCAGGTTATTCTAGCGGCAGTCAGAACTTATAGTCGCTCTATGGTTATAGAGTATCGCGCAAGCGGAGACCAGAAGGCCGCAGAGAGGGTCGCATATCAAAGGGCGATTGGGAAAATAAATGAGGCGCTCGAAGTTGGCCCGATAGAAAAAAGTGCTCAATTATTAGAATCAGACCCCGTGTATGTCTCCGAAGAGCTCTACAAGATAATGAAAATAATGATCAGTAGGATCTCTTTTGCAAAGAGACAGGGCTCATATTCGAGCCTGTCAAAGCACTTGGAGGAGTTTAATACACTCGAGATTTCAAATAAAAATACGCCAGGGGGTGCGGCGATCGGCGCAGCTCTCGGGTTGGTGAAGAATGTTTTAAATGGAAGAGATCCATATTTTATAAATATAGTTTTAAGAGAATTAATAAAAAGACTTTAGAATGCCTGGAGGGCAAAGTGAGAAAAGTAGCATACCCAGTTATAGACTTTCATGATCAATCATTTGACGATGAGGTCACTGGAATAGCACAAGGAACAAGCGGGTATGACTCGTTGTCTATGACGGGAGGAAGGCATGAATCAGCCGGAGTGTCAGGTGGCGACGAGCTCAACCCAAGCACTCCTCAGACTTATTCCGGAGGAATGTCTATGCGTGTAGACGAAAATACAGAAGATTTAGAGGAGTTTATAAGTTTAAGTGATGATATGGCCGATATAATCGAGGAGGGGTCGGTACTCTCCGTTGGAGAGCAAGTAAGCAAGAGCAAGAAGCTTGCATCGAAAAAATTTGGAATTACAATCCTTTCTAATACGGCAGTGAGCACAAAAGAGGCAAAAGCTTATCGCGGTGATATTAGATTTATAAATTTTAATACCAAATTTGATGGATTTCTTATAGCGAACAAGTTCAAGAGCGAAAAGGATCTCAAGTCAGCCCTGAGAAATGTACACTCCCAATTGTCCAGCGGATCGTTCGGGGTTGTTAATAGCAAGAATGCATCACTTTTAGATTCGGTTGGATTCAAAATAATAAAGAGCGCAGGAACCCGATCCTTGGTGAAAAAAGAAGATAGAGATCCGCAAACTATTGCTCGAGTAATTACTAGCAACGGGACAAGCGTTGGCTTTTTGTGCAAAACCCTTGTTTCTGCCAAGGAGCAGGCCGTCGGGCTTCAGTCGTATAGAGCGCTGGGAAGTAATTCTGGATTGTTATTTAAGTATGATAATCCATCGGATGTAACATACCACATGGGAACGGTCGGATTTCCGATAGACATCCTATTTATCGACGAGGACGACCGGGTAGTAAAGATTTCAAAAAATATTCAACCAGGATCTTTGGATTTGTTTTCATGCCCAAGAGTAAAGACTGTTCTTGAGATAAATGGCGGAGTATCATCTGAGGCTGGGTTCTCTCCAGGTGACTCTGTATTTCTTAACTCTGCGCTGTCTGCGCCCGAGACGATTGCATACAGGGTTGCTGAGCGTCAGGGGCTTGGGACTATTATGGTTAAAGAATCCGAATCAGCTGGGTCTATAGTAAAGATGGGGTCTGGCAACCTTGTTTCTATAAATAAAAAATCAAACAACATGGACATATATAAGCTAATGACCCCAGCATCTGCCCCAAAGGTTGCGGTGGCTATATTTGATATAGATAAGGAGTTGTCGTCGCCTAGCTCTACAGTAAGAATGTTTCCAAGAAATCCGGTAGGAATAGACGATGAATCTGTATTTTTAGATATAGATAATAATGCTTTCGCTGGAAGCAAGGGGGAAGGTTACGGGTATCGAATTTCCACGTCAGCGGCAATACGACAAGGATTCTGGGAGCTGTCCGGAAAAAACATGGCCATAGCGGTCGGCAGAGGAAAGAGTTTAGATAACTTTTTAAGCTCATCCCCAATTATAAATAAGATCGGCAAGGCATTGGATCGCGGCGAGCGAGTTGTTATCGCAACATCTGTTTTGGATGTAGATAAAAATGCTTTATCTTCAATGATTCACGCAAAGGTAAAAACAGAACTACCCACTTTGAGTCAAAAGAGCATAGTGGAGGTAATGATGATTCCTTCTGGGTTCACTGATGATCATATAGTTTCAGCTGCAAGTCAGAAGTATTTAACAAAAAATATAAAATTTAATTCATTATCCAAGAGGGCTGGAGTTCCGGTTCCAAATACAACCAAGGCCCGGGCTAGAGACGCGGATAAGTTTTTTGAAAAAGCAGAAAAACTATGTGTAGAGATATCAGAAAATCTAGGTAAAAATCTTTCTGAATATGAAAAGGTTCAGGGGAATGATTCGTTGATTGCAAATAGCAAGGGCCAATATAATCAGTCTACGAAGAGGGTTTCTAGGAAAGTAAAAAAGATGCTAATCGATCTTAGAGATGGAATAAAGGTTATGAATGAGATCAAGGATATTTCTACTACTTCTGAAATTGTACATAACCTAGCCGGATCATCAAAATTATTTTCCGATAGCGTAAAGAATGTATTTTCTCTAATCGACAAAATAAGCACACCCACATTTATTCCTGAGCTTTCTGATGCAACCGCTTCGTCTGAAAAAATCGGAGAAGATTTGAAAATGACAATTGAAAGAATGAGAAAATATATAAACTCAAATATTTTGGGTGTTTTGATTCTTTCGGAGTAAAATAGGCAAATGTTTATTAAGTTTGGCGACAAAACAAAGAAGCTTTTTGTAAAAAATAGCAAGAAGAAAGAAGAAAAAAGAGAGGACGGGGTTGTATATATGGACGCCGACTCCGATGATCGCCGAATCAAGGCGCTCAAAGATCAGATTTCTGATGAATCTGAAACAAAAAAGACTGAAGATGAAAAATAGCAGAAGTAATGTATAAAAAAACTACACAAATTGATTTTGTGACTAATATTCATTACTAAAATATACTGCGAGCCTCAATATTGAGGTTTTTGACCGTAGAGTCTGTAATGGTTTGGATTTATTAAATGATTAAGAAAGTTAGCTATTCGTCCGGGACTGTGATTAAGTCCGTTTCTACCAAAGAAATTTTGGCAAATAAAGTTTTGGTAGACCGCATGACAAAGCTTGCAAATGATATAAGATCTATTGCTCCCAAGTCGGACGATTTTCTATACTTTTCAATTATATTCTTAAAGGCTGCTGAGTCGGCGATTCTCGGAGAGAACGGGCTTCCAAAGAAGCTCGCAAGCGGAGAGGATGCTTGGGGCTTTTATGATGAAGATTGGAAGTGGCATGGAAACGTGGATCCGCATAAAAATAATAATGGCGATCTATTTCCAGAGAGCGAACTAAAGAAGGCAACCACTAAGTGGGTTGGAATGCCGCTATGTCGTGATCACGAATCAAGCTCTGTGGACGGAATTCGTGGAATTATTTTGGATACTCACTACGACGAAAAGTTCAAGCAAGTTGTTGGCCTGTGTGCCTTAGACAAGGTCAATTACCCAGACCTGGCAAGAAAGGTAGAGACTGGCATGGTTCGGTACGGGTCCATGGGCACCGCCGTCGAGACGTCGATATGCACTGACTGTGGGAATCGAGCACAAGTTCAGAGTGATTACTGCCCGCACGTTACGAATCACACTGCCTACGGAGAGGTGAATGTCGGATTAAAGCCGATTGAATATAGCCTTGTAGTAACTCCGGCCGAGCCGGGAGCAGTACTGCTAAAGGTGGTTGCCTCACTAAGAGACTATAGAAATGAGTTTATATCCCATGGCGTTGAAGATGTTGACGCGATGCTTGGGAGGCTATCTGTCCAACAGGCCGAGCATTTGAATGGAATAATGAAGACTGCGTGTGGTCCTGACGGATGCTCGCTAACCAGAAGAGAGAGCATTGTAAAAAGCTTTCTTGGGAATAATGGCCTAGTGAAGGAGGCGGAAGAGCCTTCTGCGGTTGCTCTTGAAGTTGCAGAGCAGACTTCTAATCTGTCATCATCCGAGATTGCAGATGCCTCAAAGATATCAGCAATTGTAAGGACCATAGAGGAGTATGGAAATTCCGACTCCCCAGAGGTTAAAGCTGCAATCGATAAGCTAAAAAATATTTTAAACACAAACCTTCCAGAGACTTCTCTGGCAGAGAATACAACTGTGTCCGGTGAGCCGGCCGCATTGCCAACTCCAGATCTTCCGACGCCAACCATGTTTGGCAGCGACACTGGAGAGGCGCCAGATTTTGAAAACGACGCAGGAGGGGTTATTCCAGTCCCACCTCCTGGGTTGAGTGAACCGTCAGTCGCATTCGCGAGTGATAATAACGGGCTTGGAGATTATGTAGATGACATTTCAATAAATTCAATAATGGAGGAAATTATGAACGAGTCAAGATTACGCAAGAGAGCAGAGATGCGTCGTCGTGTTGCTTATCACCAAGGCGGCGCGGACGGTGTAGAGCCAACCGGAACCTACAAGGATGAGGGTGCGGCACAGAAAAGCATTAGAGACAACCAGGACAAGCAAATGCAGCAGACTGGCAGCATGGGTGGGGCAGATGGTATGCACCCCGGTGACGCAGAGGTTAAGGGCAAGCTTAGTCGTGCAGAGCTCGAAGAGCGCAGAATTCGTCGCACGGCCTATCATCAGGGCGGATCGGAAGGCGTAGAGCCAACCGGAACCTACAAGGATGAGGGTGCGGCACAGAAAAGCATTAGAGACAACCAGGACAAGCAAATGCAGCAGACTGGCAGCATGGGTGGGGCAGATGGTATGCACCCCGGTGACGCAGAGGTTAAGGGCAAGCTTAGTCGTGCGGCATATACTGGCCCAGGACTAAAGACAAAGCTTTCCGTGAAAAAGGCTTCGGATGGAAGCGTTGATCGCGAGAATTCTGAGTTTAGCGTATTTTCTGGCGATGATAATGTAATTACAGCAACTGCTGGAGAGATATTTGGCGAAGAGCTTGATGGCCAGTGGAAGTGGCTTGCAAGTAGAGAGTATGGTCAAGAAGTCTGTAAGCAAATTCGCGCCAGCGGCCTCGAGCATGTGCGCGGCCTCCTTAAGGGTGCGCAGGATGTTGGTGCGGCTCCGATGCCAGAGCTTCCGCCGATGGGCGCAGAGCTTGCTGAAGCTCCATCGATGGAGGCCGGCGGAATGCCGGAGCTTCCACCTATGGACGAGGCCCCTATGGAAGAGTCACTCGCAGAAGAAGAGGTCCCTCCAGGTGAGGCTATTGATAATAGGCTTGCCGAAATGGAAGGCCTAATCTCAGAGGTTCGTGACCTTGCAGACCAACTGGCCGACGATCGTGTTGCCGATGTTGACGTAAACATCATGCCCGGAGGAGACGCCGGCGGAGACGCAGAGGAGACGCTTTCTTTGGCTGCTGAAATTGTGCGCCAACTCAAGACGGCGCATAGTCAGCTCGACGAGTCTGCTGATGAAATATCGATGGTCGCCGAGACTTATGACAACCTGTCTAAGTTGTCTGCTGAACAGCGCGGTCACTTTACTAAGCTCGCATCCGCGGCCGTAAAAGATTGCGACGAGGTAACCGGTGAGGCCAAGGCTCTTATCAGAGTTGCGAGAGCAATGACAAAGACCGCAGAACCATGCGCAGGAGAAGAAATCGGATATGTAGAAGATCCCCTTAATTGCGCAGAAGATCCCCTTAATTGCGTAGAAGACCCACTGGATGAGTCCATGGTTAATGACGTTCTTGAGTCAGATCTTCCGGTACCTATCGAGACCGAAGCCTCTAGCGAGGTTGATGCTCTGGTAAAGGATGCAATGAGTCTTCGTCGTCAGCGTCGTGAGGGCATTCTTAGAAATGCCGATCGTAAAGTGCTAGAGGCTCGTGCCGCACGTAGAGCGGACCTTCTCAGGTCGGCCACTGCCGAGGCTCCCGTCTCGACGGTTGCCACGGAAGCAATAGAGGCTTCAGTAGAGGTCTCTGCTTCTGCTGCCGATGCTACTAAAGAAGCTTCTGGGTCGGATTCTGCGTCAGTAATTAAAGCAAAACTAAGCGAAAGCTTTGCCGAGAAGAAGGCAGATGAAGGCAGAGAGGAATACCGAGTAATGCTTAGAAGGGCCTATGATGTAGGCATGGAAATGCAGCGCAAGGGCCTTCTTCCCATGTCAAAGGTTGCCTTGGACAATCAAGTGGATGAGATTATGTCATTTGACGGAAAGGCATTTGAAGCCTTTAAGCGAAGCATTGCTAATGCACGAGCAGTTCACACTACAAAGATTGCTTCAGATCTTGGTGGTGTAAATGTTGGAGTTGAAACTGATGCCGCCCCATCCGAGGGTCGAATGACCGCAACCTCCCTTTCTTCGCTCTGGGAGTAACCCATGATCAGTCTGAAAAGAAATGGAAATTCCATCCTCGGTGAGTTTATAAGGCTCACCGAGGCTCCTGGACTCCGGAAAGAGGCAATTGCAAAGGCAGAAAGTGATTTCGCTTCTGACTCTGATTCCGAATCTGTATTAGACAATCTCGCAGCAGAAGTAGAAGAAAAGGCCGAAGACTTTCTCGTAGACCAGAACGCCCCAGCCGCCGACCCGGTGGCAGCGGCAATTGACAAGGAAGTCGAAGCCTTTGCAAGTAGAGACATGCAGATTATGACGGGCCTTGGGAAGATTGCCGCAAGTCTTCGCCTTAAGGGCGAGGGGTTTGCTGCAGATATGGTTGAGGCAACCGCAATTAGTATTAGCGATGATATTAAGAAGGAAGCAGCAGAGAGAGGCTCGTTGGTCGGTAATCTGGAAAAACTCGCAGGAGATTTTGATAGAGACGGAGATACTTTCGCAGGAGACATGGTAAGGGCTACAATTTCTAACATTGTTAGCAACTAAAAGTTTTTACTAATAGTAAGATAAGGGGAGGGAGGTAAAAATCCCTCCTCTTTTTGTTTATTATTTTATGGAGTAAATGGTTTGTTAAAGCTTATTCATGCAGGTAATGCAATGCCGATGAGTTTGGCAGTTGATCCAACCGCTGAATTTGAGCCGGGAATGTTTGCTCAGCTCGGGCTAATAGGGAACGATTCTGTTGCTAGTGTTAGTGATGGTACGGCCCCTCTTGGAATTATAGATGACGTTAGAACTACGGCATTTACAAAAACCCAAATTGATGAAATAGTAATTGTAAGTGTGGCTTCGTCTGAAATAAACTCAGATGGGAAAAGAGTGTCAACAGAAGACCTGACTGGGGTGCTGGAGTTCCCAAACTTAATCGAGAGCAGCTTTACTTCAACATTGTCAGTTATTTTAAATAATGTAAATGGCGTAGTTACCGTGCCCGCCGGTACTGAATTAAATTATGATTCAAGCGGCGACGGACAGAATGATAGCTTTAGGATGATAACCAATTATATTTATCGAGTCGCAGGACGCCCTGGCGACGACACTACGATTGGAACCGGAAGAATAACGATTCATTATCAACGTGGAATTTATGCCACAGACCAATTTGACACCACTCAAATGTATCCATTGAATGCAACACTATATGTTGGATTGGATGGGAAATTAACATCAAAACAGCCAACTGCGAATCACCCAGGAGTCGCATTGTGTACCGGGCCCCCAAGTGCAGCTATTGGCACTTTGGAGTTTATGCTTTTATAAGCAAATAAAGTTAGTTATTAAAACTACTAATTTATTCTAATATTATGATATTTAACGGAGATTTGAATATGTCTAGGACATGGAGCAAAGAAGATCGCGCTCACTATAACGATAGTGAGGTAATGCGAGAGATGGAGAAGGCGGTAATCTCCAATATTCATAGGCTAGAGATCCTACAGAAAAAGATGGCGGAAAATAAAGAGCTTTCAGATATTAAGTCTGGAGCCGATGAGGCTGCCAAGTCTGCAGACTTGGCTGCCAAGTCTGTTTCTGAGCTTGGGAATGAAATTGGCAAGCTTAATTTGGCAGAAGATGCCGAAGAGGACTTCGAAGAGATCTCTGAAGAAGAATCAGAAGATACCAAAGAGGCTGTAATAAAAGATCTTCGCGGAATGATCAAGAAAGCTATAGATAGCGGAGACGTCATTCTGGCTTACAAGATTGAAAGAACAATTGATGAAATCCTGGAGGGATAGTAATGATAAATAGTTCTGAAAAATCTGATGTATTTAATAATTTCATTGCCTCCATGGAGAAGTTTGCATCTCGCCGTGAAATAAAAAAAGAAGCCGGGAGATTAACCACAATCGATGAGCTTGCCGAGGTCCTAAGGGGTACTGATCGCGTAACTCCATCTCCTAGGGCTACAATTACTGTGGGGCGCCCCGGTACAGCTCAGGCCCGCACTTGGACTTCTGGCTCTGGCTTTTTGACGGATTATTTTTCTCCGGCCGGTGCCGGAATAGTAAGGCATGGCGCTGCTGCATCAAGAAAGTTGTCCACGGCGCTGAATTTTAGCTCTCCGGCCGAGGCCTTGGTTCTCCTGGAGCGTTCGGGGATAGGTAGACTGGATTTGGTGCGTTCATTTCGATCCCCAGGTCAAGCAGAAAATTTCACACTAAACTTGTTAGCGAGACAGGCTCATACTGGAGGGGATATAGACCCCAGGATGATTCGGGCCGCGCTTCAAGACGCCGGGGTCACAGGAAATGCAGACGAGGTTATGGATGGGCTGCTTAGGGGTCCCAGGGCCGCAGCGGCTGAGGCTGAGGCTGCGCTTCGGCACGGCGATGAATTGGCTGAACTTGGAGCAAGGCATAGCGATGAATTGGCGGATGTAACGCGCAGATTGGACGAGCTCAGGGCTGCCGATAGAGCAGAGGATGCTGCAGAGATAGCCCGCTTAACTGGGCGCCTGGAAGGACTGCAGAGCGCCGGTCGAGCCGGAGGTGCAGCAAGAAGGGGCATAGGGGCGTCGGTCGGAGGCATTGTTATGCGAGGAGCGCTTTACACCGCGATACTGGCAGGAGCTTATATATATTTAGGAAGCAGCCTTGTCCGCTGGGTCAAGGGGTTTTTCGCCCCCGATGGCCCCGGAGCACAAGAGCGTCCAACATGGCCCCCAGGGATGTGGTCATCAATAGGATCAAGATATTCTAGCTGCGCTAGTAGCGTAGATGATACTATAGATAAGATATCTTCGGTGGGGTTTGCCGATCCTGCATATCAGACGGAATTTGATAGAATGGTATCTGATATTATTGGAAATAGAGAGGGTTTGGATGAGATTATAGGACTTGGATCCATGAATCCCGAGGCCATAACTGGTGCTAACTCGGAGTCTGCCGTTGCTACGGCGCTCGCTCTGAATGGTACAGTAAATCAGCTAGCTTCATATATCGAAACTAACGGAAATGATTTGGAGGCAAGCACCACTGATATGAATACTTGGCTCCACGCATCGGCGGCGATTTTATCTCTCCGTGATTGCCTTGAGGGCGCGGGCAATGAGCTCGAAGGCTGGTTGAGCAGAATGATGTCCGGACAGGCCGGCTCCGGAGCCAGGACTACTAGGAATTATGATCCAAATAGAGTATTTTCTCCAGGCTTTGAAACGAGAACTCCGCCGGTAAAGGTGGAGTTTCAGGAGCCGGTAGTATTCGATGGATATGGGGTTCGTTTCGTAAATATTCCAACCGAGATAAGGACAGAGCACATAAGAAATGCCGGAGACATCAGGCTTGCAGGGCCAGAGCTGGCACTATCTTTAGATGAGGCGGTCGGTCGAGCGATATATACATCTGAACTTGCAAGGCTTCGAGCGGATGCAAGGCTTCAGGAAGTTCCAGACTCGCACCTTATTCAGTATGCGGCAAATCGCGCAGCACACGCCCTCTTGACGACGGGCGCATTTAGAAGTCGGTCAATTGGAAATCAATTAATTGAAGATAGAGGGTTGCGTAGCTTTTATGACGCGGCTCGTGAAGGTGGAGCTCCAGGATCTGGACTTTTTCACGGATTCGGAGGAAGACGAAGCAATACTCGAGAGCAAGCCGCAGAGAGAAGGATGAGAAACCAAATGATAGCACCACCATCTGCACCCTCAGATGGCGCGGCTCCACGCGGCCCCTCTCCGGACTCACAGAGTGACGGTTCCATAGGAGGAGTGTTTGGAATGAACAAAAGAATTAATGAGCTCAAGAAGTTTGCGCTAATCGCAACTGAAGAGACAAAAAAGAATTCCATAAATAATGTGGATAATGAAGGCAATTTAAGTAAAATTGCTGACGATTGTACAAAATCTTATTATAAGGACGCCTTATTGGGTCAGAATAGTGATGATAAGTATATGAAAGCTTATTATGCAGGGCTTAGCAGCTTGTGTGATGAGGGCCTAGAAAAAAGAAAGGCTGACTATAAGGAGCACTACATGCTTCACGATGAGACCGGAGAAGATTTAATTCATGATGCACATCCAAAGGCAATTGTTGTTTCTGACGCAATTGGTCGCGGCGGACTTGTGGAGAATGGATTAGAACAGAAGCGTCAATCTCATGGAGTGGCAATGAGTACTCCTACTGGAAACTACAGAGCGAATTATGCTTGGTTGCAAAACAAGTCATTAATCAAAAAGTAGTCAGCCGGAAATGTTAAGTTAATTAAGGCAATCCAATGGTTGGATTTCTCTTAATAAAATAAAAGAAAATTATATACTATCAATATTATAAGGAGATGGTAAAAATGGCTCTTAAACTATTAAATCCAGGTCTTCGTCCTCTCGGGATGTTTGACCTTGACGACGGCGATGCCGGTGCCCTTGTGGGTGGCGAGTATGTCGAATTAAAGGCGGAAGCTGCTGTCGGTGCAGAAGGTTATGCTGCCGATGTCGAAGCACTAACTGATTCTGCTGGACTCGTAAACTTTGCTCGCGCAGGCCGAACTGCCGCAAGCCTTGGCGGCCTCGCCGATGAAGGTGATGCTGGTGACTATGGCACGCTTTTTGGTCAACTTATTGGCTCAAATGCTGGTCGCGCAACTACTGTTAGTGGCGCTGTTGTTCTCGGTCCCGAGACTGATCGTGCTTCAGGCAAGGTAACTGTCTGGGCTCAGGCTGGTCTTTACGGCGTAACTAGTCAGTCTGATACGCTGGCCGCTGCGGGCGTCAATGATCCACTGGAGTCTGCTGATGGTGCTGCCCACGTTGAGGCAGATGGCGTAACAGTAACAGGCATCGGTCTATTGACTACAGACTCCGCCGGAACATCCGCTGTTCTTGGTATTTACATCGGGGCAATGGCAGATACGTCACTTGTTTCAACTTCATCGGTCGCCGTTGGCGGCGCGGCAGTGACGGAGTACCAAGCGGTATTCTACACTGGCAACGCACAGGCATAAGGAGGAAAAAATGTCAAACTTATTTAATACAAATGGTGAAATTAACGCCTCCGGAGTCCAAGAGGCTCTCTCTGAAATCGTAAAGTATGCTTCTATCATTGAAGACCTTCAGCCATCAAGCTCGGCTCACGCAACTGCTGCGAGCCTGAATGACGGCCAGAAGGACGAGATGATTAAGCAGGCGCTTATGACTCAGGAAGGCAAAATCGCTTTGGGCCAAGCTATGGCTAACCCAATTCGTCGCAACCTGGATTATCAAGGAGTTTCCCGCAAGGCGCTCGTTGTCGATCCTCTTCCACAGGGCGCTCTTCCCGTATACGATCGTGATATCGACGTAGCAGCTGTTGTTGTTTCTAGCAACGGCTCTGCTCCTGAGTCACGCGTATTTGGCGACAGAGTAACTATCCCTGAGTTTGAAATTGTTTCAAACCCAACGGTACGTATTGCCGAAGTTAAGCGTCGTCGATTCAATGTAATCGATCGTGCTCAGCAAAAGGCCCGCCAAGAGATTCAGGCGCAAGAGGATGCTAACGTATTTTCTGCTCTTGAGTTTGCTGGTGATTCGAACCTCGGTGGCGAGAATGCTTCTCAAACCCTTGATAACGGAACCACTACCGATGAGCTTTCCAAGCAGGGAATGCTGAATCTTAAGCGTCAAATCGATCGCTGGGACCTTGTTACTAGCAAGTACTTCATGAACATTAACGAATTCACTGATATGCTCAATTGGGAGTCTGCTGGTGGCGCTGGTGCTTCTCAGGTCGATCCTGTAACTCAGCGTGAGCTTCTTCAGACTGGCCTTTACGGTCACATCTTCGGTGCTGACATTGTTGTTTCGAAGGTTGTTCCTGCTGGTCGCGCATTTGCTTGCGCCGATCCAGAGTTTGTTGGCGTGATGCCTGTCCGTCAGGACATTGAGGTGCTTCCCGCCGATGAGCCCAAGCAGCTTAAGCTTGGTTGGGTTATCTCTGAGATCGTTGGTTGCGGTATCGTCAACCCACGTGGTGTTGCTACCGGCCTTGTTTCTGCATAATTAGTCAGTAACAATAGCTATTTATAGCACTTTGAGCCCCAGAGGGAAACTTCTGGGGCTCTTTTTGCAAATCGTTGATATTGCCATAGTAATAATTTAATTATATTATAATATTTTATATAAAAGGTAAAAATGTTAGACGCAAAGTTTATAGCTGAGAATGAAGATTTCATAATAGAAACCCTGTCCCGTCGAAACGCGGACAGGGAAGCTCTCAATATTCCGGGGAAAATAAATTCTCTCTCTAACAGGCGAAGAGATCTTATTTTAATAGTTGAAGCTTCTAGGGCTGCAAAGAATAGGTTATCGTCTCAAATAGGAGAAATGATAAAAGCAAGCAATGCCGACGGAGCAAAGAGGCTAAGAGACAAGGTTAAGCTGGAATCTGACCGTACAGTAGCTGCAGAAAACGAGCTAAGCATAGTCGAAGCAGAGCGGCTAATGTTATTAATGAAGCTACCAAACCTACTTCACGAAGACGTCCCGGCAGGCGCCGCAGAAGACGACAATGTAGAGGTACGACAATGGGGCTCAAAGCCGGAGATGGATTTCGAGCCAATGGCTCACGACGTCTTGGCTACAAAGCTAGGAATATTGGACCAAGAAGCCTCGGCCAAGATTTCGGGGGCTAGATTTGCTGTTCTTCACCGAGCTGCTGCTCGAATGGAGCGCGCCCTTATAAACTTCTTTATGGACACCCATACAGATAAGAATGGCTACAACGAGGTGATGGTTCCCTATGTTGTTTGGCGCACGACAATGGAAGGCACGGGACAGTTGCCAAAATTTGAAGATGAAGCCTTCAAGCTCGCGGGCCAGATGAATGGACAAGATGCTTTCTTAATTCCCACCGCAGAGGTACCCGTTACCAACCTTCTCCGAGGGGAAATCGTTAAAGAAGAGGAGCTACCAAAGGCATGGGCCTGTTTTACTCCATGTTTTAGGTCGGAGGCCGGCGCCTACGGAAAGGACGCCCGTGGTCTTATTCGCCAGCACCAATTTCATAAGGTAGAGATGGTACGAGTAACTACACCTGAGCGAGCAAAGGATGAGCATGAGCTGCTCACCTCCCACGCAGAGGGGCTGTTACAGGCCCTCGGCCTACACTACCGAGTAGTTAGGCTGTGTGGCGGAGATGTCGGATTTAGCGCGAGCCTTTGCTACGATTTAGAGGTCTGGCTACCTGGGCAGAACGCCTACCGTGAGATTTCGAGCTGCTCAATGTTCGGAGACTTTCAGGCTAGGCGCATGAATATAAGGTATCGCCCAGAATCAGATGATGGTTCTAAGAAAAAACTACAGTTCTGTCATACCATCAACGGCTCAGGTTTAGCCGTAGGTCGAACATTAGTCGCTATCTTGGAGAACTATCAACAGGCGGACGGCAGTGTGTTAGTACCAAAAGTTCTACAACCCTACATGGGAGGGCTTGACCGCATTAGAAAGAACGCTTAATTTTGAATATGTGTTAAAAACATTACTAAATTTAATTTATTGATTCTCAATGCTCGCATGGTACAATCATGATTGTATGCAATCTTTTGTTGCTAATAAAAAGATATAATAGCAAGGAGGGTTGCTTTTGACCCCAGACCAACTAAAATTGAGATTAAAATTTGTGGAAGCCACAGATTTAACCGATAGAGTTTCTGCCGTAAATCTTTCTCGGCGAGAAACTAATAAGTCTATAGTCCAAGAAGAAGACGATCATTTCGAAAAGTTTGAATCATTTTTTGATTATGAAGATGAGTTATCTGAACTAAAGCCGGCCGGCGAGCAGTTTGCTGCCGCTGGACTGGGAGATTCATCGGCCAGCGAGCCATTTATTATTATGGACCTAGAAGAGCCTAATATGTTGGAATCATTTATCGAAATGGAAGAAGACTATCGGGCGATCATTCCAGTCGGAATGATTGAAATGGAAGATGCGGATAAGGCATTGGAGAGAAAGGCTACAAGTTTTGTTAGATGTCATCATATAAAAAATGACGGCATTCAGTGTAAGCGTCAGGCTCCAAAGAGTGGAACCCTGTGCTCATCGCATCGGCCGAAGGAGTAGAGAGGATCTGTGCCGTAAGGCGTTCTCTATTACTTGTGAGACACATTAAGAACTCATTCAAGGCTATAATTAGGAATTAAAATGGAAAATTATATAACATCAGATCTTGCGCTAGCAGCCTTTCTCACAATGAAGGGCCTTGAGCTTGTATCTGCGAAGAGAGAGGACTCGGGCCGCTTTGAGTTCGTAATGAAAGACCCAGAGGGAAAAGCAAAAGAATTATCTTTAAACTTTTTCAGTAGTGAGTTTTCTCAGTACGACAATCAGGTCCGAGCGTTAAAAAAGTTACTTTATTCACGATAATATAGTTATAAAGTTTTGTTAAACTTCATGCGTTAATATAAATTAGTGCATCTAAACTATTATTGAGGAACAAAGTGTCAGTAGATAACTCCAAGAGACTTAAGAAGCTATTCTTGAAGGCAGAATATTTGGCCGCGGAGCTGGAGGAGACTCAGGATCTCTTTGGCGCCTATAGCGCCGAGTTCTCAAAAGAATTAAATAGCTTAAAAAAGAAAAGAAAAAGCAATCCAATAACAGATTGCTCCGCAGAGATAGGAGCCTTCTTGGAGCTAGAGGCTCAAGAGGCAGCCGCCGAAGCGGCCGCCCAGGAGGCTGCCGAGTCCTGCGAAGAGGAGCTTCCCCCAAGGCCGGAGCTCCCCGCCGACTTTAAGAGGGTCTATAAGAAGATAATGACAATAGTTCATCCAGATAAACTAGAGTTTATGGAGGATGCAAAAAAGAAAGAAAGATATATGCATCTGGCATCTATTGCCAATGATGCGGCAAATGATTTAAATTGGTATGACATGGCCAAGATAGCAATCGAGCTAAATATAGATATGGGAGAGGTTTCAGACCAGCAGATTGCCGGGATGGAAGAGTCCTGTAATAAGGTGCTTAAAGAGGTTTCTGCTATGAAGAACTCATACCCATGGACCTGGGCCCTTGCCGGGGATGCCGAGAAAGAAATCGTGTTTAATTACTATGTTGAAAATGTGTTGTAATCACAAGGATGATTAAAATAATAATAATCAATAGGATGATGCAAAATAAAATTTAATAAGTCATTTTATATATTAATTAATAAAATGAAAAGACATAATATGCTGCAAATTTAAATTTGTAGATTTTATATTTAAAGTAAGTTCCGTTTAAATTAAGTACCCATAAGGCCGAGACGGCTTTGTGGGTTTTAAACATAATAAAAAAGGATAAAAATATTATGGCTATATCAAAACAAACAAAAATAGTCTTTAAGCAAGCCTTGCTTAAAGTCGCTCACTTCCAAGAGGATGGATCCACTGGTGCGATTTCCGCTCAGCCGGCTATCGACATCGCTATTCTACACGCTGATTCTGGCGATGGCTCTCTTACTACTCGTCTGAGTATGGAAGAGTCAGTCAGGTCTTCTGCTGATGTTTCTCTAGCTGCAGTTGATACCGCTGAGATTTCAAATAGAGTCTCTGGTGATCTTTCTCTTACTGCTCGTCTGAGTATGGAAGAGTCAGTTAGCGCTTCTGCTGATGTTTCTCTAGCTGCAGTTGATACCGCTGAGATTTCAAATAGAGTCTCTGGTGATCTTTCTCTTACTACTCGTCTGAGCATGGAAGAGTCAGTCAGGTCTTCTGCTGATGCCTCTCTAGCTGCAGCCGCCGGGAGCGGCCTTACCGATGAGGTTTCAAATAGAGTCTCTGGTGATCTTTCTCTTACTACTCGTCTGAGTATCGAAGAGTCAATTAGAGATTCTGCTGATGTTTCTCTAGCTGCAGTTGATACCGCTGAGATTTCAAATAGAGTCTCTGGTGATCTTTCTCTTACTACTCGTCTGAGTATGGAAGAGTCAGTCAGGTCTTCTGCTGATGTTTCTCTAGCTGCAGTTGATACCGCTGAGATTTCAAATAGAGCCTCTGGTGATCTTTCTCTTACTACTCGTCTGAGTCTTGAAGAGTCAGTTAGAGATTCTGCTGATGCATCCATTGTTCAGATTCACAATGCCGATGAGATTTCTATGAGCACTCGCATCTCCGGTGAGGAGTCGAATAGATCCTCTGGGGACGCCTCATTACAGGTACGTGTTGTTGCTCTGGAAACCGCTACTACTTCTGGTATCCAATGGAAGGCGTCAGTCGCCGACCAAGCTGCTGCTATTGCGGCTGTTAATGCTGACTTGACTGCGTCCATAGGCGATGCCTACTTCGTTCAGGCGGAGAAGGACCAGTACGTATATATGACTGGGCTTGGAGTTGGAAACTATGACTATAACGGCTGGGCCGGCCAGGATAAGGGATTTGTTATTATTGCAGACCTCGCTGAAATCACTGGACTTGTTAGCGTCGAGGCTTCAGAGAGAACCTCTGGTGATCTTTCTCTTACCACTCGTCTGAGTATGGAAGAGTCAGTCAGGTCTTCTGCTGATGTTTCTCTAGCTGCAGTTGATACCGCTGAGATTTCAAATAGAGTCTCTGGTGATCTTTCTCTTACTACTCGTCTGAGCATGGAAGAGTCAGTCAGGTCTTCTGCTGATGCTTCTCTAGCTGCAGCCGCCGGGAGCGGCCTTACCGATGAGGTTTCAAATAGAGTCTCTGGTGATCTTTCTCTTACTACTCGTCTGAGTATCGAAGAGTCAATTAGAGATTCTGCTGATGTTTCTCTAGCTGCAGTTGATACCGCTGAGATTTCAAATAGAGTCTCTGGTGATCTTTCTCTTACTACTCGTCTGAGTATGGAAGAGTCAGTCAGGTCTTCTGCTGATGTTTCTCTAGCTGCAGTTGATACCGCTGAGATTTCAAATAGAGTCTCTGGTGATCTTTCTCTTACTACTCGTCTGGGTAATGAAGAGACCGATCGCGCTTCTGGTGATCTTTCTATCACTACTCGTCTGAGTCTTGAAGAGTCAGTTAGAGATTCTGCTGATGCATCCATTGTTCAGGTTCACAATGACGATGAGAGTTCTATGAACATTCGCATGGGTGACATGGACGCTTTGGTCGCCAAGAACGAGATGAGAGCTCCAGTGTACGGAGGGCCAAATGGTGCCGACGAAGATGAGTTCGACATTGCAGGACTTGGAACTGATCTCGGTGGTGCTAATGGAAACTATTTCTATGGAAAACTTCGTGTATTCCGAAATGGTATTCTCCAAACAGATGCCAATGCAGGTATGCTTGCCGATAACGCAGCCGCTGCTGCCTTCAACTTTGTGGCGAATCCTGGTGACTACGTTGTTGCCGCGACTGGACGCGTCCGCTTTGATGAAGAGTTAGAAGATTCAGTTGAGAACTACGTTGTAATGTGGGGTTAATTCTTCCATAGGTAGGGCTATTTTATAGTCAGGCCAACCTGGAGGGGGAGGGTTTCCTCCCCCTCCTTTATATTATTTTTTAGTCATCGAATATGGAGGGGCTTATGAGTTCTATAGACAAGGTAAACGAACACTTCGAAGCGTTCGTTAAGAGCATAAAAGAAGTTAGAGAATCAGTTCGAGAGGAAGATGAATATACTAGAGGGTATCTCGACTGCATGAAAGAGGTAATCGAAACATCCATCTCCGGAGAGTTTTCCGGGTGGCTCGAGACTATTGAGAAAAGAAGCGATATGAGATATCGCGGAGATGTTATAGATGAGATAATGGAAGGCCTAGATCATCTTCTTGAGGCATACAAGTCCCAGGGAGAGTAGTCGTGGCTATTTACATTAAAGATAAGCGAGACATCTGTATGGAGCGAGCGGTCGAGGCCGCCAGCATAAGGTATGACTCAACCATTGAAAGCCTGGCGGAAGAGTTCCGAAGAACAAAGAAGTCTAAAGCTTATTCTGAGAAAACACTAGAGATAAAAAGAAAGAAAAAATATACACATAAAATGTTTAAATTTTTTATGGAAAATTATATAGACGGCGACGACAAGTTTGCCCAAAAAGATCAAAGAAAGAAATACGGTAAAAACCTCAGAAGCGCAACAGACATATTGTTGTCTGCGCTAAAGGATATTTGATGTCATCACTCACTCTATTCAGAAAAAAGACGATACCATCCGATTCAGAGTATGGGGATGATGTTAGATCATATCAAGGCGCTGGGTCAACTATTGTGTCTGAAAATTTAACAGAGCAAGTGGAGGACGGAAAATACTTGTACAGAACCTCTGTGGATTTTAAGCCAAAGACTACAAGCCTTTTTCTAAATGGCCTATATATGACGATCGGAATAGATTACGATGAGCTTGGAACAAATAATGTTGTGTTTCTGGGAGATTACGCTGCCGACCCATTCTCTACATTTACAGAGGCACACACAATTATATCAATAGAGTATGTAGCAAAATGAATATATCAAAAAATACTAAAATAGGAATAACAACAAAAGATAATGGGAGACTATTTGCAAGTGGAATATCTCAGAATGTTTTAACATTATTTGATATATTAAAAAAAGCTGGATTTGATATAATCTTAGTTTCTGAGTCGACAAAGATTGGTGGAAAAAAATTAGGAGAAAATGAGATCGAACTTCTAACTACTGAGACAATAGGTGATTTTGATATCATAATCGAAGTCGCTCACTCATTGTCGGTAAATGGAAGTAATATATTTGAGAAATCGGGCGGGAAAATTATAGTTATAGAATATGGAAATAATTTCCTTATAAATTCTGCCTTAACAATATACAAGCCAGAAGCTCCTGCGTTTTTTCGGGCGCGCCATCATGAGACCTGGATAAGCCCACATTTTGAGCACTCGCGAGAAGCGCTGCGGACAATGAGGAAGACAAATATAGAGATAGCTCCATATGTATGGCAGCCGCCGGAGTCACTAATGCAGAAAGATTTGAAATATGATCCATCCTGGAACATCGAGCACGTGGGGATCTTGGAGAGCAACCTCTACTTTGTTAAGATGTGCCATGCTCCAATGCTAATTTGTGAAGATTATTACAATAAGTACTCCAAGGGTATCTCGGCATACGTCCTCGGCGGAGAAAAGCTAAAGGATAATAATGGGTTTGCAGAATTTGCGAAAATGCTAAATATAGTGACGGCAGGCGAGATGTCATTCGAGGGAAGGTGGACCCTTGCACACATGCTTCGAAAGCGCATGTTTGGCTCTATTATATCCCATCAATTTTATAATGAATTAAATTACCTCCAATTAGAGGCCATGTATCTCGGCATTCCATTCATTCACAATAGTAAATCTTTTGAAGATCATGGATATTATTATAATGATATAAATATTGGAATGGGAGCGGAAAAGCTAAAAGAGGCTGTCAGCAGCCATCCGGATAATTACAAAGAAATGATGGAAAGGGACGCTGAAAAAATATATGATTTTAGCCCAGATAATAAAAAGAATATAGATGGGTATGCCCAATTATTAGAGTCATTTATTCAAAGGCACTTCTAAAGTGAAAAAAATTAAAATAGCTTTAACTATAAATGAAATATCTCTTAATGAATCGCTGTTTTCAAATGGTGCAGGGCAAAATGCTATATTTTTATATAATACATTAAGCAAAATTCCAGAATTCGACGTATTTTTTATTTCCGAAGAAAACTCCGAGCCGATAAGGGGTAATTGGGAAAAATATGGTGTTCCTGCGGATAGAGTTCGGCAAGCAAAAAAATATGAAGGGAAGATCGACGTATTGATTGAGGTTTTGGTTCAAATATCAATATCATTTGCAACAAAGGTCCGGGCGAATGGCGGCGCGCTGGTAAAGTATGAAATGGGCAATAAATATGTATTTAATATCGAAGCCATGGTAAAGCGAGAGTTGTATACGAGCAATGCCGCTGGGATTTTTTTCGACGCCATCTGGACCACACCACAGCACGTTAAGACTTGCAAGAGCTTTTTAAAGTATGATTATAATTGTAATAACTTTATAGTTATGCCTCATATTTGGAGCTCGTTATTTGTGGATTCATATTTTGGCTCCCAAAATAGGCCGATCAAAAGGTATGCTCCCGGAAAAGATAAGAGAATTTCTGTATTTGAGCCAAATTTAAATATTGTAAAAATGTCTATTATTCCAATGATAATATTGCACAATGCATATCCTAGAGCGAAAGATCAAATAAAAGAAATATATATAACAAATACATCAAGCGTTAGGGAGCTAAAGAAGTTTAAAATATTGGCAAATAAAATGTCACCGACGAGGGCCGGGATAGTCTCATTTGAGGGCAGGTTTTCGTTCCCAATGTTTTCTAGCAAGTATACTGATATTGTTTTGTCGCACCAGTGGGAGAATGGATTGAATTATTTATATCTTGATGCATTATATCTTGGACATCCATTCGTACATAATTCAGAATTCCTGAGGGACGAGGGCGTTGGATACTTTTATCCAGATTTTGATGCTGATGCCGGAGCTAATGCGCTGCTCAGGGCGGTCAAAGAGCATGATGCAAATATAGAAGAATACGAGGAAAAATCAAAAAAGTTTATTTGGAAACATAGTGTTGATAATCCAAATAATTATACAGCCTATGAGGCCGAAGTTTATAGTGCATTGGCAATAATCAGTAAAATTAATACTAATTAATAACGATATACTATATTCATTTAGATATACTATATTCATTTAGGAAAAAACATGAGTAGAGACTGGACATTCGAGGGGCAGCTTAGCAGCATAGCAGAGTTTGAGGCCGGAACAGATTCCGCAGGCGGATATTCGTGTTGCTTTCTAAAGAAAGACGGAGAAACCACGAAGATATACATGTCATCAGCATTGGAAGATTGGAATTCATATATTGCATATGACTCAGTCGCAACAGGGATTGATGGAGTTCCAACTGCATTAGATTATGTAGAAGATGGGAAGCTTCTTGTGGGAACCTCCGCAGGCAAGGTATATGAGGTGCTTGTTGCTCCAAATGCCGTTGCGTCAGGCTTCACTCTAATGTTTACAGACCCAAATGGAGATAAGGTAAACCGAGTCTCTCGTGGGAATGGGAATGATCATAGAATTGTTAGCTCCGGCAGCAAGGTCTATACTTTCCCATCTGCCGGCGGAGCAGAAACTGAGCGTCTCGATGCTGGTGCCGGCTCTGCCGTCATAGATATTGCGTTGGGAGCCGATCAGGGAACTATGTTTGTCATCAGAGACATAGCCGGAGGAACAACTCTTGCCGCAGCATCCTCTTCTTGGGGAGTGTCAAAGCAAGATGGAGATATTTCGGCTAGCCTTAGAAGCTCTCAGGTATTCAATATCGACTTTGACGCATCTACTGGAAGGTGGATCGCGGGAAGAGCGTCTGGTGAGAATGCGGAAACCACTGAGTTGAGCAATTGGGTAGACTTATCGTCTCATTCGCCGCTATGGGTCGCGGTAGGGACTAACGGGACAGTCGCGACGTCTACTGACGCGTCGACCTGGACAAACTACCAAACTCCTGCCGGCACTACTAACGATTATTATGATTTGTCATATGGAAAAGATGCCAATGGCGGAGATCGGTGGTATGCTTCAAGGTGGACTTCGACTAGCAACACAACCCCAAGCGAATTTATGTATTCCGCAGACCCCACTGCCGGCATAAACTCGTGGACAATGATAAATATGTCCGGTGATCATAGATCAAAGGCCATTGAGTATGGCGCGAACGGAACAGCCATCATAGGAAACTATCCGGGTAATGGAGTTATGAGGTCGACCGATTACGGAGCAACCTGGACGCAGCATACAATGAATGCAGGGACAGAAGCAACATGCATCGCCACAGATGGCGCCGGCTTCTGGATGCAGGGCACGCGATCAGACGGTATATGGAAATCTTGGGACGATGGAATTACTTGGAAGAAAACAATACCATTCAGTGATGAAGTTCATGGAATAGAGTATGCAAATGGTTTCTGGGTCGCAACATATTATACTAATGCCATATACGTCGCACAAGCATCAAATATTACAAGCGACAACGCCAGAGACGACTCCTCATGGTCGGACAATTTCACACCTAACCAGCGATGCAATAGTTTATGCCATCATACAGGCAGCACGTGGTTTGCATCTGGCGACGGCCGAGATGTTTTCAAGTCAACGAACAATGCTTCATCCTGGACACAGGTTTCAGATATTGTAACTGTTGGCGGGGGTACCGACATCGCATATTCATTAGCTAGTGATGGTGTTTCAACAATTGTGGCAGTGTCTAAGACAGGCAATATCTCAAAATCAACGGATCTTGGTGCCACGTGGACCTCCGTTCATGACTCGGATCCAAATAGAGCATTTCACTCCGTCGAGTTCAACAAAGTCAAGCCGTTTTAGGCATATTAATATTAGTTATTTAACTGGAGGCAGGGGCTCTAATGGCATCAGGAAGTTATAATCTCGGCTCAACGGTAAGAATCCCGTTTCAGATAACAGATGGCGGGGTTGCGATATCGACATCCTCACCAATGATTGAAAAGGTAGTTGGCCCAAGTGGTGTGGCGGATTCTGGCTTCCCGGACCCCATGATTGAGGTTGACGCAGGCCTCGGCACTTATGAGTATAGATATTCTCCCAAGGCAGTTGGGGATTATATAGTTATAATTTCAGTAGAGTTAGACGGGGAGACGTATGTTTCTATTGAAAACTTTACGGTCAAATCTGCAGCAAATAGCTCTTCTGGCTGCTCAAAGACCGTCCCGAGAGCGGAGTCGAGATAATGGCAAATAACAGAAATAAAGCAATTCGAGACGAAGAAGTAGAATTAAGCATTCAATATTACGGCCCAGATGGCTTAGAAATGGATGCAGATTCAACTCCTGAGATAAAGATAGTAGATCCGGATGGGAATATAATAGTGGCCTCTACGTCGACCGGCGTTTCTAGAGAGGACACTGGGCTTTATGTTTATTCCTATGATGTAGACAGCGCGGCAGACAAAGGGCTCTGGACAGATGTGTGGACCGCCACTGTAGATGAGGCCACTCTTTCTAATGAGTTTAAATTTTTAGTAACTGATGATTCATCCGCAGTTGCCGGCTCGGTAACCCTCGGCGATGAGGTTGAGTTCGATTTTTCAGAGTCCGAATTAGTTGGATTGAATGTTTTGCTCAAATATTTAAAAGCCAGGACCCGATCCGGAGGCAAGAAGCCGAAAAGAGATGATTATGGGTCCTTCATGACGGATGGTTATGGAGATATGATTATGGAAGATTGCAACGTATTCTCCGACGAGATTCTTGCGACATTTCTCTGTCAGGCGCTGTCCGAGTTTAATATGACTCCATTTTTTACATCGTACACGTTTGGCGATGAGATTATATATAAAACATTCTCACATGCGATAGTCGAGGGAGCGCTAGTTGTATCTCTGGCATCACAGGCCTTAATTGAAAAGGGGAGAGATTTTACCATATCCGACGGAGGTCTATCGTATCAGCCTCCTGCTCTTGGGGATTTTTTGCAGGCTCAGTATCAAAATTGGATGACATCGTACAGGGAGAGGTTGAAGTTTATGAAAAACTCTATCCGCCCTGGCCCTCAGAGTTTTGGAACATATACAAATATGTCCTCTGGAAGTCCCGCTGTATTGAGAATGAGGCACCTCAGGCAGAGAAAGATTATTTAGTTATTGACTAATATTGCAGCTTAGAGCATGAGAGTCGGGTTTTTAATATTATTGCTTCAAATTCCAATTATTTCTGGATTTTTCTTCCCCGCTCGCCCCGCTGAGTTTTCAAGAACAGTATTTGACGGCAGGCCGGAGCTGGAGTTTTACTGGGAGGCTCCGCCGGATATAAGAATATGTAATACTTCAGCCGTTCGGCCTGTCGATGTTCGTCGGGCTACAGGATATTGGGAGAGGCTTGGTTATCGGTTCGGGAATATCATAGTTGATGATACATCGCCATCATGCCTGGGAGTTCCGCAGGATGGAGAGATATTAATCATGGAGCCAGAGAGTGGGTTTGACTTCTCAAAGATAGCCGGCACAATGTGCGCGGTAACAACGGGGACAAGATCCATGGCCTATGCAAAAATATATATGCAGAACCGGCACATAAGAAGGCCGAGGGTGTTGGAGCACGAAATTGGTCATGCACTTGGCTGGCTGCACTCTGCCTCGAGTTATCATATTATGAACGCAGAGTGGGAAAGTGGGGGTTCCGGGTCATCTGGGGTGGGGAGCTTCGAATACATTAGGCGGTCAGAAGAATTGCGTAAAGTTAATACTAATTAATAACGATATACTATATTCATTTAGGAAAAAACATGAGTAGAGACTGGACATTCGAGGGGCAGCTTAGCAGCATAGCAGAGTTTGAGGCCGGAACAGATTCCGCAGGCGGATATTCGTGTTGCTTTCTAAAGAAAGACGGAGAAACCACGAAGATATACATGTCATCAGCATTGGAAGATTGGAATTCATATATTGCATATGACTCAGTCGCAACAGGGATTGATGGAGTTCCAACTGCATTAGATTATGTAGAAGATGGGAAGCTTCTTGTGGGAACCTCCGCAGGCAAGGTATATGAGGTGCTTGTTGCTCCAAATGCCGTTGCGTCAGGCTTCACTCTAATGTTTACAGACCCAAATGGAGATAAGGTAAACCGAGTCTCTCGTGGGAATGGGAATGATCATAGAATTGTTAGCTCCGGCAGCAAGGTCTATACTTTCCCATCTGCCGGCGGAGCAGAAACTGAGCGTCTCGATGCTGGTGCCGGCTCTGCCGTCATAGATATTGCGTTGGGAGCCGATCAGGGAACTATGTTTGTCATCAGAGACATAGCCGGAGGAACAACTCTTGCCGCAGCATCCTCTTCTTGGGGAGTGTCAAAGCAAGATGGAGATATTTCGGCTAGCCTTAGAAGCTCTCAGGTATTCAATATCGACTTTGACGCATCTACTGGAAGGTGGATCGCGGGAAGAGCGTCTGGTGAGAATGCGGAAACCACTGAGTTGAGCAATTGGGTAGACTTATCGTCTCATTCGCCGCTATGGGTCGCGGCAGCTCATTATGGCAAAATCTCTTACGCTACTGATGGAGCCTCTTGGTCGAACTATACTATTCCCAGTCCCCTGCATCAGGGGAAAATAACGGGTATAGCACTTGGAAAGGATGAGGGTGATAATGACTTATGGATCATCACAAGAGAGCCCGATAATTCTTCGTCCATAAGAGAGGTCGTTAGAAGTTCTGACCCCACTGATATCAATAGTTGGTCTGAAATTGAATATTTGGGGTCAGGAAATCCGAATGGCGCAAATGACGTTAAGTATGGGAATGGCGTTTGGGTATTTATTGGAGATGGAGGAATAGATAGATCTATAGATGGCGGAAACACTCTCATTGATACTTCCGGGTACAGCCCTCCGGGGCCGAATCTTACGATCGGAGATAAGTCGCTATCAACTGATGGGGCTGGGAGTTGGGTTGCAGTTTCCCACGATGGAAACTCTCATACTATTTTTAAATCAATAGATGATGGCGCAACGTGGGTGCTGTCATATACAATTCCAATAGGCTATGAGGGCCGGCAATATAGAAAGCAGGTTCAGTATGGGAACGACGTCTGGATCGTATTCACTGGCCTTGGCGGCGGATTCCGGTGTCAGGCCGGAGATCTGGATAGTAACAATTGGACGCCCATAGCCCCGGTTGACCAGCTTTCCTGGACCTCGGACTTCCAGTATGGAGGAAATAATACATGGGTTGCCGTTGGTAGCAGCTACGGCTGGAATCATACAAGTACGGACAATGGGGCAACTTGGGTTCAAAACGGAAATATTGGCTCAGGAAATATATCTAATGACCCGTCGTTTGTTGCCTATGACGACGGAATATGGATAGCAGTTACTGACGATAGAATCTTTAGGTCATCTGATAATGGCTCTTCATGGGTGCAGTCTCAGTATCTCGGCGGCTATAGTTATGGGGCCGTGGCTATCAATAGGGTTCTTCCAAATATTTAAAGATAAATAATTTAACATTAATGTAGTAAAATAACAACACAAGAGGGGAGGCGCAGAATGAGAAAGCCGGATGATTGTCGCATGGAATATTGCGGATTTAGGTCTCCACGGGACTTCGATGAGATTCAATTTGAGCTTTTGGGATTGGAGAATCTTATTAAAAAAGCAGAAGAAAGAGTCTCAATGCTAAATCAGAGCTCATATTTGGCAAAATTAGCAGTAAAAAGGGAACACGAGGATTTAGAGACATTATTCTCAGAGGGGACCAGGGAAGATGAGCAATAACAGAAAGAACTTTACGCTTAAAAGAAAAATGGATGCTCTAATTGAAATTCGAGCATCTCTCTTGGTAGATGAAATAGCAAAAGATATTTGCAAAGAGGCAAAAGAGAGTCTTGACATATTGACTGCCGTCCCGATTGAGTTTGAGGATATGGACGTAACGGCAAAGACGGTATCCGGCTCAATAAGGCTAAACCCTCTTTTGATCGACAAAGATTTTGACATCATGATGAGGTACGTGATCCATGAAATGGTACATGTAATGCAGCACATTTCTGAGGGATCGAATATAGACGATAGTGCTGATAATTACTTAGACAAAGAATCAGAAGTTGCAGCATTCCAGCGACAAATAGAGTTTGACTCTGTGTCAAAAACAGATGCGGAAATGACAGAGTATATCGAAGATCTGATGGATCATCATGATTATCCCAAAGGTGACCGCGAGAAAAAAGAGGAAGAACTTAGAGAATTGACAGATTAGCACAGCTAATAATCGCCCATATAGTAGGAGCGGTTACGGTTGGCAAATTTTAGATATATAATTGTAGAGCTACCAGGCTCAGTAACAATTTCGTCTATTATAAAAATGCGAACCCTCATCTCGATGATTTCCGTTGAAGATTCTTTGGTTATTAACTCTCAATTGAATCTTAATATAGAAGATATATCTGTGGATGATCTAGAAGAATCAGATCTATTCTATCTTGGGAAGGATGCATTAAAAATAAAAAAGGCAGTGCATTTGTTTTTAAACAAAGCCATAGACTCGATAGTTGTTCCGAGAATAAATTATCACCAGATTGCAGGAGAGTCCCCAGGGTGTCAGGGGTTTGGCTATTTTGAAAGTGGGGATAAAGTATATGCGATTTCTGGAGATCAGATAAGTCAGTATAGAACGGTAGACAATTTAGATTACAGATATCTTTTGGCCCTAAATATATCCGGAGTGTTATCGGCAGATTGGGATCAAGATATCTATTAATAGAAAGCCTCTTTTTGAGGAACGGGAGGTAAGATGTTGTCTATAGCGGGGCAGTCGCCAGCAGAGGGCGAGAAGCTTGTAGATTTAGATTCACTAATAGAGTTAACGATAGTTGACGATGGAAGTGGAATTGACACATCTTCGATCGCAGTGATTATTTCCGGAAAGCTGGCGGTCGATCAGCTCGAATTTAAAGACGGGTTTGACGCTGGCCACTCCGATATACTGTTTGATGGTGAAAATGTAGAAATAGTAATCCACCCTGAGGAAGAATTTAAAACAGGAGAGGCGATCAAGGTTCAGGTTCAGGTCCAGGATCTGAACGGAAAATTTTTTAATACATCCTATCTATTCAGAACCGTACGTGCAGAGCCAATGCTAGAGATTTCATCTCCAAAGTCTGGAGATATCTTAAAATCAGATCAGGTATTGTTTTTGCAATTTTCAGATACAATCGATGATGTAGATGAGTCTTCTGTAAACATATTTTTAAACAAATTAGACGTGATGAAGGGAGGGGAGTTCGAGGCCCAATTCGACGGGGAGCTTTCCGAAATTAGAAAAATAACAAATGGTGTGTCAATACGAATAGAGCCGAAAGAGTCGCTTAGGTCGGGGAGCTACGTTCTTGGCTACTCGGTTCAGGATCTCTCTGGTAATAAGAAAATAGGAAAGGTTGATTTTTCGATTGCCTTACCATCTGCGATATTGCCATCTGTATTTCCGCAGGTTTCCTTTGTTGGAAGGGATCAGGGAATAAAGAAGGCTTCTTGCACAGGAAAGGGGACAGAGATGGAGTTAGAGTGGTACAAGCCAATTTCTAGGTCCTATCGTGGCGATAGTTTTGCGTTAATATATCAAAATAGTTCTAGACTTGAAATTTTTGATTCTGCTCCAAAATATATTGCAGCATCTACAGTTAGCTCCGCAACTGTTGCGGGATTCACTCCCGGCTTAACTCAGAGCTTCGCGGTTAGAGCTCTAGAGGCCTTTAGGGGGACGCTGCTCCTGGAGGAGATGGAGGTTGCAGCAGATGGGCTTTATCTGATTCCTGCGCAGGTAGTCATATCAGAGCTAACTGTTGAAGATGATACAATTATAAATGTTGACTCCACAGATGGATATCCGTCCAGTGGTAATTTGATTATAAACTCCTCAGAGGTCATAAAATATACAGCCAAAACTGCTACTTCATTTTTGGTGCCAACCGGAGGTCGGGGGCTGAACGGGACGAGTCCCGGCATATACCTGAGCGGGGACTCTGTAAAGATGTTTTTGGCCTGTCAGGACAGTAATACGGTTATCGTCATGGCAACTCCACATTATGAGGGAGTTCTCAGCGGAAGAGAGGTGGATAACGTTGGACTGGTTGTTACGGACTATACGGATAATGATCAAAAATTCTTTCAAGGATTTGATTTTTGCGGATATCATCAGGCAATTCCTCAGAATATTCTTCAGGGCAAAAATAATTCAGACTGCGGAAGCTACTTGGGCGGAGAGTTCAACGGCATGAGGGGGATGAACATATTTGATAGAATGCTAAATAGAGAGGAGGTGCTGCTCGACCAGACCGGAGAGCCGGTAATTCTTCTTCGGAGAATGTGGGAGGGGGCGACCTGTAGCTGCTCGACCTCCAGAAGAAATCATCCAAAAACAAAGGGATGCAAGTTGTGCTATGGGACCGGATATGTAGGAGGGTTTGATCAGTTTGAGAATAGGAGAAGAGAGGATCGCCGCCTAATGGTTATGTTCGGAGATACAACCGAAGATCTTAAGCTCGGCGCCCATGCTCATCTAGAGCAGTCGTACGAGCCACAGTGCTGGACGCTTCCGGCCCCAGCAGTCCGCGATAGAGATTTGATCGTTAGGTTCGATTTTAATGACGATATAGAATATATCTATGAAGTATTGGACGTTACAAAGGATAAGTTATTTTATCGTCACTTTACGCGGCAAAAGCTTAAATTAAAAAGACTGGATAAAACAGATGTTGGGTATCAATTTCCGTTTTCATTCAACGCATAAGGAGGAAAGATATGTGGGTTAAGAACACAAGTGGAAAAAAAGATGCAATGCTAACATTCGCGCTAATAGCATTTGGAGTGGTTACGTTTAATATTTTATTAGCCACATTTGGAAGAATTGCTTATTCTGATTTTGACATCAGCTTTCAGCCAATGGAGGCCGCGACGATGACAGCCTACTTGGCGGCAACATTTTCGGCATATGTGACCAGGAGATGGACAGATAAAAAATACGAAGAAGACGAAGCGCCGCCGAAGGCGAAAGAGGGCCAAGATGAGCAAGGATGATAGCGGATTTTTTTCGCTCGCTTGGGAGGCTGTTTGCTCATTGTCTGCGAAAGTAAAGCTTATAGTCGCCGCAATAATCGGAGTTGTAGGCTTTGTGGCGGTTTTTATTTTTCGGAATAGCTCAAATTCAAGAAAAATACTAGAACTAGAGCTTGAAAAAGTAAGGACCGAAATAAAGATTGAGCAAAAACAAAAAGATATTAATCTCAATGAGAGTAAAATAAGAACTCTAGAAGAAAGAGAGTCTGAAATCAGAAAGCAACTCGAAGCTCTAGATGCGATAGAGCCGAAAAAAGATATTTCTAACGAGGAGCTGGACGAGTTCTTTGACGATAGGGGATTTTAAATGTACGAAAAATTATTAAAACTAAAAGAAGAAAGTGGAATGACAAAGGGAATGGAGGATTTGCTAAATTCTGCAATTGATAAGTCCGCCGCAAATAGAACTGAGTATCTGCTTATAAATATAAATGATTTAAAAGCGCATGTAAATCCAGATTTCGTAGAATACACGGAAGAGGATAACCGGATAGAAATCGATGCTTAGGGCTATTTTTATATTTATTTTGTCTATCTCCGCTGCAAACGCCGGAGATGTTATGCCGGCAGGAACGACTCTAGAGGTAGAATCTTATGTTTTTACCATAGAAGAAGCCACTGGACTTTTGGGCAGAATCGAAGAGTTAGAGATAAAAGAAAAAGAGTTGGAGCAATATATCGCCCTGGATGCGATAAGAACACAGCAGATAGACCTATATAGAATAAATATGGATAGCACGAGAGAGCAGCTCTCATATTATATAGAGCTTACAAATACGCACCAGAATCTTATCGATCGGTACAATCGTCGAAATAGATTTAACACATGGGAAAATGCTGGATTCTTCGTTCTCGGGATGGGTATGTCTTACGGGTCTTTTATGATTGCGGACTCTATTGCTAATTAAAATTGTTGATTTTAATGCTAATTTTTTCTACTAGGTTGTAGTTATTTAGGGAAGTTAAATGTCAAAATCAAAGTATCCAAGTGAACTAGATTCATCTATTGAAATACCGGCCGTACGCGATAATATTGTGGAGGTGGGCTCAGACGTTCTGAATAGCCTTAGGTCCGCGATATTTCAAATAGAAAGAACTCTGGGAGTAAATCCGCAGGGTGCGGTTGGGAACTCGGTAGCAGATAGATTGAATCGAGCGTTAGATGGAAATGGAAACATATCCAAAGAGGCACTAAGTATGGCCGGATTGGTTTCTGGCCCAATATCTAATTCTGATGTTTCTTCTGCTGCTGCGATTTCCGAGTCCAAATTAAATCTGGACTTTCCAACTGGACTTATTCAGCAGGAAGTTCTCGCCCTAGTTGGAGAGATAGACCGGTATATAGGCCGCCTAGATGAGATTGCCGCAATATTGACGGCCCATGTGCATTTGGACGCAACAAATAGGCACCGGGCGATGGCGATAACTGTAGACGAGATAGGAAACGGAAGCCAGTCGGTTGCAACCAATTTTACGCCGTCCGCAACCGCACAGGAAGTATTTGAAGATATTTATGGATCCCATATAAATTATGATGGCTCCGACATATCCTCTCTGAATAAGTCTCATTCTGCAAATCAGGTGTTTTTTGATCGAGCCAATGTCTCTGGAGATATTCAATCGGACGATACTCAGGGGGCAATAGAGGAGACTATCAATCTGGCCAACCGCCAACTGGATGATCATCAAAATATTTTTCATCAAAATGGTGCCGCCAGAAATATAGTATCAACGAGTGTTTCTGATATTAACGACGGAAGAACAACTGTAGACGATTCTGACGCATCACATTCAAAGTACAGCACATATGATACAAGGAACACTTCCGTGGTAAGCTTTGACTCTCCACAGGAGATGTCCTCTTACGGGGTCGAGGCGTCAGATATAGTTAGAGTTACGGTAGGCGATGGCGAGACCAAGGACATGCAGATCTCTAGCGCCACCATTGTAGATGAAAAGGTGGAGTCCGTAGAGGTGTTTGGGAGGCTTGTTGCAGATTCCTTTTCTGGAGATCAGGCCAAGATTTTAAAGAATAAGAATCAACCATCAATTCAGACTGGATTACTACTGGGAGTGGTGCAGTTTGCAGACAAAACGTCATCGGGGATTATTCAGATTTCAAACCCAGAAGCTGCAGCTATTGTAACCTCCGGCTGTAGGCCGAGCGAGATTAGTAACTCTAATCGCTATTTTAAACTAACATTTGAAAGTGGTGACGCATTAACTCTGGATCTTTATTCCTCTGTAGACCCGGCGCAGACAATAGATACAATTATTCGTGAAATAAATGAACAGCTTTCCGAGGGCGCACATCCGGCGTTAGCATACAGGCTTGACGTTGAAGGGTTGTCATCTGAGATTGCCATAGTACACAATATACCAAGTAACGCCACAACGGCATATACGCTAACAGCCTCAAGAGTTACTGATGACGGGATTGATTCCGTTGGCTTTGCTCACATAGATGGCGTTGAAGTTGACTCGCAGCCTGATAATGAGTACTTCATCCAGGGTTCGGCTTATTCTGGGTTGGGAGAAAAAATAAATAGTGAAGTCCCTGTAATCACCGACCTGACGAGCTCCATAGAAACCAGGACTGCAGATTTTACAAAAGATGAGCTAGCAAAGCATGATTTGATAAACATTATCAGTGCAGCAGGCGCTAGCTCTTATAGAATTGACTCTATATCTTCGACAAAGATTATCACTGATTCTGGGCAGCCAAAATTATCGACTCTTAATACTCCTCAGTTTTTAGTGTATAAGAATTCGGTTTCATTCGACTCGCTCTCATTCGATGAAGTATCCTCCCACCCTGCCCATGCCTTGGTTGATATTTTTATGGATAAAGATAGAAATATATTTTCCAAAAAAAGAATGGTGTATGAAGCTCCATATGACTTGGGCGATCGAGCCCGATTTGCTATATCGGACTTTTCTGGCGACTTAAGCGAAGACGCCGAATTGGAGATATCTATAGACCCGATAACATCTTCGGTTTTATTTTCCCTGGATGGAGGGAGAATAGAGAGGTTGTCAATTGGGAAAAGGATATATAAGGATATTTTTTCTGGGATATCTAATTTGAAAATTAGATTATATATAGACGATGTTTCGGATTTTTATTCCTATATTGATTCGCTAACAAGTGATTCAACGTCGGTTTCTATAGTTGGAGCGCCCGAAGCAAGTATGGAGGAAAACCTATTCCTGGGAAGGCTCCTCGTTGAAAGTGGGAATGGAAGAATAACCGGAGCAGGAAGCACAACTCCCAGGGTATTTTCTCGCGTCGAGCGCGGGCTCTCGGGGGCTAAGGATCTTGGGAGTAGCGCGATATCGAAGGTGCTTGAGGCTCCAATTTCTGAAATGCGATCCAATGGAGTGATTCGTGGAGTGGAGCTTTCAACTGCGGCCTCTGGAGCAATAGAGGGCGGGAAGTATGTTATTGATATCTCATCCGGAGTTTGCTACGTAAAGGGCACCCGATTTGAGATTTTAGAAAAGATAAGTTTAAAGACTGAGATTGAGAATTCCGGAGCTTTAGGCGGCGATAAGATATTTGTCGCAATAAATGAATGGGGAGAGGTTGTTTTCGCCCTAGCTGACGCCATAACGTGCGCTTCTCCGTTTGACTCCGGAGAGTTTTGTGCTTTGGGCTCTATAGAGTGGAGCGATCCAGATGCTACGGCTTATGACTTGCGGCTATTTATAAATGATTTAGATTTGAAGCTTCTTAACTCAATAACGGTCAGCCCTCAGCCTGGAATGGGGCATTTTTCGAGTATAAATAAAGCAATAAAATATGCAAAGAGATTTTCGGACTTATTTCCTTTTGCCGGAGTTCCGACGGTTCATTTGAAATCGGGGACGCACATAGTAAGCGTAGATACCGGCCTCCCGGCCGTCGGGGCTGATACGGCAGATCTTATACCTTCCGTGGCAAGGGACGGTATTTATATAAATTTTCCACTGAATATTACCGGAGAGGGAGAGTCAACAGTATTGGATATAACAAATTCATACTCAGATACCGAGGCCGACAAGATAATCTCTCAGGAAAGGCACGGTGCAATCTTTCTTGCGGGCCCTGGAGTTTCTGATTCGGCACCGGCCGCGCACCAGGGTATAGGGGCCGGCTTTGTAAGCCTGTCGGATTTTACATTAAAATTGTCAAAAGTCTTCGTCATAGACCCGGCAATAAAAGACTCCGATAATAATAATATAAATTGGGGAGCAAGATTCAGCGGAATAATATTTGATTACTCTAGTTATTTATCTCCTCAGAGCGGTGGTATTAGGGTTTTGGGAGTTGACCTCGATCCCTCGATGTCGTCTGAAGATTGTTTTGGGAACATATCAATTAAGGGTTGTCAATTTTTAAATTCATATATTTCAATCGATCCAGACGCATCTCTTTGTCAGAATATTAATATTTTAAATAATACGTTTAGAGGCTCTGGGGACGGGGCTTATCCTGGGGCCGGAAATATCGCGATATTCCAGGACGGACCCCGTAGCATATTCGGCTTTGATGAGTGTCCTCCCGGAAATAACGTTCAGATATTTGGAAATATAAATGCGGATAATAATGGAAGTGATTTTTGCGCCATGGACCCTGAAGATCAATACGCGTGGGGAGATCGCATCAGTCGGCACCTGAGCATCGGTGGCGACCTGAGCGCCGGTGGCGACCTGAGTCTTGCGGGGGCAATAATTGAAGGATCAATAATGATAAATGATCCAGCTGGGTCATATCTCGGCCTTAAAGCTCTGGATGTCGGGGGGGGCGAAAGTCCAGATTCCCTCCTCAGTGGAAATATAACGTGCTATGTTTTAAAGGCCGAGGAGGAGGTCATCGCTAGTGAAATATTTGCAACCAACTACGTTTGGACTCCGACCCTACGATCTGGAGCCTTAAGAGTAAGTCTTGTGGATGATAACGAAGGAATACCGGCCGGTGAGAATATTAAAATTGGATATGACCACAATGGAGATGGGTATATAGACCTTGGAGATTATTCGCCTGTGAGCGACTCTGTCAGCAAGGCGAACACTATCTGGGCAGAAAATATTCATCTCGACGATACACTTTACGCCAATAGCTCTGAGATTGAATCTATGGAGGTTAAAAACCTGACTATAACAGGGGCGGTTGTAACTGACCTCGCAGTTGACCTCGACGTAAGGGCGGACGGGGAGATTTACTGCGCCGATATCCATACAAACGGCGGTAACGAATCTTCCTTCGACTGGGACGTGTATATCGATAACGACCTCCAAGTCGCAGGTGTGTTGAGCAAGGGGTCTGGCACCTTTAAGATTCGACATCCACTTGTTGAAATGAGCGAGACTCATGATCTCGTGCACTCTTTTATCGAGGGCCCAAGGGCAGATTTGATATATCGTGGAGTCGTTGATTTAGTTATGGGATCTGCATCGATAGATATAGACGCGGAGTTTGGAATGGAGAATGGTACGTTTAACTCGCTGTGCGACTTTGTCCAGTGCTTTACATCAAACGAGTCAGGCTGGACGCCCGTTCGCGGTAGCGTTAACATGGGAGTCTTAACAATAGTGGCAAAATCAGATGATTGCACTGATGAAATCTCATGGATGGTCATCGGGGATCGAAAGGACCCGCACATTATTGCGGCCAGCTGGACGGACGAGAGGGGGAAGCCGATCTTGGAGCCAAAAAGAAAAGACAGAAAGAGCAAAAAGGGTCGGGAGTAGGTAATGTCAAAATCAAAATATCCAAATAAATTAGATACCTCAGTAGAGATTCCAGTTATTCGAGATAACATAACTGAAATTGGCTCTGATGTTTTAAACTCTTTCCGCTCTGCCATTTTTCAAATTGAGCAAACTCTCGGAGTTAATCCTCAGGGTTCTGCGGGAAATACTGTAGCCACAAGATTGGGAAACGCATTAGATGAAGAGGGCAACATAAAGAAGTCCGCCCTAGATATCGCAAATATTCTTTCGGGCCCAGTAACTAACTCAGATGTGTCTAAGGTCGCGGCAATTTCTGAATCAAAATTAAGATTAGACTTTCCAACACAAGTTTTGGAAGACCAAATTTCAATAATAGATTCTAGAATTGATAATTTCATTCAGGCGCTGGAGGAGTTATCGGCTATTTTATCTGCCCACGTTCACCCAGACGCAACAAATAGGCACTACGCGCAAGCAGTATTCGTAAAGGATTCGGCCACTGTTGCTAGCGCCGCAGCCAGTGTGTCGCTCCAGGCAGGTACTCTGCAGGAGGTTTTGGAAAAAATATATAACTCTCATGTAAATTATACCGGAGATAATATATCAGAGACAAATAATTCGCACACTGCCGGGCAGGTCTTTTACGACAAAACAGGCACATCTGATGTTATTTTTTCAGATAGCGTCCAGGGCGCCATCGAAGATCTAGTTGAAATTGAAAGCAAGGGAATTAGAAATGCTAATTTAAACTTTAATTCAAATGGAATTATTAGGACGGGGTCTGTATATGACGCAAACGAGGGGACATCCGCTGGCTCTACTCTTGTTTCTGCCGCAAGTGTAAATTATACTGGACCGACCGAAAAGTCGACCGAAGAGATAATGTTTATTACGCCTCAAGAGGATTTATACGGAGTAAGAAGGTATGACACCCTAACGCTTTTTGACTCTTTGCTTCCTGAGGATGATAAAGAATATATAATCGCGGACGTCACAAAGGACGTTGATGATAAAATTGAGTCAGTAACCGTATTCGGTGGTCCCACGGGCGATTCTAAGTCGGGAGTTTCTGCGGTTATAACTAGAAACATCTATAGACCGTATAATGAAAACGCATTGAACTGCTGTGTTAGGCCCAGGTATCTTAAGACAAATACTCCAGATATTTTTGTTGCGAATCCAGATTCGGCAACCGCAATATCGTACGGAATACGCCCCTCTGAGATAACTGAACTATTAAATATGTTAGCCATAGACATCGATGGGAATGAAGTTGAAATCGACGTTTATGATCCAGTAATCGGTGCCACCGGGCAGCAAACGATAAATTCTATTGTGAACATGATAAACTCCGCAGCGGTAAGTGATCGACTTGGAGTCATGGCATATAAGGTTCGTTCTCTTGGGTGCTATGAGCTGGCCATTGCCCACGTTCTTCCAAATCGCTCGGGCGGTAAAAATCGAACAATAACAATAAAAGAAGCTGCGGCAAATGATTGTTCCGAACAAATAGGGTTGCAATATTTGGTCGATACAGAAATAGAGGGATCTACAGGAAACTCTCATCATATCAACGGCTATCTTTTGAGCGGGTTTGGTGGAATAATAGAGTTAAATTCTGAGTCAGTGTCATTATCAACGGGAACGTCAAACGTTGATTTGAACTCTGAAGACGAAAGCTTTTACAAGATGGGAGTTCGTGCAGGAGATTTGGCAATAATTAATGATGCAATCGATAGTTCTGACAATGGGACGTATCGAATAAAAAATGTATTTCCGGATTCTATAGCTCTGGATCATTCTGACTATACGTTCGCCGACTCATTAGACGAGAACTCCTCATTTGCAATAATGAGAGCTTCGGCTCCGGTCGGTGAAATGGAGTTTGACGAAATTGGTTCAAATGGATCAATTTTATTTGATGTTTTTACCACAGAGGATGGAGATGTATTTTACGACAAAAGAATGCTGGTTAACGGACAGGCGTCGGAGTCGACGTTTGAGGCGGTTGTTATCGATGCATCTAAAGGGTTTATTGTCGACGGAGATGTTGCGACAATAAACTTTACTGATGGTCCAGTTTATGTCACATTGACAGACCCAAATTCCAATACAAGCGACCCAGTTTTCGTGGGAGCCTCTGGCAGGTATAAGATAAGATCTGCAGATGGCATGTCATTTGTGGTTATAGATGTTTGGACCCGAGCAAGCGGCGAGCTATCTGTTCCGGTTGCGGTAGAGCTCACCGGATTTGCAGAGCCGGCTTCATCGGTCCTGCATTTGTGTCGCGGAGCTTATTCTACAAACCTCGGGATGGTTCTTGGCCACAGATCGGGGTCGGCATTGCTGGGGGGTTTGGCGGAAGATATTGGAGTCCCAGCGCTAATAGATAAAAGATCAACAGGGACTGTAGACCATACAATAATAGGCGAGTCAGTCCTGGAGAGGTACATCCAGGGTCCGAGAAATGAACTCAGAGGCTGCGGGATAATTAGGGGAATGAATCTAGAATCGATTGTTGATAATGGCGATGGAACCTTTTCTGCAAAAGTAAATCCCGGGGTTGCTGTTGTGAACGGAATCAGGCATGAGTTCTTTGGAGCTCAAGACCTAATATTGGAGCATTCCGGTAGTTTTTATATAGCATTTTCTGCAGAAGGATGCCTTGTCTCTGGAGTTGAGACGACAAATGGGTTATCTCCGTTTTCCAATCAGTCGGTTGCCCATATCGCCAAATATCAACTTAGTTCTGCTAGTATTTTGGATCTTAGATTATTTATTGACCACATGGATTATAAGGCTATCGGAGATATTGTTGTGGCAAATGACCAAAGGTTTGGACATTTTACAGATATAAAAGCCGCTGTTGATTATTCCCGTGAGTTTTCTAAGATGTTTCCGGAAATGAGCGCTCCGAGTGTTTTGATAAAAGAGGGGACGTTTTATGTTTCTGCTACAATTAATTTGGATTTCGACATAAAGGTGTCAGGTTCGGGGCCGGGGACTATGATAGTTAGGCACTCTTCGTATCACCCAGACGCTGCTAATGCAAAATATTTTGAAAATAGTATATTCGAAATAGGGGCATTTTCGGGGGATAGTATCGAGGGGGGAGTGACAATATCCGATCTCACTTATTTGGGCAGAGATGATACGATTACTCTTGCAGATTCAGTTATTGTGATGCTGCACAATGAGGAGTCGTCAAAAGCCTCCTTTCTAATAAGGGGTGTGCGATTTATTGCTGGGGCTAATTATTCAATTGACTCTGCGCATCCAACCAGCGCCGGTAACTCTGTTCCCAATGAAATGCCAATAAGAATTGGCGATGAGTATAATGGTGACTTTGAAAATATTCACGTAACGGAGTGCCACTTTGACGGAATTGGGCTTCCAACTGGGGTTATATTCTTGGATAACGGAAATAATTATAGAAATATTAATATATCAGGAAATTGCTCAGTGCGTTCTATTCACTCTGATTATTCTCTTATCGATAGTACAACTCTTGGCACTGGATACGATGAAACCGGGATTCAAGAGACATCAAATGTAATCGAGTATGTATTATGACTAAAAAGAAAGAACAGTCGGCAATTGACGCAATTTACGAGATAACAGAAACGTTATCCAGAATTGAAAAGAGAATGGATGTTATGGATTCTAATATTAAGTTATTAAACAACAAAGTCTCTAAGCTATCAAAAATAAGGCCAACCACTCAATCGTCCGCAAGGCCCAGCGCCGGCATACCCGTCGGAAAGTCTCCGGTGAAAGAGAATATTAATACCAAAGAGGTACAAGCATTGATTGTCGGAAAAATTAAGGCATTTGGGTATATTGTAAATAAATCTAAGCAGCCAATCCCCGATGTTGTGGTTAATATATATGGAGATGGAAGTGAAGTTATTAGGTCATTAAAGACAAATATTGATGGCCACTGGAATGCGAGGCTTCCTTCTGGGAGATATGGGGTAGAATATTTGCATAAAAAGTTCAAGCCCATAAATCGCACAATCGTTCTTGAGGATTCGCAAGTCGAATACGAGGTAAAATAAGTTGTTTTCAGTTAAAATATTAAGCTCAAAAATAAACCGGTCCGATATTTTTAGGAGGTCGATGTCGACGATAACGAGCTTTCTAAAAAGAGACCTAAGCAGGGAGGTCAACATTATTTCTGATAACTCATCGATTGAGATAATATCCTCTTCGTTATTACACAATGAAGAAGATATTGCTAATACGGGAGCAATAGTTGCAGAGTTATTAATTAAAAAGACAATTATTATCTCAAATGAGGATTTGAGAGATCGAGACAGCCTGGACAAATACTTGTCTGAAATAAAACACTTTTGCGAACAAGCCGTAAAAGTGGAGGATGTAAAGTATTTGCCGCCGCATCTTCGAGAGTTAAAATAGGAATAAAAAATGATTGATGCCCAAAATCTTCCCGGCGGAACAAACGCAGATCATAGGGTTTATTCTAGTTTCTTTAGCGACAATGACGTTATCCAGCAGGTGGCGATCGTACACCCAAAGAATCTAGTAATTGATGGGCTAAGAAAGATCTTTAGAACCGATTCTGTATTTACGTATAGAGACGATGAGTACGGATTCCCCTTAACAGTAGACCTGACCGGGAAGGATTTGGATACAGAAGAAACAACAAAGATACTTATAAGCGATATGTATCGTTATGAAGTAAAGTTCTTTCCGGCAATAGTAATAAAATCCGGCGGCGGTTCTTATAAGCCAATATCTTTTAATCAAAATATGACCTACAAACATAGAGTAGATTATATTGAAAATGATTACGGAGCAAGGCGGGCCGTATCGACGCCGTCTCATAGGGTCTATGACGGTCGGTGGGAATTATCTTTTGACATTCAAATTCATTCGGAAAGCTACAGTGAGTTGGAGGAGTTGGTAGATATTACATCCATAGCATTGCAGTATTCTTTGTGGAATGAGCTTCGTGAAAATGGACTTTTTATAAAGGGCCTTAGCATTGGTGCAGAATCCGCAGAGCCATATGCTAATGATTACGTATACAGTCAGAACATAACAATTTCCACTTTATCCGAGTGGCGAGTTGAGATCCCCATAGAAAATATTGTTGAAAAAATTGTATTTAGATTTGAGCCATCTTGGCATCCAATTCCTGGAGTTAAAGATGAGTCAGATCTTTTGGCCAAATCCTATAAGGAAATTATAGATATGGCCGAGATAGAGTGATAAGTTTTAAACTACTAATAATAAGTGATTCATTTAGGAATTAAAAGCAAGGTTCGGAGGAATTTTTAATGGCTAACATACCAGGAATATCAGGTTACATTCAGCCCGGCACTTTCGCCAGAGATCGCGTCGTTTCTAAGGGAGTATCCCTTCCGGGTGGCCTTAGACTCGTCTCAATCCTGGGAGAGGGGCTTCGAGAGGAGGTTCTCGTTTCATCTGCAAACGGTGAGGGAAATGATGGAAGTAAAGCCGCGAGCCCAACAGGCTCTGGAGAGGGAAGGTTTTTTCGACTTAGGAATTATCCGATAGTAAGCGGAAGAACAGAGGTCCGCTTGAACGGCTCGCTTCTGTTCGGACAGCAGGATGAAATTGATTCTAATAGTTTCGACTCCAAGTTTGACTACAGAATAGATACTGAGACTGGAGTTATCGAGCTTCAGACCGCATCAATAGGCGACCAGGGCGGATCTGGATTTTCAGCCGGAGCCGGCAATACTGGCAACGGGATAATCGTAGAGGGCGTCTGCAGTACTGTTGATAACATTCTGGCGATTAAAGATGGAAACACTCCATCTGAGCGTTGGACTGCAAAGTGCGTAAGTGTCACTAGAGATTCAACGGGAGATCCAATTCCTGGAATGGCAGTTTTCACACTGTCTGGTGCCGTTTCTGGGCAAATTCTAGATGATTCTGGTGCCCCACATTTGTTTCATAGTTCTTACTATACAAGCAGTGCTGGTGCGATATCCGGAAGCGCAGAGCCGTGTTTGGATGGTGTAATTGTTGCTTCTGCGGTTATGCACGGTTCGGGAGTTGCGACTCTCGCGGCTGATGATAGCTCTGCGACAACAACGGATACCTTTATTCTTTCTGGGGATCTTGTAACTCACGGCCAGGCCATCGTCGGCGATACATTTTGCGTTGACGGATACGTCGGGGTTGAAATTGAAGATATAGAATATTCTTCCGAAGATAATGAAACAACCATAACTCTTGAAACGGATAGCTTTTCGATTGCCTCCGCTGGCGATGAGACCATTTCCAACTGGGAAATTAGAGCTTCAAACCTTTTAATTGATGACCCCACAGTATCTCACGATGATGTCACGGGCGCTCCAGTTAGCGAGGGCTCATTTTCTAGCGCGGATGAGGGAAAGATCGTGGCACTCTGCGGGGATGATGCTGCCGGCCTATACCGAGTATCGAAAGTCACTTCATCTCGAAGGCTCAGAGTCCATGCAATAGACGACGAGGATTCTGGATTTCCAGGGGCTGAGGGCGATGCCGATGGCCTCGCTGAGAGCGGCAAAGATTTTCATATGCTGGAGACAAACGGTGTTTTAGTTATGGGAATTCAAGAAGGAACCGTCCCGTTCGAGGTCGGCGACCGCTTCTATGTTGATGTTGACTCAAGAGTTCTAAGTACCGGCGATCAGTTGATTGCAAAATATATTGCAGAAACAGATCTTAATGATCCTGAATTTTTTACTAGTGCAAACGATCTGCAGACGAAGCATGGCGCTCCTGGCGCAGACAATACTTTGGCTCTGGGCGCTCAGATGGCGTTTGAAAATGGAGCTCCTGGAGTTTTGGCGATTCAATGCAAGCCACCTGTTCCCAGAAGAACGTCCGTAACTCTTCTCGAAGAAGTTGACGCCAATGGGACCGGCGGGTTCTCTGGGTGTGCTGCGGCGGACTGTGAGGTTGATGATCTCATGCTGAACATTCCTCTTCCGGTATCGGGGCTTCGGGCTGGAAAGCCAGATGCAGATTCTTCTGTGAATATATTCATTATAAGAGACGGAAAAGAGACGCAATTGTTTCCAAATAAAGTTGGTTTCTATAATTCTCAGCTTGAATCCGAAGTTATGCAGTTAGATTTTATAGGAAATTCTGATTATGCTTTTTCATATACTATTGTAAATACTGGATTCGACATTCTTGGAGATGGAATTAACGGAGAACTTGGTGTAGATTCGGCAACAGGAGTTCCTGCGATATACTTTAAGACGCTGGAGTTTGATTTCGACGCTGATCATGTAGGCTCGGAGATTGTAGTTACGAGCATGGAAAGTGAGGCAGGTACTGTATTTTCATCTGAGGATGATATCGCCGATGAAGGCGCCTCTACCGTTCTTACTATAAGCTCGGTCTCAGATGACGGAAAGGTATACGTTAGTGTCGGCGACATGGACCTCGGCATGGAGACGTTCGTCGATGTCCAGTTCTTCGTGAGAAATCCCGAAGATACAACAAACGTTGATGCCGCCATTCTTTTGCACAGTGATCTGGTAGAAAGCGGAATTCTGCAAAAAGGAGATGGAATTAGGGTGTCATATATTGATGAAAATGATGCAGATTATTTTGATTCAAATTGGTTTGATGCACTTGAGATTCTCGAGGCTCACGACGCCCAGATTGTAGTTCCTCTTCCGAGGCAATCAATGTCTTCAATTTTTCGAGCAACTGTTAATCATTGCGAAAATATGAGCACTATTGCAAATAGAAAAGAGCGGATGGCACTGATAGGAGCCCAGAGAGGGGTCACTTCTGCCGCACTAATTGGACAAGAAGAGGTTGCAGTAGAAGATATTGGAATTATCGAAGGAATACAGGGGGATGATCCAGAGGAGATTCTCGATGGGAATACCGAGGACCTTGTAAACTATAAGCTTAATGATAATTATACCAGTAATCGCGCAGTGTATTTTTGGCCCGACGAGGTTGTTCGTAATATAAATGGAACCAATACTATGGTTCATGGATTTTACATGGCGGCAGCTGCCGCTGGGCGCCTGTCGGCAACTCAGAACGTTGCTATTCCGCTGACATATAAGACTCTTTCTGGATTCTCAATCCTTAGAGATAAGATGCTCAGAGAGGTTACTGCAAATGCGTTAGGAAATGTTGGAGCAACAGTTGTTACTCCGGCTACTGGCGGTGGAAAGATTCTCGCTGGCCGTACAACCTCCGGAACGGGCTTTGTAGAGGACGAAGAGATCTCTGTAATGTTTATTCGAGATAGAGTGAAGCAGACGCTTCGCCAGTCCCTAAAGGGCTTTCTCGGAAAGGTTCAGGATGAAAATACAAATGTTCTAGTTGGAGCAAGAGTTAGAGGAGTAATGGCGGCTCTTATCAGTCAGGGGCTTGTCTCTAGTTACCAAGATGTCTCAATAGAAAGAGATAAAGTTGATCCTAGGCAGATTAACGTATTCTTGAGATTTACCCCCGCCTATCCAATCAACTATGTCTTTATCGACATAGAGGTTGGGGTTCTATAATTAGGAGATTATAATGGCAGATTACCCAAACACTGGAAGTATTTTAGATTCCAAAACCAGAACAGGCTTATCGACCCAGATTGCTATTCTTGTAAATGGCACACCGGTTGGTGCTGTCCAATCATTCAAGGAGAGTCAGACGAGAGCTGCGAAAGAGATTGGAGAGGTTGGTACAGACGGATTTATTGAAATAGTTCCGCAATCACAGACAAAGATTTCTTTGACACTAAATAGAATCGTATTCGATGGACTTTCTCTTACTGAGGCCTTTTCTAGAGGATTTAGAAATATCGCAGCACAAAGAATTCCATTTGATATCGTTGTAATAGATAAGTTTTCTAGCTCAAATGATTCTGACTGGATTGTAACTACATACCATAATTGTTGGTTTACTTCACTTGGAAAGGCCTATAACGCTACAGATTATGTAATCACAGAGGATGCCCAGGTATCCGCAGAGTACATGTCTACCGCACGTGCAGATGATGCCGTCGGTCGCTCTGGCCCAATTGAGGGACTCCGACAGGTTAATGCAGATAAGGATGATGTAGAGATGAATGCAGATGCAGGAATTGATGGTCGCAGGGGATCCCTGGACTATAACGGAATTTTTGAAGCAGCATTTTCTGACTCATAAGGGCTTAGATAACCTGCAAATTAATGCCACCTAAAAAGGTGGCATTTTTTTTGTAATTAAGAAGCTTAAGCAGTAGAATATATATTGGAATTTACCTATTAGGAGGCAACATGCCAAGACGAACAGGGACCGTGGGGCGAGGAAGCTCTAAGTCAAGAAAATCTCAGGACAATTCAGAAGCCAGCTCAGAAACTCTAGAGCCGGTATCAGAAGAGTCCGATTCTTCCAAAATTAGCGATCTAAAAGATCTCGTCTTCCTCGGAAGGCTTCAGAGCGATGTTGTAATATCTGGATATACATTTTCTTTGGCGACCCTTACCTCTACGGAGAGTAAGGATATCTACGCTGAGATTATTACCGCAGATGGAACAAGTCGTGTTACTGAGATTAAGCCAATAGTATTATCAAGGGCGATCCAATCTGTAAATGGGGCACCATTGGAGGATCTATATGACGGAGATGAGGATCTGGATGTATACGATATAAGAAATGAGGTCATTTCAGGATGGCAGTCAATTTTGGTTGATAAATTATATCAAGAATACGAAAAAATTGTCGTTAGATCAAATAGTGACTTCGGGATCGATGAAATAAAAAAATAACAGAGGGGTCAGATAGTTGGCTCCGCTGGAATTTGTGCAAAATATGGCAGTGCACCGTTGATGACGAAAGATTCAGGAATATGAATCGAGCCCAAAGACTGTGGTATGCAGCCAGCTTAAATGAAGATCGCTCAGAAAAAAGAAAAGACGAATTAAGCATGGTTGAGTATCTGGCCTCATTTTGGAATAGTGAGGCAGTCAAGGAAATTCGCGAACGCCGCGAATCAATGGAGGATGGCCGATTTGATTCTGATTCTGAGTTCGAGCAAAGAATTGAAGATGGAGAATTATTTGATCGTGATCTTATTGCCGCGATAAAGGATAAGTATAAAAATACTAATTTAAAAGCAAATGATGACAGGAGCGTTCGCTCCGGAAGGGGGGCCTCTCTTCCGGGGGATATCTCTGGATTATTAAGTGCAATAAAGGATGATATTTAATTATGGCCGATGGAAGCGGGACCACTACAGGCGAAGTAATCGATGGCATGGGCGCTTCGGCGACAAGGACCACTACTGCCGTAAAGACACTGTCGCAGAGCTTGGAATCCCTATCTAGGGCCGGTATCGAGACGGGTAATGGTCTCGGCCTTCTGACTGATGGCCTTGCTGGCACGGCAAAAAGCATAGCAGATTTAACCGGGCAGATGGAATCGATTATAAATGCGGTTCCACTCCTCGGCGGTGCTGCTTCTGCCCCGCTCGGTCTTGTAAAGAACGTTGTTAATGCTCTCGGCTCGGCAACAAGAATCGCCTCAGAGGCGGCACAGGGATATATAAACACATTAGACTCGTTTTCGAAGCCAATCCGCGAACTCGAAGGAGGGATGTGGGATCTTGAAAAGGCATTCGGCGGAACCTTTGATACCGCAAAGTCTTTTTATGAAGTATTTAATACCGAAGTCACGTCAGATTTCGCAACTCACATGTTCCTCTCCG